TTAAACTTTTTATTTTCTAAAGTTAATAATGTTTCCATAGTAAAACCAAATGTTGAATCATCGCCTATCATTTTCTTAATTTCAATATAATTTTCTGGATTCATAATACATGACAATAAAAACATGTCAGGCATTTTGTCATAGTGTGATAAGCTCTCATCACAATATTCAGATAATAATTCTTTTGCATATTTCCCATGACGCTTAATAAGTTCTTCAACATTACGCGATTTGCATAATTTCTCATCTTCGATGCCCCAAATAAGCTGACACTCCTCAGGTATTTTCCATTCTGTAATTGGTTTATCATAAGTTGCAGTTAATAAAATCATAACTGTTTTACTAACTGCATAAGATTTCACAATCTTTTTTGACAGATCAGTAGTTCCTCCATAATGATTCTCATCGAAAAATATTAAATCCAGCTTTAACTTATGTATTAACTCAATTTTATCATCTCCAATATAAGATCCTAATAATTGCTTTGAGACAACAATGATATTACTTATCTTCTTATTGAATTCAAGAGTTTTAATATTGCGCCCAGTTAAGTGAATGGTATTAAAATCTTTAAAATCGATAAAGTTATCAATTAATTCTTCCTTAAATTGTGGAATTGTCTCAGATGGAGCCGGAGTGATAATTAATACATTGATTGGTTTCTCAGTATTCTTATCCATTGCAAGAATCATTCCTCCGGTCGTGTATGTTTTACCAGATCGGCATTTTTGCCCCCATAATATATATTTATGATTCTTTGAGATTAATTTTTGTGTCTTTTTAATAGTTAGCATTTGGTGAAATCTTAACATTAAAATATCTTTCTTGACAGAGAAAATAGAATCCAAATCTTTGAATGATATGTCTTCAATTTGTAATTTTAATAGTGAGAAATACCTTTCTAAATCACTGTCATCAAATATATGACTGAAGGTCATATATTTAGTAATTGCCTGGCTACTTTTATTTGCACGCTTAGCCGCATTAATAACCTCATCCTTATGCCCGACTATTAAATATATGTCATAATTAGGATAAATTGCAGGTAAATGATTGGCAGCCGTAATAATATTTTGAACATCATAATAATCAACTGCCTTATTTGCACATGATTTTGGATATTTGCATGTAATAAATATATGTTTCTTATCTTCAATGTTGTATAAACTTATATCACTGGCACCAGAACTATTACTAGCATTAATATTATTATATGTAATATATCTTAGAATACTCTTGACAGGTTTAAGTTCACCTTTATTCATATTTCCATCAAGATATTGATATTTACTTCTAGGAAAATGATCGTACATTATTCCACATTTAATTATAAGATTCCATAACGCTTCTACAATAATACCTTTATCGCCTTGTTTATCACATTGATCGATGATACTTTTAGCATTATCTGCTCTTTTAATTAAGCGCATTAATTTAATTAACTCGAGTCCATTGAAATTGTCAGACATGGTCAAAAGTGTTAGAGGAGTTAATTAAGCCTTGTTAATCTTAATAATATTAACAAATAACAGCAGTATTGCAATCAATTTTTATAGCAACCTTACAGGCTGGATTAGTAAGCTGATAGTTTTAAACTTATCATAATCCATAAATTCCGAAATAGTAGTTGCAGATGCCTCTGGGAGTTTATAAAGAGAATCTGCTAAATCACTATATTCATAATATGGTTCAGTTGTATTTTCAATAATAGCATCTTGTGATAAATCCGAGATTGCTCCGAAAATCATGGCAATTCTATTTGGATTATTACCACTCTTAATTCTATAATCGGCAACTACTTCTTCTGCCTTTCCAATGGCTCCTCTCCAATAAGCACCATTTAGGCGAATTTTACTCTGTTCAAATGATGGCATTTCTGCTAAAATCTGCATTTTTAATTCTGAGAATTTACAGACAAGTTCAGAATCTCGTCTTGCTACTAATGCTTGATCAACTATTTGTAAAGGATTCCATCCAAGATCAGTTTGAATATTTCCATTTTCTAATATTGTTACTATTACATTTTGCATTGCAAATAATGTATTTGGTGCATCAGCTAAACTTGAATATGTTAAATATAATGATCGCGAGACTGAAAGAGTTATATATTTAGCAATCCATGTATGTGGTGGTTGATAATAAATTACAGTATCCCTATTGATATTTAAGGTATCAGTTGGATTTTTAACAGTTGTGGCCACAGCCACAAGAGGATTAATACTAGATCCTATAGAGGATACAGTAAATAGATTATAACCTCTAAGTAATAAATCATATCCTCCTGCAAAAATAACTATAAATAATGCAATTATCAGATACCAAATTGTTCTTATGGTACTAATAACTAGGAGTGTAACTGTTCTTAGTATTAATTCAAATACAACAATTCTAACTGGTGGAAATATTCCTTGATCGCCATCAACATCATAAATAAATGCACTAAACCATGCCGTGACGATATGCACTAATGGGATAATGAGACCAATTATGAGTACAACTAATAAAATACTTATATTATAAATAATAATAGCAAAAGGCTGTAATATTAAATAATTGCTTGCGCCATATATAATTTGTCCAGTTGAGATTACATAACTCATTGTGGAAAGTAACATTCTATCCCCAATATAGGAGTTTCCATTATTTACTAATTGTTGTCTTTCTGATTCAATTTGCAAGAGATATTTTTCATAATCATTGCGAATGGTAGTGTATCTTGATCTTTTTATTTCACTATTATTATTAACATATATAAATTTACGCTGACTGGTATAATCAATTTCTATTGGATTTAATCTTTGAACAGACCAGGTACCATACCAGGCATCAATAAACAACAAACCTGCGATTTCCCAAATACTACATACAATTTTAATGGGTAGAGCAAGTATTCTCCAACCAAGTATCATTTTTATAGTTACTGGAATGTAATTACGTTCATAAACTACTAATGATCCAATTGGCACAACATCACGATTATCAGTTGCATAAGCAAATACTGGTTTTCCTTCTAATCCATCACCATTATTTCCCCAGATAAAGCGATCAATATCATTAAATGTTCTAAATTCTCCAACATAAAATTCCTTTGCAGTAGTTTGAATATTGGCTGTTAAGATACCTGCAAGAATAGATTTAATGCGATACATTCCAAGATTATTATCATAGATTGATGCGGATAACTGAACATATAAGTTTTGCATACTAATCTTTGGGTATTCAGCTCTTTGTTTTGCAAATAATAAGGATTTTTGAGCAATTGGCATTGCATCATCAATAACATATAACTCACTTACCTTAGTTAAAGCAGCCGGGCCTGCAATTACTGATGATATATATGATACAATTGCATAATTACCAGCTTCATATAACTGAGATTCAGTATACATAAACTGGGAGCGCATATTTGCAATTACTTTCTTAGAAAATTTTGCAGCAGTTTCAACATCGGATATTCCAATTGTTTTCATAACAGTTACAGTATCTTTGTATAATTGAGATGATCCTGAATATAATTGGACCAAATCAAGTACATATGATGGTAAGGGTAGCTGGCTTGGGCTCCAATTGGAGGTTGACCATTCTGAATCAATTATCAAGCCAGATGTTTCGCGTTCTAATTGCGAATTCCATAAACTGTTTAGAATGCTTGTATTCAAATTAACTGGTTCATTGTTATTATTTCCAACAATTAAATCAATAACATTTTTTATAATATTTGAAAAATTATCAATTATTGGCCTCATGCCTCTAGTTACAAAACTACTTGCTGCATATTGGCAACGTAAGGAGGCTGAATAGAATAATTTACTGGTATTAGCTGTTATTTCATTCATTCCCTTAAACATACTGTCCTGGATACTCCATAAACTTTCCCATCTTTTGCCACCTTTCCCTATAATGGTTTTAATGTATCCTTCTGCGCCTAATTCAGTACGTTGATATGGTAACAATGTTGGGGTATATGACATACCATATTTTTCTATTTGGCTCATCTTACTTAATATAGCTTAATATATACTGAGAGAACAATTTTATGCCAATATATTAATTTTTTTGTTATAATACAATAATTTTAGTACAAGTTGTTTTAACGATTTCTTCAAATTGATATAAATCATTTATGTTTGAATAAATAGTATTTTTCCTTTCTATTTGAAAATCTTTAATTCTACTTTTAGTAATCATAGTTTCACCAGTTAATCTATTAATTACTTCAACTTCAATTAAGAAAATAATGTCACCTGCAAACTTATATGTAAATGAGAATTTACTTTCATCATAATTAATTATTTCAAATGTAAGTTGATTACTGTCATATAAGCTATTGATATAATTGATAAATGATTGTAGCAAGTAATAATTAATATCAATTGGTAGTTTTTCGCTATCTGTAATAGATGTAATAGTTTTATTAGGTGTAATAGGTGTCTGAATTTTTGGCGAGGATATTTTCTTAAACTTATTAATATATTCTGTGAGTTTTTTCAATCTCGATGATCTGAGCCAAGGAGTTTTTAATGTACTTGCTGCAGATGATGCCATCATTGTATTGATTGTAGTTCAGATAAACTGATGATTTAGTGCTGTATTAATTAGTACTGAGTTAAATATACCAAGATGTTATCCAATTCAATTTTTTTTATTGAACTAACATATATTAAATCATTCATAATTATACTTCAGTGCAAGGAAATGCATTGAATATTTTATTCCAGTTTTGGTCATCTATTAATAGTTTCTTAGTAGTAACAGTTTGGTTTTCGGCGAATGTAAATACCGTGGCCAAACCTTTCTCTCGATGAATTGCATCCTCTCTTTCCACAATTCGTAATTCCTTTAATGATTTAAATTTTCTAGGTGAAAATTGTTCATCCACCATCAGATATTTATTTGCATAAACTGTTTCATGATAAATATTATCAATTTGATTGTAAAAAGTATATTTCGGAGTATTATTCCACTCAACTAGTGTAAGTACTTTGAGAAATGCATGATCCTCTAGAATATTCATAAAATGTAGTTTTGCTAAACCTGTAATAAAATCTGATTTTATTAAACATAATTTTTCTAATTTACTTTGTCTTAACCATTTATTAAAATTAGTAATTTTTTCAGGATCTTGTACATATTGTTGTAGAAATTGATCAATTACATATTGTTCTTGAAATGGATCAATATAAGATTTTGGAAACAGTTGATTGTGCACATCACAGCATGTAACTAATTCCTTGAGATTTATGAATGTGTTAGGTGAAAATTGGCAAGGAAATGATATATTTAGATAAGTAAGAGAACTATTATCTAATATTTCAAATCCTTTATAATTTTCTTTCTTTATGAAAAATCCTTCACTCATAATCAATAATGATTTTAAAGTATTTATTTTAGATATTTCAGTTAATAATAAATTCATTTTTTTACTATGACTCATTATATATTCGGTAGTTAAAGAACAATGTAAATATTCTAATTTTGAATTAGAAAAACCCACAATCAATGCCTTTACACAACCAGGCATTAAAGCGCAATTAAGTCTCAAATGTATTAATGATGGATGTGCAATTAAATCATGACATGCATCTTCAAAATCATCAATACTTGATTCAATTATTCTATAAATATACTCGAAATATATTTCATGGTTAATATAATTTTCGAATTTTTGCAATTTAGGAGAATTTCTTATTATTGATTTTAAAATATTTGGAGTAATAATACAATTGCATAATGAAAGATTAGTTAAGTTTATAAAATGAGTTTTATGAAAAATATGTAGCCATTCCTTTGCAGGAGTTATCAGAAACAATATATCATTTAATGCCAGATCATTATTGTAAAATAATACATCTGTACTAATTGTTAAAGTTAAATCTCCACACTTGGATATTATATTTTTACTTGGATAATTATTTATTTCTTTTAATTTTTCGCGATCATCATAATCTTTTTTCCTTAATTTATTAAGATACATTGAATCTTGTCGATCATATTCCCAGTTTTTATTATGTCTATCAAGTACATATGTGCGATGATAGTTTGCAAATTTCCATGCAATATTATTATCAGCTGTTATTTGCCAATGTTTATTAAGATTACTCATAAGAGTAATTTCCGCTGCAGATAGATACTGCAATATGGAAATTTCCAAGGCTTGATAGAGTGAGTTGATTGATGTTGCCATGGTGATAGTCTCAGATGTTTGTTCAGTCTTAATGAAAAGATGCTTACTCTTCTTATAGATTTATGTACATATTAATATGTTATTCAATTCAATTTTTCAATATAATAGGTATTAATCTAAATCTTAATCTAATATATACAGTAAGCATGCGTTTAATAATAGTATTTGGAGTTCTTATTATAACTATAATTTTTGCTATTTTCACAAACATAAAAGCGCGAGTAATGCATAATAAAGAAAAAGATACATGCAAGCCGATTTACAGAGAACCTGAGAATGAACAAAATGAAACTTGTGCAGAATTTCCTTATTATTGTAGCGAGCAGTCTAAAACAAATGTCAAATATAAGGAAAAACAACATCATAAACCATCAAAATATTCTCCAAATATTAAAAAACTTTGCGGTTCTTATGCAGTACCTTCTTATAATAATTAATTATTATATTATTAAACATTTAATAATATATTTATACATTAATTCGAAACTGTTCCTGATTCATTAACATAATGTGTTGCTAATAATAAGTGATCGAGTAATCTTTCAACTCGCATCATGGCTCGACTTTTTTGTTTATTTTTAATAGTTTTGTAATTTTCGAAAATTCTGTTATGTACTTCTAAATCTGTGTGTTTTACTTCAATTGTGCTAAACTCATCATTATTAATTGAATCGTGGCGAGTGCTCATTTTTTGATATGCAATACTTAAATCTATTTATTACTTAATCTTTAAAACTATATTAACCAGCTTGCATCAATTTTTCTTCTTAGTTGTACTCTTCTTACTTGTTGCCTTTTTAGTTGCACTCTTCTTAGTTGTTTCTGGCTTCTTGGCTGTACTCTTCTTACTTGTTGCCTTTTTAGCTGTGGCCTTTTTAGTTGATACCTTCTTAGTTGGAGGAGTCTCCTTGGGTTTTACTATTTTTGTAATTGACTTTTTAATAGGCTTCTTAGTTGTTGCTTTTTTGGATGGAGTCTCTTTAGTTTTTGTTTTCTTAGTTTTTACTATTTTAGATATTGATTTTTTAACTGGCTTCTCTCCTTTTATGCTTACTTTACTCTTAGTAACAGTGGCTCTTTTTGAGGTAGATTTCATAGTTGATGATCGAGGCTTGGTATTTACTTTCTTCTTAGTTGTACGACTAGTTGATCCTTTTTGACGCTTTCCACCAGATTGCAATGCAGGCCCATCATCCGAACTACTATCAGTTTTCTTCTTATCTTTCTTAACCATACCTCTTTTAGTAGGACCTGCCTCAAGTTTATCTTTTAGTAATTTCTGAGCAATTGCCAGTGTAATAGATTGTGGGTCTAAATCACCAATACTAACAAATATTACTTCACCTTTAGATTTCCCGCGAGCAGCTGCTAGTTTCTTCTTTTCGGCCGCTTTCTTATCAGCTTCTTTTTCTTCGGCAGTTTTCTTTACCTTCTTAGTACTCTTTTTATCAGTCTCACTTTTTACCTTCTTCTTTGGCTTGACCATAATGAAATAACTTGGAGGTTTATCCTCTTTTGGCTTACCCTTCATAACTGCATAAGTATTATCATCATCCTCAAATTCCTTAATATAGCGTTCTTGGCGCGCACTTCTTGCTGCTCGTAAGTAAACAATGGCCTCATCTAAAGTTAATTCATTTGGATCTTGATCTTTTGGAATAGGAGCCTTTTCAGTATCTCCATATGTAAGATAATAACCAAATGGGCCTTTCTTCAAAATAATCTCAATGTCTTTTCTCTTTCCAAGTACTTTAGGAAATGATAAGAGTTTTCTAGCCTGTTCTTCTGTGATTTTTTCTAATTTAATATTCTTTGGAATGTCTGCATATTGTAGTTTACCATCTTCCTTAATAACAAATATGGCAGGTCCTGTACGAGTATTGCGAGCATATATTTCTCGTCCATCATCCAACTTACCAACAATTCTTTCAAATTGAGGAGCATCCCCTCTAGCTAATTTCTCAGCTTTAAGTTTTTCCTTAATATCTAAAACAGCTGGTTCAAACCAATCATAAAACTTGCGGAGAATCTTTTTCCAGTCTTTTTTACCCTGTGCTACAGCATCCATATGTTCTTCTGTTTTTGCAGTAAACTTATAATCCACAATTTGTGGGAAATAATCTTCTAAAAATTTAGTTACACGCATCCCCATTTCGGATGGTACTAGTTTTTTCTTCTCAGATCCAACCATTACATCTTTAGCTTCTTCAACAATTTCTTCATTTTCTAATGTATAAATACGAGATTTCATTTTAACACCATCAATATCTGTAATTTCACAATAACCTCTTGATAAAATCTTATCAATAATCGATGAATATGTGGATGGTCTTCCAATACCAAGTGTTTTAAGACTTCTCACAAGTGCTGCCTCTGTTGGCATTCCTGGGGGTGAGGAGAATTCTAATTTTGCCTCAATAGTTTTTCTATCACATGATAAACCTTTCTTAACATCAATACCCTTTGCCTCGGATACATCATCTTCATCATTAGGAGCTTTAAAATTATATACGGCAAGATAACCATCAAATCTCATTGTTTCCAACTTAGAAACAAATAAATATTTATTATCTAATTTTCCATTTGCTGATGTAATATCGATTGTTTTCACATCGAATTTAGCACTTGACATTTGACTAGCAATTGTACGTCTCCATACTAAATTATAAAGACGCTGTTCATCTCTTCCTAAATCAGTAATCTCTGGCATATCATATTTAGTACATCGCAGGCATTCATGAGCACCCTGTGTTGATTCTTTCTTATCTTTATATTCGCGATATTGATAGTATTTCTTATCAAAATTATCTTTCACATAAACTGCTATTTCTGTTAAAGCAGTCTTTGATAAAATGATAGAATCTGTTCGCGGATATGTTACATAACCTTTCTCGAAAAGTACTTGTAAACATGACATAGTGCGCTTAGATGACATTCCCAAGGCTCCAGCCGCTGCAACCTGTACAGAACTTGTCATGAAAGGTGGAGGAGGATGGCGAATTGATTCAGAATCACGTACATCGGCTATTTGCCATGTTGATTTTTTACAATTATTCATAAATTTTTCTATTTCTTTCGTTTCAGATGGTTTTACATTTTTTGATAATTGAGCTACTTTACGCTTACCTTTCATTTTACTATCACCACCTTCTTCTAATTCATCCTCATCTTCATCAAATGAGGAATCCTCATCTTTATCTTCTCCATTATTCTTATCAGATACTAGTTCAAATAACATAGTTTTCAACTCCTGTTTTTTAACCTTAAATAATCCTCGAACTTTATAATATGAATCGGATCCATTTTCAATAAAAATATCTCGTTCTCTCTGTTTTTCACAAATCCATCGTAAGGCTGCGCTCTGTACGCGTCCCGCTGACATCGCGCCAGGAATTTTACTCATAACGATTGGAGAAAGACCATAGCCAACAATACGATCTAAATAGCGTCTTACATATTGCGCATGAATCATATTATAATCTAAGGATACTGGATTTTTAATTGCAGCTTTAATAGCTACTGGAGTGATTTCAGAGAATAGAATTCTACAATTAGATTTAGGGTCCACCTTTAATAAAATACATAGACTTTCTGCGATAAACCATCCTTCTAGATCCTGATCGCTTGCAATCATAATATTATCAGCCTTGGCCGCAGCAGCCCTTAAACTCTGCACTACATCTGGTTTTGTAATCTCATAATCTCCCTTAAAATCTTTATCAACTTCAATCGATAAACCTTTCTTTTTGAGATCGCGGACATGACCAAAACATGCCTCTACTTGATACCCACTTCCTAGGATTTTCCTGAGTGTTTCTAACTTACCTTTACTTTCTACGATGAAAAGAGTTTTACCCATTATATGTAGTTATAATACTTACTGAGAAACTTAATAGTTTAATTATTAAATACATTAGTCAATTTTTTAACATTTTTACATGAAATACTTGTAATCTACTAGATTAAAATCATTAAATTATTCATTAAATTAAGGATTGCAGAAATTACAACTGCAATATATATCACAGTTTGTCATATTCATTTTATTTTTATTGTAAATCGATAATTTATTAACATCAATCGGCGAATTAGAAATTACGGGCAACATATTGAAAAAATCTTGTTGTACTGAATTTACTGAATTATAAAGGCCTAATGCAGAAATATCTGGCACAAATGCAGGAATATTGGGAAATACTGTATTTTGCATAGGTGATGTGGTATTAATTGATCTGTACACTCTACCATATGGCGACACCTTTTTTGTAGGTAATACTTTCTTATTTAGTGTTATTTTACTTGATATCGAAAATGCATTACTGGGACTGAATTCAAGTGCATTCGCAGACATCTTACTACTCATTGAACTGGGATTGAATTCAGGTGCATTCGCAGACATCTTACTACTCATTGAACTGGGATTGAATTCAGGTGCACTGGCAGACATTTTACTACTCATTGTACTGGGATTAAACTCAGATGCACTGGCAGACATTTTACTACTCATTGTACTGGGATTAAACTCAGATGCACTGGCAGACATCTTACTACTCATCTTACTGGGATTAAACTCAGATGCACTGGCAGACATCTTACTACTCATCTTACTGGGATTAAACTCAGATGCATCTGCAATAATTATTTTTTCAATATCACCTACATTTTTCTGCTTTTTAAATGTAAACTTGGAAATAGGTGATAATATTTTAACAGACTTCGTTATAGTAGGTGAATTATAAAGATCTTTATAATTTGATAAAATATCATCAAATATTTTAGCAGATAATACATTTAAATTGCGATATTTTGCAAATGGATAAATGTTTATGCCATCTCTATATATATTTTCCGTATCCATTAAAAGTATGACCTTGTGTTCTGTAATATTACCAATGAATGAACATGCAATTTCAATAAATCGATCACAATCATCAAAATAATGATCATGTGTTATTTTGCATGAACTTATTTTAAAATTAACACACATATTTGTTCTTATGTTAGCTGTATAATTAAGACTAAATATAAATACATCATACATTTGTTCAACACATTCAAATCTTAGAGAACTATTAATTATAGCATCAATTTCTGCATCAAATGGAATTATTTCCCGATCGACTTTATTATTTATTACAACGAGATCAAGACTATTAACATAATATAACATCATACTTAGAGATTTAAATGCTGCATCGAATATTGTTTTTTTATCTACACATATTTCTCGAAAAGGGTCTGTTGACAAACCATATGACATCCATCGTACATTTAATTCGATATATTGTATCTGATTAAATTTTGTATATATTATTCTTGTCGCCCAACGAGAACGATCTTGAAATGGCTCAGGTGAAATATGTACTCCCTCGAAACGAAAACGATTCATTTGATCATTAGCATATATAAGAGCAGAATTAAGATATTTAGCAATATTTTTATAATTTGAAAGAATTATTCCACTTTCACTGTTAGAAAGTATTAATTTTTCATTATCAGAAATATCTTTGTATGATGGAACAAATGGCAACATTTGTTCATATTTCTCTTCTTGTTTTATATTTTGAATAGATGACTGTGCCATTTTATGACTGGTGGCCGGAATCTTGTTTTTCACTTTCTTGACACGAATTGTCTTGTTGGTTGAATGCATTATACAAAACTAGTATATTTATTAACACATTTTTGATTCAATTTTTTAGAGTTTTTTAATAGGTTATATTAAAAATAGGTGTATTATTATACAGTGTATGGCTGTACTACCAAGTAATTCCATTTGTAAGTAACACCACTAAGTAAAGGCATCTCATCGCTCATTAATACAAATCCAGCACCAATTACTTCAGTTGCTGTAAAGTTTACAAGAGGAAATCCCGGGTTTAATTCATTATCTGGATCTCTGTACGGCATAATATATGGGGCAGATGAACCTCCGCCAATATTATTAATAAGTCTTGATGTTGTTAAATTCGCAGCAGTTAGAATAATAACAGGATTAATAGTATATGGTTTTAAAAAATCAATATGACAAATATCAAATCCAAATGTGCTATCAAATGGCCCAATTGTAATTGTAATGGTACCTGCTAGATCGCTTCCTGCAACAGAAACAATTGATTTAGGAGGATTTGTTCTGATTGCATCGCCCGGAAAACCATGGCCAGCACCTGGACCTAGTCTTACTTTGAGACTTCCAGCACCAGATCCAGTAAGACTATCTACAGTAACTGCAGGTAAAGTGGTTGTATTAGTACTTGTATCTTTAACAACAAGTGCACCTGCCGCGGCTTGAGCTAGGAGTGCTGCCAACTGTTGTGCTGCAGTAAGTTGATATCCGGAAGGATTAGCAAGTAGATTATTTTGGATTGTATTAACAGTCGTTACTCCTTGTCCAGCAATAGCTTGTGTCGCAACAAAAGAGGAGGACATCTTATAATACTTGATTATATTTTTTAAATTAATCGATAATATTCAGGCTATATCCATTATATATCCTGAAAAGCAATACCATTTTCAACATTCCATTGCTGCTGAGAGATAGTATTCCTAATTGCTTGTAATATATGTTTTTCACATGCATCATTATCAAGATCTTTAATAACTAATACGCGCAATTCCATTGAACATGAGCTTGCCTCGAATAAATTAGGAGACATTCTATGTTTTGCTAGCCTTCTGCCACTAGCGGCATCTCTACATAATATAGCATTTCGATTAATAAATCTTACATTCAATGTATCAGTTGGCCTACTAGTTCCTGTCCAAAACTGGCAGAGGCTTTCTAATTCTTTCGGCTCTAATAATGTTAATGCAGCCGAAAATGAATATTCCCATATTTCTTTATTATTAACTGATCCAATTGTATCAAATGTAATATTTTTAAGAATATAATCCGGCGACATTTCTTTTCCACAAAGTTGCATATGTATAATATTTGGACAATTATACATATAATTTTTACAATGCTGATTAAAACCATCCGCAAGAGATAATAATTGCGGCCATATGTTAGAATATTGTTCTCGAAACCAGTTCAGAAAATATGTAAGTGGTTTTGCTCCTTCATTTGTAGTTGCATTAGTTCCACAGCAAATGCGATACCAGTCAGGATGTTCTGATGAATTTAATATATGTAATATTTCTTCATCTCTCCATTTAGCAATTTTGAAAAGATCAAGACTTAATGCATAATAAATTGCTGGATGTAGATCCATTGATAGATTACATTTATCTATATATACTGCTTTAAACATCATTTTTCCTATTAATTTACATTCAATCAATGAGACGTCATGACTTATTATTTTATAACCATCTCGGTCTACGAAATATTTTTCAATAACTTCTTTCCCTAAGCGATCATATAAATCTCGTGTAAGACCTTTTGCATCAATACCTGATCCATTTACTGTTTCTAAATTATTAAAGATGCAATTATCTGCTAGATATTTAGATGCAAATTTAATCCATAATTGATTACTTGTCCATTTGAATTTTATAGTTTCGGTTGATTCAACACTTTTAAATTTTAATAAATTTAAACTTAATAAATATGTCATTGATTTAGGATATTTTAATTTTAAATTATCAGTTATATATTTTCTATTATTATCATCAAGAGTTTTGAATTTTGCCTCATTTGCAGAAATGATTTTATAAATAACATCATCTGATATTTTAATAATTTTAGATTCGCCGCTTAAGATGTTGAAAATATATTTTAATGATGTTTTCTTTAATTTATAATTTATAATTGGTTTACTTAATAACCATAATATTGAATTATATATGGTCGAGCGATATTTATTATTTTCAGGAGCATTCTTTTTTGAATTATAATTTGATATATTGTGTATTTTTACTAATCCATATTCGAGTAAAGTAGAATTTATCCATATATTTTCTGGATATGCCGCATAAATCAGTTCTCGCCGAGCATCATCTTCTATTAATAATATTATTCTTTTCATAACATTAAAAGTTATTTTAAATTGATCTTTATAGAATAGTAAATTATCTGCTAATTCTAAAATATCTTCAGAAATATTATTTTGTTCTATTTTATTATCCGGATGTAAATATTCAACAACCTTTATTAATTTTATGATTTGTTGTGATGTTTTTTGTGTTTTAATAAAATATTGTTTCACATATTTTATCATTTCCATATTATCTTGTAAACTTAAGAGATCTTCTTGCATATGACCATTAGTAAATGCCAATATTCTAATTTCTGCGCTATGATATGCGACTGTTTTATTTAAGATAAAAGATAAATCTTTCTTATTCCATTCTGGCCTTTCTAATAATTGTATTAATTCTAATTCATTGTCTGATTTTTTATCACATTTTTTAGTATATTTTTGCATTAAACCACATATTGTCTCACTTGCTACTTCAATACTACATTCTCCATGAAATATCAATGTAAATAATATTCTAAAACTATAATTTAAATGTTTCAAATTACTTTGATTATTTGATGCTGCCATAAGAACGTCAGGATCATTTATAGCCATCCAATCCAAGAATGCCTGCGGAGGATATTTTGCTCCCATATAAGGCTTAGTATGAATAAGCATCATCTTTCTGCAATATGAATTAGCATATTTCGCCATCATTATTAAAATATTTGTATCTGAAAGTATATCATCAGTAAATATTTCATTACATAATAAAGGCACTTTTCCTATTGCATTTAATAATTCTGGATAAAGATCATAAATAATATATTTATAATTATCATTATATTTTTTATTACATGCAATTAGTTTTGCTGTTCTAGAATCAGGAATTATTTTGCATCCTTTTGGAATCATTAATGAATGAATATCTAATCTAGGATTTAGAGAGATTAGGCAATCGGAATAACATTTCACTAAATATCGCAAATCATGATTAGAATATGGCAGAATTTCATCTGATATATCATTTTGAATATTCAGAATGTGTAAAAATTTACTAATAACATTTATTTTTGAATAAACACCAGAGATTGTTTTATTTACTTTACTTGCTTTACAATCACCTAAATTAGAAATATAATTTTGTTCTTCTAGTTTAGAATATGAATTTCTATGCTTAAGAATTTCACTTACATACATCGCATCGACAACATAAATATTTAAAATGTAATATATGCAACATTGTATTACATATAAATTCTCTGGCATATTTAATGCATATTTCATTAACTGTTCAAGATTATAATCATAATGATAATAATTTCTTATATTTTTATGATAATTAGTTTTAATAGTACCTACATCCGGAATTGCAATAATCATTTGCTATTTCTCTAATATTATCTACATCGGATAATTGTAAATATTCTGGAAAAAGATACAATAAAAATATTGTAAATTCTTTACTATCAGTACATCTATTGCGCAAATTATTAATATCAATCCATATTTTGCTTATCATTGTTTCTGCAAATAGTACATAATCAATTATTTTTAATGTAAAATTATCTTCTCCATCGAGTATTCTTTCTGCAAGAAAACTCGTCAGATTACCATTATTAATTACACTTTCACTCTCATTTTCATTTTCACTTGAATCAATATCACTAGATTCACTATCACTACTTTCAATACCTCTGCCTGAATTTTCTATTCCATAATCATTAGAGATTTGAATATCATCAAATGGACTTCTTGATACTCTTGATTGTAAATTGCGAGTACTGTGAATGTTCTTTCTTGTCATGATGTTTGTAGTAGTAGTAGATCTTAGTAGATTTATTTACTTAATAAATTAATATTAAGTAAAGACATAATTGTATCAATTTTTATGAATATAAACTTAAGAAATCCACTTAACATCATTAATATAAACTAGAGCACCATGAGCATCTTTGGCAATATTATAACTTTCCAATTTCATATCTGATTTGAATGATAAATGTTCATTTAATAATTTAACAAAAACTAAATTTAATAATCCAATAGTTAATTTTTTCGCTTGGAATAATTCTGGCATAATTATTTTATTATCATGGATATAATTTGCAGGTTTATACTCTTTTAATTCATATGGAATATTTCCATTTTCACTTTGTACATCAAGTGTATCATTATCGATTATTAACTCGCCGCCATATTTAGTTTTTATTCTAGTTTGATACATGTATGAAATATTATGATTTGGTACTTGTTGTATCTGTGTTTCAATCGATAAATCTCCATTATTATACATCAGTAAAAAGTCTCCTTTTCGCCCTTCAATACTGTAATTATAACCAGATATTGTGGTTAATTTTAATATACTTTGAAATGACATTACTACATTAGTTCTAGAGTATAATCTTCAGTGTATATGATGTTATAAATTAATATTTTTTAATATCTTTGTGGAAATCCTTCTTGATGATAATTAGTCTGAGAAATATGAAATGGCGTATATTGTGTTAATACAATAGGCTGATATTGAATTTGCGAATTATCAGATGGTATTTTATAATATTGAGTTTGCTGTGTAACAGGAAATGTAGCATGGTGCAAAAGATGGCATTGTAAACATTGATGCGCATTGCAAGGAATATTTAATTCTCGCGGATACGATTGTTCATAATTAGGCGATGATATCGGATAGGAATAAAATCCAGGAGGAGGTCTATGATATTGTCCTGCATTTGGTACAGGAATATGAGCTAATTGTGAATTTAATTCCATGCGCAGCGTGTCCTGAAATTGTGGACTCGGGCGAATATGAATTATGTTTGATAAAGGTGGGCTCTGAAACATACTTGGCATATTAACTGGAGGTGGGATTGGTTGTATATGTGACTGATGACTTGGTAACATACTTGGCATATTAACTGGATAAAGAGTAGGTGATAAATATGGTGATTGCTGGATTTGATTATTAGGCTGTTTGATAGGATTAACAACTGGTTTAGGTAAATAATATGGTTCTAAATTATTTGACGGTTTATCTTTTTGATCCAGAATTTTAATTTGCTGATCATTATTATACGATTTTAATAAAGGTTTTTTCTTTTTATTAATTTGCAAAACTACTGGCTGTAATTTAATAGTTTCATCCGCTGCAATGATAGTGACTGGAACGTCACTAGTCTTAATTGGTTTATAATTAATTCTAGGACGAAAAATTGCGGCCTTAGGAGACAATCCAATTTGCGATGCAACATCTGATATTGTCACTTCTGACAAATGCGAGTTTTTGTGATTGTTGTTCATTTTGTGATAAATGGCTGTATTTCTTGATGATATAATATAATTTGTTATATTATTAAATAGATGTATCAATTTTTTCCAATTATATTGATATAATAAATATTAATTGTCAAAGAACGTTTTAATTTCAGTAACTGATTCTTTATTCAATGAGGCAATATCACATGTAATTATTGATGACATAATATTATTATCAGTTCTAAATACAGCGATATTATTATTAATATGTCTACATATTATCTGAATATCGCGATTAGTAGATTCATTATCATGCATAATTCCTTTACGCTGACGAAATACTAGGATAAAACCTTGTTGATAATATTCTATCTTGTAAAATCTAAATTTTTTACAAGGAATTTGGCCATAAACTGTCATCAAAATAGTTTTTAGATTATTAAATTTACAATTATATGGATTGGACACTGGTTGTTTCTTCATATTTGTGAATAATTTATCATGAAATAATTCTTCTTTGTTATGTGTAAACATATATATGCAAATATGTCTAATTCGTTGACTCAATGAATCAAGTTGTATTGATTTTATATCCCATTGTGCACATATCATGATAGTATTAGTTATTTTATATAACTCGTCATCATCTGATGAATCAGATGATCCAGCGGCATCATCATCGCTGTCATCTGCTTGCTTCTTACTCTTCTTATCGGAATCTGAATCTGATTCAATCTCATCAAAAGGCTCCTTGGCAGCATCACTTACCCGAGCATCATCATAATCATTAATTGACAATTCTATTTGTGCAAAATACATATTATTAGAACGATAAATATAAATATGATAAGAGTTTGTATTAGAAACCTTTGTTAGTTCTATATCGAATCCTAAATTTAGTGCATCAGTATGATATTTTACTTTTGGTTTATGTTCTTGAAAAGAAATTGCGAGTTCAATTTCTTCATGGAAAATTCGTAATAATCTTACCATCATTCCGTAATTTGTAAACATTAATAATTTATCCTTATCACATTCATGATTGACTCCTCCTGGAGGTCCGCTCGAGCTTAGAGATGACATGGTTGGCTTAGTTAACACAAAGGAGTCTTCTTGTTTACTCTATATTAAAAATAATATGATAAGATTAATTACTTTTCATTTCAATTTTTTTCACTAATTTAACTTATTTAATCCATAAGATCTTATAACTCCAAGTTGTAGTTATTACTCTATTAACATTTGGATTAGGATTTATGCCTAATGTATTTGTCATTATTTGAAATAATTGGAAAATACCACCAGCTGCCATAATTGGTATTGCATAAATTCCACCTCCATTAATAACTACATTTGCTGTAATTGCATCAGCTGGACTTAATATAAGTACTGGGTAGGCAGAAAATGTAGTTCCTGGGATTGGATTTAATGTCAGTACTAAGTTATTAACAACATTTGATAATATTGATGCAAGAGTTATACGAAATAATCCAGCAGATGCAGTGCATGAACCTTTTACATTTGTTACAATAACTCCATTATATGATATTATTTCAGCAAGATTTGCAGTTGGTTCTGTGATGTATTGTGTGCCAACAATTGCCCCTCCACTAGATCCATTGACCATCGGTGTCCTTGTAAGAATAGTATTTTTTAGCGTAGCTGCAGTGCCAATTGCAACCGGAGATCTAAGATAATTTGATTTACTCATATCAATCATTTTTCCAACAGATAAAAGAATGGATGATGTTAATAATGAACCGATGGATTTAATCAGAGTGGTTGATTGTGAATCAGTCATATCCCCATTAAAGAAACCTGTAAAATTACTAACAGTTGTTGTTGGTGTATTAGATGTGATAATAAACTTTTGTGCAGTAATTTGATTAAGCCATATATTACCATTAATATCTCTTTTTGAAATTGTAGATGGAGTTGTTACACTATCTGCACCATTCAAAATATTTACAGTATCTGCCACCTGTAGAGCAGTTTTTTTAGAATTAGATGGACCTAATTGTGTTACAATAGTAGATAATTGTGATCCAGTAACATCCCCATTTAGAGCATTAGTGAAATTTCCAATAGAACTTGCAGTTCCGATTAATGTTCCTGTTAAAATATTAGCATTTAGTTCATTAACTGCAAAACTCCCATTAGCATCAGTTTTCACCAATGTATTATTAATTGCATTACTTGATGCAGATTCAATATCACTTACTCTACTTGCAATATCTGATGCTAATCTACCATTAATATTATTAACTAAAGTTAGATTCTGTTTGCCAGTTACATTTCCTGCTAATGCGCCATTAAATAGAACTGTACTTGTAACTGCTCCTGGCGCAAATGTGCCAAACAATCCCCCAGTTCCAATAATTTCATTGGCTGCAAAATTACCATTAATATCTCTTTGTACAATTCCAAGAGGATTATTAATATCAGATGCATTTGATACATTATTACATACATTTGCAATTCTAGATGCACTAATATTATTAACTTTAGTAACCACAGTTGCTGACTGCGATCCAGTAAGATCCCCTATAAGTGGATCACTCCAATTAGTACAGCTTTCAGCGATTCCAATGAATTCTCCTACAAAATGTGATGATGTGATAGTATTCTCTCCGAGTAAATTACCAGCATTATCTCTTTTTAATAATGCAAAAGGACCAACAATTTTATTTACATCGTCACAAAATTCAGTGATTTGTGATACACTTTTACCACCAACTGATTCGACAACTGTATTAGAAATAGTACCACTGATATCTCCTGAAAAACTGCTGGTAAAAGTATTAACTGTACTAGCCTCGCCAATCAAATCGCCAGTAAAAATATTTGCAGTGATTGTTTTGGCCACAATATCACTATCAGTAATACCACGTTTTACTAGTGATTGTGGCATTAGATAACTTGTTGCATTTGATAAACTATCATAACTATCCAGGATGGCCTGGACTGGTTTTCCTCTAATTGATACAAGTTCTGTTGCTTGAATTGGACCGATAACGTCCCCTATTAAGGGATTTGTGACAGTTGAGGCAGAACCTACAAGAGTTGCTGTAACAGTTTCCGCCTGGATATTTCCTTGGTAATCTTGTATTACTGGCAAATGAAATATACTTGTCATATACATTACTTGTGAAAAATTGTTCAAATTAGAATACTATATTTCAGCAATATTAATTAAATTAAGAGTTTTTATATAAGAAATTTCATAAAAATTGATTGTTATATTATTTGAATAGAATAATGAACTCTAAGTTTATAAGTACAGCCAAGTACACTCTTTCAAACAAAATGAGAACTGATGATTATGGAAATAAATTCTGGTATAATGCAAATGTAGAATTACATCGCGATAATGATTTACCTGCCATAGAATACATAGGTGGTAATAAAGTATGGTGGATAAATGGACAAATACATCGTGATAATGACTTGCCTGCATTTGAAGATGTAAATGGTGATAAATATTGGTTTGTAAATGGAAAATGTCATCGCGATAATGATTTACCTGCCGGAGAAAATGCAAATGGTGATAAACATTGGTTTGCAAATGGAAAGCAGCATCGACTCGGCGGATTACCAGCCACTGAATATGCAGATGGAAATAAAGAATGGTACATTTATGGTAATGCATACACATATGAGCAAGTATGTAATAATTATCAAATCTTAACAAGATTTGGTAGGTATTGTTTGAAAAAGATCAGAATGAGAAGATTAAAACAACTTAGGTGGATCCATGGGGAACTATTATGTATGCCCCCTAAAGGTAGTTATCCGGGAGGCCAGGATTATCATAAAATGGTTAATTATTTTATGAGTATGTGAAAAAATTGATATATAAAATGCTTGAATAAATTACGATAATAAGTAAATTAATAGTATATGAGAAGTGCGTACTTTCAATCTAAGCAAAATGACAATGGAAACTGATAATTATGGTACTAAAAGATGGTATAATGAAAAAAAAGAATTACATCGTGATAATGATTTACCTGCTATTGAAAGAAGTAATGGTGATAAAGAATGGTATGTAAATGATAAACGCCATCGCGATAATGATTTGCCTGCTATTGAAAAAGCAAATGGGGGTAAATATTGGTATGTGAATGGAGAACGTCACCGTGATAATGATTTGCCTGCTATTGAATCTGCAATTGGTGATAAAGGTTGGTATGTAAATGGAAAATCTCATCGTCGGGGTGGCTTGCCAGCTATCGAATATGTAAATGGTCAAAAAGAATGGTACATTTATAATGAAAATTACACATATGGGCAAGTATGTAATTCTTACAAAATCCTAAAAGGATTTGGTAGATACTGTTTGAAGAAGATCAGAATAAAGCGATTAAAGAGAGTAAGCTGGATCCATAAAGAGCTGCTATGTATGCCACCAAAAGGCAGTTATCCAGGCGGACAGGATTATCATCAAGCAGTAAGTTATTTTATGAGTATGCAATCTAAACACCAGTAATAATATAATGAATATGATAATTCCATACAGTTGCTGTATTATTACCATTACTATTTAGTCCAGCGCCACTTGCATATAAATCAACAGACCCAAGCTGCATTGAGTCATTTGAAGAACCAACAACAATACCATAAACCTTACTTGTTGATAGATCAGCTGCAGCTGCATTTCGTGGAGTAATTGTTATAATTCCAAAACCACGTTGACTGATTGCTCCATAATTGATTGTGCCAATCTTACCAATTGGGTTAGCTCCGTTAGATAATGGTGTAATTGTAAATTCTCCTGCCGTAGCATTTGATAATGCAGAACCATTAAATATCGTATCTGTAATACTCCAGCTATTAGTATTTGAAGAAGTGAATGTAACACCACCTTGCGGGGATAAAAGCATACTTGAATAAATGCCTCCACCAAGATAACCATTAGTCATGGCTCCTGTACGCTGTACCAATGTATTTGCCAATTGTGCATTTGTGCCGGATACAAGAGGTAATGGAAGAGCACTAATGCGGGTACATGCATCTGTTATTTGAGTTGCAGAATATCCCCCAAGTCCTCCAACTCTAGTAACAACTGTAGCTCCTTGAGTACCAGTAACATCGCCACTTAAATTACCTGAAAAATTAATTGCAGATGCGGCTTGTACTGTTACTGGACCATTAATGGCAGACGCATTAAGCTCGTTTACCCAAACATTCCCAAGATAATCTTTTTTAACAATTGTTAATGGGGTAGCTAAATGTGTTGCATTCGCGACAGTGACGCATGCTGATGCTATTTCAGATGCATTCTTGCCACCAACCGAAAGAACCTGAGTAGAATTTTGATTGCCGCTAATATCTCCTGCAAGTGGATTTGTAAAAGTAGCTGCAGATGATGCTGATCCAATCAATGATCCATTAAATTTATTAGCCACTATTTCATTTACCGTTATACTGCCATTTAAATCTCTTTTTTGAAGAGTATTAGCCACAGCTGTACTGGTTGCTGTTTCAACTTGTAAACAAGCGCTGCTAATCCTCGATGCATTTACTCCTCCCACGGAATTAACAATTGTATTAGTCTGAGTACCAGATACCTCACCTGAAAGAGATCCAGTAAAATCTACTGATGATGCGGCAGTACCACTATAAGGCCCAACAAATAATGTAGCATGAATTTCATTTGCAGAAATATTACCATTTAAATCTCGCTGTGCTAAACTTTGTGGAATTGCTTGATTAGTTGCATTTTCTACACGAGTACATATATTTGATATTTCACTTGCACTTTTACCACCAATACTATTTACAACAGTTGCACTTTGAGTACCAGATACATCTCCTGCTAAAGGACCTGTAAAGTTAATAGCGGATGCAAGATTGGTGTCAATTGTTCCTATAAATTTATTGGCATGGATTTCATTTGCAGTAAAATTCCCAAGGGCATCTCTCCTAACCAAACTTAATGGGGTTGTTTCTGGGACTGCATTTAATACTGATGAACATGCAGATGAAATTTCAATTGCAGTTTTATCACCAACCATATCTACAACAGCTGCAGTCTGGAAACCAATTACATCTCCTTTAAGCTCTCCAGTGAATTGTGTAGCTGTTTGAGCAGAACCTTGTAGAGTACCAATGAATTGAGTTGCTCTAATTTCATTTGCTGCAAAACTACCATCAGCATCACGCTTTACTAATGTATTTGGAAGAGATTGACTTGATGCATTTTCTATAATTGCACAACTAGCAACAATGTCTGATGCTCGCTTATTACCCACCATTTTCACCTTAGTTGCCCCTTGGCCTCCACTAACATCCCCTGAAAGATGCTCTCTAAACGAACTAGCCGATCCATCTAGTTTCGCTGTAATGATATTAGCTGAAAAATTTCCATAAGCATCTTGAAATACTATTGATGGAAGACGAAATGGATTAAAACGACTCATCTTATACCATTAGTTTGGAAAATATACACCATTTATCATATTATATACCATATTATGCAAATATAGCATAATATACTAAGTTCCTTTAAAAAAGATTAAATAAAGTATTAAAACTTATTTATCATAAATATTTAAATATTCTAGTAAAAGTCTAAAAATACAAAAAATTAAAATATCCTCTGCAAAAGTTTATATTATAATTGATAGATTAAATAACAACCAAATATACTATTTCATATATTTTTGAATTAATACAAAAAGTACATAAGTTTGCAAAGAAAGTATATTCTGAATTTAACAATGAAGTTAAACAATAATAGAGAATATCTGTTACTAGTAGAGTGAATGTCAATAAAAAAAGATAAGAATAATAGTAATCTATATCAATCTCATGTACAGGCATTAATACAACAAAATGCTGGTTTAAGTGATAAAGAAATTAGTAAACTTTTACATAAGCATGGAGAATTTGTGATGGATCTAATAATGACTTTCAATGATTATCCTAAAAAAATACTTTTGATGTTTTTTCCAAATGATATAAATGAGGAAAAATTTTTACAAATGATTTTTATGAAAATAGGGAAATTATTAACACAACATTTAGTTAAAATAAGTTGTTGTCAATTATATTATATTAAAGGAATGGAAATTATAGATTTTTCATATAATCGTGATGGCAAATATTATTTTGAAAAAGAAAACTCGCAAGATATTAATAAGATTAGAAAGAAGTTTATAGCTGAATGCAAACAAACTGGTGGAAAAAGAAAAACATTAGAGGATATTTATTGGAATTATGTTGGAGCATCTGTGCAATCTAATGAATTGAAAACAAATTTTAATACTGTATTTGAATCGGTATTAAGAAAGTTAGATAATCCAATGGTTTTTCCAGTAACAAGAAAATTAATTAAATATATTTATGCAAAAATAGATTCAGTGTATTTTGAAGGAAATATATCAAATTATTTAGAAGAGAGATATGGGGCAGATTTATTATGTGAAAAAAATACCAAATTAACAAGAACTGCTGGTAGATTTAGTTTTGGATTAGATGGATTATCTCCAATACTTGAGATTGGTGATAAAATTATCTCCAGCCTGTTTACAAAAGGAGAAAAAAGTATTAAAAATGGAGGCTATATTATTAATAATAGATTATCATTTCTCATTCGAGTGATTGAACACGAATTATGTCATCTACTGACTCTTATGTTTCAGCCAAAGGAGGCTATTATTAATGCAGGACATGGTCCTATTTTTAGAACATTTATAAAAAATACTTTTGGACATACTGATTATACACATGATGGATTTGCAGGTGATACTGATATTGCTGATAATATGAGGGATATATTAAAAGTTGGTAATAAGATTAAATATCATGGCAAAATTAATATTGAGACAGGAAAGGTAATTAGTTTAAGAAAACATTATATCGAAATATTACTTGATTCTGGAACAATTTCAGCAGCACCATATGGGAAAGTAATAGAAATTACTGATAATTCAGAGAAATCTCATATAGATATTTCTAAATTTAAAATTGGTGGTAAAGTTTCTTTTAAAAAAGGCGGTAATGAAATGCAGTGTATAATTTTATCATTTACTAATCGGCGCGTAAAGGTTTCTTGCGATGATGGGAAGAAATATTATGTTGTTATTTCTGCAATAAAAATTCTCGATTAGATTATTTTTTACCATGTACAATTTTCTGTTTTTTCATTGCAGAATTTTCATTATTATCAATCTTATGAGTTTTCTTAATACTTGTATATTGTGTATCTGGAGTTTTAATTAAATTTGATAAAATATCAATTACCTCTTTATCATCATCTTTATTGGTTGAATATTCAAGTATCCAACTTTCATGAAAAAAAATATCAGGTCCATTGTAATTTTCTAATGTAACAACAATATTTTCATCACTTGGTATTAATGGCATATCATTCTCATTTATTTCAATGTCTTGGTTTGAATCGATCAATGCAGTCATTGTAATAGTATTTACTGTATAAAGTAATATATGTACAATAATGTTATATGAATATTTTAAATCAATTTTTATCCATACTCATAAAATAACTTACCATTTGATGATTATCTTGGCCACCAAGATAATTACCTTTTGGTGGCATACATAACAGTTCTCCATGAATATATCTTACTCTTCTTAACCTTCTCATTCTGATCTTCCTAAGACAATATCTACCAAATCCTTTTAAGATTTTGTAATAATTAATTACTTCTTCATACAAGTATTCTTTATCATAAATGTGCCAATGTTGCTCCTCATTATTAATTGTAGCAGGTAATCCACAAAGACGATGATGCTTTCCATTTTCATACCACTTTTTAGTTCCATCAACAAATTCAATAGCAGGTAAATCATTATCGCGATGTAATTTCCCATCTACAAACCACATTTTATCTCCATCTGCATATTCCGCGGCAGGTAAACCTTCGCCTCGATGGCGTTTCCCACCCACATACCAAAATTTATTTCCATTTGCATATTCTGTCGCAGGTAAGTTATTATCACGATGATGTTTTCCATTTACAAACCAGATTTTATCTCCATTTGAACATTCAATTGCAGGTAAATCATTGTTACGATGATGTTCTCTATCTTCATTAAACCAGTGTTTATCACCAGTACTGCTAGTTTTCATATATGACATTTTGTTTGATTTGAAAGAGGTCGTACTTGGATAGGCTCGGAGTCATACACTAAATTTACTTAATACAGTTTAATCAATCATTATGCATTTCAATTTTTATTCATACTCATAAAATAATTTACCATCTTATGATAATCCTGGCCACCTGGATAACTTCCTTTAGGAGGCATACATAATAACTCTCGATGGATCATTTTCACTCTTTTTAACCTTTTTATTCTGATCTTCTTGAGACAATGTCTACCAAATCTTGTTAGGATTTTGCAATGTTTATATACTTGCTCATATGTGTATTCTTTTCCATAAAGATACCAATGTTTATTACCATTTGCGTATTCTATAGCAGGTAAGCCACCAAGACGATGAAACATATTATTTAAAAACCAATATTTACCATCTAGATTTTCTACAACATGTAAATCATTAATGCGATATCGTTTTCCATTTGTATACCATTCTTTATGACCGTTTACATTCTCAAGTGCAGGTAAATCATTATCGCGATGCTGTTTTCCATCTACATACCAAGATTTATAACCATATGCACTTACATCTACAATAGCAGGTAAATCATTATCACGATGTCGTAATCCATTTACATACCATGATTTAGATCCATTTGCTCTTTCAAAAGCAGGTAAATCATTATCGCGATTTAATTTTCCATTTATATACCATTCTTTATCTCCGCGATAATTAATAATTGCCGAATGAACATAAATCAATTCATTAGAAAACGTAGTTATATTCATTTTGTATGATTTGAATAAATTGCAATGAGATGTACTTATTTATATTAATATTAACTTAAATTTAACTATTTATTATAAGCTTTCAATTTTTATTAATTATTGTGCATACTTGTTCAACATATCGAGATATTTCCGACCACCTGGAAAGTTTCCTTTTGGAGGCAAACATAATAACTCTCCATGAATTAATTTTATATCTCTGAGCCTTTTCATTCTTATTTTTTTGAGACAATGTCTTACAAATTTCACTAAGATATTGTTATATTTACATACTTGCTCATATGTATATTCAACATCATATACCCACCATTGTTTTTCTCCATTTACATTTTCAATGGCTGGTAATCCACCAAGACGATGTAAATTACCATTTACAAACCATTCCTTGTCACCATTGATAAATTCCTTTGCTGGTAAACCATCGTCGCGATGGTAATAATTACCCACACACCAATATTTATCTCCATTTGCGCATTCAACAGACGGCAACCCATTATCTCTATTTCTTTCATTATTAACATACCAATGTTTTTCTCCGCCTGCTAATTCGACAGCGGGTAATCCATTATCTCGATAATGTTTTCCATCAACAAACCAGTATTTATTTCCATTTGCATCTATTACTGCGGGTAAATCATTATCGCGATGTAACTTGCCATTTATAAACCATTCTTTACCACCATCTATTTTTTCAACAGCAGGTAGATCATTGCCTCGATGTTGTTCACCATCTAAATACCAATATTTACTCCCATCCCCAGTTATTCTAGTAGGTAGATTATCAATACGATTTAGTTTTCCATTTATAAACCACGCTTTATCTCCATTTGTAAATTCTATAGCTGGTAGGTCACTATCTCGATGCAGATTTCCATTAACAAACCAATATTTATCCCCATTTGCCTTTATAGTAGCTGGTAGATCATTATCTCGATGCGATTCTCCATTTATATGCCAATATTTATCTCCATCTGCAGTTTCAACAGCAGGTAAATCATTGCCTCGATGCAACTTATCATTTATATACCATTCCTTATCACCATTTTCTTTTTCAACAGCAGGTAAATCATTGTCTCGATGCAATTCTCCATTTACATACCATTCTTTGTCACCATTTACAAATACAGCTGTTGGTAAATTATTCACTCGTCCTAATTTATTATTTAAATACCAATATTTATTCCCATCCGCCATTTCAATTGCAGGTAAGTCATTATCGCGATATAATTCGCCATTTTTGTACCACAATTTAGTCCCATCTGCATTTTCTTTAGCAGGCAAACCGTTATCGCGATGCAATTTATCATTGATGTACCAATGTTTGTCTCCATTGACATATTCAATTGCAGGCAATCCATTATCTCGATCCAACTTGTCATTTATATACCATCCTTTATCTCCATTAGCATATTCAATTGCAGGCAAGTCATTATCACGGTGCAATTTCCCATTTATATACCATCCTTTATTTCCACTTTCATCAATCGTGCACATGTTTGTTTTGTTATGAATGTTTTTATTATTAATAAATATTAATGATAAACTGAATAACTTTATATATCAATTTTTCAGACTCATAAAATAACTTACCGTTTGATGATAATCCTGACCACCCGGATAATTACCTTTAGAGGGCATACATAGTAGTTCACCATGTATCCACCTTACTTTTCTCATTCTAATCTTCCTAAGACAATATCTACCAAATCTTTTTAAAATTTTGTAATAATTACATATATCTGAATATGTATAATATTCTCCATAAATCCAACAAGATGATTTATCTCCATTTGTATATTTGCATGCAGATAATCCACCGAGGCGATGAGATTTTCCATTTTCATACCAAAGTTTATCACCATTCGCACATTCAATTGCAGGTAAATCATTATCGCGATGTCTTAATCCATTTATATACCATTCTTTTCTACCATCAGCATCTTCAATTGCTGGTAAATCATTGCCACGATGTAATTCTCTATACGCATTATACCATCGCACATTGCCATGTTTAGTAATTTCCATTGTCATTTTACTTAGATTTGAAAGTTGTACTTGGATGTACTTAATTAACTTATTATTAATACAGTTTTAACCAAGCATTATACTTTTCAATTTTTTCACATACTCATAAAATAACTTACCATTTGATGATAATCCTGACCGCCTTGAAAGTTTCCTTTAGAGGGCATACATAACAGTTCTCCATGAATGAACCTTACTTTTCTTAATTTTCTCATTCTGATCTTTTTTAAACAACATCTACCAAATCTTGTTAAGATTTTGTAATAATTACAAACTTGCTCATAAGTATATTTATTGCCATAAATGTACCAAGATTTATTGCCTGACGAGTATTCAGTAGCAGGTAAACCTCCTAATCGATGCAATGAACCATTTATATACCATTCTTTACTTCCATTTGCATATTCAATAGCAGGTAAATCATTATCGCGATGATGTATTCCATTTACGTACCAATATTTAGTTCCATCTGCATATTCGATAGCTGGCAATTTATTTTCTCTATTTCTTTCATTATTCACATACCAATATTTATCTCCATTTGCTAATTCAACAGCAGGCAATCCATTATCTCGGTGTAGTTTATTATTAACATACCAATATTTATCTCCATTTACATAATCAATTGCTGGCAAGTAATTATTGCGATGACGTTCTCCTTTTATCCACCATTCTTTATCACCATTTTTATATTCTACTGCATGTAAATCATTATCGCGATGTATTTCTCTATTTGTATTATACCACATTTTAGTACCATTTGAATAAATTATACTTGTCATTTTTTCGTTCTCATCATACCAAATTGTAGAACCATCTGAATAAGTTTTGCTTGTCATTTTTTGAATTATATAATGTTTTAATAAGATATGTATTTATAAATTATAGTTAATAGTCTATCTAACTAGTTAATGTATCAATTTTTTACATACTTATAATACATTAAAAATTTACTGAATTGGTGGCATATGGACAATTGGCGAAACAGATATAATTTTGTCGCTGCAAACTAAACGTCCTTTATTCTTAGGAATACCTTCTTTTTTTGCTTTTAATAATTTTTTATTAAATTCTTCTCTGCGTAACTTCTCTTCATTTATAAGACTATTCTTAATAATAGTCCACCGTATTTTACACTCATTTTCTAATTCAATACCATTTATGATTGTAATATTAAATATATCTCTTAATATATTTATCGAATAATATTCTTCCTCATATGAAATTTCATTAGGAAATGATTCATTTTGAAATGAAACTACCGAATTGGCAATTAATATATTATTCTTCTTAGCATATTTAATAAATTTATGTTTTAATCCTTCAATCATAAGAACAGTTAATGTATCGCGTTCATATTTTGAAATATTTGATGGATAAGTTCGCGAACTCATGCATCGTAGGATATCGAGCATTGTAAGTTCTCGGTCGAATTTTTTAGTGGTTTGAGTTAAACTTAAAGGAGCGAGATCTTCATTATCATCATCCCCGAACTCATTTTCTAGTTCATCTTCATCGATATATTTCCATCGTGAATGCCATTCTGCGAGAATATCTCCTGTATCAATTAAAAAATCCTCTCTAAGAATAGAAATTACATGAGATTCATCGGTATATGAGGCAAAATCTCCAAAAGGCTCTCCATAATAAGTTCGAATAATTTCAGGAATCTCAATACCTCTTTTTTCCATAAAATATGTAAAATATATTTTTAATTCTTTCACCATTGCAGTATTAAGCTCACATCTCTCATTTGAAAAAGTAGTTGGTGGGTGACGCCGTCTAGCAACTACACTCAATATTCCTAGAATCTTGTTCTCTGTATCGATATCCATTGTCATTCCTTTTTGTATTTTTACAGATTCAAGTAGTTTCTGAATTTCTGGTCCTAATAGATTACTTGATGTCATTTGATAGGTTTTGTTACCTATGGTGTTGCAGTAGCACTTCTTGTAGTATTAAGTTTATTAATAACATGCTGTTCTAACGATTAACATATCAATTTTTTATAAGAAATTAAATAATTAACATTAATTATTTGAATAATAAAGTAATAAAATCAAGTAGTACTAGATGAATTACTACTGCTTATATTGCGCCTTCTCTTCTTATGTCTGGATTTTCTACATGATGTAAGATTTTTATCATTAAGCGAGTGCTTGTATTGATGATATGAATGTATAATCGCGCTAATAGCGAATCCAAGTAAAGTTACTGGATCGAGCATCTTATTATACTATACATAAAACTTATATTAAATTCGCCAATCATATCTCCAACCTTCTTTATACATTAATATACATACAAAACTTAAATATTACTTAATAATTACTTTTCCATATTATCTTCACATACTCATAAAATAACTTACCATCTTATGATAATCCAGACCACCTTGAAAGTTTCCTTTTGATGGCATACATAATAGTTCCCCATGAATCCATCTAAGTCTTCTTAATCTTCGCATTCTAATTTTTCTAAGACAATATCTACCAAATCTTGTTAAGATTTTGTAATATTTACCTACTTTTTCATATGTGTATTGTTTGCCATAAATATACCATAATTTAGTTCCATCTGCATAATTGCATGCAGCTAAGCCGCCAAGGCGATGACATTTTCCATCAACATACCATTTTTTAGATCCAGTAATCCACTCTCTTGCGGGTAAATCATGATCGCGATGCAGTTTGCCATTTACATACCAATGTTTACCACCGGCCGCATATTCGATAGCGGGTAAACCATTATCTCGGTGTAATTGGTCTCTTGTATTATACCATTCTTTATTCCCAAAGCGAGCAACAAGCACATATGCCATTTTTTGATATTAATTAATAAAGATATATTGAATTTAAACATCATATCAATTTTTAGACATATTCATAAAATAACTGATCATCTTATGATAATCTTGGCCACCCGGATAACCTCCTTTTGAGGGCATGCATAATAATTCTCCATATATCCATCTAAGACGTCTTAGTTTTCTCATTCTGATTTTTCTAAGACAATATCTGCCAAATTTTTTTAAGGTTTTGTAATAATTAAGTATTTGGTCATATGTGTAATTTTCATTATAAATGTACCATAATTTATTTCCACTAGCATATTCAATTGCAGGCAAGCCACCAAGACGATGCAATTTTCCATTTACACACCATTCTTTAGTACCATCTACATCTTCAGCAGCAGGTAAACCATTATTGCGAGATCTTTTTCCATTTACCCACCATTCTTTGTCTCCATTTGTGCATTCAATGGCAGGTGAATCATTATCGCGATGCAATTTTCCATTTACATACCATCCTTTATTACCATATGTTTCTTCAATTGCAGGTAAATCATTATCCCGATGCAATTCGCCTTTTGCATTATACCATAATTATCAGTTTTCATTGTCATTTTTTGTTTTAATAAGATGTACTTATTGTATACTATTAATCTTATATTAAAACAACTAAACAATATAACAATCAATTTTTCTACATGCTCATAAAATAACTTACCATCTGATGATAATCCTGGCCACCTGGATAACTGCCTTTTGCTGGCATGCATAACATCTCACCATGAATCCATCTAAGCCTTCTTAGTTTTCTCATTCTAATCTTCTTCAAACAATATCTGCCAAATCTTGTTAAGGTTTTGTAATAATTAATTACTTGGTCATACGTGTAATCTTTATTATAAATGTACCATAATTTAATATCATCTGCATATTTAATGGCAGGTAAACCACCAAGACGATGGCGTTTCCCATTTACATGCCATTGTTTAGTTCCAGTTGACCATTCAATAGCAGGTAAATCATTGCCACGATGACATTTTCCATTAACATACCATTCTTTATCGCCATTTACACATTCAATGGCAGGTGAATCATTATCGCGATGTGCTTTTCCTTTTACCCACCATTCCTTATCACCATTATCTTTTTCGATAGCAGGTAAATTATTGTCGCGATGCAGTTGCCCATTCGCATACCAATGTTTAGTTCCAGTTGACCATTCAATAGCGGGCAAACCATTATCTCTGTGCAATTTATTATTTATATACCATCGTTTATTACCATTTACTTCTTCAATGGCAGGCAAATCATTATCGCGATGCAATTCGCCTTTTGCATTATACCATCTTTTAGTTCCATAATTATCAGTTTCCATTGTCATTTTGCTTATATTTGTAAGAGTGTACTTTCCTTGTATACTATTAATCTTATATTAAAACAACTAAACAATATAACAATCAATTTTTTACATACTTATAAAATAATAAGTTATTTTATAATAATCTTAATTGTTTTAAAATATATAAAATAATTAAGATCGTTTTCTATTAATATGTTCTGTTTTATGTTTCATAAAAGATCTTCTAGATCGAGGATGTTCATTTTTAATTACATTTGTATAATTATTAATGACCATATCTTCTCCTAATTTAATCTCATCTTCACTCAATCGAAAATAACGGCATAATTTAGCATCTGTCCATGCGCGATCCAATGGAACAAGAGGAATCCAGGCACAGGTTTTCTTAGAAATATTATGTGTTAGTTTTCGCAATACAAGTAATACATTTATAAGTCTACATTCAAGATAAGATTTTAATGATTCTGCTTCAGACTTAGTACGAGTATTAAAAGATATATAACTTTCAGAATGCATATCATTCTTGCCACCGACAAACATATTGCCAAAACCACCTCCATCACTTGTTGCAGTCACGGTGATTAATTTATAAGATCCAAGAGTTTCTGTAGGGGCCTTCTTATTTGAAATATATGCAACTGAGCCTTTCATTTTACTTACAAAACAGCGCAAATCACCAGGCTTTTCTTTAGAATGCAATCTTTCATCAGTAAGCGGAATTCCATAATGTCCTTTTGAACAATAAATAGATGTTATATTATCAAAATCCAAAACTTTTTCTATCAATGGTATATATTTACTGTCAACTAGAATATCATAATAATTTAATTTTGTCATAACTCCATTATAATTACATTTTCCATTATAACTCGAATCCTTTAAAAAGTGACAGACACCTCCTTTGATCTGTACTCCTTGACCAAATGGATGGTCAGAATCAGCAATGGTATCGATATATTTTATATCTTGGCGCTTAAGCATATTCTTTCTAAATTGGTCCAAACCTTTTCCTCCTGAGAACCATCTTGATGGAATAATAAACAGCATCATATCACATTGATCAATATATCTTTCTACAAAACTGTGATATAAAGGCGCGGCATATCCATTCTTGCCACCAAAACTTTTATTATATGGTGGATTTCCAACAATAATACTAAAACTTTCAGGCCAACCTTTTTTCTTACTTGTATTAAATTCAAGAGAATCTCCAAAATGTATATTTAACTTATAATTATTATGACTATCAAATATACGCTTGCATAAGTATACATTCTTCTTGTTTATTTCACACATAAAGAGCATTTTCTCAAGAATATGACTTTTTCTCTTACTTTCACTCGGAATTACATCAGCAAGACCTTTCATTAAACGCAAATATACAGCCACCATAAAGTTTCCCAAGCCACTTGCTGGATCAAACCATGTTAATGTTTTATCACTCCACACATGTTTTGGTAAGTGATCAAGCATTTTATTTACTAGATCCATTGGAGTAAAAACCTCTCCAAATTGCTTCTTTTCAAGCTCTTTTGGACGCAGTGTACTCTCAATAAAAGCATATAATTCTAATGGACGATCGATTAACTCGAGTAGTTTCATCTTAATTCTAGTGCACATTTCATTTGCAAATTCATTAGAATCAATGAATTTTGATAGATTTTGCAAAATCCACACAATGTCGTCGCATCCAAATAGTAATTTTCCATGACTATTTAGTGCATCTTTCTGTTCGGGATTAGCCGCAATAGAATTTATGATATCCATCACTCTTGCAGAGGTATTTTCAATGGTTATTTGGCATCCAAGTGGTATTATTACTGGTAGAATATCTCTGTTTAATTCTGCTTTTCTAGATTTCAATTGAGTTTTCTCTTCCTGAATATTATCACTATCACTATTATTTTCATTATCACTTTTCTTTTCAGTAATTTCTCTAATTCTTTGAATTCCTGATGGAAATTGTTGAGCACATGCAAATATTACTTTATTTGATCCTTTAGTTGACTCACAATTTCTTTGAGTATATTGTTCTAATATTTGCTGTGCCTCATCTGATATTTCATCTTCCATTGTTGATAATTCTTTCATCCATCCATTAATGTTACTAATTGGTTCGGCATTCCAATGTTCTAGCATCTTATGTGCCACTTCTTCAGAATTCCTTTCAATTGATGAAAAATAATTAACATCTATTTTAATTAAATTTCGATGAGTTACATATTTTATACTTTCGGCAGCAGTTACACCAGCTTCTTTTTGTCCAGGCGAATGATGCATAATACATGTATTAATAACTCGTCCAATATTCATATCTACGACAAATCCAATCTTCTTATCTTTTCCTTCTGTCATACAGCGATACATCTGTTGATGGATTTTATCACAGGCATGTGTGTTATGTAGTAACATAACAACATCGCAGCTAGGAATGGTTATACCTAAGGATAACATATTACCTGCTAAAATTATCAATCCATCTTTGCATTCATCATTAGCTTTTTTATAAGCAATATCAATTTCTGTTTTACTATCCTTATTAATTTTTCTTTTGCCATTAATGCACAATACTGCAAACTTCTTTCCAACAGAATCATTTAATAATAATTTACTGAATGCCTGTGAGCATTGATCAATATGATTCGGCGGCAAAAATATCATAAATGTGTATGCTTTGCGAGTCTTGAATTTAGTACAAGCTCTCCTAATATTTTTTAATACAGATACTGATATTGATTCATCCGAGAAATCCTCTTCCTCGTGCGAACCAAATATTATTCTGAACAATATTTTTACAGCATTAATATTTACAAATTTAGGGTTTTTATTTCCTTTAGTTTCTAATACACTATCAAGCGAAAATCCAGTTTGTTCTTCAGTATTCATAAGTTTCTTTAATTTATGAAAAATTGTCGGATTAAACATATAAGATATTAAATGCATATCAGGCATGCTATCATAAGACGCAAGCATACTCTCTGCATTTGTTTCTAATAATTTAGCTGCAATAAGACCATGGCGCTTTATTAAGGCTTTTGTATTTCTATGTTTTGCATATTGTTCATCCTCAATATCCCAGCGTAGCACACAATCATTCGGAATGCTCCAGGATAGCCTAGGTTTCATAAATGTGGCTGTCATAAATACTTTAATAGTTTTATCTGTTGCATAAGAACTTAGAATATTTTCTGCTAGTTCAGTTGTGCCACCGCAGTGATTCTCATCAAAAAATATTACATCTAGACTTAAGTCCTTAATATTTTTAATAGTATTATTACTGTGATACCTTTCTAGAAATTGTTTAGAAACCATAAAAATGTTATTCTTTGCAAGTTTTAGGTTTAATACTGTTTCTCCATTAAGATAAATTTTCTTAAAATCCTTAAAATCAGCATAATAATCAAACATATCTATCATAAATTGCGGAATTGTTTCATTCGGGACTGTAGTGATAACCATAACATTTAAATATTTCTTTTCACGATACATATTAGAGATAATTCCACCACACATAAAAGTTTTGCCAGATCTACATTTAGCGCCAATTAGGAATGTTTTCTCTCCTTGCCGCATTAGATTACGAATCTTTGTAACTGTTATTAATTGATGAAATCTCAAATTTAAATATGGTTTATCATTGTTTTTAAAAAATATATTATTATAATTATTAAACTTAATTCCTTTTAATAAAACATGTAAATTTTTATAAGATTTTATTAATGTATTAAGATCAAATAAACATAATGGTATCTTTGTTTTAACAACCTCCTCTAAGAATGTAGGCTTATCTCTAACACACAGAATGATTACATCTCGATCCTTTCTAGACACACAGCCAATTGTTTCATTAATATCTATTGTATTAATAAAATCAACTGAATTATAAAATTTACATATAATATAAATATAAGCTTTCTTATGCGAATCATATAATGTAATTACATTATTAGTTAAAGTATTATGAATTAATGTCGTGGCTAAATACGCCTCAATATTGTTTATACTTAAAAATCCTGTATCATGATTTCCAATTTGAAAAATATAGCGATCTGATGATACATTTTCAATAACTTTGAATAAAAATAATAATTTAAACAGACTCTCAAATAAATTTTCCCATTGTTTTTTATTTTTACATAATGCAGCTATCTTATGAATTGCTCTGGAGTCATTATCATTATTTTTTATATATTTACATAATTCCTGTAATGACGCATTTTGATCAGTGAGATGCATAAGATTTATATATTAGATTCTTAATTATTAACTAAATTGTAAATTAATAAAGGTTAAATAGTTATCAATTTTTATGATATTTAGATGTTTCGGCGAAAAGATTAGTATAATAAAAAAGTTATCCAGATGGCCAAGATTATCATAAAATGGTAAATTATTTTATGAATATGTGAAAAAATTGATTGTTATATTGTTTAATTGCACTGACTTAATAAGTTAATAACAAGAAAGTAGAACAAACACACTCTTTAAATCCTAAACAAAATGTCAATAATAACTAAAGATAAAATATGGTATAATTTAAATGGACAATACCACCGTGATAATGATTTACCTGCTATTGAAAGTGAATTTGGGGGTAAATATTGGTATGTTAATGGAATGTTACATCGTGATAATGATTTACCTGCTGTTGAAATTCTAAATAATGCTAAATCGTGGTGGGTAAATGGAAAACTACATCGTAATAATGATTTACCTGCTATTGAATATGTTAATGGAGATAAAAAATTATGGTATGTTAATGGGAAAAGACATCGCCTCGGTGGTTTGCCTGCAATCGAATATAATAATGGGGATAAAGAATGGTGGATTAATGATGAAAAATGCACATATAAGCAAGTATGTAATTATTACAAAATCTTAACAAGATTTGGTAGGTATTGTCTGAAGAAAATTAGAATGAATCGACTAAGAAAATTAAGATGGATACATGGAGAACTATTGTGTATGCCTCCTAAAGGAAGTTATCCAGGTGGCAAAGATTATCATCAGATGGTAAGTTATTTTATGAGTATGTAATATTGATTTTATCTAATTCATGTTCTACTTGTTTATTATATACACAGGAGGATGAGCCCGCCCAGTATATTCTATTAAATCTAGTACATCCTTAATTATAATGTTTTGTTTGAAAGGAGAGGATAGAAGTTTTGGTGGTAATGATTTATTTGTTGATTTAATTCCGAGTACATCATTTTTCCGTAATGTACGCTCATGTGTGCGCAATTGTGACTGGGATATTTTAAGAAAGAAAGTGTATGAGCGTGTCGATAATAAATGCGAATGTTGTCACTATAATCCAGCAAATAAAGAAGCATTAAATGGCTCATTAGAAGCACATGAGAGGTGGAGTTATAATAAGAGTACAGGAGTTCAAAAACTTATGAGATTAATTGCCTTATGTAAAAAATGCCATTTAGCCACACACATTGGATTAGCAGATTTGCGCGGCCTTGGCGATATGGCCAGACTACATCTTATGAAAGTAAATGATATGGGTGAGAAGGATGTAAAAGAGCACTGTGAGCGTGCCTCTAGAATTTGGTCAGAAAGATCAGATCAAGATTGGGCATTAGATTTAAGTATTATTACTGATTCTGGATTTAGATTGAAAGAAACAAAGAAAGTAAAGAATGTAAAAGATATAAAAGATGCAAAGGAGAATATAGAAGAACTTATTGTCTCTGATGCTAAAAGTGTTATGCATAATGAGGAAATGAATGAACGATCAGCTCATTGTATTGGAAAATATAGAAATTCAAATAATCAAATGATTTATCGCATTGACCTATCTGTAAACAGACATCTCGATGAATCCACTGGCCAATGGTGGTTGCGTAAATTTCGAGATCCAAATGATACATTGCCAGGAGATAGTGATAAGCGCATGCCATCCATCTCGGCAAACAAGAAACTACATATTTCGTGTCGTCTCGATAAAGGACGCTACATGCTTGGTTGTGGTGATATTTATGGAATTAGCATTGTACAATGTTTTACTGTACATAAAAATGGCCAGATTGAATTTGAATAAATTAATTATACATCGCTTTGCAATGTATAATAAAAAAATTACTTGGCATGTCTTAAAAATGATGCGCGGAAATTAAGATGACAGCCGAGCAAATTTACATAACACAATGAAAGTTCTGGAAGTTTTATTACAATTTCCTCTGCCTCAATTGCTGATTCGAATTCAAATACTACACCTATTGGTTTTCCAGTTAATGGATAAGAAAGACTCCTTGTTGGATTCATTGTATTAATTTGTGTAATTGCTACCGAAGTAATGCCCTCTGCACACAAGTTAAGATAAATATACTTAGATGGCGAATGTGATACATTGATATGTTGTGGTTGAACTAATTGCACGCGGCCCTCTAAATTTGATTCAGCATTTGCAAGTGATTGATGAAATTCCTCAAGATGCTGTGTTTTTTGATTTTTTATTGGCAATAAAGAAGTACTACTACTGCCTGAACTTGATGAGGAAGAACAATCTTGACTCGGAGTATTATTTATTTTATTTTGCCAATTTGCATATAACATGGTATGTGGTATCTGATCATTGTCTTTATTATTAACTGTTTGAATACTTAAGAGTGCTACTTGATTTATCTCATTAGATTCATTCTTAGATTCTCCCAATAGTAAATCATCAGTCTGATCATCAATAATAGGAGGTTGAATATCAAGGATAATACATCTAATATTTTTGTAATCATCCATTTGTACAATCTTGCAACCAATACCATTACAATCTGATGCAGGGCATGTAATTTTGCCCCATGTAGCGCGCTTAAGTTTATTATGATTCATCCTAAATACATCTACGACAATATCTCTAAAGCATGAAAGATGATATCGTAATGTGCATTTATTACTACAATTCATTTCAACAAATTGTTCAGCTGCATGAAAATATTTCATACAACTTAATGAATTACATGCAATTGATAATTTCTCAATAGGTTGGCTAACTGATACTACAGATGATTGCACTATATTTGAAACACTTGAAAGAGATGCATTAATATTACGAGATAATTTAAATTTAGATTCAGGTTTAGATGGAAAAATGATATAATTTATCGGATGAACAATTATAGATAGATGCTCGACAGTATATATATTTTCACACATTGACTCGATATAATTATGAAAATCATTTTTTGAGACAAAAGATACTAGTACTTTAAATAATTTACTTATATTATTTTCAAATTTACATACAATTTTATTGCAAGAAAAATTATTTATATATTCAAAAACCTTATTATAATCTTTTTTAATAAAAAATTGTAAGTTTTTATTAATATAATCGTGTGCCTTAATAACATCTAAAACCTCATAAACTGCATTTTTAACTACATTTGAATATACAGATTCAATTTTATTAATGATTTTTTTCATATGATTACCTGAAAGTTTTTTAATAGGACTCCATCTTAATTTCGATCCTAATATGTTAATAGTTCGGAAAATATAACTGATACACATACATACAAATGAACAAATTAATATTGCTGAAATAAGTTTTGATCTTGTAATAATTGCATCAATTGCACATTGTTTTTGTTTATCATAATCATTAGTGTCCAATGATAAAGAATATAATGTTCTAGTATGGAAATCTATATTTATTGACTTACTAAGTTTATTTAGTAATATGAATAAATAACTAAATAGCTCGCTCATTAATTCTGAATCATCGTATAAATTAGGATTATGATTAACTATTTTATCAAATTCAATACTTTCAGTATACAATACTTTCAGTATACAATTGCAAAATATAATTTTCTTGGGATAGTAAAAAATCCGATGCGCTCGTAATTTCTTTGTGAATTATTCTTCTTTGAGATTTGTAATTTGTATTAATTTCCTTATTCAATGCATTATTAAAATTAATTATTGCTTGATTTAATGTTAATTCTGTTTTATCAGTTTTAATATTAGATTGATAAATAGGTTTTGTTTTAGAAAGAATCGAATAAAACTGAAAGCTGCAATTTTCATTCCAATCATTATTTAAAAATTTTATCCCAATTGAAATTTCATCAGACATTGAAATGAAAAAATCTTTATTTATATCATTTGAATATTCTATAAATTTCATGGCGAGTGTATGAATTTTGTCATAATTAATATTACACATCGGTACAGTGAATTTTTCAAATAAATATTCAGGACATTGTTTGTTTTTTTGATAATTAAATTGATCCATGTGCAACATATGATGATATAAAACATTTGGTTCCCGATAATATTGTATTCTGTTATATTTTGCTAATATTGAAATAATTTTATCATGTAATATATTATCCATATTTCCATCTATTTTCATTACTAAATTATAATATTCTCTAAGTAGAAAAATATTTTCCATAATTACTGAATATCCAATTAACAACAATTTTTTAAATTCATTAAAATAAGAATATAACATATTCTCATTTGCCGTTAATTTCAATTTATATAATGCATATTTCTCATTGACTAGAAACATAATTAAATCTTTTATTAATTTAATTAACGATTTACTTAATTTCATAATTAATAATATCTGCAAAGGAGTTTTATCAGTTACTTGTATAATTGTTATTTCATTAATGTAATTTGTCATTAATGATAGATCATAACCATTTTCATTTAATAATTCAGATATTCTCAAATCCAATTTAGGTTCATATTCTTGAATTTTTATTAATCTATTAATTTCTATTTCATTATTTGCTGTGTTTTCCGATTCGCTCATGTTGTAGATTTCGGATGAGATTAACAATGTTTTATCTTGTTTTGCATACCATAATCATATATTAATAACATCCATATTTAAGATGATTGGAAATCAATTTTTTACATACATAAAATAATCATATTAAATTTAAATTAATTATACAAACATTACTTGGCATGTCTTAAAAATGATGCTCGGAAATTAAGATGGCAGCCAGAGAAATTTACATAACACAATGAAAGTTCTGGAAGTTTTAATACAATTTCCTCTGCCTCAATCGCTGATTCGAATTCAAATACTACACCTATTGGTTTCCCAGTTAATGGATAAGAAATACTCCTTGACGGATTCATTATATTAATTTGTGTAATTGCTACCGCAGTAATACCCTCTGCACATAGGTTAAGATAGATATACTTAGATGGCGAATGTGATACATTGATATGTTGTGGCTGAACCAATTGAGAATGCCCCTCTAAACTAGAACTTGCTAGTGACTGATGAAATTCCTCTAGATGTTGTGTTTTTCGATCTTTAATAGATTTAGATAATAAGGATGTATCGTTCCTACTTAAACTTGATGAGGAAGAAAAATCTTGACTCAGAGTATTACTTATTTTATTTGACCATTTTGCGGATAACATAGCATGTGGCATCTGATCATTATTATTTACTGGTTGAATACTCGATGCAGCAACTGAGAGTGCTACTTGATTTTCTTTCTTATATTCATATGATTCGGTTGATGGAATATTAGCAGAATGACCATTGTGAACAGGAGATTTAAGATCAATAATAATACATCTAATGTTTTTATGATCATTCATTTGCACAATCTTGCAGATTGTACCATTACAATCCGGTCTCAGGCATACAATATCTCCCCATGATGCGCGTTTAAGTTTACTATTATGAAACATGTCTGCGCTAATATCTTTAAAACATGACAAATGATAATGTAATATGCATTTATTATTACATCGCATTTCAATAAATTGTTCAGTATCATGAAAATGTTTCATACAATTTAATGTATCGCAAGCAATTATTAATTGCTTGATTTGAGGAATCGCTGTTATAGGTAAAGATTGTGTTACATTGGAAACATATGCTGATATGCTAGAGGCAGATATTCCAATATTATTTTTTAATATTTTATGGTTTGGTTCATCTTTTGGTTCAGATACGAAACTTATATTATTAATAGGATGATTATAATTGCCCATATAAGTAATTTCAGTAATATTTTTTAATATAGGATCAATAAATGTAGAAATATCATCTTTAGAATAGAGATTAGAAACTTCTTTAATTACTTTTTCGACCGTTATGAATGCATCCAATATATGTTCAAGATTGAAATTATTAACATATTCGAAAACAAGTTTTTTATCTTTCTTAATATAATATTGCAAGTTTTTATTAATATAATCATGTGCTTTAATAATATCTAAAACTCCAGAAAACATGTTCTTAATCTTATATCCATTTCTACCATTGAATTTATTAAATATTTGTTTCATATGATCACTCGATAGTTTTTTAATAGGACTCCATTTCAGAAATGGCTTTATATTTACAAGTTTATTAATAAAAATAATACACATTATTGTGTAAGAACAATTCAACATTGTTACGGAAAATTCTGATCTTGTAACAATTGCATTAATTGCACATTGATTTTGTTTATCATAATCAGTTGTTTCAAGTGATAATGCATATAAAGTTCTCATATGGAAATCTTTAATTGCGCGCTCACTAAATTTATTTATTAATATTAGTGCATAACTATAAAGATCGCTCATTAATTCAATATCATCGTGCAAATTATGATTAAATTTTGATTTTTCATATTTGTTATTATAAAATGATTCTGCTAAAATTAGCTGTACTCGATAGTGCAAAAAGCTTTGAATATTTATATTCCTTCCATCAATTTGATCTATAATTTCATAAGAATTTGAAATCATTTCTTTATTTAGTGCATTATTAAATTTACTTATCGCCTGCTGAAATGACAATTCAGCTTTATCAATAATACCCGATTGAGTAAAAGGTTTAATTCCACTAAGAAATGAGTAAACTTCATACTTATAATTTATATTAGAATTAATAGACAATTTAGCGAATAGTTTTAATCCAGTGGATATTTCATAAGAAATTTTAATAAAAAATTTCTTATTTTCATTATCAGAATATTCAATAAAATTCATTGCAAGTGCATTAAGCTTATCATGATCAATGTCAAAAATATATATCTCTGGATTTTCCGGCATATCAATTTCACATTTATAAATTTTATCATAATTATTATATAAGTTAAACATATCCATTTGTCGAATATGCATATATATATTACTTAATTCTATACTATCTTCATGATTTTTTGAAACTGGATAATACTGATATGATGTCATTATGTAATATTGCATCAATATTGCCATCAGTCTGCATTAGCATTTCATAATGTTCTGCAAGCATAAAGCTTTCACTTAAGTTCATTGAACACATTAATATAGAACATTTCTTATATTCGATATATTGTAAATATTTAATTTTATTATTTGGCGATATTAATTTAAATTCATTTAATATAAATTCGTTTATTACATGAGACATCACAAGATTTCGTAGTGATTTTATCAACGATTTTCTTAATCTCAATGCTAGTGATATTTTAACAGGAGTTTGATTAAGAGTAATCGGTACCATTATTTTATTATTAAAAATAATAGATTTTAATGAATTGTAATCACGAATAGGATCTAGCATTCTATTGTATAGAATACACGGATCATCATTTTTATTTTTTACGATGTCCATTGTATTGATATGATTGCTCATGTTGTGCAATGGAATGTGTGCTGAGATTGTGCGAGAGAATGTGTGATGAGATGCGCAAACGTTTCGGTTTTATGGAGGCTGTAAAAAATAGCAATAATTATAGCCATGTCAAGCAGACTAGAAATCAATTTTTTACATACTCATAAAATAACTTACCATTTGATGATAATCCTGGCCACCTGGATAACTTTCTTTAGAGGGCATACATAATAGTTCTCCATGTATCCACCTTAGACGTCTTAGTTTTCTCATTCTAATCTTTCTAAGGCAATATCTACCGAAGTTTTTTAAGATTTTGTAATAATTAATTACTTGTTTATATGTATATTCTTTATCATTAATCCACCATTCATCGCCATCAACTGCATTTTCAATGGCAGGTAACCCCCCGAGACGATGCAATTTTCCATTTGCATTATACCATTCTTTTTTACCATTATCATTTCTCTTAATTTTATGAAACATCGTGTTAGTATTGTACTGCTTGTGTATTATTAATTATATCTTAAATTTGTAATTATATAACATAACAATCAATTTTTCAGATTAATTATATTAAATTTTATTAGTTTTATCAGTTTTAATAGTACCAGCAATAAAAGTAGGCTTACCATTAAGTCTAAATGGCCTACCATTTTGAAACCATACACATGTACCATCCGCCTTAATTACTGCAGGTAGATCATTATCTCTATGACATTTACCTTTTTTGAACCATATCTTTGTTCCATCAGTAAATACACGCGCAGGCTTATCATTCTCGCGATGCAATAATCCTCTCTTTCTCCACTCAATAGATTCTTTACCTAAATCGATCATTGCTGGGAGATCACCATCTCTATGCATGTTACCATTAGCATCTCTCCATTCTAATCTACCATTTGGCAAAATAATAGTTGGATTATGATTATCAAATAATAGTTTACCATGTTCAAACCATACACATTGTCCATTTTTACGGACACCCGCTGGCCTATAATTATCACGATGGAGCTTTCCATTCTTATACCATTTTCTACAACAGCAAGGACAACTAATTGCTGGCTGATCTCCATCTCTGTGTAATTTACCATTCTTATACCATTCTCGGCGCCCCTCAACTGGAGATATTATTGCAGGCTCATCTCCATCTCTATGCAAACTATCGCGAATATACCATCGCATCTCACCATTATTATAAATAATTGCAGGCTTATCATTTTCTCTATGAATCATACCATTATGCATCCATGTTTTATCACCTGTACTTGTAATAGTTGTTGGATTAGCATCATCAAATAATAATTTACCATTCTTGTACCACATTCGTAAGCCATCTTTGCATACAATTGCTGGTTTCTCTCCATCTCTGTGAATTAATCCATTTTGATACCAAAACCTCGCCCCAGTATTTTGTACGATGGCAGGTAGATCATTGTCGCGATGCCTTTTTCCATGCACAAACCATTCTCTTGTTCCGTTATCATGGATTACGGCAGGCAGACGTTTGTTTTCTTGATGTAATAATCCTTTCTCATCATGCCATTCTGTTTTCCCATTGGCATAAGTAAATGGAGGAGGCATAAGGCTCATGATTGTGTTAATACTTTTGTTATAAGATATTGTGATACTTAATAGAATAATCGTGATTATAGAAATGCTTTCAATCTTTTTCAACAGTATTATTACTGAATCTTTCACAAGCTTTTCGATAATCATCCCCTCCTGGAAAAATACCAGATGGTGGTAGATATGTTATAGCTGAACACAACCTTTTTTTTGTTACTAATTTATACAATTTAAGACGCAGTACAGCATATTTCATGAATCGTAATATTTTACGACCTGTTAATACTAATTCTTCAAATGATATCCTTTTATTATTTTTAAAATAGTGCTCATATCCATTTATTAATACTACTTGATTAACATAAGTCGGATACGCAATATAGGCTGGTCTTATTCCATCTCTATGAATTTTACCATTCTGCATCCAAATAGTATAATTATTATTTATAATTGCGGGTAAATCTCCATCACGATGTTTTTGACCCTCTTTAGTCCAAAACTTTGTTTTAGATGATCGATCAAATGATGAAAAATGATCATCATCCTGATTTATTATTCCATTAATCCACCATTCTTTGTCACCATTTTTTCTAATAATAGCAGGGCCATCATCATCTCGATGCCGAACACCCATTTTAAACCATTCCTCTCCATAAATAGAAACAGATGCTGGTAGATTATTTTCTCGATGTAACAATCCATTACAATACCATTTTTTAGTATTATGATTGATTAATGCCGGTTTATCTCCATCTCTATGTAAATCGCCATTTTGATGCCACTCGCATTGTCCGCTATCTTCTACAATTGATGGCTTATCATCAAAACTATGAAAATGACCATCGTCATTTATTGTTTCGATTCTACCACCTGCATTTGATAATGTTATGAAAGGTTTTTTGCATGGAGTCCATTTTCCATTGATGTATCTAACATACTCCGTTTTTGCCATTTTGTGATTATTTAAAGTTAATCTTCTCAATTAAATATTCTTTAATATATGGCTAATGCTAGAGATTTTCTTATCAATTTTTTCAATGAAAAAATTGATCTTATTAACTGTTTAAAAAGCTTTATTGTAGTAATATTAAGAAATCAATTTCTCATACAAGTACAAGCACACAATGAGTTTTCGCAATTTAGCAGAGATGATAGCCCATTACACTACTAAGCGCATCGAGATGACTCCTGCTGGCCATAAGGGGGATGAGATGCGTCATGTCGCTACCTTAGTTGAAGGATATAAATGGCGTATCAAAGGTAGCAGCAGTAGGTATGAATAATAATTTCCGGCACGCAGAGGTCGATGTAATAAAGAAGTATAAGAAATGTGCTATAAATAATAAGAATGGTAATAGAAAACTACGATTAATTGTATGGAGAATTGCCCCAGATGGCACTGTTTCTAATTCTAAACCATGCTGGTCATGTATTTGCGCAATGAATAAATCACAGTTGCCATTGCATGAAATTATGTATAGTGAGAAAATTGCATTAAGAACTCATTTAGTGAGATCATCTATTAATGCTCTATTAACTGACAAGAATCCTCATATTGGGCGATGGGTGAATCAAAAGCGGCGTAATAAATAAGATGATTTTTAAATTAAGTAATATTTGTTACTTATTTTGTATTAAAACTTGAACAATATATTAATAAAAAAATTGAATTTATTAACTGTTTAGAAAGCTTTATTGTATTAATATTAAGGAATAAATTCCACACACATTAGCACAAGCACAACCAAAACAACACCATGAGCTTTCGCAATTTAGCAGAGATGATAGACTACTACACTAATAAGCGCATCAAGATGACTCCTAATAACCATAAAGTAGATGTTATGCGTCACGTCGCTACCTTGGTTGAAGGTTACAAATGGCGTATTGAAGGTAGTTGCCACAGGTATGAATAATAATTCTCGGCATGCCGAGGTCGATGTAATTAAGAAGTATAAGAAATGTGCTATTAATAATAAAAATGGCAATAGAAAACTAAGATTAATTGTATGGCGAATTGCAGCGGATGGTACTATTTCTAATTCTAAACCATGCTGGTCATGTATTTGTGCAATGAATAAATCACAGTTGCAATTACATGAAATCATGTATAGTGAGAAAATTGCATCAAGAACTCATTTAGTGAGAACATCAATTAATGCACTATTAACTGATAAGAGTCCTCATATTGGACGATATTGACATCAAAAAATGCAATTAATATGATTAAAAACAACATTCTTAATAGAGTTTATTAAGAATTTCTTATAAAAATTGATACCATAATTGACCTAATTAAGTAGACATTATCTTAATAGTACATAGCAGCCAACAGATAACTACAATGAATCGCCAAGCAAATGACAGTGAGGAGGTAGATTATACTCATCATCGCCCAGGAGTTAGTCTTATTGATCGTACTGATCTAAGATGTCCTCCTAGAAAAGATCCACAAGAGAATAATGGTAACTGGGATCCTTTATCAGCAATGAAGGATCAAATAAATCAATTAATGAAAGACTCAAATATGTTCAATCAGCATATTTCTCTGCTAAATGGTCGCATCAATAAACTTGAGCAGAAATTGAGTTCGCAACAAGTTATCACCAATGATGTAATTGTAAAGAAGAATAGTAGTTCATCATCCTCCTCATCATCAAGTGCAAGTGATCGTTCTCGTCACAATTCAAGAAGAAGGAAAGAGCGGGATGCTAGAAATAAAATACTTAATAGTAGTTCATCAAATAATTCAGAATCAGATAAAAAGAAATCCTCTAAGAATAATGATACTGGTTCAGAGTCAGAATCTGAGCATGATAAGAAGAAATCAAAAGATAAAAAATCCTCTAAGAATGATGATTCAGAATCTGAACCTGGATCTGATAAGAAGAAGTCAAAAGGTAAGAAGGCTTATGTAAATTCTGATTCAGAATCTGAGGATGATAAGCATAAATCGAAAGATAAGAAATCAAAGGACAATAAAAAAGATAAGAAATTAAAGGATAAGAAGAAAGATAAGAAGGATAATTCTGATGAGAAAAAATCAAAGGATAATAAATCTAGTAAAAAATCTAAGAAGAATAAGAAATAAACAAGGTTGATAATAGCAACATATTATTTTATATATTAATCATATCAAAAAATTGATACCAGTTGCTTTATTAGCAATTAAATAGCATATTAATACACTAAACAATATGAGTGCCATTGAACAGACAAATGATAATGATATTAGTAACAAAGTCCAAAAGTCATCTAGTTATAAAGAAAAATTAACATCTAATTCTAATAATAATTCTAACTTGACAACTGAAGAAATTATTGCTGCTCGAGAGGCGCTAGCAACCGAAAGACGTGCTAATAAGAAAATGCGCCAGATTGAGCGTAATGCAGACAGAGATCGCAAATTTGAATAAATGTACATTTACTCAAATATTATAATTTTCCTCTTTACTTTAATTAGAAATGACCACAAAAGTAAAAGATTGGATAGCTAAGTTTTACAAAAACCATAGTGCGCCTATTCGTCAGATATTTAGTGGTATTGTATGCGACATCTGTGAGAAATCCCTTGATAATGTAGAAGAAGTTTATAATGGAAGCGATATAGGTATGCCGCATTATAATATTTGTTCTCCTTGCAAATTAAATCAAAATGATTTACCAATTCGAAATAAACAATGTGAATATAAAAGTAAATCAGAAAAATGTATTTCATTTGATCTTGGTCAAGGATGGCATTATGATGATAATCGTCAAAGTAATATATGCATGCGTCATTGTACGTCTCTTAATAATACTAAGTACAGATACATCAATAAAAATAATTTAATTAAAATTAATACATCTAAAACATCAACAGTTTATCATGATCCGGAAGGAAAAGGTGCTGGGTTTTCTTGTAACATGGTGCCTCTTACATTGCCAAAATGTATAACAGATGCAAGATATATCCAAGTTGCTGAAAAATGGTTTGGTATTAAAGAACATAATGGCACTATTGCTAACTGCCCTTGGACAGATCTAGTTCAACTTAATGGCATGCGTCTGAATGATTTACAGGATAAGTTTATTGTATATAATCGTCAATTTACAAATATTTGTGAATGGGTACCATTTGATATGATTGAAAATGGATCTTATATGGCTGCTTATGGGGCATATGTTATTGTAAATTGTAATCCAGAATCTGATTATTATCTTAAAATAGCTACTGTGATTTTTGATGAACATTTTAGAGTAGGTGTGGATTTTGTAAATATGACTATACAAAATTATTTAATTTTGCGCGATGAATATAATAAAAATGCACTCACTGCAGAACCTGTACATACTGATATTATTTGCGATGGCTGCAATATGACTCCTATAATTGGAACACGATGGGTATGCCAAGAATGTTCTGAATACGATTTATGTGATGAATGTCATGGAGAAAAATGTCATATGCGTAAAGGTAAAATTCATTTAATGGAAATTGAAAAAGCTCCTGAAATTCTATTCATTGAACATTTGCGCATTGAATTAAAACACGGATTTTATTTTGCTTAATTAATATAAATTTTATAAATAATAAATAAATTATTTATATATTAATATTTAGCGCCTACTGCTTTTGCTTGTTGCAGCTTTCTTTTTCTGCGCAGTTGCTTTCTTAACCTGTTTAGGTCCATTATCCTGATAGGAACTTGATTCGCGCTTCTTAGATGTAGATCTCTTAGACTTCTTATTATCCTCCTCATCAGAATCAGCTACATGTTTCTTAGCTGTTGATTTCTTGATCTGCTTAGGACTGCCCTCCTCATCAAAATCAGCTACATGTTTCTTAGATGTAGATCTCTTAGACTTCTTATTATCCTCCTCATCAGAATCAGCTACATGTTTCTTAGCTGTTGATTTCTTAACTTGCTTAGGACTATCCTCCTCATCAGAACTAGAATTATAATCTGTTCCAGATGATGGTGGGGAAATAGAAAGTTGCTTCATCATATTAGCTAATTTATGAGATTTCTTATTAGAATTACTAGGAGATTTATTAGATTCTAGATTATCTAATCGCTTGCGAGCGTTCCCAAAATTACTTTCAATGACTCCAAAAGCATCATCAAGTTCATTAAACTTTTTAATACATGCATTTAGTCTAGATTCCATAGCGCTATATGGACCAGAGACTGCTGTTAACATTGCTCTAAGCGCAATTACCTCATCATTTAGTTTAGAGATTTTAGTAAGACGATCGCTATTCTCAGTAATACGATCAGTAAATAACTCATTAAGAACATCTTGTTGTTTAGCATGAGCAATTAATAAAGCCTTATAATCATTTTTAGATGTGTTGATAAGTGCCTGTACATTGATATTATATTCTTTGATCTCATTTCGGATTTTATCAGGCATGTTCATGTTAGATTTGACAGTATCTCCTAACACATTAAGCCTATGAGCTAATTCTTTGTGTTGTTGTTCGTTCAGTTGTAATTGAGATGTAATTTTATTAAAATTGCTAGAGTCTGTCTCTGCGATTTTACGCAATCCTGCATCTAAGTTTTTTGTCATAACTGTCACCTGTGAAATTGCATTTTTTGTATGGCCTCTCATTGTAACAAAATCATTGAAATTAGATTCGAGGCGATTATTAGCATCTGTCAGTTTAGTGCAGAGATTATTAAATCTTTTGGCAACCTGTAGTTGAAATTCATCAGGCTTTTTAGATTCCTCATCAATATTAGCTACAGATTGCTGTTTGTTCTCTTGTATAGTCTCAATTAAAGATTTTAAAGCAGTAATTTCAGTTGTATATTTCTGATAGTTAGAATGATTATTATCTAATAGATTCTTAATAGTATCTACAGTATGTTTTTTATCATTAGAGCGTTGTTCTATTAATTTATTATGTTTATCATTTACGATTGTCCTAATATCATTGATTTCATTAATACATAATTCTAATTTTTGTGCAAGTTCAACATTTGAAATACTAGAAACCATGATATTTCCCTGATCAGATGCTTGAGATTTCTTTTCACCAATGTTATCTATTTCAGCTCTAAGAGATGCAATATCACTCTCATATCTTTGCATTCCGGGCTCAATAATACTAATAGCATTAATACACGATTCTAGTTTATTCGTAAGTTCAACATTCAGATCACTGTAAGTTTTAATATTTTCCTCCATAGTTTTCTCAAGTTTTTGATAACTAGCATAAGTGATATTAATTGCCTGGTCAATCTTCTTAAATTTATCAGTTGTTTCCCTATCAGTTTCACATAATATATGATTAAGATCAGATCGCAAGTTATGATTCATATTTCCTGCCCTTTTAATATTATGAAACTCATTTGTAAATGATTCTAATTTTCGCGCAAAATCATTATTCATTAATTGAAATTTTTCCTCAATAGTTTTCTCAAGATTATTATAATTAGCACAAGTAATGCTATAATTTTGATCAATTTTAGCAATTGCATCTTTTGATAATTTATCATTAAGGTCATCATTTAATACATTTTCTTGGTTATTAGTCTGAATATTTTGTTCAAGTTTTTCAGGATTAATAATTTTTACCAATAGATAATATATATTTATTAATAATCTGAATGGAAATGTAATATAATATACTACATTTGAGGAAATATTATTTACATCATCAGATAACTTATTATCCTCTGGTACATTTAATCCATTATCCTCTGGCGCATTTAATTCATTATCCTCTGGCGCATTTAATTCATTATCCTCTGGCGCATTTAATTTATTATCCTCTGGCGCATTTAATTCATTATCCTCTGGCGCATTTAATTCATTATCCTCTGGTACATTTAATTCATTATCCTCTGGCGCATTTAATTTATTATTCTCTGATACAATTGAATCAGTTGTCTCATTACTCATGCTATTTAGATTGTCGTTTGAAATTGAGGTCATGATATATTGAATTTGTGCTGTGTTAATATATTAAACTACCCATTAATTAGTAGAAATTAATCGATCAATTTTTATTGAATTATTAAGCATATCAATGCCTAAAAATTGATGTATAATAAAGAAGCTTAAGTACTAATGATGCTATTATCAGAACTAAGCCATGGGAGGCTGTATATCAAAAAGTGCGACAGATCGTCCATTAGAGCCGATTATTGCCAAAAGCTATCCAATTAACGATTTTGTCTCATTGCCACTAAGTTCAAAATTATATAACTTTCCTAATAAGTTTATATTTTGTCTCAAATCAACTAAATTAGTAAGTATTACTTGCCTTGAACTCTGCATTCCAAATCCAAATAATCTCCAGTATAATGAACTCTTAGATGAATTAGAATATTTTGAAATAAATATTGGACTTAATATTTCAATTAGATATACTGGGAGCGATTTACAACTAATAAGATCAATACAGCCAACTATCATAAAAGATGGCAATCTCGCAGATGTTGGAGAAGTGTATGTAAATATTATTGAATTTCTAGCATTTCCAATTAAAAATATTCCATTTTCTGATTTTTATATTAGATGCAAATGGAAATTATCAATATATAAAACATTTAATGGAAGAGAACCAAGACTTTTAATTAATGGACATTGTGGAATATCACCATATCATAAAATCACTGATGTTGATGTTATTAAGAAAACTAATGATGCTCTTTATAATCTCAAACTATTTATTCCAACTGTTATACTTACAAAAAAAATACAATTAACACTTTGCAATGTTACAAATAATTATATTATTAGACTAAAAACAAATTGTATCGGCCTTGTACTACATGATGAAGGTTATACTGATTTTTTAAAGAAACTTAAATTTATCGCCAATGATACATCGGATGTCTTTTCTAATATTAGTAAATATACAGTTAATAATAAATCTGTTATCCATACATATTATCTTATTCGATTTCGAAAAGGAATAATTACAAAAAATCTTTTTACACCTCAACTTATTTATCATAATGATACTAATAATTGTCCTAGATTAATTGAAATACGTGCATGCAATGATTCTAAAATATGGTATCGGGAGATACTAAATGTTGAATTGAATGTGTTTGCTGGTGGCTGTAGTGTTATAAAAAATTGATATCATTATTTTAACCTATTCAAATTAATATGTTAATAACTAGTTATTTGATTGAATCATGACATCTTTGAAGGAACTTGAAAATGGGATATTTATTGGAAAGCTTAGTAGAGATTTGACAATTGATGTTATTTGCGAAAATAATATTAAAGTAATATTATTAATAGGTGATAGCAGAATTTCTAAAACATTACATTTAGAATTTAAAAATTCTCTAAAATATCCATTAGATATTTCAGATTTAGAATCTATCACTAATCACAGATATTCAAATTCTGATGGATTTAAAATAGATTTTACTCATGCAATTTCTCCTAATGGATTGGATTTATATGAATATTATATTAATGATGCCGAAAGTACAGATACAAAAATATTAAATATTCTACCACACTTTATAATGAAAATCAATGATGCAATCTCAACAAATAAAAAAGTATTAATATGTTGTAAATCTGGCAGTTCATGTTCACCATTTATAATATTAGCTTATCGCATATGGAATGCAAGAAATTCTGAATTTATTAAGTTAAAAGATCATATTGATACTCTCGAAAAGGTATGGCTATTAACTGCTGTAAATGATAGTTTTATTCGTCAATTGGCATGGTTCCAAAAAAAACTTATGGATAAAATGAAATTGTATGGCGAATGTGATTTGAATGATGTTATAAGTAGTGTTAATAATGATCCTATATATCAAAAATTTCTAAAAGAAGTTAAGAGTGTTAATCTTATTATCCCAAATCTCTATATCGGATCTATTTCAAGTTTAGGATGTTATAAAACTTTCCAAGGAACAAATATTCGCTGCATTATGCGCTTAAGAACACCTGGACATGAAGGAATGCCAAATCGCTACCGCTGTGATAATTATCAAAATAATTTATACACTGTATGGGGTAAGAAACATCTCCGCATTAGAGAATTAGTAATTGATATGTTTGATAGCAAATATTTATCAGATGGAGATATTACAAAATGGTTTCCAAGAATTAATCACTTAATTAAACAATATCATAGTAAAAAACAAAGTGTCTTAGTACACTGTGATCTTGGTATTTCTCGGAGTGCTGCTGTAGTTATGGCATATTTAATACATATAGGTTTTAAACATGATCATGTAAATCTATTTGAATTCATGAGATCAAAACGATCAATTATATGTCCTAATACTGGATTTATTCAACAACTTGGAGTAGATAAATGCATTGGTTCTAATGTGGATGAAATGACTAAATATATTAAAGCAAGTTTTGTAACTGAACCAGATAATCAAAATAGTGATAGTGAGGATGAGGATAATGGAGATAGTGAGGATAGTGAGGATAATGAAAATAGTGAGGATAGTGAGGATAATGAAAATAGCGAGGATATTAAAGATAATAAATAAAGTTAAAATACTTAATTTAATACATTGATGCTATTATACTAGTATATAATAGCATAAAGACATTATGGCAGAAATTCAACAAAAACCAGAAATCTTAATAGTTCTCCATATAGGGAATTCAAAAGATTCTATTAATTTAACATATTTTGAAATAATTAGACGTCTAGTAACACGCCATGAGGCAAAATATAATTTTGATCTCCATATTACTGTTTCTGCAATTTTATGGGATAATTTACGAGATCGTATTGGAGAATTTCCAGAATCATGCAAAAAGAAAATACAATCTGTTGAAAATCATGGAGCAGATCTTTATCCATTTTTAGAACTTTTAACATCTGAACAGAATGATAAAGAATATGATCTTATTATAAAATTACATTCAAAAACAGTCCCAGTTTGGTCATTAGAGCTATTACAGCCAATATTAGATATTGATCAACTATTAAAATATTTCGATGAACATAAAAATGCAGGAATTGTTGGGGCTAAATCATGGCTTTTACCAACTTATACATTTATGTTTCCAATGTACGCTTATAAGGTACATAATATTCTTTCTAAAAACTTTTTAATGAATTACAATGATATTTTATCGTCTCAGCCACTAATACTAAAAACAACAATAAATTCTCGAGATATTGATCTCAATAGTTTTGTATGTAATGATATTAAAGAGTTTTATAATAGAACTGCTTTGTGCACAAATAATGATCATAGTAAAAATATTCATAATAATTTATATGCACAGGGGGCATATGATCTCAATAAATTAGGGCCCGATGTTACAAAATTTATTGGAGGTACTATTTTTGCAATGCGGGGTTCATTATTTACAAAATATAAGAAAGAATGTAAAGCTGGATTTAAATATTTAATGGATAATATTATAAAATCTGGAGAAAAAGGTTATGTGAGTGATGCAAATGGTGCACAATTTACATATACGCATGCAACTGAACGCATTGTACAAGTTTTAGCATATCGATTTGGTTATGTAGTAGATGGAATTTCATCGATTCCAGTATCGCTCCAAATCCCAATTATTTCTAAAATAGTAAAAATAAACAAGAGTATGCGTATATTAGTATGCGCAAATTCAATTGATACTAAAGGAAATGATGATTTATTATATAAGACAATAGATGGCTTATTATTTTATGATTATGCAATTACTATTCTGTTAAATAATAAGCCACATGAAAGTGTATATGAGTATTTTAAAACTATTCCTATGGTTGAAATTATTGTACTACAAAAAACTAATAATTCAGTAGATTTGTTTTTAGAATCTTATAATACATGTATTAATATCTTAATTCAGTTACAAGAATGTGATGTTTATATACATGATTTAACATGTACTTATGCAATTTATGCTGCTAAAACTATTTCAGAACAAATGGTTAAACATCGAGTTATTATGAGAGATCCTAAAAATAGTCAAGAACAATTAATAAATATGTATGATTTACAATCTCTAATAACATATGATTTTATCGAATATGTTGATATCTTACTATTTGAGGAAAATGGAATAAGTGAAATCTTTACAAAATGGAATAGACAACAATATAATCCAACAAGAATTAAATTAGATACATATGATAATATTATTAATACAATAGTAAGTTTTTCTGAATTGTCACAATTTCCAGAATCTATAAATTTACCAAGAGGTTGGGAGGGAGTGTCATTATCAAGATTTATTTCATATGGAGCAATCCATCAAGATCTAATTAGAGGTGGTATAATTACTTTACCAGCACTTGCAGAACATTACTATCAATATGGTATCTTGGAAAATAGAACTCCTTGGCGCAAACCAATCTTATGTAAGAAAATTTTATTATTTGTTATTGCAAGTAATGCTGAATGGTTACATTTTAGAATTGCACAAGAATTACAAATACAGTTTAATGTAATTACAGTATTGTTACCAATTGGAGATAACATTGAAAAGGTAGCCATATTGCCATGGGAGAATCCACCAATTGAGATTAGTAATGATGTATTTAATAAAGGGACGTTGGGTGAAAGATATAAAAGTGATTTTAATCTAGCAACAAGCGTAATAAAAATTATTCAACCAGATGCAGTATATTCATCATCAGCATTTGGTTTAAGTTGGATTAATGCTGCAAATATATTAAAAATTCCATCTATTATAAACATTTGCGATAAACATAATGATATTAAGAATATTTATTTATTAGATAAACCAATTTCATTACCAGGAGATATAAGTATTATTTATTTTAATTCTGATGAAACATTATTATATATTACTAAACTAGTTGATGGGTGTCAAGTTATCAGTAATAAAAAAATAGATAGTGCGCAATCACATGCATTTATGATCTTTTCAGATTTTTGCAGATTAACAAATTGTACTTTTCCAATTAGAACAGAATTATTAAAAATTTATCCACATTTTCGATGGGGTTTCACAATTTATGATCATAGAAAAATAATAGATATTGTTTTAGGAAAATCAGGATATTCACATTTAGATGAATACCAGCATAGATTACGAAATGGTCTACTTCTTCCAATGGGAAATTCTTTCTTAGAAACACTTGGAAATCTAATGCCAATTAAATTAACAATGCCTAAATTTTTCCATAATTAAATATTTATTTACATACTCATAAAATAACTTACCATTTTATGGTAATCTTGGCCACCTGGATAACTGCCTTTTAGCGGCATGCATAACAGTTATCCATGAATCCATCTTAGACGTCTTAGTTTTCTCATTCTAATTTTCTTGAGACATTGTCTACCAAATCCTCCAAAGATTTTGTAATAATTACATACTTGATAATATGTATATTGTTTTCCATAAATGTACCATTCTTTACTATCTACATTATCAACTGCATGCAAACCTCCGAGGCGATGCAACTTACCATTTATATACCATGCTTTATAGCCACCTATGTTTTCAAATGCAGGTAAATCATTATCACGATGCAATTTATCATTTATCCACCATTCCTTACCACCACTTGCATATTCAATGGCAGGCAAATCATTATTGCGGTGACGTTTTCCATTTAGCCACCATTCCTTACCACCATTTGCCCATATTTTTGCAGGTAAATCATTATCTCGATCACATTTTCCATTTACATACCAAAATTTACTTCCACATGATAATTCAATGGCAGGTAAATCATTATCTCGATGTAGTTTTCCACTTACATGGCAACTTTTTGCACCATACTTATCAGTTTCCATTGTCATTTTGCTTAGATTTGCAAGAATGTACTTGCCTGACTGTACTTATATTAACTTATTAATACAGTTTAATCAAGTAATATAACAATCAATTTTTACATATTCATAAAATAACTTACCATCTGATGATAATCTTGACCGCCAGGATAACTACCTTTAGGGGGCATGCATAACAATTCTCCATGAATCCATCTTACTCTTCTTAGTTTTCTCATTCTAATTTTCTTCAGACAATATCTACCAAAGTTTTTCAAGATTTGATAATAAGTACATACTTGCTTATAAGTATAATTTTTATTATTGATGTACCAATATTTTATTCCATCAGAATATTCAATAGCAGGTAAACCATTGAGACGATGCTGCTTTCCATCTATTCGCCATTCATTATCTCCATTTGCATATTCGATCGCAGGTAAATCATTATCTCTATGCAATTTTCCATTTATTTGCCATTTATTATCACCATCTGCATATTCGATCGTTGGTAAATCATTATCTCGATGACATTTTCCATTTACATACCATTCTTTATCACCATTTGCATATTCGATAGCAGGTAAATCATTATCTCTATGTAATTTTCCATTTATTTGCCATTTATTATCACCATTTGCATATTCGATAGCAGGTAAATCATTATCTCTATGCAATTTTCCATTTACATACCAATATTTACTACCATTTGCAAATTTAATTGCAGGTAAATTATTATCACGATGCAATTCTCCATTTACATACCATTCTTTGTCACCATTTATAAATACAGCTGCTGGTAAATCATTATCGCGATGTAGTTCCCCTTTTGCATTATACCGTCTTTTATTTCCAAATTTGTCAGTTTCGCATGTCATTTTATTTTGATTCAAAAGGTTTTACTGAGGTGTACTTCTTTCTATTGCTATTAACTTATTATTAATAGCATTTTATTCAAACATAATACATTTCAATTTTTACATACTCATAAAATAATTAACCATTTTATGATAATCCTGACCTCCTGGATAACTACCTTTTACTGGCATGCATAATAGTTCATTGTGAATTTGTCTCACTCTTCTTAGTTTTCTCATTCTAATTTTCTTGAGACAATATCTGCCAAATCTTGTTAAGATTTTGTAATAATTAATTACTTGTTCATATGTATAATGTTTATCATAAATCCACCATTCATTTCCATATATATGTTCAATAGCAGGTAAACCTCTAAGGCGATGACATTTATTATCAACATACCACTGTTTAAATCCATCTGCAAATTCAATTGCTGGTAAATCATTATCTCGATGACGTTTTCCATTTACATACCAACATTTAGTTCCATCTGCGCCTTCAAATGTAGGTAAACCATTATCACGATGTATTTGTCCATTTATCCACCATTCTTTACTTCCATCGATATATTCAATGGCATGTAAATCATTATCACGATGTAATTCTCCATTTTCATTATACCATTCTTTATTGCTTGAGTTATTAATAATATTTGTCATGTTTACTATTTATTGATAACATGACTATTATAATAAACTTGTATATCAATTATTTATAATATTTTAAAGCTGTGCGCAACTTCTACCTTCATTTACTCCATATTTTTTCCAATGCTCGAGTGCGTCCTTTTCAGAGAAATTAGCTTTTTGTAGATCAATATTGTTTTCTAAATATGCTTTAACATTAAATTTTATATTGCATGCAACATCCTTAATTTTCATATTAACCATTTCAGCAGAATCTATAAAATCTTTTAATAATCCAGGATTCTGACTCAGATATAATTTCCAATCATAAGTATTACAATTTCTAGTAAGATAACCTATATTTCTATAATGATCGCATAATTGAGCAGCAGTTGTTAATCCACCTGTAATAAGTTCTTGATACTTAGCAACATATTTCATATGATCAAATGCACTCATAATAGGTTTTTGAATACAAAAATCATTAATGATATTTGTTACTTCGAAATGATTATAAATTGTTGTTCCAGTTAAAATATGATCATAATATTTACTGAGTTTGCCAGAAATAAATCCACCGGTTAATCTAGCAATATCATTACTAATATTTTCAGCTATATTTTCGATAGAGTATTTATTTAGTAAATTAAAGTCATATTGTAATGGTTTATATTGAGTAATATTTTCTAATACATATTTCCAAGTTTCAACAGAGGATTCTTCTTCTAGAATCCCACATCCTAACTGACCATAATATTCCCAACAACTAATATTTGGTTTACATAAAATAACTGGTATATTCAACATAACAGCTTCTGTAACTATTAATGGAGCCATATCTTCCCGAGATGTAATGATCATGTAATCAAATTGTTTGATAATATTATATGGATTTTTAATAGAATCAACTAAGAATATATTATTTAATCCAAATAATGATACTGTAATATCCTTTGCACCAATCCAAATAAAATCGTGATTAGGGAAAAGTCTTGCAATTTCAATAAAGATATCAAAACCTTTACGATGTGATCGAGAACCTACCATACCAATTAGTAATCTATTTGTTCTTTTATAAATAATTAAGGAAACTTCATTTCCATCATTAATAACTGACTTAATATCTAAAGTTTGAAATTCCTTAATTGGAATTTCCCTTGACAGACCCATCATATCATATAATGAATTTGTACATAATAAACTACATGAATAAAAAAGAGATTCTTTACATGGTAAATTGTTAAAGAATTTATCAAATGGGAAAACAAATCCCTTCAATTGTTCATCCATACCAGTTGGCCCTTCATGAACACTATAAATAGTAGGTATGTTAGTACCCATTGCGGCATGATAAAATACATGGGCTGCTGTAGAATTAACATAAACTAAATCTGGCGAAACAATTTTAATAATTTGTCTGGCTAATTCTAAACGTTCTAAGTAATGTAAAAGACCAAATTCATTTTTACGACGCTGAATAATAATTGGGGGATGTTCCCATAAATAAGATGAAATAATCTTATCTCCATTCATTGATAGCATAATAACATTAAAATATTTCTGTAAATGATTTGCAATAAGACACCCAACCTTAGGAGCACCAGTTAAACTTCCTTCATGTAATACAAATAATATTGTTTTTTTGCATATCACTGGTAATCTGTACATAATATGATTATTTTGTATACCAATGCTATAATACTTTGTTGCCGCGCTATTTACATCTCGCACATTTCCTTGTAATATGCCATAAGTTGTATAACGTGCAAAATTCGGAGTATTTTTGTATCTGAATAAATTAAAACTACTTCTGAGATTTAGAACAATTTGTGTATTTAATTTTGGAATAGTCGAAAGTATTGTATCCGAAATTCCATTCTTAGACGATGGCCTAAATCCTCTTAATCTAATAGAAACATTTTTAGTCCATGTGGAAATTGTATTTCGCAAATTATCATTTGGAGCAATACATAAATTAACATAATTCATAAAATCAAAAGCAATTAATCCTCCATTATTAGCAAATTCTATAATTTCCTTTCCATTATCGATTGATTCTGGAATATACATCACTATCGTACGCTTTGCATCATATGCAGCATAAACCAAATTAGAATATTTAATACCCTTTATAAATACTATGACGGGGTTAATTGTTTCAATTTCCTTACGAACTTTGTTTATAAGAACTATTGCTTCATCTGGTGTTACTGGATTATTCAAACTAATTTCTTCAATTCCATCAAATATAATAATTCTAGAATACTTTTGAAATTCAGATTCAAGAGATCCTGTAGCTCCACTAAGTACAGTCACATATTTTCCAGAATTATTTAATTTTATAACTAACTTCAAGATATCTTGTGCACTATCTGTGAGATTCTCAATACATATTAATGCCATTTCTTTACTTTTTTTTGATAAACTTATTGGATTTATTCCAAGATTTACATTTCTAGAGGCCACCCCATTAACAGTATAACCATATTTGTATGCTAAAACTTGAATTATTCTTTCACTTGCATGCGTAAAAGTAAATTTTGTTCCATTATTATCACTTACATATCCTTGTTCTCCATTATTTCGCATACAATCCATAACATAATTAAAAGCTTTAATTTCTTCTTTATATTTTAAAAATAAATCCCCCCTAATTGCAAAAATAGTTCCTGCAATAAAATTCATAAAATTGCACTCATTTATATTAACACATCCTTTTCTAATTTCTCCAGAATTAACAGAGTTGTTTGCATGTTTTTCCAAATCATTTAAATTTTTACAATATGCAAATGCATCATAATTAGAATTCATGTATCGTAATAAATTAAATGGTGTATTTTGATAAACTCTTTCTATTTCTTTTGCATAATTAAATCCTCGTTCATCCCTTGTAAAATTAAATTGTTTATTTAATAATTCATAAATTCCATTAATGTACTCATTATTACCAATAGCATAAAGTGGCATTTGCCATGTTTCTGAACCAATAATACCTGCACCTGGATTAGAATCCATATACCAAAATAAGTAATCGATGTCATAAATTGCAGAGATTAAGTCAATGGACCATGGTGAGATTGTTTTAGAATGGAGCTTGACAACAAGATCATATTTTTGTTCATTTGCAATTAATAACTTTATAAATGGATATAAATCTGCTCCTAGATTCTCTTCCATGTTAATAGTAATACTAATATTTGTTATATTCATTAATTTATTAGAATAATTTTTAACAATCTCTTCATAATCTTTATTATAACTAATATATACATCAATATTGTATTTTGGAGAATACATTAATAACATTTTTTCTAAAATTGCTAAAGATGTTTGATTAATATCATTATTACCATTGCCAATGTGCATGACTATTAGTACTTTTTTCATATTTCCATTGATTTTATTAATTTGCACTAACCTGTCTGCATGATAGTATTGCAATATCTTATTATCAGATAAAAGTGCAATTTTTGGATTATTTAATCGATAACTACTTATATCAAAATCAGGATAGATGTCATAAAAATGAGCCTGGCTTGCTAATCGTTTCTCTGTTTTTCCATGCACAGTCCAATGTCTATTCAGATTATCAGCATCTTTGAATATATGCAGATCTTGGTGAACTTCTCTGTAAAATTTAACATCTAATTGTTTATCTGTCATCTTATACAATAAATCTATAAAATAAGTAATATTTAATAGACATGAATTTATAATAATTTGTTTAAAAGTAGCTAAACAGCTAAGCCTTTAGATATTTACCTATAGTAAATTTATGACTAATTTAGAGCCATCTCATAATCTTACCAAATATTCTGAAATTGCGAAAGATCGTGGGAAAAAGATACATATCAATGATCCTGAAAGAAAATTAAGAAATGAATTAATTTATGCCATTTCTCATAATCCGCGAGAATATATTATGTATCCTTATATTCGAGATCGCATGACATATTCTCAATATATGCAATTATTTACTCATTTTTGTAATTCTGAGTTAATTCCTGAAAATAGCCCTAATAATTCTAATAATCCTGAAACACTATTACAACCATTGCAGTTAAATAGTAATATAATTATCCACGAGTTTTTTAATTTAGAAAATACTAAATATAATTCTTTAATAGATTATTATCAGGAGAGATTAAGAGCAAGATGCAGGCGTCAATGCGGAATCTCCCCTTGGGCAGCTTATAATAATCATAGTCACAATTATCGATGGATATGTAGAAATTTAGATGCTATTGTGAACAAAACAATGACACCTGAATTATTAGCAAATGAATTGCGATTAGTGTACAAGAGGGATTGTGATGCACTGAGTCCAAGCTGTACTCTCTGGATTTTAAACAAATGGTGTCCAGAGAAAGTATTATTCTTTTGTGGGGGGTGGGGAGGATCAATTGTTGCCGCGGCTGCTTATAATAATATCTCAATAAATAAACTTAAGTTAGTAACAGCAATAGATGCTAATTTACAGGTAGTTGAGAATTGGAAAATTATGATTAATGATTTGGATAAAGATGGAAATTATGATCTACATCATAATGCATTTGAGGATGTAGAATTATTAGATAAAATAGGAACTTATGATTTTGCATTTGCATGTCCTCCATATTTTACAAGTGAGATTTATTCAGATGATACAGAACAAAGTTCGCATCGTTATGGCACAGGATTAAAAGAATGGTTAGATGGTTTTCTAAAACCAGTGATACTTAAGGCCTGGAAATCTCTAAGAGTTAATGGTGTTTTAGCTATTATGATAAATGATACATGGCAATTGGATTCTAAAACAAGTGAATATATTCCTGCTAGAATTGTACAATCGGTGCACAATTTTATAAAAACTTTTGGAAATAGCAGTTATGATGGAATTTATGCTTTTCGTCCAGATTCGATAAAGTTATCTTATCAGCCATTGTTTGTCTGGACAAAAACTGAATAATTTATTAAAATTAATTATTAATTTTAATATATTTATAAGATTGTTGATACTAGCATTTTAGAGAAATTAGAAAATTGTAGTATTCCATAACCAATATCTGTTTGACTAGCAGCTGTTAAATATGATGATGGATTAGTCAGACATTTAAATATATATCCTCCGGCAACTGTTCTACTAATTCCTTTTGATACTAGATATGAAAACATACATGCAATCATGCCAGCAATGGCGGGAGTGGCCATTGATGTTCCTGATAATTTTGCATAACCAGTTAGACTGAAAAATGGAGGAACAGTAGATATAATAGATTCGCCAGGAGCAACCATTACTGGACAGGTAATACTTACTTTATCGATCTCATCATCGCCAGATTCAATACAAGAACCATAACTGCTAAATGTACTACGCTTAAATACATTTCCTTGCAATGAAACAGAACCAACACTAAAAGTGTTATTAAAAAAGGCTGGTAATTCAATAGGATTTCCATTTGAGGCAGAATTACCTGCAGCAAATAAGAATATACTACCATATGGCCGCACTGCATCATACATATGTTGTAGTGCATATGCATAATTTTGTAAAGTGGGATCGGTTATAGGTGTTCCTTGAGGAATATCTGAACCAAATGAACAGTTGAAAACATGCGGTAGTGGATATGTATCTGGATCCTCGATATATTTTTGTAGAACTAAATTAACTAATTTGAACATATCCATTAAATCAGCACCGCTACTATTAAATAATTTTAAGAAAGTAAATTGTGCCTTAGTGGCAGATCCAACACTAGTACCACACATTGTTCCCATTGTATGAGTGCCATGCTCACTCACCCATTCTCCATCACCTGTTCTTACTTCAGCATTACCAGTTGTGGTATTAATACCAAACCAATGGCCGATAAATCGAGATTTAAATTCAGGATGACTATTATAAACTCCGTCGTCAATATTTGCTACAATAACTCCGTCGCCATATGATGAGATATCGGTAAAATCATATCTTCCGAGAATTTCTAAACTTGGTAAATTCTTGCTGCTATGTTGCTGTATTTGATTTGCAATTGGAGTTATTATATGCAATCTAAAATTCTCTATAATTCTTCCAATAAAATCATTGGTAAGAGTTACAAGATCTTGCAGTTGATTACTAACAATTATCATTGATTGTTCGAAATATTGGCATGCTAAATTGTTCTTATTTATTTGATCCTGGATAATCTGAGAGATATTTTCCAAATTATTCTTTGTTGGATTAAGTAAAAAAATGTGACTCATTTACTATATTGTATATATCAAATTGAGGTCTGGTTGGATATCACTTGCAGTATTACTATATAAATGTAAATTAAAAAATTTCATTAATAATTACTATCTGGGCATTACAGTTTCCGATATTATGAACATTTAATTGTAATTCTTTTTCACGAATATATAATTGTTTGTATAAAATATCAGTTATTTGATTTTTTAAAGATTTTTCATTTGGAATTGTTAGGACAAAATCTCCATTTGTTTTTGTATGACTCAAAAACATTAATATAGACATATCTTTTAATGCGCAATCTGTCAGATAATCATTAAAGAATGATGGATTCGCAAAATAGATAGCATTTAGTATTAATGCTGTTTCTGATGTTACTTTAATATTTGTCAGGAAATCTATCAAACTAACATGAACTAAACGATTATTTAGAATATAAATATTATTTTCAATAGATTTTTTAATATAACTATTGTTAATGTTATTCCAAAAAATTAAAAAATTATTAACATTTTTAGTATTTCCTAATACAAATGCTACATCGTATGATGTAGTTAAAACCTTATCGCAATATTCAAGTTTATTATTGCAATATTTAGTTTTATTATGATAATTAATGTTAGTTAACACTAATTTATTAATTCGATTATTACTTTGCCAATTATTTATTATATGTCGCAGAGACATAAGTTCATTTCGCTCATATTTAATATGTTTTTGTTCATATTTAAAATTTGATTTGTTTTGTTGTAACTTTTCAATTTCGATTATATCAGAATATGTCGTTGTAATCTTCTGTAAATCTTTATTACTCATTATCTTTTTTGCAATAGCAGGCAACGATGAGCTAGGATTCATGTCTAGGTATGTAAGTTTTCTCTTTGTAGATATTTCTCTATGCAAGGTTGTCAGTTTATAACAAATTTGTTTTACTAATACAGGTTAATTATAAACTTTCCATTTCAATTTTTTACATGAACATATTCTGATACTGGTTCACTTTGATATAAGGCTGTTTTAATTGTTTTCATTGTTTTCAAATAGTACAATTTAATAATTTATATATTTGGATTCATAACTTAAGTTACGAATTTTATATTGTATTTATTATTAATAGTTTATAATAAATTATTTCGTTGTGATATCCTACTTTAATATTGTTTATTATTCAATCTTTTCTAAAAATCACAGAGTATGTACTATTTTCATATAGTTCTTTATTCAATGATGACAGATTACAATCTCTATTATTATGCGTATATCGTAAATTCATGAGTTCATTTCTCTCATATGTAATACGTTTATTTTCGCATTTAGGTTCTTCTGACTCTTTTTTCTGCAATTTCTCATTTGCAATTGTAGGTTGTGTACCTGGATTCATATTTTTCTATGTAAGTAATTGTATACATTTATCTATGCGATATTGGCGCAGTTTATATTAATCATCATTCACAACAACATCTTCTGATATAATTGTATGATCATTATCACCTATATTAGCATTATCATTGTCATCACTAAGATCAAAAATATTCGTATCAATACTACAATCACTTACATCATAAACTTCATTATCAGTATCAGTATCAGTATCACTATCATCATATTCAAGTGGTAGATAATGTACCTCTCCAAGTTTTGCAAGATCGACATAATTTGTATAAGTTCCAGATTCATTCCATACAACCTTTAAAGGTTTTTGATTAAGAGTATTTGTTACGATTCTAAATTCAATATTGTATATTAGACTTGTAAATTGCATGATGAGATTCATTGGCAATCTATTCCATGATCCGGGAGTCCTCATATCTCTGCACATTGCATCATAATTATAATCAATTGTTTTTGATGTTTCACAATCAAAAACTTTACCAACTTCATCTGTTACTGTAAATATATCACGCAATGATACATCCGGCTGATTTGGAAAGATGCCTTTATGCGATCCAAGGGTAAACATCATTTCAGCGAGCCCTGATCTAAATTTGGATGCACTCTCCCCATAACCTAAATATACCATAGAATGATACCAGCAATTACCATCATTCTTGACATCTTTACCAATTCTAAGACCTAGTTTTTTAATATTTATATTGAGATTGCGCGATGTCATCATGATTGATAGATAGTTATATACTTGCTTGTACCACAATTATATAATAATATGAGGCGAATACGCCTTCAGTTTTTTAGAGTTTATTTGTCCTATTGTATTAGTGATTTCTGTACTGAGTTCCATTATTGTTTCCATATTGATACCCAGTATTGTTATTTGTGTAGGGATTATTTGCATAATTACTAGACTCATAATTGTTTTGTCCATTATTATTACTTTGTCCATAATTGCGATAATCATTATTATTGCCTTGGCCATAATTGTTATTTCCATTGTTATTACTTTGACCATAATTGTGCTTACCATTGTTATTGCCTCGACCATAATCGTATTGGCCATTGTTATTTCCTTGATGATTGCTACCACCGCGCTGTTTTTGCTTTTTAGAGTCCTTTGCAGTTACTGTGTATGCATCGCGGTAATCTCTGTTATTATTATTACTTGTGCGATTAGCAGATTGTGAATTTCTTTCATTATTTTTATTATTTGAAATTTCATTTTCATCTTTGCGGTTAAACTTAATATCCGGGTCATTATTTTTCTTCTCAGAAATAACAATCTTTTCAGTTACCATGATAGCATTATTGGTACAGATTTTGCGAATAGAATCACCTACCATTGAAAGACGCATATAAAACTTAACATGATCTTCAATATTTGGTTTATCTCCACTGCAACAACGTCTCTCAAGAGCATCAAAATATTTCATTTGTTCGTCAAATGACAGCCCCGAGATTCCAGCTTCATCCTGAGTTAGATATTGAGATGGATTTTCAAGTTGAGCTTTTAATTGTTTAAGATAAATCTGAATATTACTCTTTGCAATATTTCCAAGCTCAATATATTTCATTTTCTCGCTATTACTCCGAGCATTAATAATATTTGCACCAATATTTTTAAGATTTTCTAGCATTTCATCTGCAGAACCTAGATTCATTCCATTATTAGTATTAATTAATTCAATGTGTTGTACCGGGCTTGCCTGATTATCAGATCGATTATTAATCTGGTTACTAGATTGATTGTCAGATCGATTGATAGATGGATTATTAATATGGTTATCATCTTGCCTGGATGCCATATTATGTTGCTGTGATGATACAACAGATGATTCGATCTGAGATAATGCTGGAGCAGATGGTGTTTTCTGTGCACGATTCTGTTGCTGCATATTTTCATAATTCATCCAATATTCGCTCATAGCCAATCTATTATGATTGCTTAAATTTTGCACAGATGATACAGGATTACCAGACTGCCTCTGGTCAGGTCCCGCGATCACAGTGTTTCCATGTTCATCCTTGCATGTCATAACCGAGATACCGTCAGTTACGCGGTTGTTTTGACTTTGAGATGCATTGTGGCTCATGGTTAATTTATAGATAATAGTAATTAATGTTTATATTAAGAGTATATAATAAGAATTATCGCATCAATTTTTTTGCATATAATATGCTTAATGAGGCTTGCCTTCAGTGACATTTGAACCTTGTCTCTGCTGCATACAGATCTCATCCAGTTCCCCCTGAGTGTAATCATTAGGTTGTTGGTTATTTTGTGACTGATTAGCATTACGCACGATAGCATCATAGTTATTAATCTGTTTTTCATAATTGGAAAATGTATCAATCAATGTCTGTGGCAGTCCTTTCATTGACTGATTAGGTACAGAATTAGAGACAGAATTAATCACTGGATTGGTTACATGAGCAACTACTGGATTAGCACTATTTACTGGCTCAATATAACCAGCTCCTGAATTATAAATTGCATTCAATCTATTTTCAATTTGATGCTTAATTTGTTTTGCTGTTGCTGTTTGTGAAACAATTTTATTAAAAATATCATTATTATTCTCGCGCGGCATATTAATATTCTTAGTTTCTTCTAAAACAGTTGGACTAGTTCCTGCCGAACTATCCTCCATATCTCTGTGATGAATTTTACGAATTTTATCCCACATGGATTTCATTTCATCCAGATTATGGTAATTTACATCATCATACTCGTATACTTTTCCTGTATATGTAACAAAACAAATCGCAGGACAATGTTTCTTAGATCTTAATCTTGTAAATACCTTGATACCTGTTCCATCCATTTCAGTCTTCGCAATATCATGAATCTTAGAATTCCCGCTTGCAAGCAAAATAGGTTTATTATACGTATCAATATACACTATTTTACGCGGCTCGGCTTCATTAGATTTATTATTATCATCATTGCTACTGTCTACTTCTTCAAAATCAAATGTGATAACCATTTTTTCATGGAGTTTCTCCGTCATTCTTTCCATTGCTCTCCTCGAAACTGTGCATTCAATAAGTTCATCTTTAATAAACAGCGTGAAACTACGCTTTCCAGTGATTTTGTGAATGAGTCCGTAAGGCATGTTTGATTAGTATTATAGGTATGTATTTATATGTGTAATGAATTATTAATCGTTTTTAGAAGCAAAGATCGTATCAATTTTTATTGGAAAATTGATATGCCAAACAGCCTCAAAAGCAGAATAAGGCTATAAGAAACAAGATATTATACATTAAAAACATGCCCGAAATCGCTGAGGTTGCTCTTACTGCCGAAATGCTAAATCAGCATGTTGGATATTGGTTATTGGGTTTTGCAGTAATTGGTGGGCGTTATGCTCGCCATAAGCTTCCTGGTATTGATATAGCTTTAAAATATATGCCATGTTGCTTACACAGCGTACATTCACATGGAAAATTCTTATGGATGGAGTTTTCGGAACTATTTACCCCAATAACAGATACTCTCCTTGATCAACGTTTATATTTACTTAATACATTGGGACTCGAGGGGAGATGGTCAAAAACTCAATTACCTCATAGCGGTTTGAAATTTTGGTTTTATGATTATGTATTAAAAAAAATGCACACCATATTTTGGTCGGATCAGAGAAACTTTGGAACAATTGTATTTATGGATGATCCAGTTCCACTTAATCGCAAATTATCACAACTTGCCCCAGATCTTCTCTTTAGTGATCATACGCTGTCATCAATGTGGACTCGCTTTAATAAGGTACTCCACACTAAAAAATGGCCCAATAAGCCAATTGTTGAACTGCTAATGGATCAAAATGCTCTTGTAGCTGGAATCGGAAATTACCTATCAGTAGAGATACTGTATGAGGCGAGACTGGCGCCATCAATCTTAAGTAAATTTATTGACAGAGATACATTCATTGAATTATATACTGCAATGTGCACTGTAGCGGCTGCGGCATATTATGGAAATCATACAAGATATATTAATCATTTTGGAAAATATAAGCCACAGAGAACACCATTGATAGATTATCGTCCTGCGAAAAATATAATATTTAGTTATAAAGTCTATCAGCAGAAAACTGCTGATGGAGGAAAAAAGGTTGTTGGGGATCGTATTCTTTCTACCAGAGATAGTAAAACATATTGGTGCCCAGAATTACAGAGAGGTCATAAAGATCTTCCTCTTAAGACTTACAAATAGATGAATGTGTTGCAGGCATATTAGTGTCATTTAATTCAGAGTACTCAATAATATCAAAATTATCACCAAGATTTGATGCACTATTTGGATCTTTTTGTTCTACTTGCGCTGAACAAGTACCAGAATTACATGTTTCTTCTACTAATGGAGTCTTCTTGTTAAGAGATTGCACTAGAACTGGTGCAATAGGCATTACTTTACCGGATCCTCCTCCTTCAAGATAACATTTCACATCATATACTCCAACCACCATGATGGCTAAGGCAGCGGTTGGTTGTTTATAATAATAGCATGCAGCCATCAGACCAATATAAATGGCAGTTGCGACAAGTAAATTTGGCTTTTCGCTACATTGTAGAATCATAACTTCTTATAAATAACAATGAGATTCTATTTTTTAGTGGATAATATATCTAATTCATTTATGTATTGTAAAGCATATTCTGAAAGTGCAGCTATACTCTTAGTATCTGTTCCAATTAGTACATCGCGACTAGCAACCATCTTACTATCCCTCCAATTCTCCATAAATATAGTACCAGAATACTTAGTATTAATTGGATTATCTTGTACTTGTAAACTCTGTGTCTCCATCCAAAATCTTAAGATATTATGTTCCTCTATTAGGCTTGGATAAACAGCTAGTACTTGAACAGCAAGGAGTGGAATGTATAAATTGCCCGATATATATCTCAAGGGATGCATTAATCGGAGTGGAGATGTATCATCCTTTAATTTATTTAACGCGTTAATTTGAAATAAAGTGAACATATTAGTATAATCATGATTTTCAATTACATAATTTACACCTTTCTTAACAACAAGCCTATTTTGATATATTAATTGTTTATCAAATGATGTAATTAATACATTACTTAATTCAGTTAATTCAACCAATCCATTAATTAATTTCGCTCCATAAAGTTTATCGAGGATAAATATTTCACTCATTTATTATTTTATAGTAAATAGTGTTTATACTTATTCAACTAATAGTTGAATAATTAAGTAAAATGCCATGATCGGCATATTATTTTATATTAATTGTAAGACACACTGAACCTGGTGCCATTATTACTTGTTTGCACAAGTTTTTTTACTTCTTACCCTTGCCAGTAGCCTTCTTTCCCTTAGCAGGGGCCTTCTTGGTACTGGCTTTCTTAGCAGTTGCCTTCTTAGCAGCAGGCTTCTTAGCGGGAGGACTCTTCGCCTTTCCCTTACCCTTCTTAGGAGCGGGCTTGTCATCATCAGATCCGCTTCCAGCAGCGGATTCGTCATCAGATGCATCCTTCTTGGCCTTGCACTTTCCTTTCTTAGCGGGAGGGGCATCAGACTCATCGCCAGTTCCAGCAGCAGATTCATCATCGCTGTCGGCAGCAGCCTTACCCTTCTTTCCCTTGGCGGCCTTGCCCTTCTTGCCCTTAGCAGGCTTCTCGTCCTCGTCTTCGGATCCAGAACCAGCAGCAGATTCATCATCGCTCTCTGCGGCCTTGCCCTTCTTACCTTTAGCGGCCTTACCCTTCTTGCCCTTGGCAGGCTTCTCATCCTCATCCTCGGATCCAGAACCAGCAGCGGATTCATCATCAGATGCGGGAGGAGATACATCCTTCTTACCCTTCTTGCCACCCTTACCCTTCTTGGCAGGCTTCTCATCCTCATCATCAGATCCAGATACAGCGGCAGATTCATCATCGGATGCATCTTTCTTGGATTTCTTACCTCCCTTCTTTCCCTTCTTGGACTTCTTCTCAGAATCAGAATCGGAATCAATCTCATCGAAAGGCTCCTTGGCGGTATCACTCACCTGAGCATCAGTATCTTCAGCCTCAGAGTCGGATTGCTCCTTCTTGGACTTCTTGGCGTTCGGAGAATTCTTGCGAGCCATTGTGGAAAGTGTTTAGTGTTCTGTTTAGTGTTGTGTTCCCTTTCTTTAGAACAGTTAGTAGCTAAAGACTTTTCGCATCAATTTTTTTGCATATCAATCTAAGGATATCTGGCACCATTATATAGATCCCATGTACTTTATTAGCCTCAATAGGTCTAATTAAATGCAATTAGCCCTATTTTGACTCCCCTTATAGGTGCTGATAAATCCATATATTAGCCTTAATTAGCCTTAATTAGCCTTAATTAGCCTTAATTAGCCTACCTAACCTGCCTAATTAGCCTACCTAACCTGCCTAATTAGCCTACCTAACCTGCCTAATTAGCCTACCTAACCTGCCTAATTAGCCTACCTAACTCGCCTAATTAGCCTATTTAATTGTATCTGGAATCATAAAAATTGATGACTATAAAGTCTTGCTAAGCTTACATAGCTTAATAATGATCACCATTAACGCCATTCTCAGCGTCAAAAATCATGTCCACTAACACCCGCTCGGAAATTTCAACAGTAGAAATACATATGTGCTCGAAAAATCCATGGCATGTGCCTATGGGAGTATGGACCGAAGCCCCCAGTATTATTAAAGAAAGATATGCATTCCGCGAAGATATTATGCAAAGCTTGGCATTAGAAACTCCATCATTTGGAGGAAAACCTAATTTATGGATATTAAGGCTGCAAGATACTACAACTAATGATTTTAAAGTATTGAAAATAATGGTAAGATCGTCTGAATTAGATTTTTATCAATTACTAGGACAATTTCACACAAAGAGTAAATATCTCCTCTATGCAGATTTACTTCATAGGGGAGATGTTTATGATTACATATTAGTACCTTATCATAAATTAACTTTATTCGATTTAGTCATAAAGGAAAAGAAGCTTACATTAGAACGTTCAATGCGGTTTATGGAGCAATTAGCAGAGGCAACAAATATTATAAATATGTGCGGATATGTTCACTGTGATATCAAGCCGGAAAATATACTTGTTAATACAAATGAGGATTCTATTATATTATTTGATTTTGGCTCTGTCGCTGAACTTAAACGTACTGGGGATATTGCTAGAGCAGGATCAGCTCAATATGTTCCTCCTGAATATTATAGTAGCAATACTCCACTTACATATAATTATGATATATGGAGTATTGGTGTAACATTCTTTGTATGTTTATATGGTCAACCGCCTGTTATGATTAAAGATATTCGCGAAAGGAAATTATGTATTTATTGGCCCAGTTTAAGTATTTCGCATCGCCAAGCAAATACTCTTATTACTCAAATGATGAGAATTCAATCAGTGCGGCGAATAACATTACAAATCTTTCTTATTGAATTAAGAAAACAAATAGATGACTATAATATTACAAACTCATCGCAAATAGATGAATCTAATAATTAATATAAAAATATTTAATATTATACAAATATAATATTATAAATTAAATTAATCATTCATTTCTCAAATGCTTTATTGAGAATTTAAATCATCGAAAATATCGAGCATTACATAATAGATTTTACCAGATTTCTTAGTTTGTGTGATAATGTAATTTCTAATTTGTTCAATAAATTCTACATCCTTAGTCTTTGCCTTAGTTAAACAGCGCAGTATTTCAATGATTACATCTAGTTTTCCAAGTGTTAGTTCATGATCAATAAATTTACTAAGATTATCCCGAGTATTACGTTTAAGATCATACATATGAAATTGTAATCTAGTTTTAGCAATTCCTAAATTTCTCTGAAAATCTTTAACAGTTTCAGGATCATCATTTTCAATAATAACACTATCAATACTTTTTAGCAAATTATCTAATAATCCATGATTTGTAAAATCTATCTCTGTTGCTAATTCAATCAAAAGTGTATGATCTCTTTGACGAAACAGATATTGTACCAGCATAGTTTCTAAAACATTTACCTTTCCTTTTAGTAATTTATGTACACATGAAATTGTAGAATCAAGTGTTTGTCTTGTTAAGTTATTTAACAATGTAGTTAGTTGTTGTTCAACTGTTAATTTAGCAGGAGCTTTCATTTTCATACCTGCAGGGGCAGCAATACGAGGTTGATTACGCTTATCAAATGCCTCAAATGCAAAATCATATTTTGGAAATTTATTCTGAAGAGCTGTCAGGGCATCCTCATATAAATTGCAATCTCTGAGCCATAATTTAGGAGTAACTGTAGATCGTCTATTTGTTCTATCATTAACACTAAAATTAACACATACAAAATAGAAACTCATATCAACCTCCTCGCCTCCTGGCATTTTCATTTTATCTTGTAGACAAAATGAAATGAATTCCTCAGTCTGTGCATAAAGTTCAGCCGGTACTGTGCTCAATGGGCCAGTGGTACCAAAAGAACCCCCCTTTTTAACCTGAGGATCCTCCCAAATTGGATTGATGCCAGGTAAGATAATATAACAGTTTACCCATCCAGTTGGGTATTGGGCATCTTTTTTCATACATGCCAGAAGTTCTTCAGATGAAGAGTATAATGCCCCTTTTTTATATGTACTTAATTGCCATTGGTCTGTATTAGGATGTATCCACATACGGAGCTCTTTCTTATTGCTGTTTGATGAAAAAGACATATTTGGTTGGTCTGGTTCACTTAGTTGTTAAAACTTGTGTAGTAATCTATTGTAAAAGCTGGGCGGGGGATGTTTAGCCATCAATTTTTTGAGGCTATTGATTAGCAATAGCATGAGTATACTAGAGGATAAAATATGCGATATTAGTTATAATTCTTATGGAATGCCAATTATTCGCACACCATGGGGAAAAACACCCCTTATTTATGCAGATACAACGGCAAGTGGGATTCCATATCGAGCAATTGATGACTATATTAGGTGTCGAGTATTACCATTTTATGCTAATGTCCATTCAAATGGTTATTCTGGTAAAAAAATGGCACATTTACTTAGCCAAAGTAAAACTGCTATTCGTAAATCTATTGGTGCTAGTAAAGATGATGCCCTTATTTTCACAGGCAGTGGATGTTCATCTGCTGTAGTCCATGCCATTCACGCACTTGATTTACCAACAACAGAACTATCTGGTAATGATCGTCCAGTAGTTATTATTACTGATAGCGAGCATTATTCTAATTTTTTACCATGGAAAGAATTACCAGTCGATTTGATATTATGCCCAACCTTGGCAAATGGACTAATTAATCTTGTTGCTTTAAAACAAATCTTAGATAAATACAAATCTAGAAAAATACGTATTTCAAGTATGACAGCTGCTAGCAATGTTACTGGTATAATTCAGCCAATTAAAGAATTAACTGATATTTTGAAGTCTGCTGGATGGATTGTATGTTTTGATTTTGCATGTAGTGCGCCCTATGTTCCTATCTGTATGCGCCCAGAGAATGGATATAATATTGATTGTTTGTTTATTAGTCCTCATAAATTGGTAGGAGGGGCAGGTTCTCCTGGATTGCTTGTTATTGGAAAGAAGTTTATTAGAAATAATTGTCCAATGTTGCCATCTGGCGGAACAGTTACATTTGCAAGTAGAACAACTCAAATATGGACGTCTGATCGGGAAAAAAGAGAAAGTGGCGGAAGTCCTAATATATTAGGAGAGATTAGATGTGGATTGGCTTTTATATTAAAAGATCGAATGCAACCTATGATTACTAAGAGAGAACATGAACTGGTTACAATTGTTAAGGATCGTTTAAGAACTATTAAAAGAGTTAAATTATTAATAGATTCAAATATACCCCAATTACCTATTTTTCCATTAGTATTTCAACATCTACATTATAATCTTGTTGTTTGTTTATTATCTCAGTTATTTGGTATTCAGAGTAGAGGTGGCACTAGTTGCAATGGATTATCTGCCGAGAAACTATTACATATTAATGGTAATCAAGAACAAGAATTAGTGGAATCAATTGTACGAAATGAGGATACAAGTGATTATGGTTATGGATGGGTTAGAATTAGTTTTCATTTTAGTATGAGTAATACTATAACACAGTACATATTAAACTGTATCGATTTTATTTCACAATATGGTTATAAGTTCAAACGCTATTATCGTTATGATAAGGATTCAAATAACTGGACATGTAGAGCTGGTACTGAGGAACCTTTTGGCGATCTTGATTTTAAGGCTATTCCTCCGCAATGTTTATCAGAAAATGATTTTAATGAATTAATGGCAGAAAAATTATTAAAACGTGCAATGAAACTTGTCACTAAAATTGATAAAATTGCAGCAGCTAAGAAAATATAATAATATTAATAAGCAAAATAATTATTTTGCTTATTTAAGTTCATTTAATCAAGATGTTTAACATTCTCTGTATCAAGAATAGCCTTAACAGGTACATTAACAGCTGTCAGAACAGTAGCAGTCTGATTTACTGTTAATAATGTATTTCTCCAAATGGCCCATAGAACCATTGCAATTGGAATCGTAAATAAAAATCCAAGTACATACAGCATAGAATAAATTGTACATGCTACAAACAATGCAGTCTTCCAATTAAATAGAGATGTTAGAATATTAGGCGCTCCTAGCGGGACTCCAATTTTTGCTTGATCTGTTGAAATTAGACTATTATTAATACTAATACTATGATTATTGTAATTTAATGCAATCCATACAGGATTTCCAATATTTGGTAGAATTAATTGCACGGATAGTTCATTAATCTCAAGATAATATGGATTATCGTATGAATTGATATTAGTTAGATTTCTATAATTAAATAGATAAGTAATAATCTTACCTAATAAGGTGTTTTCATTTGGCGCATTTGAAGAAAAGTAAGGTCCAGTAATTCCAAGAGCTGCCCGATACACCATAATTATTACCATATTCCATTTTCCAGTAGAACACATAATTACATTTGATACATTATGTGTTAAATAATCTTGTGTACTTGCATCAATTGTCCATCCAAGTAGCATAATGAAAATATTCGCAAGAATTCTTGCAACTAGTTTTACTGCCGTGATACTAAATGCAATTGCGAGATCGAAAAAATGGTAATTTGTAATTATCATAAATATATTATTAACGTATTGAATAGTTTTACTCAGATCATACTCAGATGTTGTAAAAACATGTTCAATAGCTGGAGGAGAACTAGATTTCGGCACTGTATCTAATTCTGATGATGTAATTGGGCTAACAACACCAGGCTCAGCCGATGCATTTGTTTCAGTTTCAGTTTCGATTTCGATTTCATTTGACGTCATTTCTGTTATTTATACAATAAACACTATCGTTTAACCAAATTTATAAATTGCGCTTATAATTTGGTTGGCCATAATAATAATATATCATCCACAGTGCAAATACTGGAAATAAAAACCCATATGCAATAGCGGCTGGTATTATTGTAAGTGCAGTCATCGATGACCAGTCTGCAATACTTGTGTTTACAATTGGACTGTTTACATGTTTTTTAGTTAAACACCATGGTGCTGGAAATGCAGATGCAGGGTGCATAGGAATACTATCAGTGATAAGACGAGCCTTACATTCTCTTTCAACATCCTCAAGTGATCTATCTCCAACTATTACTATATCTGTAACACTAAGAGTATGATTTGAAAAATCTAATGTAATTGGTAATATATTAACATTTAGTCCTTTTGCAATGTAATAATATCCAGATTTCCATCTTGGGGTAAGATCGACATCTCCCTCAGGCATTATTATAAAAACAAAGTTACTAAAAGTAGATAATTTCTCAATAACTGCAGGAGTTTGACCATTCTTTGTTTCATCGACTGCAATAAATCCTAATTCGGATAAAATTGGACCAGTAATAGGATCTTTAATCCAAGTATGCCTAATCACATATGTTGATGGAATTCTATAAGCTAATTGGAATAAAATACCAATAATGCTATCCCATTTACTTGTATGCAAACTAATAGCCACAAAACGTGGATTTGTGCACATTATACTTAATGTACGTGCATCTGCTTTCCACCCCATAAGTTGCAAACTGATCTTTGCAAAATATTGGATTAGAATAAGTATAGGTGATATGAATAATAAAGATATCCTTTCAGCTATATTCATAACTCTTTCTAATTAACCTAGCGATATTATCTTAATTAGAAGCATTTTCAGCTAATCTGGCTTTTGATCTTTTCGCGCGCATTCTTCTACGAGCAGCCACAGTTAATTTTTTAGTTACATTGATCTTCTTATTATTTTCTTTAATATCATCATCACTATTATCATCCGAACTTACATCAATTACTTCAAGTTCATTAATCTCATTAGATGCCATAATATATGCAGCAATATCAGATGTGTCAATATCTTCATTTGCCGCCATAATCATAATTTGATCGATATATTGTTTACATATTTGATATAATGCTTGTTCAGTTGGTGCAATATCAATACCTTCTGCAATCTTTGGCATTTTATCATACCAAAATTTACTAAATTGTGAAAATACTACTAATTTATCTTCTTTATTTTTACATTCAGTTAACATGTTTTCTGAATTTGGATATTCTGTATTAAATTCAAGTAATAATAATTTATGAGTATTTTTTGCAATTATGAGATATGCCCCCTCTGCGGAAATTTGTGTAGAATTTGTGTCAGTCATTTTTGATATTGTGTCTTAATGTTTATTATAATAAAAGTTACTGATAATCACGAAAACAATTCCATTTCAATATTTTAAGCTTACTTGTTGATATAAATATCAATTTCCGCAGGAGATGCTTTGTAATAATAGCGAATATCACGATTGATTTTTGCTAAATATTCTTCGCATACACGGATCGTCAAATTACGACGTAATTGTGATAACTTGCAATTATTAGTTTGAAGAAATTTAAGCTCATTATTTAGCCAATTTACTCGAATAGCAATATAACTAGCCGGACAATTTACTGTATCTAATATATGTGCATCATGATGTTTATGCGATTTTAATCTTCCAAGTACATCATATTTAACTATAAACATAAATGCTTGATAGTTATCTTCGCTTACAATATTGATGTTTTGATGAGGAGAAGCCATATCTAAATGGCTCGATTGGGTTGATTTACTTGTATGCGATGCAATGTGTGAGGTATTCTTATAAATGCATTAATAGAATATGGAGAGAATAATCATTTCAATTTTTTGAAATTTATATATTAGTATTTTGTTAATATATTAATTTTTATTAGGATATAGGCTTGCTAGAATAGAACCAGTAACTGTATGGAGATATAATTTCATACAATGTGGCCAGGAGATATTATAAACATATTCTTCACTATCTGGAAATAAACGAGTAGGATTCTTTCTGTCTTCATCAGATAGATAAAATAAATAACATTCAGTTAATTGCCGATTTATGCTACAAAATAATGTTTTATCATCATATCTTCCTTTTCGTGTAAATAGGGTAATGTTTGGATATGGGTATTCGCCACCCTCTTTCCATTTTTTCACTACCTGTATTTCAAGTTGAGTATATCTACAGTTTTTATCAGTTATCAAGAAATCAACTCCATATGGATCTGGGCAATCTTTTATAGTATCTCCAAACACCGCGCGCATGCGCCCCCTTGATATTGTATCCCACATTCCAAGAATCGAACTAAATCTTTTATGCCGTCCAATGGCGCTACTATTATAAGTTTTTTTTGATGATGAGCTACTTTCAGATGTCATGTTTATATAGTTTATAATAGTAGATTTAAAGCTCTATACTATTATCAATAATGCTATAAGTACTTAAAAGTATATATATAATAGATATTAGCCAAGATTAATATGACGTCAGTAAATACATCTACTTCTACAGGTAGTTCTACCGCGCCAGTTACAGTAAGCGAAACTAGTGATGTGACAAGTTCTCTTTTATCACAGATTCAAAATATGGATATGTCGGCACTAGTTTCATCTGAAATTCCTGCAGATACTGTCTCCGAAATTGCTCTTCTCCGCCAACAAATGCAAGATATTTCGGGACGCCTCTCTACTCTACTTTCGCAGGGAAATGCGAATCAGCAGATTCAAAATGGTATGGAATCGAGTATTAGTGGATTAACTACAACACTTCTTGATCTTAATCGAGATTTAGCCGTTCTTACTGAAAGAAATGCTAGGCTTGAGGAGGCATTGGCAATAATTCCTGGTTCAGTGAGCAATGCAATCAATGCTGCTGTAAATGGCACAAATAATGCTTTGCAGGTAAGTTTGGCATCGATGAATGGCCAGATCGGGCAAATCACTCATCGTATTAGTGTTCTAGAAAGTATCAATACTAATAATATTGATAGCCAGCGAGCTCAGCAGGCACAAGCCACTATTGCAAGACAGAGCTCATTTGAACAGGCATCATTTGTGCCTCCAGTTATTGGGGTTGCGCCTGTTGCGACTACAGCAGCAGCTACCGCCGCCGCAAATGTAGCTGCTAGTGCAAATATTAGAGCTACTGGTGCAGCTGCATTCTTAGGAGGAGGTGGAGGTTTTGCTTCTCGGCCTTAAATATAAAAATTAAATAAGAATATTTTAATGATACATTTTCATTAAAAATAAATAGAATTTTAATATACAGTAATTAAATCATTTAATAATTCTAATGCCTCCTTGCAAGTTTTAGTACATGGCATATTAAAATGATATTTTTCATCAGAATATAACTTACTCTCGAATCTACAATTATTAAATGTAACTTGTTGAATTTTAGGAGATGTGTAAAATGATGATAATATCATTGTTTTATAATGAACAAAATTTGTTTCATCAATATAAGTATTTCTATCAGCTTTTTCAAGATAAAAGACACAATCTGTACATATTATATTTATCAAATTTTCTAATTTTGATAAATCCGCAACATCAAATATACAATTAATTATACATAATTTTTCTAAGAATTTTAATGTAGTAAAATCTCGTAAATCGAATACATGATTAGTATTTCGTAGTGTTAATTCCTTAATTCCTATTATTTGTTCTATCATTTTATGAAAATCAAAACTATACTCAGAATCTACCATAATATCTAATTTTTGTAAATTAGATAATTGAGACAGATTATTTATATGAGGAAATTCAAATACATATGTAAATTTTTCAATGCTATTATTTACCGCAGGTCCAAAATATGATAGTTTTGTATCATTGTCATCATCACTCCATGCATTAATGCTATTGTATAAACTTTCACTAGTTGTATGAATCATATATTTCTCCTCAAGAATACGACAATTGTCTAATATTGAGAGTTCTTTTAGAATGCTATTTCGATCAATTATTAAATCTCTTAATTTGTCAATTGAGTGATGAGTATTCTTTAATGTTAATCTTAATAAACTTTTTGGATAAGAAAAGAATAGGATATGTTCTGGATTATGCTGTGTCATAATATAATTTTTGTAAGGATGTATATGATTTTGAGAAATTTCGACAGAATGTATAATCTGTAATTCTTCGAGCAAAATACATTTTTCAATTGATTGATAGATACATTTAACCTTTTCATGAATTATGTTTAAATTAGACGCATAATAATATAGTGGACTGGCAAGTGATACGCGATCACCGTCACATGTGCACTCTGTGCGATTATTAGTAATAGTTAATGATTTCAATCCTCTTAAAATTGAATCTCCTAAAGATTCTAATATAACATTTACGATCCATGGTTCTGATTTAATACTTAATTTATTCAATCTAGATTTATTCCAATTAGCTAAGTTGATAGATTCTTTGATAGCTAATTGTGCAGCTATAAAGTCATTAGGTGATAATCCATTATCAGAATTTCTTTTAATGTCTCCTCGAATACTTCCTAAAGCTCTGCGAAAATATGTAAACTCATCAACACTTTTTCTATTAGATTTAATATTATTTATAGTTATTTCATTAACAAACTGTCTTATGTGTGTAAAAATACCATATTCTGGATGCGGGTACAATAAATCTGATAATGATGCTTCTTGAATAATAATATTTGATTGCGCTGATAGAATCTTCATATTTTTAACCATTGTAACCATACTATGTGATAAGCGAAATAGAATAGTAATCTCTGAAAATGATAAATAATTCAAAACAATTCCCATTGAGTTATAATCTAATTTATGTAAATTAGTTGGTTTACCTCCATTGCCGATTATCGATGAAAGTGCACTCCATCGATTGATTGTGAAATGGATGACATATTGAAATGTTTTGTTTTAATAGTATTAAAAATGCTATTAGGTACAATATATCAATCAATTTTTTACATACTCATAAAATAATTAACCATCTTATGATAATCCTGGCCACCAAGATAACTACCTTTTGCAGGCATACATAATAGTTCTCCATGAATATATCTTAATCTTCTGAGTTTTCTCATTCTAATCTTTCTTAAACAATATCTACCAAATCTTGCTAATGTTTTGTAATAATTAATTACTTGTTCATATGAATAAGATTTATTATAAATATACCACCATTTATTTCCATTTGTATGGATAATGGCAGGCAACCCACCAAGACGATGTAATTTCCCATTTATATGCCATACTGTGTTACCATTTCCAAATACTGCAGTAGGTAAATCATTTTCGCGACGCTGTTCTCCATTTATATACCAAGATTTACCACCATTTGTATATTCAATGGCGGGTAAATCATCATCTCGATGCAGTTTTCCATTCATATTTGTCCAAAATTTAGTGCCATATTTGTCGATTGTGCACATCTTAATTGTTATTTAAGTATTTATTCTATTATATTATTTTACTATTAAAACAATATAACAATCAATTTTTACATACCTCTGTCTAATTAAAAATGTATAAGTTTAATTATACATTTCTCATTTGCCAACATTTTTCTGACATTTTTTCCCATATTGATATTAATTGATAAGAATATTCTTCACCATCATGCACTGTTTCATAAGATGCTTTTTTTAATACTTTTCTTTTTGAAAAAGATAATAATAGCAAATTCATATTTTTAATTCTATTTTCTCCTGACATATCTGATGTAGTTGAGATTTTAATAAGTTCTGCTGTGTTTTCAATAAGATCTTTATTTGATGGAGGTATTGACAAAATATCTACTGTATTGGCAAATTCATGTTGGCTATCTTGCAGCAACGGTGGTAGAGATTGGTTCATTCTTGTATTAGCTAAATGGGGTTTAGTGGCGTATTCTCTATTAAGGATACTTATAAGAATTATGTATCAATTTTTTACATACTCATAAAATAACTGACCATTTTATGATAATCTTGGCCGCCTGGATAACTACCTTTTACTGGCATACATAACAGTTCTCCATGAATCCATCTTACTCTTCTTAGTTTTCTAATTCTGATCTTTCTAAGACAATACCTACCAAAGTTTTTAAAGATTTTGTAATAATTACATACTTTTTCATATGTATATTTTTTATCATTTATATACCAGTGTCTACTATAAACATTTCTTATAGCAGGTAAGCCACCAAGACGATGGCGTTTACCATTTTCATACCATACCTTATAACCAATTACATATTCAATTGCAGGTAAATCATTGTCACGATGATTTTCTCCATTTACCCACCATTCTTTATCTCCATCTGCATATTCAATAGCAGGTAAATCATTTACGCGGTGACGTAGACCATTTACATACCATTCTTTACTCCCGCCAGGATATTCAATTGCGGGCAAATCATTATCGCGATGATACTTTCCATTTACATACCATTCTTTATCGCCACTTTTATATTCAATGGCAGGTAAATCATTATCGCGATGTAATTCTCCACTCGCATTATACCACTCTTTATTTCCATATTCATCAATTTGCATTGTCATTTTTGTTTTTATAAGATGTACTTATTGTATTCTATTAACTTAATCTTATATTAAAACAATCAAAGAATATAATAAACAATTTTTCCCATGAATGCATTTTACTTTCCATCTCTATATTCAATTGTAGGTAAAATGTCAATACGATACAATTGTCCATTCAAATACCAGTATTTATTACCGTTTGCACATTCTAAAGCAGGTAAATCGTTATCTCGGTGCAACCTTCCATTTTTATACCAGGATTTACTACCATTTACATTTTCAATAGCAGGTAATCCATTATTACGATGCAATTTCCCATTTACATACCATTGTTTATTTCCATTTGCATATATAATTGCTGGTAGATCATTCCTGCGATGTAACTTATTATGATAATACCAATATTTACTGCCATCGGCATTTATTATTGCAGGCGAATCACCAATACTATGTTTCAATCCTTTCGTGTACCAAACTTTATCTCCATTGGCATATTCAACTGCCGGTAATATATCTCTATGCAATTTACCATTTTGATACCACTGTTTAGTGCCATTTGCATATTCTACTGCAGGCAATCCACGATTACGGCGTGGCAATCCAAATATATACCATTGTTTATCTCCATTTGCATGCTCTAATGCAGGTAGGCCGCAACCGCGATGTAACTTTCCATTAAGATACCAATATTTACTTCCGTCCATAAGTACTATGGCCGGTAAACCATTGTCACGATGTAACAATCCATATTCGTACCAATATTTATCACCAGATATACACTCAACGGCAGGCAAACCGCCATCGCGGTGCAAATGGCCACTTGCATTAAACCATTGCAAGTCATCTTGGAAATTCATTCTAGCAAACATCTCGTATTTGTTTTGTAATTGTGCTGTAATCATAAATATAATATAATATTAATAACCAAGTATTTCACATTTCAATTTTTTATTTTACATACTCATAAAATAACCTACCATTTTATGATAATCTTGTCCACCTGGAAAGTTTCCTTTTACTGGCATACATAATAGTTCCCCATGAATCCACCTTAGGTGTCTTAATCTTCGCATTCTAATCTTTCTAAGACAAGATCTACTAAATCTTGTTAAGATTTTGTAATAATTAATTACTTGTTCATATGCATAATTTATATCATACATATACCACTGATTAATTCCATTAGCATATTCAATTGCTGGTAATCCACCAAGGCGATGTAGTTTTCCATTTACAAACCAATATTTATCCCCCTCTGCAGTTATTATGGCTGGTAAATCATTATCGCGATGGTAAATATTATTTATACACCATTCTTTACCACCATTTGCTTTTTCAATCACATGTAAATTATTGTCGCGATATAACTTTCCATTTGTATACCAATATTTACTTCCATCTATTCTTTCAACAGCGGGTAAATCATTGTCGCGATGTAAAACTCCATTTGCATTATACCACATTTTGCCACCATCCATGTCATTTATATAAGTCATCTTGTTTAGAATTCAAATTGTATACTATTAACTTACTATCATATTCAATTAATATAACAATCAATTTTTTCACAAATTCATAAAATAACTTACCATCTGATGATAATCCAATCCACCGGGATAATTTCCTTTTATTGGCATACATAATAGTTCTCCATGAATCCATCTAAGTCTCCTTAATCGATTCATTCTTATCTTTTTCAGACAATATCTACCAAATCCTTTTAAGATTTTGTAATAATTACATACTTTCTCATATGTATATTTTTTGCCATAAATATGCCATTCTTTATCACCATTAGCATATTCAACTGCTGGTAAACCACCGAGACGATGCAGTTCACCATTTACATACCACGATTTACTACCATTTGCATTTTCAACAGCAGGTAAATCATTATCGCGATGTAATTCTCCACTTGTATTATACCATGTTTTATTACCATATTTATCAATTTCCACTGTCATTTTTGAATTGAATTTGATAAGATATACTTACTGTATTCTATTAACTTAATTTTATATTAGAACAACCAAACAATATAACAATCAATTTTTTACATACTCATAAAATAACTTACCATCTTATGATAATCCTGGCCGCCTGGATAACTTCCTTTTACTGGCATACATAACAGTTCTCCATGGATTAATTTTACTCTCTTAAGTCTTTTCATTCTTATCTTCCTGAGATAATATCTACCAAATCCTTTTAAGATTTTGTAATAATTACATATCTGTTCATATGTATGATATTTACAATAGATGTACCAATATTTTTGTCCACTTGTATATTCAATTGCACGTAATCCTCCTAAACGATGTAATTTTCCATTTACATACCATTCCTTAGATCCATTGACACAGATAATAGCAGGTAGATCATTTTCGCGATGATGTTTCCCATTTACATACCATCTTTTATATCCACCAATTACAATCGTATGTATTTCAAGTTAAGCTGAGTTTATGTTCTATTATTAATGTATTTAACATATCAATTTTTATAATATTATTAAAATAATAATATATAGTTATAATTATTTATACATTCCAGGCTACAGGAAATCCAATTTGCTTAGGGCCGAGACTAGGAATGCGGTAATTATAGGTATTAAGGTATCGAGGATACCCCCATTCAACAAAGCGGAGATTACTTGTATACAATTCAGAGTCTCCAATCTTTTCTGTTTGGAAAATATGATAACCTGCATTTTTAGCATGGATCATAAGATCTGTAATAATGCATGTAATTGCAATTTGTGAATCACAACCAAATGCTTGTAGAATAATCTGTGCCACTTTAACAATTGGCATATTTGCATTCCAAGGTTCGCGAGGATGCCATTCTTGATCAACCCATGCAACAAAGTCAGTAATTACTCCCTCATGTTCAACAATCCAACAAGTTGCATCAATACACAATAATCTAATTTGTGCATCTGTCCAGGTTCTCCATACATCAAATGTCGCAATTGATTCAAGAAATTCTCTAATATTTGATGCATCCTCAATAGTGGCTCGTCTTAATCCAGTTGCACGAAACTCCTCGCGGAGTTCCATTGTTCTGGTTTTTTCAGAAATACTCTCTTTTGGGTTTACAGGAATTAAAGCAGTTAGAAGTTCTGGGCGAAGTTCTCTAATGCATGTTGACCAGCTGCCAGTTGGGGTTGGCACAATATAATTAGCAGAGAAAATACCAACATCAATTCCTCGATCAATAGCAATTCTCCGTAACTCATTAATTAAATATACTCCCATCTCACGTTTGCGATATAATTCTGCAACATAAAACCACCCAACCTCTAGCATAGTTTTCTCAGCACCCTCAATAATTGCAGTAATTACTCGTCCAATGATTGTACCTACTAATTTATTCGAGGAAGTGCGGCGAATGCCGACCTTAATCGTGTCATGTTCCGCAAGCCATACTGCAATAGTTTTATCAGGACTATGGCATGTATATCTCTCAGTATCAGTATAATAAATTTCTCCAAATTCAGCGACTGTAAAATCATCCCAATGGTAATTAGATACACCATTAGTGTTTTTGAACGATAATCTTTCAGTAGGAGAAATAGCCTTAATTTTTCCATGCTCTGTAACAAATTCTTCAAATCCAGGAACTGGTTGTGTCCCCCAAAATTTATGTTGTACTTTCTTTCCAGCTGCCGGATCAATAATACGCTTAATGCGCCTTTCAGTCTCAGTAAGTTTATATAAAATAGTAAATTTATTCTCAATACTTGATGTTGCTAAAGGTCCAATCTCAGGGATTTGCATTGACGATCCAATAGATGGGTCTGCAACTTGCAAGATTTCATTTTGAGATTGTGATTTAATTGTTGATTGAGGATTCATGGTTACTAATAATCATGAATATTAACAAGAGTTTAAGTCCATATTAAGATTTTACTACTTTTACAGCTGATCGTGGCTGAGGAGCAGATGCATTTTTATTAAATGATGGAGCTGATTGAGGCCCTACATTTGATGATTGGCGATGAGCCCGCGATGTTTCACAGTGCAAATCTTGTTTTTTATTATGTTTTTCATTTTTCGAAGAAACTGAGTTAGATTTTGTCCTATATTCTCGATCAAACGATTTTCTGCCCTCCTTAACAAATCCAGTAAATTCTGCAAAAATATCTTTGCCACTAAGGAGATTTCTTTCACTTATCAAATCTCCCTTTCCTAACAAATCCTCATCTGATGAGGATCTAGAGCTATTATTATTATTTGAACTAGATTCTGTAGATTCCATGCGCTTTCCTTACCTATTTAGGTATAATTATTAGATTTTGTGGATGAAAAAAATTGAGTCTCGTTTAAGAAGTAGCTAATTATGGTTAATAACAAATAAATCAAGAAAAATGTCATGTGCATGGGTTGAGAAATATAGACCTCTATCTCTACATAAAGTTATTATGCCAGATGATACTCGTCAACGCATAAATGAACTTAAAAATTCTCCAAATATGCCACATTTACTATTCTATGGTCCTCCTGGAACTGGGAAAACTAGTACAGTAATGGCAATATGTCGCGAAATGTTTGGTTCTAAACTATCTGAAAGAGTTGTTGAATTAAATGCATCAGATAAGCGCGGAATTAATGTTGTGCGCGGCATCATTAAAATAAAGGCAGCTGCAGCAATTGGTGCAGCCGATCCAAACCATCCTTGTCCGCCATTTCGTATCATCGTTTTAGATGAAGCAGATACAATGACTCTTGATGCACAATCGGCTTTACGCAAAATTATGGAAGATTATAGTTTGACAACTAGATTTATATTAATATGTAATTATACAAATAATATTTCGGAGCCAATCCTTTCAAGATGTCCAGCTATACAATTTAAACCAATTTATCATACAGAAATGGCTAGAAGATTGCAAAAAATTGCAAAAAATGAACTTATCGAATTAACATCAGATGTATTAGATACTATCGTTGAACTTGCAGATGGAGATATGCGTGTAGGAATAACAACGCTGCAAAATACAGTAGCTTTAAAAGAATCAGGTACAAAAGTTACATGCGATTCTGTACTTAATATGGTCGGGGGAATGAAACCAGAACTAGCCAAAAAAATGATTAATTCGATTGATGGAATCCTTAGTGCACATCGTTTAGCAAAAACTATTGAGTATGATGCATTACCAGTACATGTTTTCATGCAGAGTTTATCAGAATCTGTATTAGCAACAGATAAACCATATAGTGAAATGTTATTGAGAATATCTACAGCAGAAGCAGAATTATCTAGAGGAGGTAATGCCTATTTACAATTATTGGCTCTATTTACAAGATATTGGCATGATTATGTAAAAGAAGAAACATCTGTAAAAGATGTTAAAAAATTAAAAAGTCATAAATAATAAACTTATTCTAATTATTATAATAATTTAATTATTATAAAAAATTGATCACGAATAGTAAACTCTTATAAATATCTTATAAATATTACATAAGTAAGTGAATTAAGAATGACCTCAATTATTAATGAAAATGAATCACTATCAATGATGAGTAATCAATCATCATATATTAATACTCCTAATACTCCTATTACTCCTACTACATCTCATGGGCAGCGCCTAGTTGTAATGGTTGGGCGAGCTCGAAGTGGTAAGGATACATGTGCAAATTATCTTAGAGATGTTTGGGGGTATAAGGTTGCGCATTTCGCAGGACCTCTTAAAAAAGGATCAAAGGAATTCTTTGGATTTAATGATGATCAATTAAATGGAGAGAGTAAGATGAGTGAAGATCCATATTGGGGCATTACTCCGCGCATGGCATTTCAATTAATTGGAACTGAACTTATGAGAAATCAGTTTCCAAAACTTGTAATGAATGAACTGCAAAAGTTAAATCCTGGTAAGGAAATTTCCAATCATATTGGTGAAAATTTCTGGATTAAGAGTATCAATATGGATTATCAAAGATTATTACCAAATGAGAAAATGTGCATTGCTGATGGAAGATTTCCCAATGAAACAGCTTTCTCAAAGGAAAGAAATGGTGTTAGTATTCGCATCAATCGTGCTGGCACTGTTAAGATGGATCATGACTCTGAACGGTTTATTGATGAATTAGATGTTGATCATGATATTGATAACAATGAGACTATTGAGAAAATGTTAGAAAAAGTTAGAGATATTTTACATTTATATGATAATGGTGAAAGTGCTGGTATTTATACTCATGATGAATATATTGAAACAGTAATTAAATCTAACAATTCTCAATCTGCTAATAATGAAATTAATAATCAAGAACCTGATATGCAAGTAATTGTACTACTTGGCAATCAAAAACATGCCAATACTACTATAGCATGGTCATTACATGATAAATTAAAATATACTATTATTGATGGCAAGAATGTAAGTGAAAATTTACATAAGGCATATTCTGCAAATCCTAATGGCAGATATGTTGCTATTCTAGGAGATATGCCTTATATTGAATCACAAACAACTCCAACAACATTAATTGAAGTAAGATCGCCGATGGCAAGAGCTAGATATTTAGCACATCATTACGTAGATAATGAAAGCCCAAGTAGTTCTGCTGAATGGATATTAGATATGATTACCGATTGTATCGATTTAGATGATGATTAAATAATAAAAATTGATTACAATATATGAAATGGCTTTAGTTTAAAAATCTTATAACAAGATAAGATAATTATAATAATGACATCAGTTTACAGAACAAGAAAGCATTTAATCCATATTTCCAGGAAATATAAAATAGATTTATATAATTACATAATTAAGAGAATTATTAAAAAAGCATACTGTGATGTTAAAGAAGAAGGAAATGGTATATGTGATAATAATGATAAAGAAGATGAAATAGGAGAAGATAGTATGTGTGACGATTTACCAATTTTTTCTCCTGAATTAAAGCGCGGCATCGGTTATTATGCAAAATAACATTTTATAGAATTTAATAATTCTATAAATATAAAAATTTATTTATCTACATAAATACTATTTCGCATAATATATTCTCCTATATTTTCATTTGGATTTGCAATTAAAATTTCTCCAATAGTTTCAATATTAGTCTCTTCGGCATAATCAGTATATCCAGTTGCAAGTTCTAATGGACTTTGAACTATAATAGGTGCAAATTGTTTATTGGTATGACGCTGAGGACAAATATATGTTCCGTGGTCAGGACTATATCGCACATGAAAATTATATTTACTTGTAATCCTTGCACCGCAACAATAACAAAAATAGCAACCACAACTACATTGCATATGATCACAACCAATATCTTTGAACCATGCAGTTGAACAATCTGGACATCGCTGGATATCTTTTAATGCATCCCCTTTAATATTACATTCTCCAACATGATCCTCCTTACATGTTTGACACCAGTGCTGAGAACATGATGGGCATATAACAATCTTTACAGAGGAATCATCTAGAACAAAACCTTTATTGGCAATGCAGGTTGTTTTAGGGCAATATGCTACTTTACCAGCTTTTTCCTTTGCACAAAACCATAATTTTTGAAATAAATCATCAATTTCTTTATTCTTCCCAATTGCAAGTTTAATATTTGCAAGACCAATCCAACAATTACAAATCTGTTTTGCTCCAAGAGGAGCCCCGCACTTAATTAGTACTGTTTCATTGTGTAATTTAACACCACCATCCGTACAGCGAGCAGATAACATACTACCCAATGCCTCTGAGGCTAATTGATGTACATGGCGCTTAGTCTTATGTAAAATAAGAGTTTTTGTAATTCCATCATCTTTTCCAAGGCCAGTCAGAGTACATTTTTTAGAACCCATATCTGAACCTCTTTTTCTAGCTCGAGGCATTCTTTGTTGTTATAGTTCCTAGATTTTTTAACTATTGTATATTAAAAGCACCTTATTCCTAAATGATTTGTAACATGCAGATTGCCGCACTTTTTATTAAAATATTATTAGGTGCATTTTTTATTACAATTCTAATGTTAGCTATTGATAATACTGAAAAACTATCTGGTCAAGAATGCATAAGTATACAATATTTGTGTTATCTTATTATGTTATTGGTTTTCTTATATATTAAAACAAAATTAATATATTAAATTACATTTGACGACATTCAGGCTGACCATTAGAACCTGCATGTGCATTGAATTGATGTCCATTAGCCCCATTATTAACTCCATGTTGAGGTGTATTTACTGTATTGCGTACAGTTGCCCACTCAATGCGTTTATGTCCATTCCCATTAGCAATCGGCATATTTAATTCTTTATTATCGCTATAAGCATTTTCTAGTACAATTGCAATTCCTTTCTCTTGTTTAATAGCAGATTTATACGATCCGAGTGCTGATGGCAAGATAATTTCAAATGTAAGTATCCAATCTCCGCTAGTTGGATCAATTTCAGGGATTATATGCGATTGTGTTTCAAAATCATGACATTTTCTAACACCATATCCAGTAATTTTGATAACCTCATTATTGTTAATTGGTTTAGTTTCCCATACTTTATTAGCTGCAGTAGCTGCTAATTCATGATCGGTTGCATATAGTTCAATATTCATATTCAATTTAGAATCGGTAAGATATGACTTGACATGTAGAGGATTTAAATGTAGTGCATGATCTAGGCGAATTTTAATAGTTTGATGAATATCTCCATTTGCCATGATAGTAATACCATTTTGAGTTTTTTTATGATGAATAATCACAATAATTGGAGAACGTTCATCTGGTTCAATTTCATTGCCAACATTTTCAAATATATATTGGTGATTGTCAGGAGTTCCTGCAAAAATAGTAAATGTATGTTTAAATTCCTCTAAACATCGTCCCTGTGCATTACATGCTTTACATGCAGGTACTCCTGATGATTCAATCATCTGTTTTTTTCCTTGACAGCGAGGGCAGGTATTTCTTACCATCATCATACCATTAATAAGTTGATTAACTATACCTTCGCCATTGCAAGTTGTACATTTGACTGTTTTTGCACCAGGATATCCTGATCCCTTACAAGGACGGCATAGTACAATACGCTTACTTTTTTCAGTTACATTTTGATCCTTTAAGATACTAATAGGATCCACATGCATTTCAATAATAACTAAATCCTCTCGTCTATAAGTTTTCTGAGTTGCCTTAGATAATTCCCTCCAATTTTTTCCATGCATGTCATATAATTTACGACTTTGATCATTTGTTAAAACTTCATGTGCCTCATTAATATTCTTAAAAGTTTCAATATTTCCACCACGATCAGGATGGTGTTGTAGACTCATTTTCCGAAATGCTGTCTTGATTTGTTTAGTTGATGCATCATTTTCAACTCCCAAAAGAGTATAATATGATGGTTTTTCAAGATTTGCCATGATTTGTTCTAAGTATTTGTTGTTATTATTTAGACTAAATTATAGTTTGTTTATCATTTTATATCAATTTTTTCGCGGTTATAGTCCGGACATCCATGGCCTAAATTTAATCACAGCTATGTATAAGATGAACTTTATTACTGGTCTAGTTAACGGTGGAAAAACAGCAGTTGGAGGGGTATTTGATGGCAGCAAAACTGCTGTTGGGGGATTATTTAGTGGCAGTAAAATGGCAGCAGAAAGTGTTGTAAGTGGCGGATCTACTGTTGCAGGTGGCTTATATCGCGGAGGCAAAAGTGCATTAGGTGGTCTTGCCAAAGATGGAGGAGCCGTAATTGGAGCTGGCCTTGATGCCGGAGAATACGTGACAGATGGTCTCGTTGACGGAGGATATTATACTGCGCGAACTGCTTTGCACGCGGGACAGAGTATTTCTAATAAAATTACTGGTGCTGGTCAATCATTTGCATCTGAGATTTATGGGGGAGATGATGATGAGTTTGATGCACCGATGCAGCAATCGTGTGGCCAGGTACAAGAGGGAGATGATGTTCAGCAAAGTGAACAAAAATCTAGTGGATCTTGTGTTGGACGAACAGTATGCATTATTGCAGTTGTTGCAATTATTGCATTAGTTGCAACTGGAAAGCATCATGCAGTTATTAAACAAATTCGAGGAGCAGCTGCTCAAGGTATTGATACCATTAGTAGCATTAGCCACCAATTCTAAATAGATAATAAATATTATATATAAATAATATTTGGATATTAAATTAATGATGTGATCTTTTATTATTTACAGTTTTTTTATTTTTGTTTTTCCAATCTAAATAATATGTGCGCAATACACCGACCTTATCACCAGGTGTAGTGAATCCTTGTTTAATTAAATACTTTTTTAATCCTTCGAAATTAGGACGCTTCCAAACCGATGGAGTAGTAGCAGTTTCTAATTCTTCGCGCTTAAATAGTTTACGAGTTTCTAAAAATCGCCGCACCCATATTCTTCCTTTACCTTCACGGATTGCCCATTTGCGGATTGATGGTTCAGTTTTAACTAACTTAAATGCCGAAACTGGACCAATTCCTGGTAATGTTGGGCAGTAATCACAACCCATAAGAATACATAAGTCAATAAACTGATTCATATCGAGTTCTAATTCTTTTAAAACATCTTTTAAAGTTATTATAACTGCGGCATTGCTTTTGCTATCTAATTCTCTAATAAGGCGCGTAGCCCCATATGTGAGCATATCTCCATCATCGCTAACAACTGCATATGCCGGAGACACTGAACTATTTTTAGATGGACGAGTAAATCTAGCACATTCGGGATCAGCCTCTCCTCTCGCCTGAAACCAAGGAATGCCCATTAGATCTAGACATTTTTTAACATCTTTAACCATCCATTTTTCAAATATAAACTGCGCAGCCTCACTAGTAGCTTTATCTCGAATATCACTTCTTCCATCAAGAGTTTCCTTCTTTAGTTCATCACTGTGTCCATCAAATATGTATCTGGGGGAAATCTTTTTACGTGCATAAAATATTGTCTTATTTATAATAGCCATAATGTGTGCTGTAAATTTACCTTTTTTTGTGTTTATTTTAGCACCACTTCCTAAAATAGCGCGTACATATTTATGAATAGTTTGACTGACATCAACAACTACAGGTTTTCCTTGGAGTTCCTCTTGAGATACTATTTTGATTGCTTTTGGGGCATGTTTTTTAATAAATGCATACAAGCCCTTTATTCCCATATTGTTATATTATTTGAATTTAAACATATCTCTTAAGCCTTTTAACAATATTAACTACTACAATTTTTATGAATAATCCATAAAAATATATGATCTCAATTACTTTCGCATTCCATAAAATAATCCACACAATACTACAATAAAAATTAAGGATACTGTATAATTATTGAAACGAGAACTATTGTCAGTGTCAACATCATCTTGGAATCCTTCCACTAATTTAGTAGTACCTTTTGATGTTAAAGTAAGAATGTTTTTAATTCCTTCCTGCATTTGAGAGGACTGTGATTGCACATACATTGAACACTTTTTACTGCTTGGCGAATAATCTTTACACAAAGATGTATTTGTATCTAATCCAGAACAGCATCGCAAAATCTGATCATCAAATAATCGCAATGATACGGCTCCATCTGATGTGGATGGATTCAAGCTACTTTTAAAGGCAGTACAAGATGATGATTGTGGAGAATAAGTGCTACAACCAGTTGTTATACCTGTACAACAGTATAATGGATCGGCGCTTAGGCCATTTGTTGTAGTAGATGATGACATACTTGTATTAGTTTCAGATGACTGTTTCATGGCAGTTGCTGATGGTGATGTCATGATTGTTTTAAGTGTAACTGGTAAGGAAATATTTGTCTTAAGTTGTATAGGAGATGTACTTGTTTTAACTACTACAGGTGTTGTACTACTTTTAAACATACTAGTCCACATTCAGGCCTATTACTTTTCATTTATATTAAAATTTTCAAATAACCATTTTATTAAGAATTAACTATAATACCTTTAAATATGTCAAAATTATGTGTTTTTGATACAAAATTTAAGATTTTATTCTCATGGTCTAAACCTAAAAATTGATTTGAATGTATATTCGTCAAAAGAGAGTGAATTATTAACAACAATATGCCTCCAATCATCATCCCTCTCAATGTGTTCGATAGCTATAAAGAGCTATACAAAGAGGTACCTCTCGAATTCCCTATTTTTATGAAGGGGTTACAGACAGGGAATAATGCTCGTAAACCATTAACATATCAGATGAATCAAAATCGTGCCACAAATAAGCCACCCGAAGTTAGAACGATAGTTCTCGAGCTATTAAATAAAATGACTACTGATAATGTATCCCGAACTATCGATACAATCGCAAAGTTAAAAATTATTACAACACAAGATTTAGAAACAGTATCTGAATATATTTTCAAATTTGCCACGAGCAAACAGGATGCGCGCATGAGTCAAGCTTATGCAAATCTACTAAAAGGTTTACTAACCATCCAAGTGGGTGAGAAAAAACTAGTAGTTCAATTACTAGATCAATGTCAATATGAGTTTCTGGCAGAAATTGAGAAAGAACTTGTTGAGCATAAAGATTTAGCAATTGTCGGAGTTGATTCTGATGCAGATGGGCACTCTAAAGCATTCAAAATCGGTTTAGTACAATTCATTGGAGCACTTTCAGCAAATGGTGTTTTGCGAGAGGATGTTTTCGATATGTCATTAGGAAAACTATTGGCTGTATGTTGCAAAGGTACAGAGAAAGTGGATATTCGTATCGAAACTGCAGTCAGAATGGCAATCTTAGTTAAGGATCGTTATAAGAAAAATAGTAATTCTGAATTAGTTAAAAAGAATATTGAAATGTTTAAAGATATTGCTGAAAAGAGAGTTACCAATGTTGGTGCCAAGGCTAGATTTGCCGTATGCGATTATTTAGAATCGATTGCATAAAAATTCTAGATTTTAATATATTTATTTTAAAATAAATATATATTAATGTTTTTCCTCATTAGCACATCCGCATCTGATGGAGACACATTTGCACGATCGATATATAATTCTGAAAGATTTGTTAATGCTGCGAAAGGCTGGAGAGGTATGTATAAGAGTCCAAAATCATATATATCTTGCCATCCAATGATTGATAGTTTTTTTATATGTGGCACTTTTTCTGCTAAAATTCCTGCATACCTAGTTATTTTAGAGGCATTTAAATCTTCAAAATAAAACCTATCATAATTTTCTGGAATAATTTTAATAGTAAGATGTTCTAAATTTATGAATGATTCTAAATGAGATAACTGAAAATCAGATAAAATAGAAAATGTAAGATGAGTTATATTCTGCAATGTTTTAATGTTCAATTCTAATAATCCTGGAGATATTCTCAAATTCCAGCGAGCAATGTGATTAGTTAATGGCAAAATATGCTCATCATCAAATGAATTATGATAATCTGCATTTCCAATATATTGAGATATATCTGAAACAGCATTTGATGATATTAATGATAAATCCACAAGTTTACAATTTTCGCTGAGTAGAAATGAATTTAATTTAGGTTTTGAAAAATACACATTATTCAGACATAAACTAGATATATTTACAGAATAATCAAAATTAATCACATATTCAGCAGGATGATTAGGATTATTGTTATTACATTTATCTTTTCTATGTTGAATAAGTAATGTATGTAAATTATGACATTTACTAATAGAATTATATAATTCAAATGCACGCTCATAATAAATTTTATCATTTGGTTCGAAATGATAATAAGAATAATACTGATAAATAGGAACATCATCGCGATATCGATCGCCATCGATATACTCTTGATAAACTCTCTCTTTATTTATTTTCGGACCAGAATAAGTACAGAGAGCTTTATGGTACATTGGTTTATAAATTTTAAGAATTTCTAAATTAGATAACATATCCGAATGTAAAGATTCCATAATAATATTTGCAATAAATGGTTCTGCATATAATTTCAAAGATTTTACATTTAGAAATAGATTCATAGATGTGCACCTCATCATTGATTCTGTTAATTTACTTTTAGAAATATTAAAACTAGTACGAGATAATAATTTATTTAATTCAGTTGAACATTCTATTCCATTCGCGAACACAATCCCATTATTAAAATATGCAAATTCATCAATATCCGAACGATTCATTTTAATATCATATAATGTTAAACTATTTATGTATCGAGACAGTAATCCAAATATGCTAAATGATGGATGCGAATAATATATATTACATAATGATATTGATGGAATTTCAAGATTAACAATACTTTTTAATATTGTTACATTATTAAAATTTCTTATACTGCCTTTCGAGACTCTGAAAAGATTTGCAATATCTTTAAATTCTAAATATTTCAATGCAATAGTTAATGCATCATTTGCAAATGCATTCTTTTTAAATATTTCTGTTGAAATATTTGAATTAAGTATATTAGAATTATTAAAGAATGTCCATCTGGAATGTCTTTTATAAAGACGTTGTCTAAGTTCAGCGAGATCCATGATTGTAGAGAGTTTTGAATTTCTTGTAAGAGTTAATACAACTGGCGCAGTAATAGGTAGTATATAAACCTATAACATAGTGATGCAAATATATTATCAATTTTTTACATTATGCTCTGTTTGTTTAATACAAATCAATAAATAATCTGGAAAAACTTTCGTTGCAAATTTACTCATAACTGTAAAAACGCTATAACTGAATGGAAGTGATTGAAAATCAAAATTAATAGGAACTTTAATAAATACATATTTTGTTATTTTTTTATTGAAAATATCAAGTACAAATTCTACAATTGATTTATCCCCGAGATATAACATGAGACCTTTCTTAAATTTGTAATTAGGCCCGCCCCAGGGTGGGTCGATATAAACAAAATCATACTGATCTGCATTATTAATAAAATTAGTAACATCTGCATTAACAACATTTACTTGTTCATCTAAACCAAGTTTCTTGGTATTATTTTTTAAACGCGTGAAAGTAAATTCATCTATTTCGACAGCAGTTATTTTATGTTTCCTAAAAAGTGCTGTCCAACAAAGCGAAAATGATCCGACATGGCCTGTACAATCCAATATATTTAATTTCTTGGATTTGTTTGTAAAGTCTGGATTAATTTTTTCAATAATTTCTATAAGTTTATACACTTGATTCGGAAGATCTGATGAAAATTGTGTAGCTTTAGTGGCCTCTAATTTACTGTAATCAATTGGTGAATTAATATCACTAGTAAATTTTCTATCGAACTTTACAATTTCCTGTATATCAGATTTAGATGATGAATTATTGCTCATTATAAGGCATATGATATAATAAATTTGTAATTTCCAATTATTACCGATAAATTGACTTATAATGCATTTATTATAAGTTTTAGCTATTTTTACATATAATGCGGCTTTTAATGCTAATATTTAGAAAATATAGTAAGTTCAAAAAACTGAACGCATATGGTTCTAAAAGCATGGCTTTCTCATTGTTTATTAAGAAGAATGGAAATGCAGAAACAAATTGAGCCCTTATTCAATAGTCTGGTTAAGGACCAAGAGCTTGAGTTATCGCTATATGAATATCTTGCAAGTTCTGGAAAAACAGTAGGTATTGGATATGGCATTTATCGAAAACTTGTCGCTTATATGGGTAAAATATCTGCAAAGCAGGAATTAGAATTAAAACGTCATACCATATTTGATCTTATCCTTGAATATAATGGAAGTGAGTATCGTTTATCGATTACAGGTATTGATACAATCAATCGTCTACTAAATATGGTATATACACAAAAGAATTATGTGGCGGCACGTGTTCTCCTAAGAAGATTTGCTGATAATCATGCAGAGGATGAGGATAATATTACTTTTATGCAAAAGAGCAGAATTAACAAAATTGATCTTACCAGTTATGCCGGAAGAATCAGAGCATCAAATGAAATTATGGTATCCAGACAAGATGCTAAAAAGATTTCTGAAAAGTTAGATTATACTGCTAGTAAAAGTATCCTCTTTCGCTACAAGCAGAGATTATCTTTAGAAATAAGCGATAGCAATGGTCTGCGGGAGGGATTTGATCTCACTGCAGTTAAACAAGGGATCTACATTTCTGCCATGGAAAATGCTAATGAGAATTATGAAGCGGAACTTGAGTTGATGCGTCATAGTGCTGGTAAAAACAATCCCAAAACATTGGATCATTTTATTAAAACAGCAATGGAAATATTCCAAGTAATTGATAATACAGATATAAATATGACCAGAGAAGCTCAAGATAAGGTCTTGGCGGCGTATCGCAAACTTTCAAATAACATGCGTCCATCTCTCGAAGTACGTAATTCTATCTCAATGCAATTATATCATGCAACAGATGTTATTGCAAATAAGTATGGTGTTCTTGATAAGGCAGAGGGTGAGCGCTATATTGCAATAGTAGATAACAATCATATTTACTTGATTAGTAATAATCTCCATGTAAGAGATGCTGGAATTGATGTTGATTCAGAATGGAATGGTACAATTTTGGATGGGGAGTTTATGTTAGATTCTCGCATGTTCTTAGCATTCGATACACTATTTTATAAGGGTAAGGATGTACGAGATAATCCTAGCTTGAGAGAAAGAATGGCATTAATTGATGAAATTGTGAAAATTATATTACCAGCTGGATGTATTCTTAATAAGAAATCATTTGAATACAAGGGTGATATGGAACTTAGTAAATTAGTTGAATATTATACAAATTATGCAACAGAAAACTATCGCATCATTACTGCCAATATGAAGAATATTCCAAAGAAAGGTGTATTATTTCAGAAGAAGCTCTGTCTTATGTTGTATGGAGTGCATGATAGCGAAATCTTTTGTTACATGAATATCATTCTTACATTATATGATAGTGGACTAGTGCCATATGTCCTTGATGGCCTTATTCTGACACCACTGCAACATAAATATACAAATAAGAGAGCTGAAACAACACTGAGTGAATTAAAATTAAAAGATATTAAGAAAAATTCAATTGATTTCTTTCTGAAATATGTTAGAAATGAAAGTACAAACAAGATTGCAGAGTTGTTTAATAATTGTGATGATAGTGAACTTAAGGGAAAACCTTACAGAATTGCATACCTTTATGTTGGTAATAAACAACGCAGTGGAGAAGAAATGCCAGTTTTATTCATCCCTGAAAAGAAGCTTTATGAGGCTTACCTCTATGTACAAAATGGAGATGTTTACGATATTGAGGGAAACCCAGTTATCGATGGCACAGTAGTAGAAGCATATTATAATAATGATCCTAAACTAAAACCCAATCAGCGATGGACTATCATGAGAACTCGCTGGGATAAAACAGAATCAGTTATGAGATATAAGAGCCGTTATGGTAATAATGAGATGATCGCAAGAAATGTATGGAATAGTATTCAAACACCATTTAAGTTTTCTGATGTCGCCATCCTTGCAAATCGCAAGAGTTTTGACAAACATATGACAGTGCTAAAGGGACATATTACCCCAGACATGGCGATTGAGTTAGCAAAAGAGACAAGTTATTATGCCAAACAGAGTAAACTAATGGAGCAAATGCGTAATTTCCATAACTTTGTGAAAAGTATTATCATGTATCCGTATTTAAATCCCAGATACAATACTCCTCACCGCATGATTGTGTTAGATATTGGATGTGGAAGAGGAGGAGATTTACCTAAGCTATTCTATTCGCGTGTAACTATGGCTGTTGGTATTGATCCTGATTATGAAAATATTAATTCAGTTGTAAGAGGTTGTATTAATACATATAAGCAAATGCGCAGAACGCGCGAGAATGTACCACCGATGTATTTCTTACAGGCAAGTGCAACTGCCCCCTTTAATGCCAAGGCACAGAAGGCAGCATTAGGTACAATGACCCCAGAGAGTATGGCAGGTATCACTAAATTTTTCGAAGGAACTGACAAACAGCCAGCAACCCAATTTGATGCTATTAATTGCCAGTTCGCATTACATTATATGCTTAAGAATGAAGTAGCATTTGGAAACTTTTGTGATAATATTAATCAGACACTTAGACCCGGAGGATGGTTCTTGGCAACTTGTTTTGATGCTGATCTTATTATTGATGCTTTAGGGAAAGAAGGGAAACATATTCTTAATTATACTGATGAGGATGGTTCAAGGAAAATTTTACATGAGATTACTAAGAGATTTGAATTAACAGATGCAGAACAAAAGAGTGCAGTAAAGAATGGTTATGGGCTTGGATGTGCCATTGATATGTATAATGCTAGTTTTATGCATGAAGGAACTGTAGAAACAGAGTATCTTGTAGATAAACGATTTCTTGTGAGAGAATTTGCTAAGAGATGTGGTCTTGAAGTAGTTGATACTGGATTATTCTCGAGTGTATATAAAACAAATCATGAGTTTTTCAAGAAGGTTGCTCCATGGGAAAGCTCAGATCCAACATATTTATTGAAAGTTCGTAAGTTCTACAATCTTGAAAATGAAATTGACCGCCTAAGTTATGAAATTACTCGCCTTAATCGTTATTATGTTTTCAGAAAGACTGGTACCCCTGAGGAACTTGAGGCAATCAAGCAGCAGAAAGTGCTTGTAAAGAAGGCTCCTCTCAAGCAGACAAAAGAGGTTGCATCAGTTGAGGAAGATACTAAGAAACCTAGAAAGCCAACATCTAAGAGTCAGAAAGGTGGTAAGAAGAAACCAGAGACTAGTTCAGATGAGAGTAGCAGTGAAGAAGAAGAGTCTGAAGAGGAAGAAAAGAAAACAAAGAAGGCCTCTCGTGGTTTAACTAAACCGAAAGCAACAAAAGGTAAAAAGACTCATGTCCCTAAGGAAGCTGAAGATGAGGAGATTCGCACTGAGGCTGATGCAAGAGCAAATGGCAATAAAAGTAAAGTAGTAAGTGATAGTGATGATGAAGAAGATGAGGATGATTCAAGTACAGATGATGAGGATATTTCTGAGGAGGATCCAGATATCTAAATATTGATCTAATAAAATGATTATTATAATTATAATAATCATCCATGTGGAAACCTGATAACCACTATATGCAAGTTATACAAGAAGATCCAGAAGAAAAAATATTGTTTCATATAAGAAAAAATTCGTGGGAACAATTTTGTATTAATAATTTTAAAATTATAAAATATAAAATAATTACTCTATATTGGAAATTTATGTCAATAATTCATTTAGAGCGCAAATTTGCAAATCTATCAGAAGATTCATATAATAATCTTATAGCATTTAATAATTTAGTAATTGATGTATCAAAAAAGTTTAATATTAATGCGAGATTCTTTATTTTAGAAATACCTAGAAATGATAAAACAGGAATAGATCGATTTTACCAACTAGCTGAAAAATTAGGCTTGCCTGATCTTGATCCTAAAAATGTAACGCCGCATAGACTCCGACGACTAATAATGGAGGTTGATCAACGATTTTATGAGCATCTCGGACCAATTGGAAATAATGAATGTTCTTTTATGATTGCATTGGATAATATTAATAAGAGTAATTTTAAAAATACTGAATTAAAAAATATTTATTTATATGAAGGATTTAATTATGTTACAAAATTTGTAGATATAGAAAATCAAAAAGAACCTCAATTAGATGATATGGATACAGATTCAATATATTATGGAATTATACAGACTGATAGTAAAATGAGTACATATCTTACAAATGATGAATGGGAAAAGTATAAAACTAGTTCGAAAATAGATTTAACTCGCTGGACTCGTATTGGAAAGGTTACTCCTATCGGGAAATATGTTCCAAAACATTTTGGAAATTGGAAATTATTATCTGGTATTTTAACATTATTTACAATGATAATTGGATGTTTTTATGGAACTTGTTCTGAAACAAGTTTTTATAATTGTAGAATTACTGGTTGGCTTGATATCGTGATATTTATATTTGCATGTATTTCAATTTGTATAAAGATATGCTTAGGCAAGGAACCTGACCTGGTTCCATTAACACTCCCAGATGATGCTAATAACAATCGGCAGAATCCTTAATCTAATAAAAGAATTTGTTATATATTGTTTGAATATACAATAGAATAAGGTGATCGTGAAAAAATGAAAATGATTATTATAATTATTTTATATATAAAAAATTGATATGTTATATTATTCTATTTAATAAATTATAATACATATTAAATTATAATTTAAATCCTCAATAAGATGACTTATAAAATCGATCTGGGTGGAAATAAGAGTTGGTATTTAAATGGCGAATTACATCGTGACGGAGACTTGCCTGCAGTTGTAAGAGCAAATGGTTATAAAGAATGGTGGATAAATGGAATGTTACACCGTGATAATGATTTACCTGCGTTAATAAAAGCCAATGGAGACAAAGAATATTGGATAAATAGAGAACTACATCGTAGCAATGATTTACCAGCCATCGAATTAGCAAATGGAGATAAGAGATGGTATGTAAATGGAAAGAAGCATCGTGACAATTATTTACCAGCAATTGAATATACATATGAGCAAGTATGTAATTATTACCAAATCTTAAAAGGATTTGGTAGATATTGTCTAAGAAAGATCAGAATAAATAGATTAAGAAAACTTAGGCGGATCCATGGAGAATTGTTGTGTATGCCTCCGAAAGGCAGTTATGCCGGTGGACAGGATTATCATCAAATGGTAAGTTATTTTATGAATATGTAAAAAAATTGATATGGTTATATTTGTCAATTATAACTAGAAAACTAAGTGAAGAACATACAAGAACACTTTACCAGCATCAAAATGACAATGTACACTGATTATGCAGATAATAAAGAATGGTATAACGTAAGTGGAAAACTGCATCGTGGCAATGATTTACCTGCCACTGAATATGTAAATGGTGAAAAGAAATGGTACATAAATGGGAAATTACACAGAGACAATTATTTACCTGCTATAGAAAATGTAAATGGTAATAAAGAATGGTTTGTAAATGGAAAATGATTTACCCGCAATGATAAAAGGCAATGGCGATAAAGGTTGGTTTGTAAATGGAGAATGTCATCGCGAAAATGATTTACCTGCAATTATAAAAGGCGGGGGTAAAAAATGGTATAAAAATGGAAAACAACACCGTGATAATGATTTACCTGCCGAAGAATATGTAGATGGAACGAATATATGGTATGTAAATGGAGAATTACATCGTCTTGGCGGTTTTCCTGCTGTTGAAAATGTAAATGGGGATAAACAATGGTATGTAAATGGAAAACTACACCGCGATAATGGTTTACCTGCAGTTGAATTTTCAGATGGTGATAAAAAATGGTGGATTTATGATAAAGATTATACATATGAAGAAGTATGTAATTTTTACAAAATCTTAAAAGGATTTGGTAGATATTGTCTTAGAAAGATCAGAATGAGAAGATTAAGGAGAACAAGATATATTCATGGGGAACTATTATGTATGCCTGTAAAAGGTAGTTATCCAGGTGGCCAGGATTATCATAAAATGGTCAGTTATTTTATGAGTATGTGAAAAATTGATTGTTATAATGTTTTGTTAAATTATAATAAGAGTAAGTTAATAAGTACAACCAAAGTACACTCTCTTTTATCAATAACAATATGACTTATGAAATTGATTCTTTAGGTAATAAAATGTGGTTTAATGCAAATGGAAAACTACATCGCGATAATGGTTTACCTGCGAGAGAATATTCAGATGGAACTAAATGCTGGTATATAAATGGCAAATCGCATCGCGATAATGACTTACCTGCAGTTGAATATGCAAATGGGAGTAAATATTGGTATGTCAATGGAAAACAACATCGCGGAAACGATTTACCTGCAGTTGAATATGCGGGTGGAAATAAGGAATGGTGTGTAAATGGAAAACTACATCGTGATAATGATCTACCTGCTATAGAATATGCAGATGGTGATAAAGAATGGTATGTAAATGATAAACTTCATCGCTTTGGTGGTTTACCCGCTAGAGAATATAAAGATGGAACTAAAGTTTGGTTCATATTTGGTAAATATCGCACATATGAACAAGTAATTAATTATTACAAAATCTTAAAAAACTTTGGTAGGTATTGTTTGAAGAAGATAAGAATGAATCGATTAAGGAGAGTAAGATGGATCCATGGAGAACTATTATGTATGCCAATTAAAGGAAGTTATCCAGGTGGTCAAGATTATCATCAAATGGTAAGTTATTTTATGAGCATGTAAAAAATTGATTGTTATATTAAATTGCGCTAATAATAAATATTGAATACAGTTTGAAAAATTATTCAAGCATAACTTTAGAAACAAAATGACATACTCATATATTAATTTTTTCGGAGATAAAATTTCTCATAATTCCAAAGGACAACTACATACTGGAAATGATGATTCATCGCCAATAATATGGAAAAATGGAAATAAAGGTTGGTATGCAAATGGAAAATATCATCGTCTTGGAGGATTTCCCGCATACGAATATTATGATGGAACTAAACAATGGTACATTTATGGTATAAATTATACATATAAGCAAGTACTTAATTATTACAAAATCTTAGCAAGATTTGGTAGATATTGTCTTAAGAAGATTAGAATGAGACGATTAAGAAAAGTAAGATGGATTCATGGAGAACTATTATGTATGCCAATTAAAGGTAGTTATCTAGGTGGCCAAGATTATCATAAAATGGTAAGTTATTTTATGGGTATGTAAAAGATTGATTGTTATAATGCTTAGTTAAACTATAATAAATAGTAAGTTAATAAGTACATATCATAGTACATCTAAGTACACTCTACCTAATCTCAATAAAATGACAATGCAAACTGACTCGTGTGGAAATAAAACATGGCGCATGAATGGAAAGTTGCACCGTGATAATGATTTACCTGCAATTGAAGATGCATATGGTGATAAATTATGGTATATAAATGGTAAACTGCACAGAGATAATGGTTTACCTGCTGTTGAATATTCAAATGGAAGTAAGGAATGGTGTGTAAATGGTAAGCTACATCGCCTTGGTGGTTTGCCTGCTAGAGAATATGCAAATGGAACTGTTAAAGAATGGTATATTTATAATAAAAAATATACATATTTACAAGTATGTAAACAATACAAAATTCTAAAAGGATTTGGTAGATATTGTTTGAAGAAGATCAGAATGAACAGATTAAGAAAACTTAGGCGGATTCATGGAGAACTGTTATGTATGCCAGTAAAAGGCAGTTATCCAGGTGGCCGGGATTATCACAAGATGGTAAGTTATTTTATGAGTATGTGAAAAAATTGATTGTTATATTGCTTGTTTATAACCAAGTTAAGTTAAGGATTACATAGAACTCTCCTTTAATTCTACACAAGATGAGTGCTAAAACTCGATATTTCGATAACAAAGAAATACCGCCAGATAAAGTTAGATATTGTCTTATGCCAAATCATACAAATAATTCAGCACGTTCAGTTATTACTCCAAAAGTTAAATCTTATAATGGAGACAAAAGATGGTTCAATATAAATGGACAATTGCATCGCGATAATGATTTACCTGCAATTGAAAAAGCAAATGGTGATAAATTCTGGTATGTAAATGGAAAACGTCATCGTGGCAATGATTTACCTGCAGTTGAAAAAGTAAATGGTGATAAAGAATGGCTTGTTAATGGAAAGCATCATCGCGTCAATGATTTACCTGCAGTTGAATATGCGAGTGGAAATAAGGAATGGTGTGTAAATGGGAAACTACATCGTGATAATGATTTACCTGCCATTGAAAATATATTTTGTAAAGAATGGTGTGTAAATGGAAAACAACATCGTCTTGGTGGTTTGCCTGCTGTAGAATGTGCCAATGGATCCAAACGATGGTATATATATGATAAAAATTATACATATAATCAAGTATGTAATTATTACAAAATCTTAGCAAGATTTGGTAGATATTGTTTGAAGAAGATTCGAATTAATCGATTAAAAAGAGTAAAAATGATTCATAGGGAACTGTTATGTATGCCGCCAAAAGGTAGTTATCCTGGCGGTCAGGATTATCATCAGATGGTAAGTTATTTTATGAGTATATGAATTATTCTTAAAAGATTGAACGTGATTTTATATAAGTAATCTAAGCTTTAAGAGTAATATTAATAGATATAACAGGTATAGAAATGAGTTCAGCATACTTATGGAATCGTGGCAATGATAATAGACGCCGGCGCCAATATGGTGGTGAAAGTTTCCGCGAAAAACAGCGTCAGAAAGAGGGTACTAGTTTCCAGAAACGTGCTGTCTTTAGTGCCCAGGACATCCAAAGAATGCGCGATGAGGTCCCAGATGAGCCTCTAGCACCAATTGTACATACCATTCCCCATACTAAAGGTATCTTAGATGTAAATCCTACTATTAAATTCAATCTAGGTCATGTATTTCCAAGATTTGATTGGGGATTTCATCAATGGATCTACCAAGGCAAAGATGCTTTTGGAGATATGTTAAAGATAACTGGTAATAAGCGTACTTATCATGTTATAAATAGATTTGCTCATAGAATTGAAGAAAAACCTGAATTTTCAGTTGAGGCTAAAACAATTGCCTATTTTGGATTAGAAAAAAAGCCTGGTATTATGTCTAGAGCGTTTTATAAAATGTGGGAAATGATTGTCTTATTTGATCTTGTTCCCACAACTGGTAAATTTATAAGTGCACATCTTGCTGAGGCTCCTGGTAGCTTTATTCAAAGTGTTATCTTATATCGTGATAAGTTCGCAAAGTCTACTAAAGGTGATCGTCAGTATGGCATCACTATTCATTCTGAAAAGAGAAGTGTCCCTGAAATGGAACAAAAGTTTACTGAATATTATAAGGATAGATTAGTCATTCATCCAACTGTACCAAGTGATAAGGTTGGAAAGGGAAAGGATAATGGAGATTTAACCGATCCACGCACTATTGCTAATTTCGAAGAGGAAAACCCTGGTATTGCCCAACTTGTTACTGCTGATGGAGGAATGGATTGGAATGATGAGAATTTACAGGAGCAAGAATCATTTATGTTAGTACTTGGACAAATCATTTCCGCATTGCATGCTCAAGCTCCAAAGGGCGCATTTGTAATTAAACTGTATGATACATTCTGTACATTTACTTGGAAAATGTTAATTATGTTATCTGAAGTGTATGATGATGTTAATATTGTAAAACCATTAATGAGCAGGGATAGTAATTCAGAAAGATATGTTGTATGTACTGGATTTCACTTAAGTGATGAGAAGCGTAAGAAGTTGTGCAAGCGCTTAACTGAACAATTAGTAATTTGGAGAGAGAATGGATTAAATGCACAAGATATTTTTACTGAATATGAAATCCCAATTTCACTTTATGCTACAATTAGAGCAGTTAATAATACAATCGTAAATCGTCAATTGGTTTCGATTAATAAGATTATGATCTACCTGAAAGAGAATGATAGATATGGACCAATCTATTATAAATCAATTGAGAGACAAATTGAAAGTTCTGGATTTTGGATTAATACATTCTATCGCGATGATCCATCTACTATTAGAAAATATATGGTTGAAATTCAAGCTAAGTTAGGAGAGAGTGCCGCTATCAATCTTGCAGAGGATGGAAATCAATAGGCTGATATTCAAATAATATATTTATTATATAATAATTATAATAAAATTCATGTAATAATGTGATTCAATATGTAATAATGAGATGTAAAATAATGTTTGTAGAAAGAGATGCAATAAATATTGTAGAAAGTTGTGAATCGCGGATTCATAATTTTTCGAGGATTGTTTTTTTTCTGATATGCATATGTGCCTGCCATGCGGCCATTCTTGCCCTCTTCAATGCAATCTCGGGTGTTTGAACAAGTGCAGGGAGCTTGGCGCGTACCGGGTTTGCAAATAATTGCGCGAGCACCGGATCGATGTCATTGGCAAAAGCAACAGGAGTCGCGGAAAAAATAGGAGTACTAGAAGCACTTGATGCAGCTGAGGCAATTGGGGTGACAGATGCGCTTGGCATAGTAGATGTGATTGGGGTGCTGGGGACAGTCGATGTGTAATAGTTGTGCTCTGGCGATAGTTCAAAGAGAGGCGGCAGTTTTGTGGATTGAATGGATCGAGAGGGGGTAATTGGCGTTCTCATGCCATTGCTGGCCATCATCGTATGATAGGCACTGATGCATGAGATTGTTTCTTGATCCATTTCCAATTTGTCGATGACAGTATTTCTCTTGGGAATACTTGATTGCGGAGACATGATTTGTGAAAAATACGTAATTTTTGCTGAGTTGGTCCAAGATATTGATTTATAACAATTCTCCTATCAGGAAACCAAAATTTCAATTTTTCGCCTATAAATCAATGGATTTAAACAAAAATCCATTATTGTGTTAATAGTCTATAAAGTCAATACACTTAACTATTAATTTATAAATGTTAAAATATCAAATGAAAAATATTAGATCTTTTACATTGAATCATAATACTAACTTACCAAATAGCTTTAGGAAACATTTATTATTGCCAGGTCATCAACAATTAATGATACCTATGCAAAAACAAGTTATGATACAAAAGGCGAAGCCTTTAATGTTAACAAGTCAAAAACAACTAATAGTACCTACACAAAAACAACTAATAGTAGCTGCACAAAAACAACTAATAGTAGCTGCACAAAAACAACTAATAGTACCTGCACAAAAACAACTAATAGTACCTGCACAAAAACAACTAATGTTATCCGGGTCAATATTTATTAATAATAGAAATGAACAAAGACGATCATTATCTACTAGATCGCTATTGCGCGATTATTCAGATAATAATAGTTCAAGTGATGATAGCCGGCCTTCTTTTCTATCTAAATATACAAATTATTATGATGATTATCTTGGAGGAAAGCCGTCCAATAATAATAAGGATATTCCTGCACATTATTATTCGATTGCAATTCTTACTGCAACCATGACATCAATTCCTATTATTCAGTCAATTATTCCAGTTAGCGCCATATCGACATGTACATTATCATTTTTATTCATGGGTTCGATTATATGCGCAGATGATAGTACATGGTTACATATCAAAATTAATAATCCTAAACTTATTGTAAATGTAGCATTAAAAGGAATGATGTTATTTAGCTTATGTGTGCCTTGGTCATATTTAATCTCTTGTTTAATAATTAGATTTGATTCTAAGATTATCTTAATTGCTGCACCAATTGCATTCCTATCTTATTATTGTATGCATAAACTACCATCTAAGTTTTTCAATGATGTTTATTATCTATCTATTAGCTCAGCATTCTGTATTTCTATGATTTCTTATCCATTTGTACAACATATCGGATGGCAATATATTCCATTTGGTATTGTATTATTAAAATGTGGATCAGCTGCTTATTTGAGTGTTTATAATAAATTACAAATCGAGAAGAGAAAATATTCATACACTAAATTCGGTCGCACTGTAGGTATGATGATAATGCCACTATTTCTTATTTCATCAGTAATAGATGGCTGTATTCTAATATCTGATTACAGTTCTTAATTAATATACAAATAAAGATTTATTTATATACATTTAATATTTAATTTACATTGTTCCAGGAGGACCAGCTCCAGGTGCATTATTACCAGTACGATTGATAAAATCAATACGAGCCTGCTCCTTTTGTGCTGGAGATACCTCACTCATTAATTGAGGGGCATTTCTTGCATTGAATGACTGGCCATAATCAAACTCAATACCTCTGGCAGCTTTGCTACTGGAGGCCTTCTGCATTTGGAAAATGGTCGCTAGCATCTCTCCTAACTCCTTCTTACCAGTAGCATCTAGGCCTAGTGCAACCTTTTTTAATAGATTGATGCGATTGCAGAACATGGGCGTCTTATCAAACCTTTCCATGATCTTAACAAGGTATGCAGCCTCTGATTGGGTTCGCAGGGCAACCATTGCATGCTCCTTACTTGCCTTAATTACTGTCTCAATTGCAATCAAAATATCATCGATTGTATAATCTCTCCATCCTTCTTTTCCCTCAGGAACTTCAACATCAACTGAATTTACTCGTTGGGTGGTAGTTTGTGCAGTAGGTTGACTCATGGTTACTTCTACTTATATATGAATATTGGTCTCTAGACCGCATTTATTTTGGAATTGGATAATTATCAACATCTGTAATTTCTTTAAAATTCGCAGGATGTGTTTTTAATAGTGTCTTTAATATATACTCCTCTCTCTGTACAGAGTAGTAGCACTTATCATCATTATAAGTGACTATTGTGTGTCTTGAGCGGTTAAAAATCTTTGGATCTGGGCTAACAACAATGAAATTATTTTGTCCAATAATTATAATATTTGTATCTATTTTCTGACTAAGATTTAGTAATTCTCTCATTGTAAGACTTCTAACTGTATGCTGTGTTTCTAATTCATGGATTAATTCATCATGATCGCATCCTTGATTTTCAGCATCAGTCTTAGTTAATACATAATATAATTGTTTAATAGGATTACTACTTTCAATTGGAGTTGGTACCCATTTTAGTTTAGATCCGAGAATAGGATGATTATCCGATATATATGATTCATCATTTTGATATTCGATAATTGGATTTAATTTATCTAATAATTCATCAACTGTAATAGGACCAGAATAGACTTTCTCATCTTTTTTATTTTTATCCTTTTTGCCTTTTTTATGACTTTTAGCAGATGAGTCATTCTTCTTTCGAGATGACATATTGATGTTCTATTATTGTGCTATTTACACTATAATAGACATGTGTGTTAAGATAAGGTTTCAAATTTTTTAAAGAACTTTATGGCTATATTAATGAGTAAAAAATTGAACTTATAAACTATTAATAATATAGGTTTATAATCTATAGTAGATTACAAATCCACAGATTTATCTGTCAGCAATCATCTCGTTCAAACATGTCATCGTCTACTGGTAGTGTGCCTGTGTGTAAATATGATTCAAAGGAAATGCGCTCTGCACGTATGAGTAATATCTTTATGATTCTATGCGACGAAACATCTAGTTCTGAATATGTTATGGATGAGGTTCTCCTTCAGATTATGAGATTAGTTCGGGAGTATGCAGATTATTACATCAATGAGAAACAACTCAGTGATTCTATTAAATGCAGTATTATTGAATGTATTGGAACTGATGGTATTACATATTCTTTGACTCAAGCAGAAACTATTAAAAATGATATTCTAAACTGTATTCTTGATCCAGAGACTGATACAGGTGCATACTTAGACTCTGAATCTGATTCAGAATTAGATTCAGAGTCAGATATCGTTCCGATGTGTAATGGCGATTCAAAGAAAATGCGTGCCTTACGCGCAGACAAGATTTATGAGATTCTATACAATGAAACATCTGGTACTGAATCTGATATGGATCATGTTCTGTCCGAGATTATGAAATCTGTCAAGGAGTACGCAAATGGAAAAATCGATGAGAAAAGTCTTGGTAATTCTATTGAAACTAGCGCATATGATAGACTTGGATATCATTGGTCTCAAGGAGAATCTATCAGAAATAATATTCTAAAGTGCATTATCGAGTAAGTACTACAACAATGCCTTGCATGGTTAATTTATAGGATTAATTTATATAATAATACTTATTATTTTCACCTACTTTAATATACATATTGTATATTAACGGAAAAATTAATAAGGAAAAATTGAAATTATAAAATCTTTATCATTTATAAAATTTACTACTACCATGGAGTGCAAATCTGCACACTTTTCCTTTTACAGTAATCTTTCACCTGAATATGTCAGGCAGCTTTTACACTCAACGCGCCGTTAGAATTCCTATATGCAATGGAGATTCAAAGAACATGCGCGCTATTCGTGCAGACAACATCTATAAATTCTTGTCAGATGAAACATATGGAACTCATAATAGCATAGCTAAAGTTGTTGATGAAATTATGGCATGTGTGGATAAATATGCTCATGGATATCATACTGAAGAAGACCTAATAAAATCGATTGAACATAGCATTGAGAGACTTAGCTATCATCAGTCTCTCGAACTTTATATCAGAGATCAAATCCTTGAGTACATTTTTACATTAGTTATAGAATCAGATGATGAGTCAAATGATGATGATCAAGGCATCAATGAGCCATCATAATTAAATTATAGAATTTACATAAGATATGATTTTTATAAAATATTATTGTAACATTAGAGACTTTTATATATTGAATAACATATGTGATAGTATATTAATAGAGATAATAAATAAGGAAAAATTGAAATTATAAACTGTTCATTGTTTATTAAATTTATAATCTACAATAGATTACAAATCCGCTGACTTTCACTTTCACATAAATCTTTTCATCCAAACATGTCAGCTACACAGAGTCTGCCGAATTCACCTGGTTTTGTTGGAGAATCAGCAAAAATGCGAGCCGAGCGCAAAGACAACATCTATAAGTTTTTGTCAGATGAAACATCTGGAACTCGTGAGAACATGGTCAAGATTGTTCTCGACGACATCATGCGCGCCATCGAGGAGTATGATGATGGCTATGGCCGCGACTACGGATGTGAGGATGAGGATATTTCGCACGAGGATACCAATGCAAAATGTCTATCTGAGACAATTAATGATGGCATCAGAAGACTCGGATTCGATCCTAATTCTATCATCAATGACCAGATTCAAGAGTACATTTTTGAATTACTGACAGAGCCAGAATCTGACGATGATTCAGATGATATGGAAGAGTCATATGATGATGCGCACGAAGGTGGAAAGTCAGATGATGAAGAGGAGGAACTCGAATAAAGCAAAAAGCACATACAGCATCAAGCAAAAACATTATTGTAACAATATACAAAACTGTAAAAAACATCTTTTTATTTATAAAATAAAAATTGCAAAGCCTATAAATTTATACTTTTTTTATTACATTCCATCGCGTAGGTTATATATTTTATTAATATTATCAATATTAGAATCAATTCCATGTTCATATGGCTCAACATTAATACTTACTGGTACATTTCCGAGATCTATATGTTCAAAATCAATGCTAGTAATTTCAAATCTCCATTCATCCATTGATACTTTTGCTCTTTCAACAAGTTTTATAATTTCTAATGAATTAAAAATAGATTCACTAATTAGATTTTCCTCAAAACATTGCAATGCCAATCCTGTTGAACATTTTTCAAGTTGTGATACTACTGTTAATTCTTGGATAAATGTATGTTCGGCAAGCATATGTAAAAATTTTTTCGAATCATATGTATCACAATTCAATAAACTTAGTTTTTTTAATTTACATTGGATAAACCACTTAATGAAAGATTCAGAATAATCTATTCTTGTGCAATAAAGTTGTGTCATAATATCATTATTTGCATCATCATAAATAATATGGCAAGCAGTTACGAGTTCTTTTAATTTCTTAAATGAGCCAGGAGTCCATTTGCAAGGAATAGGTGAATTTAAATATGTAATAGAGCTGCTATCATGAATTTGCCATTCTCCTTGATATGAATGTGTAGGCGATTTAAGTGGCATTAGTATCAAAGTCTTTAAAGTTGTTGATTTTGCTATTTCTTGAAAGAGTAGTGGAATTTTATACATTTCAACTTTATTATACATATTATCTAGACAATAGTGTAAGTATTTTAATTTTGAAACAGCAATTCCTTTAATAAGTGCACTTGTTGTCCCGGGATATGTTATTCCAGTTAATTCTAAATGTGTTAAGTTTTCCATAATTATTAAATTATAGAATGCATTTGCACAATCATCGTAATGAGAATATTCGTCTTCATCATAATCTATCATAAAAAATAATGATAAATGATGTTCGAATTTTTGTAGATTTGGCGAATTTTCTGTAAGATATTTTAACATCTTGGATGTAATTACACAATCGCGCAATGTAATACTTAATAAATTATTAAATATGTATATATGATTATCAATCCAAATTTTTGCGATGTTCTCCATGATATATGGTTTATCTTCTCTTCTATTTGCCCATGTAATTCGCTTGATTGGCAAACTTTCTTTATGTTTTGTATTAACGCTCAGAGATAATTTGTGACAACGATTCATTATTTTTAATTTAGAAGCATACTTATTATTTGTTTTTTGATTATCCCAGAATAATTTAATATCATATGTTGTATTTTTCCAAGTACTTGCATTATCTATTATTGATTTCCAAAGCCTGTTTATGCCACTTGCTAGAGCAATTTCAGGTACACTCATAAACTGAAGAACAGAGGTAATTAGGTTATTGTAGAATGAGTTGATGGGGGCCATGGTTAGAGATGGCTAAGATAAGAATGGCGGAGTGGCTGAGAAGAACTGCATTGAACTTGATTCAATTTGTACTCTAAATTAAGATTATTAAATAGGATCTCAATATGTTTTAGATTTCAATTTTTTAGAATATAATATTCTGAAAAAGTAGTATTTAGCGCAATCTTTGTGGCGGAGGAGGAATTTTCTCTGTTTCCAATTGGGCAGAAATGGAGTTAAATAGGCGATTAAAATTCTTGTTCTTGTGATCATGAGTTTCTTGGAATGCCCGCTGATTCTTTTTATAAACAGCCTCTACATAATAATGGAGCATACTGATGGTTTTGTCAGTAAGTTCATCAACTACAAAAAACAGAGATTTGCTATTCTTTGAATAGGTAAAATCAGGAGTTGTTTCACTGATAATGGTTACTATATCGATCAAATATCGATCCTCGTCAAGTAATGCTAGGTTCTTTACCTTCTCAATCATCTCTGATTTCGCACCATAATCAAGCTTTTTCACCGATCCAGATAGGTTGTTTCCCTGATTAAACCATAAGTTGAATTTCTTTGACATGTACTATAAAAATAGGGATTTAAAGCGGGTGGTTAGATGCATAAATATTGAATTAATAATTGCATGTTGGAGTATGTGTTTAACAGAGTGTAGTAAGAGTTAAATTAGATAATACAAGACCAGAAAATGACAAGTTTACGCGATATCGATGGCAAGCAGAGAGTTTATCTCAATGGGGCATTGAGAACATTGGCTGAGATATATGAAAAAACTATAACTCATTCTTAAAGATGTGAAAATATTCATTAAATTTATTAATAAAAAATTATCATTATCAAAAGAAATATGTTATATTCCTATTAAAACAATCGAGTATGAGAAAGCACATGGCTGGGTTTATGGTTTGGAGATCGAAAATCGTGGAAATTATGTGGTAGAAGGTATTCTTTGTGGCTAAATAATGTTAATTTATGATACTTGATTTATCATAAATTATGTAATAGAATATATCCTTTGTGACTAAATATTGTTGATTTATGTTGCTTAATTTAACATAAATTATGTAATAGAAGGCATATTTGTAGCTTAATTTAATCATAAATTATGTTGTAAATGATGCAAATATAGTGAAATATAATGTACACTTGAAGTAGAAGCAGCATGAAGTATGATAGCAAAATTAAAGACTCGGTATCAAGCGATATTTCTATAGATTCTGATATGGATCAAAAACATGTATTAGATCTTATGAAAACCGATTACAATTATCCTAAGCCAGGTGATCCTGAGTTCCAGAGGAAGATTTATGAGAAGCGCGAGTTTAATTTCCATAAAATGCCATCCAGAGAGCATATCAAAACTTATGAGGATGTTAAAAAATTCCGCGACATACATTGTTCTCCTAATTTTGCCCTTTATTCTCACCAAAATTTTTTAGCAAATATGATGAATCCTGACACCATCTACAAGGGTTTATTGGTCACCCACGGCTTGGGATCTGGCAAGTCCATATCGGCGATAGCCGTTGCGGAGCAATTCAAGTCAATGGTCCAAAAGTACGGTACTAAAATCCATGTGCTAGTTCCGGGCCCTGTAATTAGAGAAGTATGGAAGGAGCAGCTCATAAAAGGTACAAAAGAGACCTACATGAAGCCCCATGATCGTAGTAGTTTGATGGATGAGGCAGAGTATCAAAGACAGAAGAAAATGGCTCTAAATACTGCAATGCAGTTCTATCGATTTATGAGTTATCGTAGCTTTTCAAAGAGGGTCCTGGGCGAGCGTATTATTGAGCGTCGCCATGGAGAATCCAAAGAAAAGAGTAAATACAGAAAATCAGATGGTGAATTTGAGAGAGATATGCCAGTAGATCGTATTCATACCCTGAATAATACACTAATTATTGTTGACGAGGCACACAATCTTACAGGTAATGATTATGGGGCTGCCTTAGTTGAAATTACAAAACGCTCAAAGAACTTGCGCATTATTTTATTGACTGCCACTCCAATGAAGAACTTGGCTGATGATATCATTGAACTAATTAATTTCATTCGCCCTCATGACAAGCCAGTACTCAGAGATCATGTTTTCACTAGTCAAGGCGGCCATTTAATGGAGCTCCGCGAAGGTGGACTTGAATATCTTAAAAAAATGTGCAGAGGTTATGTTTCATATCTCCGCGGAGCTGATCCCATGACATTCGCCACTCGCGTAGATATTGGAGATGTACCCCCTGGACTCAAGTTTACAAAGGTAATTAGTTCTCAATTATATCCATTCCAGCGTAGTTGTTATGATGAGGCAATTAAGGACGAGGGTGATGCTCTTAGTAAAAAATCTGAAGCCGTAGCAAATTTTGTTGTCCCTGGATTATCTCCAGATAAAAAGACAATTGTAGGTTATTATGGCCGAGAAGGTATTCAATTAGTGTGCAATCAACTAAAATCACAAGCAGCAATTCTAAACCAGCGCATTAATGAAAATATGCCTGGCTGGTTGAAGAACTTACCAGAATGCAAAGATATGAATTCCACTCAAATCAAGGCTCTTATTGAAAACAATCATCAAGAGGACTGGATTAGGCTAGCCGAAGGAGGTAAAACATTTACTGGAAGGATTCTGCGCATGCCATTCCTCCGCATATTTTCAACCAAGTTTGCGGATGCTCTAGATGGTATTGGTCAGAGAGTTGAGGGGAAAAGAGGCGCAATGACAAGTTTCTGTTATTCTAATTTAGTAAAGGCTGGTATTGAATTATTCCAGGAGGTCTTGCTTGAGAATGGTTTCATAGAATTTGATGAAGGTGGTAGTTATCAAATCCGCCCAACAACCATATGTTATCGTTGTGGTAAAGAGAATAAGGGTCATCAGGCAGAACATGCATTCAAGCCAGCTACTTTTATTACTGTAACTGGTAAATCAACTGATGATGTTGCTGAATACATTCCAGAGGATAAACAGCGGGTGATTCGTGCAGTATTTAACTCATTAAATAATGTTGATGGACGAGATATTAAATGTATCCTTGGTTCTCGAGTTATGAATGAGGGTGTAAGTTTAGAAAATTTAGGAGAAATTGATATCTTAGATGTGTATTTTAATTTTGGAAGAGTTGATCAAGTTGTTGGGAGAGGTATTCGTAACTGTTCGCATTATAAGGTAATTAATGATGATAATAAATATCCATATGTAAATGTATATAAATTCTGTATTTGTGTCGGAGAAGGATCCGCTGAAACAGGAGATTATAAGTTAAGTAGCGAAGAGGAGTTATATCAAAAGGCTGAGCTAAAGTATTTATTAATCAAGAGAGTTGAGCGCTGTCTGAAGGAAGTTGCTGTTGATTGTGCTCTCAATAGAAATGGTAATATTTTCCCAGAGGAAGTAGAAAAACATAGAGGATGTTCCGCTCGCGGCGATTGTCCTGCATTATGCGATTATATGGAATGTGAATTTAAATGTGATGATCCAGAGCTCAATGCTAAATGGCTTGACAAGAATGGTAATTATGTTAATATTCCAAAGGCACAATTAGATTACACAACATTTACTAGTCGTCTTTCTAGAGATGAGATTGATTTTGCAAAGGAAAGAATCAAAGATATGTATCGTCTATCTCCTCAATATAAACTTGCTAACATTGTTTCATATGTTCGTAAAGGTTATACCCAACAACAACATATAAATTTATTCGATGAGATGTTTGTATTCAGAGCATTAGATGAATTATTACCAAAGACAGAGAATGATTTTAATAATTTCAGAGATTCTGTTCTTGATCCAATGGGTAATATTGGTTATCTTATTCATCGCGGAGAGTATTATATTTTCCAACCAATGAATCAAACTGAGGATGTACCGATGTATTATCGTACTAATTTTGCTCAAACAATGAATCATAAGTTATCATTATATAACTACATGCAGCATACCATTGATTGGGCTACTGTTGAAAAGATCACAGATGAACAGAATGAGGAGGCCGATGAAAAACATGAGGATAAAGATGGATATGATTTTGAAAGTGTAAGAGATTATTATGAAACTAAGGAGGAGTATGGTATTGTTGGTATTCTAGATAAGGATACTGGAAGAGGTAAAGTTGCGGATGGCGGTCATGATGTCTTTAAAATTCGCCCAAAGCGTGAAAAGATCCTTGATAAGCGTCGAGGTACAGGTATTACAAGTTATAAGGGTTCTGTTTGCTCAACATCTAAATCTCGAGAATATCTGGATGATGTTGTTCGTAAGGTGGGTGCTAAAATCAAACTTGAACCAACAACCTCTAGACTAGAAATATGTAATTCAATTCAGGATAGATTAATTGAACTTGAGAAATATGGTACTAGTGGTACAACTTATATTATTGTTCCAGCAAATCATAGTGTATATAAATTCCCAATTAATCTCCAAGATCGTGTTAAAATAACAACTGATACAATTAAATCCTCGATGAAAGGATCCCAGGTAACTGTTGAAAAGGATAAACCAGATGAGGATAAGTTTATTAGAAAATATACAATTACTGTTAAACCTCATGGAGTAGGTTCTGATAAAGTGCTGAAAGAATTAGGATTTATCAAAGAGAAAACAGGAGATGAATGGAGTATGGTTGTAGAATAAAGTATTTATACATAAAAATATTATTGTGTAAAAATTATAGAAAGTTGTTTTCTATAATAATATAATTTAAACAGAATTATTAATATCATTATTGAGGATTTCCATTATTCCAAAAGTATTTCTCATTGATTTCCATTTCAGATATCCAATCTGTGTATTTGTGCTTAATATTAATAATCATATTCATATTATATTCCAGAATTTTAAAATTAGTTTTCCAATTATCAAGATAATCAGTATTATGGTCATTATACATATCATAATTAATAAAGTGTAGTACTTCCAATGATTTACATGTTCCAATTAAATCAGTTGTTGATTTTGCAAATTGAATAAAATTATGAATTTTTGTATATGTTGTAATCTCCTTAATATACTCATGTACTGAACATAGTTTTAACAATTCAGCAAATCCTTGAATATGCTTATCAATATAATTTCTCAGACCTTCATTATTTACATATTTATCTATACTTAATTTTAAATTTTTTTTCCCAAACGGTAATGTAAGTTTTTCTAATTTACTTTTACTCAACCAATCTAAAAAAGATTTACTGTATCTACAAAGATCTAAATTTTCGAATATATGATTATCCTTATCACTAAACTCACGATAACGATCAGTATTTGTAATAACTAATTCTTTTAGATTATTAAATCCATCACATACAAACTCGAAAGGATTATTTGTAATTAAACTTGTAATATAATTATTGCTACATATAATTGGCATAGGCTCATATTTATTATTAAGACAGTTTAATTGTCTTAATGTTTTCATTTGTCCTATTTCCGCTAACAGATACTCTAGATTATATTGACCTCGGTATGGATCGTATTTATTATATCGATCTTGGTCTTCGATAATATGGATAGGATTGAATTCAAGTATTTCTATTTTAGAATGAGCAATACCTTTAATTATGGAATTTATTAATGCCGGAAAAATATTTTCTCCGAAATTAAGATGTGTTAGATTACCATTCATAAGTAAATGGCAAAATGCATCCCGAAAAGCTTCATCTCCTTCATCTTTTTCTTCATGACATCGATAGCTATGAAACTCTAATTTCTTTAATTTCTTAGCATTTATAGTCATTGAATGTAAAAAATCAGTTGTAATGATATCTAATGTCAAGGATAAACTAGTTAAATTTCCAAACTTATTATCTATAATATTTTGCATCCATGATTCCACTACTAATTCCGATTCATTAGTTGGAAAGTACAAATATTTATCAATTGTTAATTGAGTACAATTTATAATTGTATTCAATTTAGGAATCTCTCTTTCATTGTCGAAAGAAATATTAATGTTTCTGTATTTCCAAGCAATAGGATTATTAGCTACGATTTGAAAATGTTTATTAATAGTACGCATGCGAGCTAGTTCATTAACAGGTAGATATTGCAATATCGATGTAATTGCATCATTGTACAGATTGCTGATACGATCTACCATTTTACTCTTAATAATTTCAAACTCAGTTGATGTCATTATCAAATGTTCTATTCTGTAAATGGATAACAGTTCCTTATCAGCCTTTTGATGGAGTTCAGCTCTTTCAGCTACATGTTCAAGAAAGATCTGGTCAGTTGCTTGCCTTAGCAAGTTCATAGTTGGCATTGGATTGTGCAGAATAGGACATCTTGAATTTTGAGTGAGAGTCTTGGATCGAGAGTTTTGAATGTGAGAGACTGAATCGATGTTGGTATCGATGAAAGTGTGGCTATAACACTCTAATTGATAGACACTAATCAAGCTGATCATAAATCAATTTTTTATATGAAAGTAAGACAATTTATGAGCTATTCTGATTAATCAGAATAATCATAATGATTAATCACCGAAATACATAGATTTGGATTATCATTTATAAATTTAAAATCATTAGCAGGTTCGAAATTCTCTCCATAATCATAAGATATACTTGTATTAATAAATATTAATTTTTTTAGTGATTTAAATGTTCCAAAATGTTTCATAGGAATTTTTGTCAATTCTAATATATTTCTAAAAGAGATTTGTAATACTAATTTATTAATATAATCATGATTTGCCACAGCATTTAACAATTCTAAATAATATGATATTGCAAATTGAAATGAAATTTGTGGAAATATGAGTTCTTCTAATTTACTTTTATTAAACCATTGAATAAATGTAGGTGATATTGTAACTGTGTGAAAAATATAATTATTCACAATCCAATGTGTTAATTGTTCAGTAAGTAAAAGTTTTTTTAGTTTATCAAAATCATTATTATTCCACATGAAAGGAATAGATGATTTTAAACTGTTCAACAGAGGCATTTTTCCTATTTCAGCTAATAAAAGTCTTACATCATCTAATGTTGATGGTATATCAGAATTAATGTATGGTTTACATTCTAAATACTCAATTGCTGATGCTGCAATACCATTAGTTAGAGAAACCATTATACTGCGATCAAAACAATCTAATTGCATACTTAAATATTTAAGATTTCTCATTGTAATAATTTTATAAAAGTCATTTTGTACGCATGGTATTTGTTTAAACTCATTATTTGTAATTACAGTATTTCTATATCGTGTAGTATAAATGAGTTTTGTAAGTTTTTTAGCATTATTAAAAATATTAGTTAATAATTCTGAATTTAATAATTCATTGTTTAAGCTTAAACTAGTCAAATTTACAAATTCATAATTTTTAAATGTATCTAATAATTTTTCTATTCTTTCACAAATCATAATATAATATATGCTTTGGATAATTGGACGATTTTTATAACAATATTTAATTTCATTACTAACATTAATTATTATTTCTGCACAATTAAAAATCTTATTGAGTAATGGCCCATTATTTAGTTTTTTATAATTACTATTATCTGTGTAAAAATTATAAATATAACTAGAATATTTCCAGGATATTGGATTATTAGCTTCTTTTTGTAAATGTTTATTTATACATTTAGCTTTAACTATCTCATTAGTTGTTAGATATTGTAGTATTAATTGAGTTTCAGAACTACACAGTGTGTTAAAATAATTCTGCATAATGTATTCTTATTAGTTACTATAAGATTAAATAGCATTAAGTTTAACACAATCAATTTTTAATCTTATATAAAAATGTGTCTATTTAAGATAGAAATCACTTAAATTTTTATTAATATCTTATCTTTAATTAATAAACTTTTAACTATGTCAATTATTCATATCAAATGTCCAATATGTCGGGTATGCTCTGATGTTGATCCAATGAAAGACAAACTATTTATTGTTGCAGATGAAGGATGCAAATGTTCAATATGTTTTGATAAAGATGCAAACATGATATTAAAGTGTCGCCATCTTACAGTTTGCGATCAATGTGTTATTAAACTTTCTCGAAAAAAAGATAATTCTGTAGTAGCTAATAGAGGAAATGATTATGAAATATTTTCACAGAATACTCTTAAATTAATGGCAATTTGTTATTATTATATTTTTATGGTGTCACTAATTTGGCTCAGAATTATAGATCACGATTATAAGATTTTTGGAATACATGTCATATTACAAATTTCCTGTTCGTTTCGAGGATTGCTGTATCTAATTCTTTTTGGAATAAGAATCATAACTGTATCAATAAAGGAAATTAGTGAAAAATATACACTCGGCGCAATTTCAATAATTACGATATATGAAATCTGTACCCAATTAATTTATCCATTTTTACAATGAAAGCATTTTTATTCTATCAATGAATGTAAATGAGACATGTGCCGCAACATCAGATACATTGTTTAGTAGCGAAAAGTATGCAGAACTCTCTTCATATGATGTACTCTCTCTGTATAACATTTGTAAATGCATATTTTCAAGATAATTAAATTGCAAAGTAGCTATTATTTTTCCTTGATGATAAGCTTTAATAACCATGTTGCATATAGCACTAGGATTATCAGATTGTGGCTGTTTATTAGGAATTTCATTTATCAATTCACATGAATTGAATCGGAAATTAGGAACACCATTAATAAGATCCACAAGAACTCTTGAACATAATATTTTAGCAGATGCATTTGTCATACTCTTAGTAATTGACTCCGGTGGCAGGTTAATATCAGATTTCTCATACAGATAAATGCGAAAAGTTACCTCAACTCCAATTGCCACATCCTCATCTGATCCAAGTGATGAAAAGAATGCAATATCTTGTTCTATCTTAGAATCATCGCCAAAATATCCAACTTGTAGATGTTTATCTTTAATTATTTCAATAGATAATCTCGCTACAATACCATTATCGGATGGCCTTGTGGCAATTAGATTAGATTTTTTATTAGTTTCGAATTGAACACCGAATGTTAAATTAGGAGAATTCTCTTGGAACTTCTCCAGGATATAAACATTGATGCTTGCGAACATTTCCTCATTTGCAGTGTTTGTTGTGGCGGACATTATTCAGGCAATACAGATGATTTGTAGTGGTGTAGCATAAGCTTTAACTTTATATAAGACTTGCAATTTAATAGTTAAAATTTCAATTTTTTAGCATATAATTATATGTTAAAAATATATATTAAGATACCTGTTGTATAATAAATTTATTATAATTTTTTTATTTCTAATAAACAACTAGGGGATATAATATCATTATTTTCTGGTGTTTTATTTTCAATTACTACTGACGGCGAACTATTAGCCAATACCATTATTTCTTTTGTGTACATCGAATCTAAATATTTATGGATAAATTTTGTGGATTTAGCTTCTAAAATAGGCATATTTTTTTTAATACTTTTTTCTACTTCATATTTTAGTCCCATTTCTAATATTCTAGTAAGTGTATCAATAGATTCTGGATATGAATTTTTAGAACATATTTCCTTTGCAAGTGAATGATTTAATGGCAAGTTTAGAAAAGCATCGACGTATGCGCAAATTGCACTATCTATTTCGATTTGTACTGGAGATGACATGGCTGTGGCGCTACACTGTTTTATGAGTTTGGTACATTCTTTAAATTTAGATCAGTTAATATTATCCAATCAATTTTTTACATACTCATAAAATAACTTACCATCTGATGATAATCTTGACCACCTGAATAACTACCTTTTACTGGCATACATAACAGTTCCCCATGGATCCATCTTACTTTTCCTAACTTTCTCATTTTTATCTTCATTAGACAATACCTACCAAATCTTTTAAAGATTTGATAGAATTTAATTACTCGTATACATGAATATTTTTTACCAAATATATTCCATTCATTATATCCATAATACTTCACTATAGCAGGTAAACCATTAAGGCGATGTAATTTCCCATGAGAATACCACTCTTTATTACCATTTGCTTTTTCAATAGCAGGTAAATCATTATCTCGATGTTTTTTATTATTTAAATGCCAAATTTTTGTCCCATGTACATATTCAGCTGCAGGTAAATCATTATCTCGATGTAATTTTCCATTTACATACCAAAATTTATCACCATTTGCATATTCAGCTGCAGGTAAATCATTATCTCGATGCAACATTCCATTTACATACCAAAATTTATCTCCATTTACAAATTCAACTGCGGGTAAATCATTATTACGATATAATTTTCCATTTACATACCATTGCCTATCACCATTTGCTTTTTCAATTGCTGGTAAACCATTATTACGATGATGTTTACCATTTACAAACCAATATCTATCACCATTTGCGTCTTCAATTGCTGGTAAATCATTATCACTATGATACACTCCATTTATCCACCATTCTCTACTTCCATCTGCATATTCTGCACAATGTAAATCCTTATCATGCTGTAACTCTCCTTTTACATTAGACCATCTTTTATTTCCACAAACATTAGTTTTTATTGACATTTTGTATTTGGATGCAACTTACACTCGAATGTATTTTTTCAGTTTACTATTAACTTATTATTAATTCAGTTTAATTAAATACTTTAACAATCAATTTTTACATACTCATAAAATAACTCACCATTTTATGGTAATCTTGTCCACCTGGATAACTTCCTTTGGATGGCATACATAATAGTTCTCCATGAATCCATCTTACTCTTCTTAATTGAATCATTCTTATTTTCATCAAACAATATCTACCAAATCCTTTTAAGATTTTGTAATAATTACATACTTGTTCATATGTGTATTCTTTATCATAAATATACCATTCTTTTATTCCACTAGCATATTCAACTGCAGGTAAACCGCCAAGACGGTGATATTTTCCATTTACATACCACAATTTATTACCATTCGCTCTTTCAATAGCAGGCAAATCATTACCACGATGCAATTTTCCATTTACCCACCATTCTTTACTTCCATTTACATATTTAGTGGCAGGTAAATCATTATCACGATGGTGATTTCCATTTACATACCATTTTTTACTTCCATTTTCATATTCGCATGCAGGTAAATCATTATCGCGGTGCAGTTCTCCATTTCCATTATACCATCTTTTATCTCCAAATATATCAGTTTTCATTGCCATTTTTTGAATATTGACACAGCTTGCACTTAGATATACTTTTCAATGTTCTCTTAACTTAATCTTATACTAGAACAACTAAACAATATACAAATCAATTTTTCACATACTCATAAAATAACTTACCGCTTGATGATAATCCTGTCCGCCTGGATAACTTCCTTTTGATGGCATACATAACAATTCTCCATGGATCCATCTAAGTCTCCTTAATTTTCTCATTCTAATATTCTTGAGACAATATCTGCCAAATCTTTTTAAGATTTTATAATTATTATATACTTGCTCATATGTATATTTTTTATCATATATGTACCAAATTTTTTTCTCTATTTGCGAGTTTTACTGCGAGTAAGTCATTATTACGATGCACTTCTCCATTTACATACCAATATTTAGTTCCAGTTAAACTGCAAATAACAACTAATGATGTTATTTTTGTATGAAACATGTATTTATAATACTTATTATTAATTTGCTATTATTACAATCTGAGTATTGTACAAGTCAATTTTTTGTATAGGATAAAAAGGATTTAAATGACAAATATCGAGTATTTTTTTCCAAATGATATAGTAACACAATTTCAAAAAATTGATTGCACTTGTTGCTTAAACTTAAATTGATATCTATTAGTAACAAGCCTAAACATGACAAGTCCATATATCTCGGCAGTTCTGCAAACTAAGGTAATGCTGCATCCAGATAGCCTTAATGGTAATTTATATGCAAATACTAAAGAAAACTTGAAAAAGGCTGTTCTTAATAAATGTAATGAATCTGGTTGTGTTGTGGACATTTTCTCCATGAATATCCTAGACAGCGAATGTCGCGCAGAGAATATGGATGGAGACTGCGATACAGAAGTTATTTATTCATGCAAACTTTGCTGTCCTCAAGTTGGCCAGTTTATTGTTTTTAAACTTATTAAGTATACAAAACCATTCTTAGTTGCATCGAATGGACCAATTACATCGATTATTCGCTCCGATAAGATTACATTAAAGAATTTTAATATTGAAGGAGAGGATGTTGTTGATATTGCATCTGGCAAAGTCTTAAAATCAGGGGACTTGGTTAAACTAAAGATTCTTAATGTTGTATTCAGTACTGGTGGCGAAACTATCCTTACAACTGCATCTCTAGAATCATTGCCCGATTCATCAGAAGAATCAATATACAACATTGATACTGGTGCAGAGAAGGTTACATCATCCTTTGTGGAGACATCAAAAGTTAATATTGGATTGGTTGAGCCAGGAAAAGATTTTAACGAAATTCATTAAATATATAAAATTTATGTATTATAGTAGATTATTATAATACGCGGTCATTGTTACATAGATATAACAGAACGTTAATATAACCTGAAAGATATGTCGCTTATTATAAATAATATTAGAAAACGTTCCTGTTCAAATTGTGGTAAAATAGGGCATGTAAAAAATGATTGTATCGAACCAATTACCAGTTTAGGTGTTATATCATTTCATATCGATGGCTATTCGCCAGATGATTTTAGAATGCTTTTTAATGATATTTCTGATCCAAATGGTGAAAAAATTCGCTTACGATCTAGTGTTACCAATATATCATCTGTACAATTCTCATCTCCCGAAGATATTACAATTGTTGCTGCTTTTAGAGAAAGGATCAGATTTATTATGGTATCTAGGCTACATTCTGTTGGAATGTTAGGTTTTGTTGGAGGTAACTATGATGAGGAAGATCCTAAAACTATTAAATATTTATTTAGACAAATGTTGGTTGGTGAAATTGCAATGATCTCTCGCGCCAAGACATTTAAGGACATTAGCTGTGGCATTCTCGATCAATCATGTCGTACGTGGGCTGCATCTAGTGCAAAATTCACTCGTCTTTTAACTGGAGAAGGATTACCACATAATTTATCAGCATTTATTCATATTGAACCAGAATTTCATACTCCTGAAATTGGTCCACCAGGAGGTCACAGAAATAATGGAGAACATGACATTATAACAGCGAAGCGAGAATTTCGAGAAGAAACATTATGCAGTGATGATGATTACACTGTATTAACAACTATTGATCCATTAAGAGAAAATCTTACAGGTACAGATCATAAAAGTTACAGACGTATTTATTATTTGGCATATATGGAAAAACCTGTAGAATTATGTGTAAATAAAGATAAAGATGGACAAAAACACGAAATTGGACAAGTATTCTATTGTAGTTTTGACCAAGCAATGGCTCTTATTCGGCCCAGACATATAGATCGTAAAAAAATTATTACACAAGTATTTATGTTTCTAATTGGGCGTATTTTAAAACTTGAGCGTTATAAAATTGAACAAATTAATAAAATAAGTTCAAATAATATTAAACAAATTGAGGAAGATAGTAGTGGTAGCGAAAATGATAATCATGAGCCCGCATCACCAGTTGAAAATGATAAATTTCAAAAGGCTATTACCACTATTTCACCAAAAAATAAAGCCCAAATCACTGTTAAGCGAGCAAACAAATAAATATTTTAATAGTAAATCAATATTGATTTACTATACAAATTCAAGTATAAAAGCCATTTATAGTATATAATTAACATATATTAGACTAATATATAAGTAATTAGTAACTGAATATGCCAGAAACAAACCTATTTATTGCATTGCAAAAAGGTAATTGGGGCGACGTATCTAAAATTCTAAACGATACGAAAGATATTTCCCCTTATCCATTTGAACTGAACCAGAAAGATAATACTGGTACTTATCCTATCCAATATTTAGTTGAGGCAAACCAAGATGACCTTGTAAAGATATTTGTAAACATTGGAAATTGTCGTATTGATATGATTGATGAAGATGGACGATCATTGTTATATAGGCCAATACGCTATCATCGTAATAAGATGGTAAGTACATTACTTTCATTAAATCAGTCAGCGATTGGAATCTCTATTGTACATTTAGCCGATAATTCTGGTAAAACTCCATTACATTGGGCAGTTAAATGGAAAAATGAGGATGTTGTTAAGATGTTAATTGATAATAAAGCTAAGATTAATGCTATTGATCGCCAACATACCACTCCTTTACATATTGCTGTAACTGAGAAGAATGAAAAAATATTACAACTATTGCTGAAGTCTGGGGCACATTCTAGTCCAAAAAATAGAAAGAGTGAAACACCTCTCCATATAGCAGTTGAATTGGGAAATATTGCAATATGTAAATATTTGATTGATGCAGGAGCTGAATTGGATGCACAAGAAATAGAATTAGAATTAGCACCATTGCATATCGCAGTTGAATTGCAATTAAAAGAAATAGTATTATTACTCCTTGATTCTGGTTGCAATATTGACTTACAGGAATTAACTGGTGATACTGCATTACATATTGCATCTCAGAATAAATTGTGGGAACTTGTTGATCTGTTAATATTGCGAAAAGCACAATTGAATCTTGTTAATATCGAAGGTAGGACACCTGTACATATTTTAATGGCATTTGAAAGATGGGAAATAATTTCCAATATATTAACTAAAATTGATATAAATATCATGGATAATGAGGGTAAGACACCATTCTATTATTTATTAAAAAGTCCTCATTGGAAAGAATGGAGTGATAGAATAATCATATTAGATCCAGATCTTAGTAAGGTATTGGCATATACTAACAGCAGCATTAAGGGATTAGTGCCATTAAAACAATTAGATGATTTATTAAAGCTCCTTGAGGATAGTTGGCATAGACATTTATTAATGCTTAATGAAAGTAAATTAACAGAAAATTGGATGAAGAATTGTAAGAAAGATGAAAAGAAATGTCGCCAACATATTCGAAATGAATTAAAAGCTGGAAAATGGTATAGTGATGAATTACCTATTCAGATTCCTGCCGGAGAACATGTGATATTTGGCACTTTTACAGGTGGAACATTTGATATTGTTTGTGGCTTATTGCAACTCCTACAGCGCTGGGATGATGTGACAACATTGTGCAGATCACCAGTATATAATAAAGAATTAGCAGCGATGTATCGTGAAAGAAAGATTCATCATTTAGATATCTTAAATGTACAAGTTATTTGGGCATATGGAAAGCTTTATTTACCAGTTGATTCGGCTGAAGGAGCTGAAAAGTTTCTAAAATCAGTAACTGTGAGATATCTTATAGTCCCTTTAGGCATTGAAACAGATACAGGTGCTCATGCGAATTATTTAATTTATGATAAAAATACTGGTATATTAGAGCGTTTTGAGCCACATGGTGGAGAGGCTCGTGCAAAATTACATTACCATCCAGAAGAACTTGATAGAGAACTTGCAAGTTCATTTAGTAAATTATTACCAGGACTTAAATTTCTACCTCCATCTGGCTATTTACCAAGAGTTGGATTTCAGTTATTTGAAAATGTTGAGAGAAAGAATCACTCAATATTTGATAGTAGTGGTTTTTGTGCTGTATGGAGTCATTTCTTTGTAACTATGCGTCTTAGTTATAGAGATTTTGATCAGGAAACATTGGCAAATAAGATATTAGAACGCATTCGCATTCAAAAATTATCCTTTAAAAACCTTATTAGAGATTATTCAGCAAGAATTACAAAGGTAAGAGATGATATCCTAACTAAACATAAATTAGATATCAATGAATGGATCAATATAAGATACTCTGAGGATACATTTATAGCATTATCAAGTGATTATGAAAAGCAATTACGCAGTGTTTTGCATACTTAATGGCGCATTTTAATACAAATGAAAATTCCAAATAGTATAGCGGCAATTAATATCCAATCAGTTGTTACATCAACTGGTTTACTTTCATATAATCTATCCATATAATACTTGGCAATTTTATTATTTGATAAACTGCGTCGACGCTTATTTATTTCACGATAGCGATCGCACATCCATCTGAATAATGATTCTCTGGAACTCATTATTTTATCAGTTAGAGGATTCTTTTGAATTTTCATGCGCCAATTTCCTCTACATTTCTTGCATGGTAATGTACTACGCATTCCAATTAAAGATGCTCTTGTATCATTAATAACCTCAGTATCTGGATTAGATTTTGGATAAGCCGCAATAACACTAAAGATTTGTACCCACCAAGCATCTGGCCACCTTGTAGTAGGTATGTTCGTGCGTGTTTGTGCACTCATATACTTAAGATATAGGAAAAATTGATTTATTAAACTATTAAAAAGTATACACTTTTTAATAAATATAAACACTGCTTTTTGAAAAACACACAAGCAAACAAACTCACACTCACACACAAGCAAACAAACTCACACTCACACACAACAAGATGGACAAAACACCGACTATTTTTCTAGTCGGCGAAGTATCATCCGGAAAGAGCAGCTTTCTTAATGCACTCGCTGCATCCTATGTTTCTAATACATCTCTACAGAGAGAGACATTAAAACCAACCTTATATAAGTTTTTGTCAGATATGGATTCGATACATGTTGATAAATATTCTGCAATTAATAAGATAACAGAAGGTCTCGAGGAAGAACATAAAGAAAATGAGAGGCTACAAGGTAGTATTAATGAAATAGATATTGATAAAATTAAAATTATTACACAGAAAACAACTAGTTTGCCAATTGGTTTTGGCCTTGGAGCATTCAATGTAGTTGATTTTCCAGGAATTAATGACGCTGAGGACAAAACAGGTAAATTCCTAGATATTATCAAAGAGAATATTGACGAAGCCGATCTTGTAGTTTACATAACAGATGCAAATACTGCATTTACAAAAGGACCCGAACTTGAATTATTTGAAATTCTCAAGAAAATGATAAGCGAAGAAGAAAAAGATGCCCATTACATTGATATTATTGTCATTGTTAATAAGTATGATGATGAAACTTGCCCAGATCTAAAAAAAATATATGATCGCATTCCGCATCACACTGGTCTTGACAAGAATAAGATTTTGAAATTCTCGAGCCATAAGATGATGATTAGTAATATTGTAACTAATAAGAGAACATTACAGGTTCCCGAATTTGCATTACATGAAATAGACAAAATTATAAGTATATCGAATGTTAATCGTACACCTCAACTCATACAAAGTTTTGAGATAACCGGAACAATTTCATACGAATATATTACATTTGGACCAAATTTAAAATTAGGTATGTTTAATAAAAGAAGATCATCATCCGACAGTAATAGTTCATCGTCAAGCAGCAGTAGTAGCATTGAATGTATGAAAAATTCTACACTGTATGACGGAGATTGGGGCTGTTTTGTTGGATATCTTGGTACATTTTGTGCACATTTACCACAAAAGAAAAGAGATCTAATGATTGTACATCTTTCACACTGGAAATCTTGCTGCTTATCAGTGCATAAAGCTGCATTAAATAAAGATTTGAATTTAAATTTTAATATCGATATACAATCATTTAATCACCAATGCGATAAATATACAAATTATATGATGGATACATATGTGCCGATTTTTCATGCATTGCAAGAATTATATAGAAAATGTAAAAATGCTAATTGTATTGATGTTTGTAATCATGCAATTATGAAGATAATTAAATTACTATTTAATAAAATATCTGCAAATTGCATAAGTAGATTTATGTTACTCCAAATGATCATTCAATTGGCATTTATTAATAATGATACAAGATTAATAAAAAATCTCTTATTTATTATTTCTAATAATCTAAATAAATTAGCATTGCGCACTAAGATATTCATAATATGTTATGTTTTGAATAATAAAAAAGATATTTATTTCCGAATTGACAAATTATTACTTAATACATTGCAAGATGATGCATCATTTAATATCCAGAATATTCTGAATGCCAATAAATCTGGAGGCGAAGCTTTAACAAGCGCACAATTGATAGAAATTAATAATCATTTTCCAGCAACAGTCCATTATGATATTGTCGATCATAAATTTCAAAAAACATATCCTCGTTGTGATGGCGGAGATTTGAAATATGGTAAATATGATTGCTGGTATATTCATAATCTTGTATATAAAGCATCACCAGAATGGAGAATGCTTGTAGTTTTATCGATGACTAAGTGCATCGAATTACGCTCTTATGATAGGATGGGTCTAATTAATTATAAGGTGTGCGAAGAATTAATAACAAGTGATTTTCGCAATAAATTAATGCATTATTTGATGAATACAAATGATGAATATATGGGCCATCGATTCTTTAATATTGATGCAGAAGTTAAAGATTATACAGCAAAGCTTGACATATTTCAAAAATATATCAATATCAAAAATGACAAATTAGATGATGATTTAGATGATCATTTTGATAATTATGATGAATCTGGAGATGATGATGATGCAAACAATTATTCGAGTGATGAAGAAGTAAAAGAGGAATTTCATGATAGAGAAAAAGATATGTTGCAATCAGAACTCCAATTTAATGCAGAATGGCAATTAAATATTAAAATAATCCACACATACTTAACAAAGTATACAAATATCTTGCAGTTAATAGAAGATGAAAACAAATATTACAATGAAATAAATACATTAGAATTAGACCTAAAATATAAAATATTAGAATTTGTAGAAAAAATAGATAATGATATTAAATGTAATATTCGAGGCGAGGAATGGCAATATAATTTTGAAATACTGCGTAGATGTTTAACCGAATATGTACATACTCTTACATTTCTGAAAAATAAAATTAACATTATGCCTGATATTTGTTCAGAAGGAAGCATCAAAAATGTCATTTTATTTATATCTCAGATGGAATATTATGGAAAGAAAGTAAAAAATTGAGTACTCAATGATATTATAATAATGGTTTTTTCCACATTCAATCTTATTTTAATGTAAAATTCTTTGGTATCTGCAATTATCACAAAATATTAAGTTATTTTATAAACATGTAAAAATTGATAGTTATATTATAATAAAGAAGTAAATAGTACATAATCAAATACAGTCTTTTAATTCTCATCTAAAAATGACCTTTCAAACTCATCCAATTGAAACTAAAACATGGTATAATATGAACGGAGAACGTCATCGTGATAATGACTTACCTGCTGTTGAATATCGATGGCAGTAAAAAATGGTATATAAATGGTATATTGCATAGAGATAATAATTTACCTGCTATTGAATATGCAAATGGTAATAAAGCATGGTATGTGAATGGAGACCGTCGCTGTATTGGAGGAAAAGAGACAATGATAATTGATCAATATGGCAATAAAGAATGGTATAATATAAATGGTAGATTGCACCGAGATAATGATTTACCTGCAGTAGAAAGTTTCGATGGCGATAAGCAATGGTATATAAATGGAAAAAGTCATAGAGATAATGACTTACCTGCATTTGAAAACTTAAGTGGCTATAAAGCATGGTATGAAAATGGCAAACGGCATCGCCTAGGCGGCTTGCCGGCTATTGAATTTGGACATAGCCATAGTAACTGGTTTATTCATAACAAGCAATACTCATATGAGCAAGTATTTAATTATTACAAAATCTTAAAAGGATTTGGTAGGTATTGTTTGAAAAAGATAAGAATGAGACAATTAAGAAAAGTAAGATGGATCCATGGTGAACTATTATGTATGCCTGCAAAAGGCAGTTATCTAGGCGGCCAGGATTATCATAAAATGGTAAGTTATTTTATGAGTATGTAAAAAATTGATTGTTATATTGTTTAAATACACATTATAAGTAAGATTAAGATAATAATACATTGAAAAATACATTTTATCAAAACAAAAAATGACATGCAAAACTAATTGCCATGGTACTAAAAGATGGTATAATATAAGTGGAGAATTACATCGTGATAACGATTTACCTGCTATTGAATTTTCTAATGGTACTAAACGCTGGTATATAAATGGATTATTGCACCGCAATAATGATTTACCGGCAATTGAATTTGCAAATGGAGATAAACAATGGTATAAAAATGGAGAATTACATCGCAATGATGATTTGCCCGCAATTGAATTTGCAAATGGTGTTAAATATTGGTACATTTATGATAAACAATACAGATATGAGCAAATATGTAATTATTACAAAATCTTTAAAAACTTTGGTAGATATTGTCTCAAGAAGATCAGGATGAGGCGATTAAGAAGACTAAGATGGATCCATGGAGAGTTGTTATGTATGCCATCAAAAGGAAGTTATCCAGGTGGACAGGATTATCATCAAATGGTGAGTTATTTTATGAGTATATAAAAAATTGATTGGTATATTAAATGGTTATAATAGTAAATTACTTATACATAACAAATACACTCCTATGAAAATGACAATGGAAACTGATAATTATGATACTATAAGATGGTATAATGTAAATGGAAAACTGCACCGAAACAATGATTTACCTGCTATCGAATATGCAAATGGTGATAAAGAATGGTATATAAATGGAAAATTGTCTCGAAACAATGATTTACCTGCTATCGAATATGCTAATGGAACTAAATTTTGGTTTGTAAATGGAAAACAACATCGCGATCATGATTTACCTGCAGTTGAATATACTAATGGAGATAAAATGTGGTTTGCTGATGGAAAATATCATCGTCTTGGAGGATTATCTGCTGCTGAATTTGTACATGGATCTAAGTCTTGGTACATTCGCGGTAAATCATTTACATATGCGCAAGTAATAAATTATTACAAAATCTTAAAAGGATTTGGTAGATATTGTTTGAGGAAGATTAGAATGAGACGATTAAAACAACTTAGGTGGATTCATGGAGAGTTATTATGTATGCCAGCAAAAGGTAGTTATCCGGGTGGCCAGGATTATCACAAGATGGTAAGTTATTTTATGAGTATGTGAAAAATTGATTGTTATATTGTTTATTTTAATTATTAGTAAGATTAAGTTATTAATATACAAGAAAGTACACAGTTTCAATACAAAACAAAATGACAATGAAAACTAACCATTTTGGAAATATAAAATGGTATAATGCGAAAGGATTGCATCGAGATAATGATTTACCTGCTATTGAATGGGTAAATGGTATTAAAGAATGGTGGATCAATGGAATGAGGCATCGCGATAATGATTTACCTGCAATAGAATGGAAAAATGGTGATAAGGTATGGTATGTAAATGGAAAACTGCATCGTGAGAATGATTTACCTGCTATTGAAGAAACAAATGGTAATAAAGAATGGTTGATAAATGGAAGATTACATCGTCTAGGTGGTTTGCCTGCTATAGAATTTGCAGATGGGAGAAAATCATGGTGGATTAATTATAATCAATACACATTTGAACAAGTAATAAATTATTACAAAATCTTAAAAAAATTTGGTAGATATTGTCTTAGAAAGATCAGAATGCGAAGATTAAGGAGAGTAAGATGGATTCATGGGGAACTGTTATGCATGCCAGTAAAAGGTAGTTATCCTGGTGGACAGGATTATCATAAAATGGTAAGTTATTTTATGAGTATGTAAAAATTGATACATAATTGTCTCTATTTATTAGAATAATTAAGGCATACTAAAGATCCAATATTACATACATCGCAAATGACCACCATTCCAACCATTTTCTTAGTTGGTGAAGTATCCTCTGGTAAAAGTAGCTTTCTAAACTCCTTAGCCGGAGCATATGTGGCTAATGCATCACTGCAAAGAGAAACATTAAAACCAAATTTATACAGATTCTTATCAGATGGAGACTCAATAGAAGTAAATAAGGAAACTAAATATGGAGGTGTTGCTAGAGTAAATAAGATAACTGAAAGTTTAGAAGAAGATCATAAGGAAAATGAAGAACTAAGAGATTCAATCGAGAACGCTGATATCGCTAAAATAAACAATATTTGTGATGAGAGTAATGGCCTGCCAATCGGTTTTGGTCTAGGTGCATTTAATGTGATTGATTTCCCAGGTATTAATGATGCTGAAGATAAGACAGGAAAATTCTTAAATATTATTAAAGAAAATATTAAATCGGCTGATCTAATATTATATCTAACTGATGCAAGTACTGCATTCCAGCGAGAAACTGAACTTAAATCATTTGAAATTCTGTGCAAAATGGTGCGCGAAGAGAACAAAGATGGTCATTATGTGGATATTATCATTATTGTTAATAAGTTTGATGACCTGACATGTCCAGATCTTAACCAAATATATGATCGTATTCCGCGCCATAGCAGCCTTGAAAAGGAAAAGGTATTACGATTTTCGAGCCATAAGATGATGATTACTAATATTGTTACTAACAAGAAAACATTATATGTTCCTGAATTTGCAAGGCGAGAACTAAAGAGAATCCTAAAAACATCAAGTGTTATTGTGACACCTCGACTAAATAAAAGTCTTAATTCTACTGGTAAGATTCCATATGATTATATTACATTTGAAGAAGAATTAGATACATTTGATGATGATAAGAGTATATCATCATCAAGTAGCACTGATGTAGAAGATGTTAAAAATCTACACCATACAATGGCGACTGGGATCGCTTTATTGGATATCTTGGTATGTTTAGTGCACATTTGCCTAAGAAGAGAAGTGTTGCAATGAATAGCCGCCTTTTACAATGGGTCTTTAATTGTGTTTCAGTGCACGAAAATGCAATTAAACTAGGTGATGGAAACCATAATTTGAATTTTACTACATGTATGCAAGATTTCAAAAATACATTTAACAAATATTCCGACTATTCAACAAAAACATATTTACCAATCTTTTATGAATTACAAGAAATACATAAAAAATGTTTAGCTAAGAATTGTGTAGATCTATGCAATAATGCAATCATATATATGATTAATGAAATTTTCAAATCTGTTAAACCTGGAGATAAAATTAGATTTATTTTGCTACCAATTATCTTTCAGATGGCATATATTAATGGAGAAATGGGTTTAATTAGAGATATTGGATTGATTGTTACAGCTAACTTAGAAAAGATAGTTCTGCGTACTAGAATATCTTTAATGTGTTCTATTGCATTAAAGAAATTAACATATGCATTTCCAATTGTCAAACTATTACTTAGTACACTACAAGAATCAGAATCATTCAATATTATTGATATTAAAAAAAATGAGAGTTATCTATCATCTGATAAAAGGAAAGAGTTAAATGATATTTTCCCAGTAACAACATTTTTTAGTATTAAAAATAATAAATTTTATAGAACACGCGGACGTTGTGCTGACAAAGATATGAAGTATGGAGAGTACGATTGCTGGTACATTCACAACCTTGTATATCGATTACCAGCAGAATGGAGAATGTTAGTAGTATTATCTGTAACTAAGTGCAGTTATTTGCAATCTTATGATAAGGATAATCTGATTGACTATTATATTTGTGATAAATATATTACAACTGGATTCAGAAATAAGTTATTACACTATCTAGCAAATACAAAGGATGAATATATGGGCCATAAATTCTTTAATATTGATGAGGAGGTTAAAGATTATATTGCAAGCCGAACATTATTTACAAAACATATCATGTTATCTCCATTAAATGATCAGTAAAAGTTAATTAACAGTCTCAAAAAAATTGATCCATAAACCTCTCAATTTATTATAATATTTTAAGTACACCTCGATATCAAAACATCACATCTGCACATCATGTCTACCCCCGCTCAGTCCATTCCTACCATTTTCTTAGTAGGTGAAGTATCATCTGGTAAGAGCAGCTTTTTGAACTCTCTTGTTGGTGGATATGTGGCCAATGCATCTCTCCAGAGAGAGACCCTAAGACCTAATTGGTATCAACTTGCACCAGATGCAGGTTCTGCTATTGTTAAGAAACTAACTGGTGCAATGGATTGTCCTCACATGCAGAAGATTTCTGATGACCTAGAGGGAGGCCATCGTCAGAATGAGGATGATAGAAATCGTATTACTGAACTAAAACTAGAGGATATGTGTAAACTTAATCATATTTGCACAAATGATAATAAGCTACCACTCCGCCTTGGAGTTGGAGAATATAATCTTATTGATTTCCCGGGAATTAATGACGCAGAGGATAAGGAAGGTAAGTTTATTCAGGTAATTGAGTATCATATTAAGAAGGCTGATGTGCTTATCTATCTTACTGATGCTAGTACTGCATTCCAAAGAGAATCAGAATTACAATCATTTGCAAAACTACAGCTTATGGTAAATAAAGAGATTGAGGAAGGTCATTATATTGATCTTATTATTGTTGTTAATAAGTTTGATGATCGCAGATGTCCTGATTTGAATAGTATTTATGGAAGAATTACTAAGCACACCAGTATGCCAAAGGATAAAATCTTTCGCTTTTCCAGTCATAAGATGTTAATTTCTAATATTGTGGTTAGCGAGAAGACTCTGTATGTTCCCAGATTCGCAAATAGAGAGCTAGGCCGCATTCTTAAGACAGCAAATGTCATTGTAACTAAAGCACTTAATAAGCGTCTCAAAGAATCAGGTAAGATATATCCTGCAGATATTCAATATGAGGAAGAATTAGATACATATGATGATACAAGTAGTTCTAGTAGTAATGATAATAAGATCAAGGATGTTTATGATGGAGATTGGGATAAGTTTATTGCATATCTTGAAAAGTTTAATGATAATTTACCAAAATATGCAAAGAATGCAATGATTATGCGCCTTATGAGATGGTCCAATAACTGTATTGACTTATATACACCAATGTTGGCTAATAATACTGATATTAGTGAGCCATCAGCTAATTCATTCTCGCAATTTTCCGGAGTAATTCAGGATCTTGAGAAACTGGTATTACATTGTAAAGAGCGTAATTTCAACAGTGAGCTGATTGAAACTGCTATTATTATTGTGGTTGAATCTGTATTTAAGCTTATTAAAGGAAAACAATTCAATTTTGTACTGTTATCCATGCTATTCCAAGTAATTTTCCCTGGATGTGGCAAAGATTATATTAATACTGTAAACAATGATAATAGTTCTCAGAATGATGCATCCTTATCAGTAATTGGGACAATTCTGGCATGGGGTAAAAGCTGGTTGCCATCTGTTAAGAAATCTAAGCAACAAATTATGGATGCTGAAGATAAAGCCATTGAATTTGCAAATAAACTAGTACATATCATTGATAGATATTGTCACACATTAACTTTAACTACACAAGTAACTGTTGTGTGCTTGATGAGTGATGCTGTAGTTGTTGAGAGACTATCAGGTATCATATTATCAATTCTGCAAAATCCTGCATCATTCGCAGGATTTAGATGCCCCATGTATAATATTAATACAAAGGAGGTTAAGATTTTTGATAACTCGAGAATTAAAAAAGGTAATACCTATGGTACTCATGCTAGCTGGCTCATCCATGATCTGTTTTATATTGTACCATCTGGATGGAGAATGATTCTAAAGCTATCAATTACTCCTATTGCCAATCTTAGATCTTATGATCGTATGCAAGTTATTAATTATAATATTTGTAATAGTTTGATTACAAATGATTTTAGAAACAAGTTTACTCATTATCTATCTATCACACAAGATAATGTGGCTGGGCATAAATTATTCAACATCTCTGATGAAGTTAAGAGCTATTATAATGACTTTATTGAATTTAACAAAACCTATAACCTGTAAGGTTAGATTCAAAAAATTGAATCGAAAAGCTCCTGAGCATTCTCATGATATTTAATATATAAGTACTAAGAGCTACAAGCTTTTCTTACAAACTTGGCAATTCTATTACAAGTATGAGTGATTACATCATCAGTAGAACAATAGCATTCTCGTTAGCACACTTGCCGAACTGGTCAATGGATGATGATCGTGCAATGCAAGAATATTCGCAGAATGTTGATAAGAAATACGCAAAGATATATTATGAACTTAAAGATCTTGCTGAAAAAGCAAAAAAGACATATGAGGATTGTTTTGTATTGTCTTTCCTAAAAGATTCAGATAAAGAGATTAGTACAGTGATTCAAAAATATAAACCTATCCACGAAACACTAAATCCTAAAAGTAAAGAATTACAAACTCTTGACAATGATATACGGTTAGCTTTTTGCTGGATGCAACACATTCCGAAGATTCTCAGAGTAACTGATATAATAAAACAGGAAATATCTTTATGTTCAATGGATGATGAAGATGATGCAGTAAGAGCATCAATTTTGTTTTGTTATGCAGTGGCCTTTGTATGTACTCAATCTCCTAAACCTACAACAATAATATGTAGAATGGTTTCTGATTCAGATATCGATAATGATAATGGTAATAAATATTTGCGCCTTTATTATCCTAATTCGCTAAATAAAACAATATATCTATTTATTGATGAATCATTTATCAAAATAATTTATCCAGATGGATCATATCATGAACAAGAATATGCAGAGGATGAAAATATTAAAGAGACATATCTTTCAAGAGCAGAAAGATTAGTATGGAATCTTACTAAAAAAGTTATTAATTAAACTTATTATATTTTGAAGAATATATCTAGCTCTTAGTAAGTAAGATGACCTCATGCCCAGATGATATAATTTGTTCATGTATAGAAAAGCTAGTTCGTCAACCAGAAACAGGGAAAATCCTTGGTTATAAGATAGCAGAAAAGTTAATAAAGGAAGGAGTAAAAGTATGTAATACACGTCATTTAGAATTTTTAAGTTTAGTGAAAGTCAGAGATGAATATAAATATTTTGAATTATTATATGATATTTATAATTCTAAAGATGTATTAAATTTATATGATTTTGTGATTTATGGTAAAAATCCTTTTATTGTAATTCGCACATTAATTGGATTAATAAGATCAGTCTCAGTTTATACTAAAGTTAAGGTCGAGCCAGCCTGTATTTACCCATTGTGCTATCAAATGTTATTCCGCCAAGATAGTTCAGATAGTGCAATTGCTGATAGAATGTATTCCTATTTATCAAGTTTGGGTCAAAACAATAATGATCATCTTTATAGTATGGCTTTTTTCTTAGAGTCATATTATATTGCATGTATTAAAGTTCAAAATCAATTAAATGTTATCAGAGGGCAAATAGCAACATGTAGGAAACAGAAGAAAATAAGTGCATTACAACTTGGCATTGGTTTTATTAAAGATAGATATTTCGCCGGAGGCCATATGACATCTCTTATTTTTGAAACAGATCCAATTAATAGTGCAAAAACTATTTGCGAATATTACGATCCAGCTGGATTATATTCAAGTAATTATATAAATGTTCGTCAAATTGAGAAATTCTTAAAAGGAATTTTTGATGATTCCGTTAGTTATATTAACATGATGGAAAAATTGGCTAACCCTGAGGGAATTCAACAAAGTAGTTATAGGTCTGCCATTGAAACTAAGGATAATAAATTTGATACAGAAATTTGTACAATGTATTGCAATTATTATATTTATAAAAGATTTCAAAATCCTGGAAAGATGGAAGAAACTTATTCAGAAATGTTAAATTATTATAAAGAACATGCACAAGAGGAATTATTCAAATGGATAATCGATATCATCAAATCATGCAAAACAAAAACAGGCAATCTATGGGATGATATAAGAAGGTTAAGATCAACAGAATCATATGGAAGATTATTAGGTAAATATTATGCAGAACTCAGTGGTTATGATGAGGATGAAATAGCAATAAGTAGTAGTATTGATATTATGAAGAAAGCAATAATTGATGCTAGTAAATAATTACTTTTTCTATTAAGAATATTTAATAGAAAAAATATGTAAAGTAATAATAGATGTCATGTTCAGATGATGTAATTTGTTCCTGTATTGAAAAACTAATATATCTTTCAGAAGCTGGAAAAATTATTGGTTATAAAATATCAGAAAAGTTAATTCAAGAAGGAGTAAAAGTATGCAATACGCGTCATTTAGAGTGCTTGCGTATAGTGAAAGTGCGCCAAGAATATAAATATTTTGCAGAAATGTATGCTATATTTAGATCGAGCGAGTTTAGTAATTTTTATGATAATGTTATTGTTGTATTAAATCCTAAAATCGCATTATGTAAATTAATTGGATTAATACGATCAATTGTGATTTATACAAAAGTTAAAGTAAGTCCAGCTTGCATTTATCCACAATGTTATCAAATGTTATTCCGCCAAGATAGTTCAGATGCATCAATTGCCGATCGCATGTATTTTTATTTATCATCATTGGCGAGTTCTGAAAATGAGATCAATAACCATTGTTATAGTATGCTTTATTTCTTAGAGGCATATTATATTGCATGTACATATATTGTTAATAAAATAACTGTTATAAAAGAACAGATAATAACATGTCGTAAACAAAATAAGATAACTGCACTACAATTATCCATTGGATTTATTAAAGATAGAAAGTATACAGGTGGCCATATGGGCTCTCTTATATTTGAGAATGATCCATCTGATAATAAGAAATCAATATGTGAAATTTATGATCCGAGCGGCCTTAATGTAGGAAGTTATATAAATATACCAGAAATTGAAAAATTCTTAAAAGTGATTTTTGGAGATTCAGTGAGTTATGTAAATATGATGGATAAATTAGCGAATCCAGTAGGTGTTCAAAAAAGTAGTAATGCAATTGCTATTGAAACTAATAATACAAAATTTAATCAAGCCTTATGCACAATTTATAGTAATTATTATATTTATAAAAGATTTAAAAATCCTGGAAATATGGAGAAAACATATTTTGAAATGTTGACATATTATAAGGAACATTCGCAAGATGAATTATTCAAATGGATTATAGATATTATACGTTCGTGTAAAACAAAAACAGGAAATTTATGGAACGATGTTCGTAAAACAAGCTCATTTGAAGATGTTATTTATTTATTAAGAGATTATTATGCGGAACTTACTAGATATAATGAGGATGAAATAGCAATAAGTAGTAGTATTGATATTATGAAGAAAAGAATTATGTGATACTACTAACTAACCAGGAATTATTAGCATATTCTAATACTAATTTATTTTTATTGGCGCCTCTTAATTCGATTTTAGACACAGCATCTATTTTTAAAAGATCAATTGTTTCCTTAAAATCAATAGTTTTTGATAATATCTTATTATCAATTTTCCATAATACATAACCAGTCCCATCATTATGAAAAGGTTTGCCAATAATATTTGGCTCAATGTCATCATACCTACATGGCAATAGTATAAATATTGGACGAGTTTTTTTCCCATAATTATTTTTTAATATTTCATTAACATAACCTTTAGTAAACCGCCACAACGCCTCAATAACATTATAACGTTCCTCTGTCATCTGAGAAAATCTCAAATCATGGGTATTAATATCTTTTGGAAGTGTCTGGGATAATAATGACCAATTCATTCTCCTACCAGAATGCATTGTTTCAAGTTCAACTGACAAGATAAGCAGACCTCCGCCACGCTTAATAGTAATAATTATTTGAGTCCCCGGTACATATAAATGTGCCATTGCGGCAACAATTGGAAACTTTCCAAGTGGCTGCACAATAATATTACCCCTAATAACATCATGATCTCCTATTTTAAGAACTTTATCTGATTTTAATAATTTCACTGCATTATCTGTTTCAGTATCAATCAAACTAATATGGGTAGGCAAGAAATCAGTATTGTCATTAGTGCATACTGGATTATTTGTTTCATTTAACATAAGAGGGAAACTAACCAATCCACTCCATGATCCATTATTATTATACAATCTTTCTAAGCAATAGAATACAGATATTGCCATGGCACAATACAATTTGTCATTAACTATCATAACTCCAAATCCAAATACTTGTTTATTTGATAATACTGTGGCAGAATCAAGGGAGCAATATTCGCTGTCTCCGGGGACATCAACTACAATATGATATAATACTGGAGCCGTACTATTACATATTGTAGTTAAGTTACATGAGATTTTATTAGGAGCGATAGGAACATATTTAAAATCATCTGAATAACGATGTATTAATTGTATTTTACCCATATCAATAGCAAGCATTGTACGATCAATCCATGCCTGTTTAATTGTTATTTCATTAATAGCTTTCATAATAAGTTTCGGATGATTTTTTTGAGATGGTTCATAAATACACATGCCAATTTCAGGCAATGATACTTTCCTTTCTAAAAATAATGTATAAACATTATTACATACTCTAAGTTCTTTGGCATTGGCTGCACTCATATTACTACAGATAAAATAGAATCGTGGATCATTCTCACTATTAATCTCCCCTATTAATTGCCAGGTGGTATCTTTTTCTTGCAATGGGTGTTTTAATCTTTGATCAATTAACACTGTATATACCACACATGTTGTATATAATGTAGCATCAGATTCCCCCTCATCAACCTGAGTGATAGTTGCCAATGAAATCGCGTCAGCAATTTTATTTGGTTGATTGTTTGGTTTAGCCATTGTGTGTAATAACATACAAGATATTCTAATATATCCATTATACCATTAAAATTAACCATATCAATTTTTATAAGCCTATTAACATACTCACCATGGATTAAAGTTGAGTTTATCGTCCTGTAAGAGCATGGAGTGCTGTGTATTCATTCCCATGGCTCTATTAGATAATCCTGATAGTGTAAATCCTTTATCAATATTCATTTGGGGATTACATTGACCGAGCCATTCATGGGGAATATTTGTAAATATGGATAAGATAACACCTGCTTTTAATGGATGCTCCCCCATTGTTGAAACTCCCTCAATCGATACTTCAATTCCTTCATCAACCTCTTCAAGCTTAGAGCTCTCGGCAATACCACTGAATAAACAAATGCCATGAGGATTGGTAAAACCATTAATATTACCTCCATATAATTGTTTAGTTCTAACTTCAACATTTGATTGATAATATAAATGTTTCTTATCCATAAATGCAATCTTATCTGGATTAGCATACAAAAAACTTCTTATGATTGCTTCCTCTAAACTTGCACCACCACATACATACATATTAGTTTCCAATGTTAATAGTTTCGGATCAGTATTTGGATAAGCAAGTTCTTTATCTTTTAGAGATCTAGAGGGAAATTGTAAAACTTTACTAATAGCATTTTGTAAAAATTGTAATGATCGCATATACCAAAACATCATATCATCGCCAATATTATTTTGTTTAGCATATTCATCGATAAGAATATGATTTCTTTTATCTTTTAAGAAATCTGCAGAATATTGTGCTGTATAAAACCTATGTTTAGTAGTAGAAAATTTTTCATATGGAGTAATACTATCATCACCATATTTATTCTGAGATTCAATGATTTTCCTCAATGCCTTAGCATCAGATGAACTAAAGTTTTCACTTCTTTTAACATTTACAACAATCACCCCATTTATAGATTTTATATAAGATTTATAACTTAATAATCTTTCATATTCTGTGCGAATTTTTGTTTTTGTATTTCTATTTTGGATAGAATTTTCATTAAGACCATCCCCAAATATCTTATTATATAATGGCTGAATTACATTAGCCATTCTATGAAATGCAAGATGGTCACTACTTGCATGACGATATGAATTAAACAATCCATCAACATTATAATTTCTCATTATTTTACCAGTTTTATTATTAAATTCTTCCTTTAAAGGAGCCCATGCCATTGGATTTGGTCCGGCTGCACTATCACATCTCCTCATCATTGTTAATATTTTTAATATTTCTGGTAAACATTTATATCTGTGTGCATATAATAGTAATAATACATCGCTCATTCCATATTCTAAATTATCATCAGATGTTAGTTCATTTGAAATCATTCGAACAAGAGCCTGAGTTTGTTTTCCTAAATCAGTAATAACAACATTTAAATTATTTAACTGAACAAGGCCAATCTGATTTCCAAAACCAATATCTCTTTCTTCCTCAATAACTGAATAAGAATAAGATCCGAATGATACATCTTTCTTCTCTCCAAGTAAAGTAAGATTTTTATTAATACCCTCAACTGATACTATTCCAAGTTGCGCTAAACGTTTTATTCCATCATCAATTAATTCTGACATAATAACAAATGTATGTACACCATTTAATGATCTTTTTTGTGCTCTAATTCTACGACTATTACTTTGTAAGATTTTTTCAGGAATACCTGCCATATCTCTTATAATAAATGGTTCCTCGGGATGGAAACAATAAAGACGCATTTCATAATCAAATAATATAACTGCGCTGGTATTTGCATTAGTATATTGAGAATCAATAATTCTATTTAGAATTTCTTTTATATTATCAGAATCATTGTGATCACTTATATTGTGTAATACTTCTGTAATATTTTTTTCCCAAACAAATTTATAATTTGCAATAATCATACCCAATTGGATATCTTCTTTTATAAAATCATATACATTGCCATCTCGAAAAATTTGACTTTGTACATCTAGCATCTTTTGATTTATCTTCAGAATTACTGGATCGATCATATTTAATAGTTGTTCCGAAATATCACCACTTGAAATAGCATAACTTGATAAAGCCCCACCATCCTCAAGTTCATTTGGATCATAAAGGAAATATGCCGTACCAGGTGAAACACGTCCAACTCGCCCCTTACGCTGTGTACTATTAAACTTTGAAATTAAAGTTATTTCTGTTTTCTCTGTACGAGTAGTAGGATTATAAGTAACTGAGCGAGCCAACCCAGAATCGATTACATATTTTAGGCTATTAATCGTAATCGATGCTTCTGCAATATTGGTCGCAACTATTACAAATTGGCGATAATTACGTCCTTCTGGTAGATGATTTTTATTTACTAAATCATTTGTATACAGTATTCTCATAGTATCATTACGACTCCATACAATTTTCTTTCTATAATCTTCATTATCAATATGTGTGACAAGATCTCTAATTGGTTCTGCTAAATTTTTAAAATATGGAATAGCAATTGTACCAGATCCAAGACCAGGACTATTATTAATAGCCTCACAGCAATTAGCAATTTCGCGCTGTCCAGGCAAGAATACAATCATATCACTACGATCATTAATTGTTCCAGATGATAAACTAGTGACAATATTAGTAATTTCTTTAATAATATCCTGCATAACAGTATTATCGGTAAGTTTTCTCCCATGCATTACATCAATATGAGGCATGGTTGTAATTGTGTACTGAGTTCCCATAAATGGAGCAGCAATATGAATCAGGCGATCAATATCAATTCTGTCAGATCCTTCTGGGCGAAATGAAAAAGGGTAGCGTAAATTATCATTAATATCTCTAAAAAAACTACGATATCTTTCTTCATCAAATTTAGTAAGAGTTGCACTCATTAAACAAAATCGCAGTTCAGGATTATGATACAAATGTGGGCGCATTTTACTTAAAATAAGATCCATAAATATATTATGCTCATGTGCTTCATCTATCATAAAAACATCATAAAGATTATCTTTAGAAACTTTAACTTTTCCATCTGCACTAACCCTAGTACTCTTCATTAAAAGTGATGTTAATACTTCAGTTATCAGTGATCCATCAGTACAAAATATTAATTGTATTGGGGCGCCAAGTCCAAGTTCACCTCCGCTGTATTTATATCCCACGCCACAATTACTGGTATCTTCCTTATCTTTTGCCACAGTTCCATCTGGATTTATAAACTTATCCGTAATAGGTATTCCCATTTCTTCAGATACTCTGCCAGCATTTCGAGTTGTCAAATCAATACGAGGCTGAGTGCACATCACTCGTGCTCTACTCCTCCCCTCTAATGCACGCAATGCATATAACATTAATTTAGGACCCTGGGTCGTTTTACCAACACCAGTACCTCCAGTAATCATAGAAAATCTACAATTAAGAAATCTATGAAAAAATGAAATTTGGGAAACCCAGTTCATGGCATATGCCGTATACCATGACATTTGTTTTGCTAAAGCCCCAATGTACTTTATGTCATATGGGCGACTATTTACAAAATTATAAGCAGATGTATAACTTTTTAATTTATTTTTATGTAAAGGTCCTTTAGAATCAACTAATTGTCCTCTTAACCATTCAGGGCGTTTTTCTTCAGAACCATGATAATCATCCTGATTTGTTAAACTTGCAATTGGGCAAAATGCCGTAAGTGTGCCTCGCTTAATTAATGTTTGAATTACAATATGTGGAAAAATAAGTGTCATTGAATTAATAACAAATGAATGAAAATTCTTAATATGTAAATTCATATCATATATTTTACTAGAATCAAAATAAATTAAACGATGATAACGTTTTAAAGTCAACCATTCAACCTCTTGATTATTATTTTCATTTAAAATATTATGTCTTCCAAATAATTTTCTAATTGCAGACTGGTGAAAATTAGCACTTTTGCCCGCAACACTATCTTGAACAACAAATGCATCCCATGTTGTTGGCAAAGGAACAAACTTGTTAGTTTTAGCATCTGTGTAATTCACTATAAGTTTTGCCCAATTATAAACATTTTTTATAGTAAGATTATACGTGCCTGTATCATCAGCTATAATCAAAAGACATCCGCTACGTTTCATTGTTTCGCGCATAACATCCAATGCACCCTTTTTTTTCTTATCATCATATGTTCTAAATAGATCAATCTCATCTGCAGTAGTTGCTCTCATATCTCGCTTGGCAAAATCAACTTTAATTGGCCTATTGCCCTCAAATAATATTAAACCATACCACCCCATTCTTAATTCTTGAATTGCCTTAAATAGTACTAAATACCATGCCATTGGCGGCAATGATCTTATAGCCTTAATTAAGAATTCAACCTCATTTTTATATTTTCCGATATCAATATGCCAATCTAATGTACCATGAAATTCTTGGGCATTTTCTATTTCCGTGCCATCTATAATTTGTTTCCTAGCTTGAATAATATTAAAATTAAAAGGAGTTCCTTCTAATGAGGTTCCTCTTAATAGCATCTCCATATTTTCCTTTGCAGAAATAGCAACAACTCTAAACATACGAGCCAATGTTTTATAAGAAATATTAGCTACTCCTGATTGAACAATTGTCGAACGCTCTTTTGTAAGATTTGTTAATAATCCTTCCCATGCTTCTGTAAAATTTCTCTTATGAGTATCTGTTATTTCATTCCATTTTAGTTCATCATAAATAGTATCCAGTGGCAACAATCTATCCCATATTAATAAACTAACAGTTGGTAGACCAATTTCATTTTCAAAATTATAATCATAAATTAACATTTTATGTGACAAAACATTAGCAAATAGATCTGTTGAGACTACACTCCACATATCTCTAATACCAATAGCTCCAGCCGGTGTCGCATTTACATAATTATCAATTGCTTTCTGACGCTCATCCTCAGTATGTATAAGTGGTTTAGTATGATAATATGCATCTATAGTTTTTTGAAATACATTTGATTTTTGATATTCATCTAGAGTTATTGGGATTATATCCACCCAGTTTGGATGTAATTTATGAGATACTGTATAAATAGTTTGCAATAAGATTTTGAAATTACTCTTAAAATATTTAACATCCCATAATCTTTCCTCATGAAATTCTCCACTATTCGAGCGATGACATCTATCCCATTGTGCTCTAGTATATTGGGGCTTAAATAGCATATTTAGTGATGTAATTTTCTGTAAATCTTCTTCTGCAACTCTGGGCAATAATAGGTTTATAATTGCCATACTATCACGATTCTTTGTAGCAGTAAGCTGGTGGCGGAGATCTAGTTCATTTACTCCAAAAGCTGTTTGTACAGTGTTAATAACTTGTATGGCATGCTCCTGTAATAGACGCTGGTCCCCAGAATTTAGATTTGGTATTAATCTTCGAATCGCGTCATCAAATATTTGTTGCATGATAGCATAACCTCTAGGACGCTAATAATTTCACCTAAACATACAATAGATGCCAGAGTTTTCTAGTATAATTAAACAAATCATGGGAGATGTATACTTATTTTGGCTTATTATTGGATTAGCATCTATGGTTCTATATTCCATGGCTGATAGTAATGATAATTATGCTCCACTGAGAAGGAGACGGGTTGAAAATAGTAGTATGATACAGGCCCCTCCTCAATTGATAAATGTAAATGAACAAGCACAAACACCCACAATTCCTATTAGTGGTCATTTATCAAGTCATTCTGCACCCATTATACCTGGAAAATACAGCTGTTCTCGCAATACAATTACTGATACCGGCTTATAAATTTCATTTAAAATTGATACAGATATTGCTAATCAATACCCTATTTATAATAACAACCTACTAATCTTAATGACGAATCCTGAATCTTATGATCCATATGATCAACAAATTGCCGATCTACTTGAGGGCAATATTTCGATTGATAAGATTGGGGGCTTATTACCAGAAACTAATAGACTATTACGAGAATTTCAAAAATCTCATGTTATGTCCATGCTCCATATATTGCGCACAGCTCCTTTAAGAGAAAGTACATGTGTTGCTGATATCACTCCATGCGGCTATGGCAAAACACCATGTGGGGTTGCAGTTGTTAGTGAACTGCAAGTAGACAATGGTAATTTAGGAGCAATTGTGGTATGTCCATTATCAGTTCTACCTAAGTGGAGAGAATGGGCTTGTAGAATGAATGTCAATGTAGTTCTTGTTAATTATGAGACTCTTAAATTAGGAAAAGTGTATGGTCAAACTAAAACAACAACTAATAAAAAAAAGAGAGTAACATCAAATTTCATGATTCCAATTCGCAATAGCAATGGCGATATAGTAGATTTTGAATGGCGAGTTCCTAAAGATATGGTAATTATATTTGATGAGGCACATGTATGTTCAAATCAAAATAGTCTTAATGGAAAACTAATGTTAGCAGCTCGCGGGAAAGCAAGAATATTATTATTATCAGCAACACTGGCACATAATGAATCTCATTTTGCAGTATTTGGATACATGTTAGGCTGTTATAGCAGTATTAGTGCAGGGAGATCATGGATAGCAAATTATGTAAAATCAAAAGGTGGATTATTTAATGCACTGGTGCCAAAATATGCTGCGAGTATGATTCTTGGAAAGAATGATACAATGTTTGAATCGACTATTGATGTTGATACATATGGTTTGCCTAAGAAGATATTAAATAGAATTGAGGAATTATGGTCCTTTTGTGCGAAAAGTAATAATATGGAGCGCCAGCATAAAATTAAGTGTATTATAGAACATTATTTATCATTAGCCATTGAAGACAAGGTCAAGCAATGTGTTAAATCTGGGGGTTCGGTTATTATCTATCTTAATTATCGAAAGAGTGTAGCATTTATGGCAGATCTTCTTAAAACAACATGCATTATAGAAGGTGGTCAGGATGACGAGGTTCGTGCTCGAAATATCAGAAGATTCCAAGAAGATAAAGAACATGTAATTGTTTGTAACACAGCTGCCGGAGGAGTGGGTATCGATTTGGACGATCGCAATGGAAAAAGAAAAAGAAGCTTATTCTTACGCCCTGGCAATAGTGCAAAAAATATTAAACAGGCCCTAGAAAGACCTAATCGATTAACAGCGAAAAGTAAATCTCATCGATTTATTATGTTTGTAGATACACCATTTGAGAGGCTGTGGCGCGATAGAATTGCTAGTCAAATAGCATTCCTAGATAGACTAAATGATAGTAGCATCTCTCCATTAGCGCTAAAACTTGATGCAAAACTTAGATAAAAATAATCTCGCATGGATCTTTATTATGCTATGTAAATGTATTACCTGGGCATGTAACTGGAGATTATCTTTGCTCCAAATTCTGAAATTTGCATTAGTTATCTTTTGTACATATGGTATTCTTTTAACAATTATCCCGAACATGGCCGAATGTGCCAACATTGATTGTATTGCAATGCCAGATAGTAAGATTGACATGTTTATAATGCTCGCAACATCAGTTGTTGTGATTTTGGTATATTACAATGTACACGATGAATATAGTCTTAGTACAAAATCTGATATGATGGTGTTACTACTCATTATGATTATGGCATCGGCATTTATGGGAGTTAAAAATATTGGTATTTATTCAATGGTGATGTTTCCATTATTGTACATTTATGCAAAATTTTCAGATATCAATTACCATCTACTACCACCTGGTGAAAGAGGTGATGGCGATGATAGTGATTAAATATTGATTTTTTATTCCATTTAGGAATAAAAAGTTTAAAGAATCTTGCAATATCTCTATTAATATTTTGTAAAAATGATTTCATCTGTTAAATCATTTGTCTTTTCAATAGCAGGTAAATCATTATCACGATGCAACTTACCATTTACATACCAATATTTTCCACCATTTGTGTAATCAATGTCAAGCAGAATACTACCATTATCATATTCTTTTTTACTCATATATCAGGATTTAGTTCCAACTAAACATTCGACAGCAGCCAAACCATCTTCGCGATGATATTCTCCATTTATATACCATTCTTTGCCCTCATAAGTTCTTTCAATAGCTGGTAAATCATTATCGCGATGACACTTTCCATTTACATACCACCATTTGCCCCCATTTTTATTTTCAATAGCATACAAACCATTATTTCTATGTAATTCTCCATTTACAAACCAAGATTTATCTCCATTTACAAACCAAGATTTATCTCCATTTACAAACCAAGATTTATCTCCATTTACAAACCAAGATTTATCTCCATTTACAAACCAAGATTTATCTCCATTACCAAATTCAATAGCAGGTAAATCATTATCACGATGCAATTTACCATTAACATACCATCTTTTATCTCCGGTTGCATATGCAATTATATGTAAATCATCATCTTGTTGTTTTTTTCTCATTTTTATACCATTCTTTATCCCCAAGAAAACATTCAACAGCAGGTAAACCATTATCACGATGCAGTTCTCCTTTTTCATTATATCATCTTTCCGTTCCACAAATATTATTTTTAAATGCCATTTTGTTAAGAATAATTCCTGTGTACTTTTTATTTAGTCTTATATTTATAATTAAACAACTTTACATATCAATTTTTTTACATACTCATAAAATAACTTACCATTTGATGATAATCCTGCCCACCAAGAAAGTTTCCTTTCATCGGCATACATAATAGTTCTCCATGAATCCACCTAAGTCTCATTAATCTCCTCATTTTAATCTTTTTCAAACAATATCTACCAAATCTTGTTATTGTTAGATAATAATCGCATAATTGATTATATGAATATTCTTCATCATATTTATACCAATCGGCAAATCCATTAACATATTCGATAGCAGGTAAATAATCTTCTCGATGACGTAATCCATTAATGAACCATTCTTTATCACCATTTGCATTTTCAATCGCTGGCAAATCATTATCTCTATGCAGTTCTCCATTTACATTATACCATGATGTAGTTCCATTATTATCGATACTACTAGTCATTTTATTTAGAATTGTAAGAGTATATATTATTAGTTTATTATAATTAAATAATAAAAAATTAAATACAATAACGCGTAAAATAACTTACCATTTTATGATAATCCTGTCCACCAGGATAATGACCTTTCGCTGGTGTACACAACAGTTCGCCATGAATCCATCTTATTTTCCTTAATTGTCTCATTCTAATTTTCTTCAGACTATATCTACCAAATCTTGATAAGATTTTGTAATAATTACATATTTGTTCATATATACATTCTTTTCCATATATGTACCATATTTTATCACCATCAGAATATTTTACAGCCGGAAAACCTCCGAGACGATGCTGCTTTCCATTTATCCACCATTCTTCATCGCCCTGTTTAGTTATTAAAGCTGGTTAATCACTGTCGCGATGTATTATGCCATTTACCCACCATTCTTTATCTCCATTTGAATTTTCTATGGCAGGTAAATCATTATCGCGATGTAGTTTTCCATTTATCCGCCACTCTTTATCACCATTTGCAAATTCAATTGCAGGTAAATCATTATCACGATGTAGTTCTCCATTTACATGCCATCTCTTATCACCATTTTCGTCAATCGTGCACATGTTTGTTATGAATGTGTTATTAGTACTAAAAATATTAATGATATATTGGATAACTAAATATTTAACATATCAATTTTTTACATACTCATAAAATAACTTACCATTTTATGATAATCCCGGCCACCCGGATAACTACCTTTGGATGGCATACATAACAGTTCTCCATGGATCCACCTAAGCCTTCTTAGTTTTCTCATTCTTATCTTCCTCAAACAATATCTACCAAATCCTTTTAAGATTTTGTAATAATTACATGCTTGTTCATATGTGCATTCTTTACCATAAATGTACCAATATTTACTTCCATCTATATATTCAACTGCTGGTAAACCTCCAAGACGATGACATTTTCCATTTACATACCATTTGTTACATAAATTTCCGAATATTGCGGCAGGCAAACCATTATCGCGATGTAACTTTCCATTTACAAACCATTCTTTATATCCGTATGTACTTTCGGTCGCAGGTAAATCATTGTCACGATGACGTTCTCCATTTACATACCATGCTTTATTACCATTTATATCTTCAATCGCGGGTAAGTCATTATCGCGATGACATTCTCCTTTTGCATTAAACCATCTTTTATTTCCATAACAATCAATTCTATTAGTCATCTTGTTTTTTAATGCACCTTATTGTATACTATTAGTTTAATCTTAGACTTGCAATTAGACGAACAATTTGTTACAGACTTATAATTTATTAAAATAATTTAATAAATAGTAATATTTTACAAAGCACCCGGGTGTTGTTTGTTTACAAATGCTTGTAAAGCCTCCACACTTCTTCCATTAGTCATTTCTTCAATCACTCTTTTGCCATTCTTAACATGGAATAATTTAACAGTTGGGAAACTAGTAACTCCAGCACGATTACATAATTCTTTATTAGCAGTATATTCAACTTTCTTAACACGTAATTTAGGATTATTCTTTTGCATTGCCTGGAATTTGTCCCATTGTGGCATAAATTGTTTACATGCTCCACAATCCTCCCAATGATATAATAAAATAAGTGGGATATCATCATCTGATAATTTACCAGATTCAATATTCTCATCTTTTTCTTGTTCACTATCGCCAGTAAATGGTATATCTCTCTCAGCGATATCACCAATCATTTGATGCATTGCATCCTCGACACTCGAAATCATAACTAATGCTGAACTGCAAATAGTAGCAGCATTGCTTAAATTTACTAAATCCTGAACCTTTTGGTCCACAGAATCCGCAAGATTTCTTGTATAATCATAGTGGCTAATTAGCATTTTAGCATGTTCAACTCGCATGGCTGCAATAGAAACTGACATCTTATCGGCATCTCTATTTTCGATTAATTTACCACATTTTCGGTAAAGTTGTGATAGATTTTCTAGCGAGGAAAGAATGTTAGTATACTCCTCTGAAACTTTGACTATTTCGCCATTTTTTTGTTTCTTTTGACTATCCATTGCTGATATATGGTTAGGCATATAATTTCTACCATTCTAACATGCCACTAATATGTCAAAAAAACCAAGTGAATGTATTGGACCATGTTATCCTAAAAACACACAAGTATTACATCCAATTACTCTCTTTTACGTAACAGATACACAGAATCCATTTTGTACTATCAGGCCCAAGCCCATCCCTGCAGGAATGGGTAAACGTCGTTTTACAGCTATATGTGAAGAGGCAACTGTTAATGTAGAAGATATGCCAGATTCAATGTATTCCCTACCACAACTTGGATTAAATCCAACTAACTTTTTGGAACTATACAAGATATATAGCTATGAAGACAGCAGCACATGGTATCATAATTTAGTAGCAAATGAACCAGAATGGGCAACTGTGCGCAGAGTATTTGACTCAGTTATGGCTATATATGGCATAGATAAATTGCCCCACATCGATGATGAAAGTTCAGAAGTTTTATCCGAAATATTAATCAGATATTGGGCATCAAAATGGTCAAAACGTTATGAAATCGGTCATGACAAGATATTGCGCTTATTTACACCAGATACCATGCGAAATATAGTAGCATCATATTCAAAGGCTGCACTCGACAGATGGAAAGATATACCCTCTCATATGGATCTCCTACAATCAACATGTGCTCAAATATTAGAAGAAAAGAAAGCAAGAATCTAACAAATATATGAAAAATAGCGGATGATATGATATAGAACATGTCACTCGGCGATGCAGTTAGAGCAGCTCAAAAACCAATTGTTGATGCACTAGAATCTCCATTTCGATTGGGTCATTCGATTGAATATGAGGATTTGGAGGCAGATCCAGACATGAGAAATAGGATTGTTAGATGGTATTATACTCGTCTGAAAAATGAATGGTTATATCAAGATTCTAAATTTAGGAGTCTGGCTCGCTATTTTATTATTAAAGATGGGAAACCTGTTCTTGTTTCTAGTTCAGAAGAATATAAGGATAAATCTTTTAAGAATCCTGATGAACCTGAAAAGAACACACTCCTTAAACTTGATCTCATTCGAAAACATTTAATTAATAAAAGACGTATTGCTCGTGTTCTTGAAAAATATGCATCAAAGACTGAAACAAAGTGGTGGGATCTGGAAGATGCAGTAGATAATGTGAAGATTGTTCTTTACAAAGAATTGCGCCGCAAAATTTTAGAATCAATTGATGCTAAGATTAGTCTAGAATCTGTGAAAACAAAGAAACCTCCTAGTGTTATTGAGGACGAGGCCTCAGGTGAAATTTAATAATGTATAAAAATTGAAACATTAATTATGGAAGTTATCTAGATAACAAAGATTATCATAAAATATTATATTATTTTATGAGTATGTGAAAAATTGAATTGTAAATTCTATAAGGTATCATAAATAGTATATTAATAGTACAATATCGAGAAATATTCTACTCCAACAAAATGACAATGCGAACTGATCTTAATGGAAATAAATTTTGGTTTGTTAATGGAAAGCGTCATCGAGATGATGATTTACCAGCTATTGAATATTCAGATGGAAGTAAAGAATGGAATATGTCATCGCAATAATGGCTTACCTGCTTTTGAAGATTTTAATGGTGCTAAATATTGGTATGTAAATGGAGAATTTTACCGTCTTGGCGGTTTACCTGCCATAGAATATGCAGATGGAAGTAAATCTTGGTACATCTATAACAATAACAATAAATATACATATAATAAAGTAATAAGTTTTTACAAAATCTTAAAAGGATTTGGTAGATATTGTTTGAAAAAAATAAGAATGAGAAGACTGAAAAAACTTAGGTGGATCCGTGAAGAACTATTGTGTATGCCAGCAAAAGGAAGTTACCCAGGTGGCCAAGATTATCATCAGATGGTAAGTTATTTTATGAGTATGTAAAAAATTGATTGTTATATTGCTTGATCACAATTATCAAATTAAGCTAATAATATACAAGAAAGTACATTCAAATACACTCTTGCAATTCTGAATAAAAATAAAATGATGACGCGAACTGATTTTCATGGAAATAAATTCTGGTATTTAAATGGAAAACAACACAGAGATGACGGATTGCCGTCTGCAGAATATGCAGATGGTAGTAAATATTGGTATGTAAATGGAAAACTGCATCGTGATAATAATTTACCAGCCATTGAATATGAAGATGGAAGTAAGGAATGGTGTGTAAATGGAAAATTACATCGTGATAATAATTTACCTGCTATTGAAAATATATTTTGTAAAGAATGGTATGTAAATGATGAGCGTCATCGTCTTGGAGGTTTACCAGCTATTGAAAATACAGATGGAAGTAAGGAATGGTGGATTTATGGAGAATATTATTCTTATGTGCAAGTATGTAATTCTTACAAAACCCTAACAAGATTTGGTAGATATTGCCTCAAGAAAATCAGAATGAGGAGATTAAGAAGACTAAGATGGATCCATGGAGAATTGTTATGTATGCCAATAAAAGGCAATTATCCCGGTGGCCAAGATTATCATAAGATGGTAAGTTATTTTATGAATATGTAAAAATTGATTGTTATACTGTTTAGTTATTCTAATGTAAGAGTAAATTAATAACACATAATAAGTACACTCTTGCCAATCAAATATGACAATGAAAACAGATAATTATGGTAATAAAAGATGGTATAATGCAAATGGAGAATACCATCGCGATAATGATTTACCTGCTATTGAAAATGCAGATGGAGATAATGAATGGTATGTAAATGGAAAAAGACATCGTGACAATGATTTACCTGCTAGAGAAGATTCAAATGGGGATAAATGGTGGTATGTAAATGGAAAATGTTACCGCGATAATGGTTTACCTGCCATAGAAGCTGCAAGTGGAAATAAATATTGGCTTATTAATAGAATATTTCATCGTCTAAATGGCTTACCTGCAGTTGAAGATACAGATGGATATAATGAATGGTGGATTTATGGAAAAGAATATACATATGAAGAAGTAATTAGTTATTACAAAATCTTAACAAGATTTGGTAGATATTGTTTAAGGAAGATTAGAATGAGAAAACTAAGAAGATTAAGGTGGATTCATGGAGAACTGTTATGTATGCCAGTAAAAGGCAATTATCCGGGTGGCCAAGATTATCATCAAATGGTAAGTTATTTTATGAGTATGTAAAAATGTCCTCATTTAAATAACTATCAAATACTAAAATAGATAGTATGGCAGAGCAAATAATACAAGCCAAACCATTAATATTAATTGATTTAGATGATACATTGATAGTTCCAAATTGCGTACCGCGCCTCCATAATGGTTCAATTGATGCACTTAATAATTTAAAAGATTATGGATACAGATTAATTTTGTTTAGTCATAATACAGATGCCGAATGGATATGTAAAATAGCTGGCATTTATGATTACTTTGAATATTTTGCACACGGATGCTATGATCAAAATAAGAAATGGAATTTAGAACAAGTATGTAAGAATTATCCAGATATTCCAGTATCTAATATGATCTTATTTGATGATATGACCAGTCTAATTGAAACATTCAGATCATTTGGCGGCAAGGCATGTCTTGTATATCATCGCAAAGGTTTGCAGATAAATCATCTTATTCAAATGAACTTAATTCCATGCCATGAAGTTTTCGGTTACAGTTTACTACATACAGATTAAATTCCACTATTTAATATTTATTTTATAATATTAAATTTAATTGAACTTACTGTAGTAATATGACTAGGATTATTATTTAATGGTGGAAGTTGTCTTTTCTGTTTTACAAAATAAAAATCTGCTAATTTATTATAATCGTGTTTTGTTAATACAGTTGCTGGATTAGGATTAACAACTTGTTCTTTTTGTAATTCATAATTTATAATCTCCAATTTATTTAATTGTTTCTTTTTGAATGTATTTAATAAAATACTAAATTCATGATGTTTAAGATTTTGTAAAGAAGTGCGAATATCCATTTTATGTAATCTTTATTATAGATTTATTATAAAGTTATAATTATCATATCAATTTTTTATTAACTAATATTGTTTTGTTAATCAAGGAAGTTCATCTGAAGTAAGCTCTTGAAAATCGCTATCTGCTAATATTGGCAAAGATGGATATTTGAAGCGCTGTTGGATTAATCTATCTAATTCTCGATCGGCTAATTCTAATTCTTTCTCAACACTATTCTTATTTTGTTTTTTACTTGAAAACTTAATCTTTATTTTTTTTGGACTTGATTTTGTCTTTTGTAGTTTAATTTGAGAAACAGAATGGATTCTGTCATTATGTTTAGAAGACATGTCTGGATTAAATAAATCATCCAGAATTGAAATTCCATAATTTGGGCCGAAACATCTCACAATAACTGCGCGTATAATAAATACTGGTAAATAAAAGATACTTAATAGAATTAATAACATGTTTACTTTCATTTCACTATAATAGTATATTTAAAAAATTATTTGCCCCTATAAATTAGTTCAACAATACTTAAACCATAAATACTATTAGTATTTAATGTAATATTACAAATCTACAAAATGTCACTGATCGTTGAATATATCAAATTAAGCAAAATGCATAAGGAAAAGTCAGGACCGATGACAATTGTGTTAATGCAGGTTGGAAAGTTTTTTGAGATATATGCTTTAGAAGATGATAGAACTGCATTGATGGAAGTATGCAATATATTAAATATGACGCTAGTGCGCCGTGATGGAAAATCTGGAAAGAATGCAGATGTCTCTGTAAAAAATCCATTATTCTGTGGATTTCCTGAGATATCTCTCCAAAAGAATATTAGGAAATTAGTTGAGTGCTCATATACTGTGGTTGTTTACCACCAAACCGGTAATAATGAATCAACTGGAAAACAAAATAGAGAATTACTTGGAATTTATAGTCCAGGAACTTTTGTTAATGATGAAGCATCATCTACTCAAGATGGAACAACGATGGTTGGTGTTTATATTGAGAATTTTGAACAATTAAATGGTAAAACTCTATGTGCCATGGGATTCTGTTCAATTGATCTTGTCACTGGACGAGTGCTGGTACATGAAGTACACGGTAAGGCAGATGAACCAAATTTACCATTCGATGAGCTTGTACAACTTGCACAGAGAGTATCTCCAAGGGAGGTTGTAATTCGAGCAGTCGGCGATTCATATAAGAATGCCGCCAGTTGTTTTGAACTTGATGCTAATTTAATCCATGATAGAAAGGAGGTGCCGAAAGATTATGATAGATTAGCATTTCAAAATGAATTACTTGAAAGAGTATTTGGAAAGAGATCTCTAAGTCCCATTGAAGAACTTGGCTTAGAACGATCTCCATTCATGGTTAAGGCACTTGTACTTATACTTGAGTGGGCATGGGATCATGTAAATACACAGATGAAAGGTCTTAGAGATCCAGAGAGAGTTGAGCCTAATAGGTTAGTACTTGGAAATAGTGCAATCTATCAATTAAATGTATTGGAGAATACAATGTTAGAGGGTAATCAGAGAAAAGGTATTAGATCTTTATTTGATGTAGTTAATTCTGCAACTACTGTGATTGGGAGACGATATCTAAAACGTCAATTAACTAGTCCTTTAATAGATCCAGAAGCAATTAAGGCTAGATTAAATAGTGTTGAAAAATTAGTAAAGGATACTGATCTTTGCAAGAATATTGGTATGGCTCTTACAGGAGTAATGGATATTGAAAGATTACATCGCAGAATGGTTGTTGGTAGTTTAGGTCCGAATGAATTTCTTGCATTGCATAATAGTTATGAAAGTTTACTCTCAATGAATAAATGGGTAAAGGAAATAAAGGATGTTGATTCATCTTGGCTATCTGATCTCAAAAAGATTGTTGTACAATATAAAACTAATATTAGAATGGATCGAATCAGAAATGGTTGGAATCTAACAGATATTAGGGAGAATTTATTTGCTCATGGTGTTGATACAAAACTAGATGATATGGATACGGAGTTAGATGAACATGTATCTTTTATGACTAAAACAATTAAGGTATTTTCTGATCTCCTAGATTGTAAATTAGAATTAGTTAATACAGATCGAGATGGTTATCTTATCAGAACTACTACATTGAGAGGAAAGGCATTAGTAAAATTGTTAGAAAAGAAGAGTGTTACTATTGATGGAGTAACAATAAATAAGGTTGAGATTAAGGCTGTCGGTACTGCATGTCGTATATTATTTCCGGAGTTTACTAAACATGGTGAATCCAGAAGGAAGATCGAGACTCAATTATCACAGAGAATGCGTAAATTATGGACACGCGTTATGTTAAGAATATATAATCGTTGGGAAAGTGTTCTTATAAGAACTGTTGAGGGTGCAAGTCATATTGATTTTTTAGTGTCATGTTCCAAGACAGCAATAAATAACAATTATTGTAGACCAGATATTATTGATGCAAGTAAGGATGGCCATTCGATGGTAAGTTGTAAACAAATGAGACATCCAATTATTGAACAATTGATTGAATCGACATATGTTCCTCATGATATTTCTCTTAGTGCAGAGGGGATATTATTATATGGATCTAATGCATCTGGTAAATCAACCTTATCAAAATGTTTGGGATTGTTAACTATTATGGCACAATGTGGCATGTTTGTTCCTGCAAAAAGTATGAAGATTATTCCTTATCGATATTTATTTGCCAGAATTACTGGAAATGATAATATTTTAAGAGGTCTCTCATCTTTTGCAGTGGAGATGTTAGAATTAAAGGCGATGTTAAAGAATGCTGGATCTAATAGTCTATTTGTTGGGGATGAATTGTGTAGAGGCACAGAAAGTATGAGTGGTACGGCAATTGTGGCCGCAGCAGTAGAACAATTGGCAAAGAGTAAAACAACATTTATTTTTGCAACTCATTTGCACGATCTACCATCAATTCCTGAAATTCAATCATTAAAGAATGTTAAGGTGTTCCATATTCATAGCACATATGATAAGGAAACAGAGAGAATTACATATGAAAGAGATCTCCGTCCTGGTCAAGGAGATACAATTTATGGTCTTAATGTTGCTTGCTCGATGCTTAAGAATACAGATTTTATGAATCGTGCAAATCATTTTGCAAAACATCTTACTGGTGAAAAGGGTGAACTTGTTGATAAAAGACAGAGCAAGTGGAATGCTGATATATATCTTACAGAATGTACAATTTGTAATTCGAAAAATGAATTAAATGTGCATCATATCCGCCATCGATCAAAATGTGTTGATAAATTTTCTGATCATATTCGCCAAGATTCTAAAGGAAATTTGGTTGTATTATGTAGAGCATGTCATGAGAAAGTACATGCAGGAGCAATTGAAGTATCTGCATGGGTGGATACATCATTAGGCAGAGAACTTAAATGGCATCATACTGTTAAGAAGGAAACAGAGAAAGCAATCTTAAAAATGCGCTTAAATTATGATGAGGGAGATTGGAAGAAAGGATGGGCTCATTCAGCGGCAACAAAAGAACTGGCTAAAATTGGACATATTGTAACTACTGATCAAGTAAGAGAAGGTTGGTGTAATGAGAAGAACAGTAGCAAGAAATGCCACGCGTAAATAAATATTAATAGTTATATGTAAATTTAAATTTACATATTCATAAAATAACTTACCATCTGATGATAATCTTGACCGCCAGGATAACTACCTTTAGGGGGCATACATAATAGTTCGCTATGGATCCATCTTACTTGTCTTAATTTCCTCATTCTGATTTTCTTAAGACAATATCTACCAAAGTTTTTTAATATTTTGTAAAAACTAATTATTTGTTTATATGTGTATTCTCGATAATAAATCCACCATTCCTTATATCCATCTATTATATTTTCAATTGCAGGCAATCCATTAGCACGATGTAGTTTTCCATATTCATACCAGTATTTATTATCATTATCATTGGAAAATATCACAGCAGGCAATCCATTATCACGATGATAAAATTTCCATTTACATACCAGTGTTTATCACCATTTGCTCTTTCAATAGCAGGTAGATTATTATCGCGATGTCTTTTTCCATTTACATACCAACATTTATCCCCAAACACAAATTCAACTGCAGGCAAATCATTATCTCGATGTAATTCTTTATTTTCATTATACCATCTTTTAGTTAAAAATTTATCAATTTCCATTGTCATTTTTGTTTTGGATAGAGAGTGCACCCGCTTGTATTATTAATTTAGTATTATTAATAAGGTTTATTTAAGTAAAATACAATTCAATTTTTTATATACTCATAAAATAACTTACAATTTTATGATAATATTGGTTACCTGGACAACTACCTCTTTTCAATCTCTTATTCAAAGAGCATTTACTTGCTGATAGATAGTTCGTAAACTTCTACTCACAATCCTATTCATAGGACGATATGCTTTTGCGATTTGTGGATAATATCTAAAATGCTTGCAGTACATTGCCGCTGATGGCATATATTGTACTTTCTGTTTTTTATATAGTGCCATTTTATTAACTTATACTTATATAATTATATCTCTATAGATTTATTTACTGTAGTTGTATTATTTAAATATTTATTTAGTATACTTTCTGCAATTAATTGATTTATTCCTCTACGAGAAAGATCTACTGCCTTATCAGTTACATTTACTACACGAAATGCACATATCGATCCAATAGGAGAATGTTTAATAATAGATGATGTTTTCCTCTGAGACATTTCCTGAATTGAAACAAATGCAATTCTATTATCGTATTCCAATAAAATCACAAATAATCCAACTTCTGTGATTTGTTCAACCTTTGCAACAACAATTGTATCACGACATAATGCATTGCTCATATTTGATATATTAAGTATATTGATCTACAATTCTGTAGATCAATTTATTCTATTAAATTATTTATAAGTCTCGTGTATCATCCTCACTTTGACTTGAATCACTGTTACCAGATGCATCATCTGAACTTTCTTTTGATACCTGCTCCTCATCGGTAGGATACGATGTTTCACTATCACTATTACTATCATCATCAGTAATATTATTTTCAATATTGAATTTTCTCAGTCTCTTCCTCTCAGCAATAGTATCAACATGATTAATATTAATAATTACCAATGAACGATCGCATGCAGCAATTTCTGTACAATCATATCTCGCATCACAGCCTTCAAAATGACGATCGAGTAGCAAACAGAAATCTTCTAAATATTCTTCAAGGCCCGTATTATCACAATTTCTGTAATCAATAGTATTAGTTAATGAAATATCGCTAAGTGGCTTTTCTTCAGAACGGCGATGAATTCCCCATGTATTATCATCAATATCGACTCCTCCACCAATCCATTGATAACGTGCCAATAAGTAGATCGCTTTCTCAATAACTGCATCATCATTAAATGGTAGTTTCACTGCCGGTTCTAGATAACGTAATTCGTAGCTCAGCAGAATATTATCGATCTGTCTTTTATTTAGTAATTTCATAGCAAATTTAGAACGATCCTCCTCACTTGATTTATCAAGTTTCTCAAATAATGCAGGAGTAGGTTCCTCCGGATGATCATCGATTTCTTGTTCATTTCTGAATAACTCATCTAATCCCAATGGGTATGTTTTCAGTATATTGATCTCGCGCAATCTTTCATTGACAACTTTTAACTCATCAATAGTACGCTGTTCTCTCTCATTAATGCGCTGCCACACAGTTTTTTGTACATTACTAGAAACAATAGTATTGTTATTATCTAATGATAAATTATCCATGTACCGAGATAGTAGGCGTGGCGAAAATCTCCCTGCGAATGGATTCGCAGATGAAACAAGAGGACTATTTAGAATCCTCTGAGAATCATTATTAATTGATTTATTTTCACTGGCAGCTTGAGCCTGTGGATTACCAATATAATTAGAAAGTGCCTCAGAAATTGAAGTTTTTACATCCAGTTGCTTTGGACTATCCCCCCCTGTATATGGAGATGACCATAAGCCACTCCCCTCCTGAAGCTGAAGACTGGATCCATTAACTTGTTCTTGCTGTGACATTTATTAGATTTGATACTTGTTTTGATATAAAACCACCGGTTAATTAACAATTGCATCAATTTTTTAAACTCAATTACATAAAAACAATACTTAACAGACCAAGTAAAACTACGCGATGATCCTGCATATTTGAATGATGTGCGCGATAAAGTAATAGATGAATTCGGAGGATATTTAGGTATAACTTTTGAAGGAACTATTCAAAATTATTTAAATATAAATCATAATGAAATTGTCCAGATTCCAATAATAATAGTAGAATTGTATCCAAATGATAATAACTTTAATATTATTAAACATACAAATATAAAAACTCTCAATGCTAATTCAATCGAAAGATTAAATAGTGTAAATAATCCATCATTTTGCCTATATTACAGAGTATTTGAAAAGTTAATAGAACACTAATTATAAAAAAGCCTAAACTATTATAACATATTTATTTTAAACAACTAAATATGACGAATATACAAAATGAATCTGTAAAACTTGAAGATAGCCATTTGCGAATCGCAGTCGGCGGTAATGTTAATTCAAGTAAATCCAGTAGCGTGGGTGTATTAATGACAGGAGATTTAGATGATGGTGATGGTAGTGCAAGAAGAAATGTCTTAAAACTTCCCCATGAAAAATTAACTGGGCGTAGTTCATCTGTCAGTTATAATTACATTAAACATCCAATGCCAGATGGCTCAAGACGCATTGTCACAATGGTAGATTTATGTGGCCATTTAGCTTACATTCGCACCACATTATATGGTATAACAGCTCATCGAATTGATTATGGAATGGTTGTGGCAGGTTCAAACATGGGTATTAATCGATTAGAGGGTGGCAGTTATGCAAATTCTATTACGTCTGAACACATTAATGTTTTACATCAATTAAGTATTCCATTTTTTATTGTAATGAGTAAACGTGATCTGTGTACAGGTACTATTGATTCAGCATCATACAATTGTACTTGTGATACTCCTAAATGCGCATGTAAGGATGCTCTAGCTATTAATCCAGAGTATAATAAGACTCGTAAGGATATCGTTGATTTACTGAGAAGTCTTAGCTATCAACCAGTATGGGTAGATGGGCGCACAACTGATGCACTCCTTTCACCATGGACAGTTAAAATCTTAAAGATGATGTCAGGTACTAAGTTTGTTCCAATTATTGTTACATCAAATAAATCTGGATTTAATATTAATTTACTGCGAAATATTATTGTAAATCTTACACCACGAGTAAATCCAATTTATGATAATCCAGTAAATTCTACAATTTCATGTATGTTTTTCGTAGAGGCCCGCTATTGGAAGGATGGAATCGGGCTTATCATCTCAGGTACATTAAGAGGAAAAACAATCGAAATTGGTGATAAACTAATCCTTGGTCCGTTTGGTAGTGATGCAATTTGGCATGAAATTCGTATTAAAGGAATTCATAATAATCTCCGAGAACCTATTTCACAGATGACGCATGGCCAGACAGGATGTTTATCCATTGCATGTGTTGAAATTAAAAAGAAATCTCAGTTGCGCATAGGAATTGTGGCTGTATGTCGTAAAGAGGATGCTGTTTCGACTCGCGACTTTACAGCCGAAATTACAGTATTAAATCATGCAATATCAATTACAAATCATTATCAAAATAAAGGTGGTATTGAAGTAGTTAAACGCTATCAGGCAGTAATTCATTGTTTAAATATCAGACAAGCCGCATCAATGTATATCCCAGCTGGTGAATTTATACGATCTGGTGAAAAGAAAATTGTTGGATTTAAATTTTATAAACGTCAAGAATGTCTACAAATCGGTGCATCATTTTTGTTCTGTGAGGGAAAAACACGTGGTATTGGAAAAGTGTTATCCTATGGTCTACCTGCCATAAAAAGTATTATTTAATTTAAATTAAATATAGAAAATATTAGTATTTTCTATAATATATTATTTAATTTCATTTATGATGCAATACTTGCAATATCGACGAATGATAATAGAAGACCTCTGCAGCAGAAATCGCGAACTAACATTCTTGCAAGTTCAGCTTTACGATCATCCTTTTCCTCACGTGTAAGCTTAAGAGTATCTATTTTCCGCATATAGAGCTCATAAATGATCTGGATATGGCCGAGAACGGCTCCACAAGCTGGGCATTTTAGGAACAACATGGTGATATTTGACTGATTGCTTTCTATTCTTTATAAGGATATAGAGTTTATATCAATTTTTCCGCAATAAAGGTTATAGTACATATGAGTAATACTAGATCAGGCAATTTAACTGACCAGACATATGAGGGAGTTGATGCAAATAAATATGCCACAGATTCAAAGAAATTTAATACTGAATTTGATACTGTGATGGCTAAATATGATGCAGAAATAAAGGCCAAGGAGGATGCCCAACTTGGAGTATTAAATAGTGAATTAGATGAAATAGAGACAAAAGGATTGACTGATTTAACAATTGGCGAACTAATGCAAGATGGCACACAGCAGATATTTAATATGGTGTCTGGACAAAAAGAGGATGGCGGGATATTTGCGCAGAGACGATTGTTTTATTTAGGTATATTATGTATTTCAGTTGCACTAATGATATGGTTAGTTAATTCTTTATTAGAATAATTAATATTATAATAATTTTTACATTGATGTTGATCAATGTAAAATGAATGCAAACAATAAAGGAAAAATGCAAGGAATAGTTACACAGATGCAAGAGAATCCTTTCTCTCAGATGACACACAATGTTTATGCATGGTTCTCGAGTGTGATGCGGCGAAGGTTCAGATTTCCAGAACCATCGTTGTTGGTGATGTAGTGATTGCCACTGAGCACAATCTTGACATGCACTGAATAACCGCGCAGCTTCCCAAGAGGAGGATCCATATTGATGCACAGCTCCTCTTTTTTGTTGTAGCCAATGCAGATGCAGGTGATCTTGGCATCAAGATAATTGGCCATTCGCTCGATGTGCACTGCCTCCGGCATGCGTCCTGCAGAAAGACCAGACCATCCTCCGAGTATGCACATGTACTTGTAGATCGCCCAAGGGCTCAAAAATCCCATGCTGTCGAAAGGATGAACCATGCGCACTCCTCGATCTGTTTGGATAGGTACCTTTGCTGCACACTGGTATGTAGCGATCGCAGAACAGCACGGGATCGTTGTGATGAGGCGATCGCCATTGGAGTTTGGGGGGCTTGCCACCATGCTCACACCGATCACCAGGCTACCGTCACTGTAACTATCATCCACCTTTGCCCCCACAACTGCATGCGGATCATAGATAGCCAGCCATCCATTTTCGATGGATGTGCGCAGGATATCAGCATCGATATCGATATTCTCGAAATTTGGCAGATCTCGAGGTCTTGGAGACTGAGATACCGCCTGAGGTCTTGGAGACTGAGATACCGCCTGAGGTCTTGGAGACTGAGACGCCTGAGGTCTTGACGCTTGCGCCATCACCTGAGGTCTTGGAGACTGAGATACCACCTGAGGTCTCGGAGACTGAGACGCCTGGGGTCTTGATGCTTGCGCCATCACCTGAGGCCTTGATGCTTGCGCCATCACCTGAGGTCTTGATGCTTGCGCCATCACCTGAGGTCTTGAGGACTGAGACACCACCTGAGGTCTTGATGCTTGCGCCATCACCTGAGGCACCACCTGAGGTCTTGATGCTTGCGCCATCACTTGCGATAGAGAACTCGATGATTGAGATCTTTCCACTACATCTCGCTGAAGCATGATTCTTTGGAATTGAACAGTGTTTGACAGTTCTGCATTTCTCAGTTCGAGAAAAGAGATTCTCTGTTGCAGTGATGCGATGATCTCCTCATCTACTGACGTTCGCTGATTCTGAAAGTTATAGCGAGACATCTGGCAGGGGAAAGAGAGTTGGAAGGCAAGAGATGAGGTGCTTCTGAAGGTACAAATGGCTTGTATGGACTGGGTTGATTATATAAATTTTATATATAAATAACACTATCAGGAATTTGAAATTTCAATTTTTTGATAAGAACATTAATATAAATTAAATGAACCATTTATATGCGTCATTTTCGGCTAATTCTGGATATTTGAATGCTTTTGGTTCATCTGGAGAAGCTAAAACTTTCCATGATGTAGTGATTTCTAGTGGTTCCAATTTATCACGATATTCTAAAAGTACAAGTTGTAATTCTGCATCGAGCAACGATATATTTTCCTGCAAGACATTCAAAAATGGCCTATCGTCAACAGAAATAACAATGGATTGTAGTGCATTTAAACATCCACGATACATATCCTCTGCATTTGAATAAAGTTGATAACTGCTAGCTACAGCTTGCATAGAATAAAATGCCTCTAAATAATCAAGTGCCTCTTGATATGCCTGATAATTATATCTTTTAAATATTCCAAATTTATTTTCAAAATCATCTATAAGTGTATTATATGGTGTTGTTTTTCGCTCTAATAGGAAATTTTTATATTTTAAGGCAAAACCAACCATTAAACCAGTAAATATTAGTACTATAATTAATAGTTTCATCATTAAAAATTGATGCGATATTATTTATCATAAATAATATCTAGAGTAATAAGAATAACTACTACTAAGATGAACAGCAATAGCAGAGAATTTCAACTTTTACAAGATGCCAATTTTAACCAGGAGGCAGTGAATATGTTAAATAATTTGATATCTGGTGAAATATTAGCACAAAGAGGTCCTGCAAGTAGACTTTCTCAAGCTGTAAATATACAGCTTGGCAATAATGTACTTAGCCGTCTTCCTAATATTGGTGTGGATAATGGGGTTATTGAAAACAGATTTATGAACAGTATTTTCCCTCCTGCGCCAGTAAGATCAGCGGAACCGCTTAATAATCCAGCAATTATTAGTAATCTTGGGGGATTTCTCCAACGCCATCGTAATGAAAATATAAGAAAATGTTGGAAAGCTGCTCCTCCAATGCGCAGAGATGGGTTAAATAAAATATTTACTGTGCGTAAAGTAAATAATACTGGGAGAGAAAGTTTTTGCACTGCTACTTTAGCAACGGATGATGCAGAATTAAACATACCAGAAGTACAGCGCGATGTGCCAAGAGGGCTTGCTGCATCTGCCCTGGCTAGTTTTACAAGAGAAACATTACAAGAAGGAGCTGTATCATCTGAATGTTCTATTTGTATGTGCGATATTGAGGTTGGTGAAAAATATGTAATTACTCCGAGATGTTCTCATAAAATCCATGATTCCCCATGTGCATCGCAATGGTTTACTCAATCAACACAATGCCCATCGTGCCGAGAGAACTGTGGGCCCTCGGTTAATCAAGTATGGCGAGAAGAGCTAGATTGATTAATGATAATTCCTAAAAAATTGATTAATTAGTCTAATAGCAAGTTACTATTATACTAATACAGCACAATGACTCCTCTCGAAATTCTTATATTTGATCGTGTTATTAAAAGATTGCAACTAGAAGAAATACATATTTTGGAATATTTTCATAAAGAAAGTAAAAAGGGATTTGCTGAAAGAAAAATTGCAATTGAGCGTTTGGCCGCATTTCATGATTATTGGGTGAAAAATATAACATCAAAGATTGATAAAACAAATACCGAAATTAAACCAAATATGTTTGATGATGTTGATGAACTTGCATACAGGAAACCATGGGGAAGAATGCTAGATACGCATAAAATAATTAAACTACGACAATATCTTGTTACTAAAGGTTGCGATCCTGCAGTTATTAGTGAAAAATTAGATGCTATTTTCGATTTATTAAAACGTAAGAAATTACGAGTTAAGGATATTATTTATGATGCAAATATCATGGAGGTAACAGCTGTTGAAAATCTCCCAAAAGGTATTCTTGATGAAGAATCATCAGATGAAGATAGTTCAGATAATGACAGTGACAGTTCTGATAAAGAAGAGTCATCTGATGATGAAAGTTCAGATGATTAAATTTAATAAATTAATATAAATTATATTAATTTAACTGGTCTAGAGGCTCAAAAAGTTGTTATAATACAAGTCTCGTCTGCAATTACAATCCTAGTATAAATAAGAGATGTTGATTGGAGATGCAATTTGGTATATTCAGTTGTTAAAGTTAGTAAATTCTAATCTATTTCGCGGTCTAGATCCAACAAAAAAGAAGGATTGTGCAAAATTATCTTTAAGGATATGTGCCAAACAACCTCTTTTAAAAAGATCTATTGTAATCGATGCAATTAATGATTTAATTGATCGTTTTAAGCATATACCTGTATTGGCAATTGTAGATAATTATCCAGATGTTCCAGTTTCTTTGCCAGTGTTTACAAAGAAAGAAATAGAAAAATTTAAACATTATGAGAAAATTATTAGACACCTAGAATCTCTGCCACAGCATGCGCAGAAAACACCCGGATGGTTTGCTGATCGTATGAAAGTTATTACTGCGAGTTCTGGTGCCACATCTATTGGAGAATGTAAATATGAGAAGATGTCTAATTTTATCCTAGCCAAGTGTGGGATAAATGATACATTTACTGCAAATGCAAATACGCATCATGGTTGTAAATATGAAGATATTGCGGCAATGATTTATGAAAGACGCAAAGATGTGGTTCTTAAGAATTTTGGATTAATCCTACATCCTAAGGGAAAAGTAGTAGGAGCTAGTCCAGATGGAATTTGTTCTGAAAAAAGAAGAAGTGGTGGTTACTCTCCACTCGTTGGAAGAATGCTTGAAATTAAATGTGTAGTCCAGCGTCAAATATTAACAGAGGGAGATGTTGATGGGGATATATGCCCGCATTATTATTGGGTACAGGTTCAACTCCAATTAGAATGCTGTAGTCTAGATGAATGTGATTTCTGGCAATGTAAAATAACTGAATTAAGTCGGGAAGACTGGTGTAGGGAAATAGATATTAATGGTATGTCTGTACTTACTGGAATGGAAATGGGTCTTGTAATTGAATTACTGCCGAGGGATAAGGTTGAAAAGAATCAATTTTGTCAATATGAAGCTAAATATTTATATCCTCCGAGTATTGGAATGAGCCAGAAAAATCTAGAAGAATGGATAGCTGAAAAGAAAATTGAAATGCAAGGTGGTAAACTTTATAAAGATAATGAGGAGGATGAAGGGCGCATGTTTGATTATCATAAAGTAATATATTGGAGACTTGATAAGGATCATTGTGAACTTATTACAAAAAATAATAAGTGGTTTCGCAAAACCTATCCTAGATTGTTAAAAACATGGTCATATGTTTTATGGTTTAGAAAACACTTAGAGGAAGCTAAATTATGGTATGAATATTCAACCTCAAAGAAAAGTATGACAGAGGCTGATATGATGAAAGTTGCAGACCGTCTAATGAATGATAATCGTAGAGGCTCATATGCTAATGAATTGCGCTCAAAACTTGCCAGTAATAAGTCTCGTTATGTAAAACATCAAGATACTATTGTATTTAATATGAATGATCTCACATCTCTTGTAAATGATAGTGATTGAAAATATTGAAAATATTGAAAAGATTGATATGAATTTCCTTTACTCTAATTGATAATTAGAGTAAATATACACAAATATAAAAGAATGAGTGGACGAAAAGGATTTATCTCTAATAGAGGACCCAATAAGCCTAAGAATGATAAGAAGGTACCACCAAAATCAAAGCGAGATTCTGATAAGGATGAAGTTGAAAAGGATGATCTTAAAAATGATGGTGTTGTTGAATTGAGAACTGTTCAAGGGACCAGATATTGGATGAGTCTAACTGGATCAAATGTGTATCGTTATCGATCTGGTACAAGTCAACCATTACCAGCTAAACATAGTCGCAGTGATCGTGCTAAATATCAAGCAGATAGAATTGGGGTACATAGAAAAGGACGTATTTACTTAATAACGGAGGATGAATCAGATTAATGAAAAATTCTCAAGTATTAATAAGATGTCTCAGAGTAAAAAAACCAAGAAAGGTGGAAATAAAAGTAAATTTAAATGTGATGCATTTACTAAACTAAATGTAAGTGAGGTAAGCATAGATTCGCAGAAACCTAATAAAGTGGAATTAACATGTGCCCCTGGAAAAGAGTATGTTGATGGAAGTTGTTTCACATTAAAAGTTCTTATAGAAATGGCTAGAGCCTATAATGCAACAAATCCTCAAAATCCTATTAAAGATGGCAATATAGATAATGAAAGAGCTTATCGTAAATATTTATTAATTGAAATTGCTAAAAGATTTGAAACTCTGTGTACCGATCAAAGATGTTGGCTTGCGCAAGATTTTATTAAATTAATGAAACCAAATGAGAAAAATGAAGCAGTTAAAGATACAATTAGACCACATGGACCTGGTGGACAATTTAAGTGGCTTGGTACTACTAATATTGATAATGTAATGAAACAGTATGAACAAGCTTATGATGATTTTTACTTTTTTGGGGCAGTACCGGCTGATTTTGATAAATGGGATGATATTGGAAACAGACAGGTGCCATACAAAGGTATTCCGTCAGAATATATTGAATCTATGCTTTTAAAAGGTAAAAAACGTTTCGGCATTGTATTTAATACAGATGAAAGTAATAAGTCTGGACAGCATTGGATATCTGCTTATGCTGATGCAACTACTGGAATAATTGCATTTTTTGATTCTGTTTCAGACCCACCAGGATCTAGAATTCGATCATTGCTTTCTCGTTTCAAAACAGTATTTAAGAAACATAACATTGAACCTATTTATAAAGAAAATAATGCTAAATTTCAATACAAGGATACTGAATGCGGAGTTTACTCTATTAACTTTATTCTAAGAATGCTGGATGATGGTAATTTTGATGAGATCGTTGCTAATCCAATTGATGATGCCACTGTTAATAAATGCCGTGTTGTGTATTTTGGAGGTAAATTATAAACATATATTATGAAAACTAATTTTTCATAATAATTTAAATCTTAAGATTTATGCAAGATATAATTTTCTAGCTTTTCTGCCTCCTAATTGAGATTTTGATTTTAATGATTTAATATTATCATGTGTATCCTCTGCACTATCGCCAAAGAAGCCAAAAGATGCCTTTACTTTTTCTGCTCTTGCTTGTTTTTCTAACTCAAGTTCTGCTAATCTTTCATTAAATTCACTCTCTCTTTGTTCTCTCAATTCTTCAGGTGTTTTTGCTTTTATTTGGTCTGCTGCGGCCATTTCTGTTTCTAAACTCGATTTCGTTTCTTCTGCTTCATCTGAGTATTGTTGTGCTTTTCTTGCAGCAGATCTTTCTTCTCTTTTTTTTGCCCGTAATCTCATGGCAGCAAATTCTGCATCACTATCATAACCACCATTGTCCGAATCATCATCTAAATCATTGCCATCAGCTACAGTAACTTCTCTCGCTGCTTTCTGTTTTGCAATTGTTTCATTGTATAATGATGTTTCTCTTTCAATTCTTAATCTTTCATCTTCTTTCTCCTTTCTTTCTCTTTCATATCTTGCTTCTCTTTCTGCTTCAGCTCTTTTGATTTTCGCAAGTCTCTCAGCTTCTTCTCTTTCATCTTTTAATCTTTCTGCTGCCTCTTCTGCATCATCTCTTGCTTTTCTTGCTTCGTCGTCAGCTTTATACTGTGCTGCTCTTTCTCTCGCTTTCCTTGCTTCATCATCTACTTTCCACTTTGCTGCGCTTTCTTCTAAGTTTGCTCTTTCTTTCGCTCTTTCTTTTGCGCCCTCTTTTGCTTTTTCTTCCGCTCTTGCTCTTTCTGTTGCTTCTCTTACTGCTCTTCTTCTTTCTGCCACTGCTTCTTCATCAGAATCCATGTTAAATGCAGAATTCTTTTTTTCACCTTGATCAGCGGATGTATCAAATTGCGAGCGGGATTGTTTTTGTGAGAATTGCCCCTCTTTTTGCTCTTCGCCATCATCAAATAAATCCTTATTTTGACTTTCAGATACATTGACATTTTTCTTATCCCATCCATCTGGCATACCAGCTACTGTCCAAGGTTGTTGTGATTTATAATTTTGTTCACTTCTCTGCTCATATTTTTGTTCTTCATGATCCTCATTTTGACTTTCAGATTCATTAACCTTTTTCTTATTCCAGTCCTCTGGCATGCCAACTACCGCCCAAGGTTGTTGTGATCTATAATTTTGTTCACTTCTGTTCTCGCCGCTATGCTCTTTTTGATCCTCATCTTGTCTTTCAGATGTATTAACCTTTTTCTTATTCCAGTCCTCTGGCATGCCAACTACCGCCCAAGGTTGTTGTGATCTATCACTTTGTTCACTTCTCTGCTCACCACTATCCTCTTTTTGTTCATCATCACTGTCATATCCTGATTCATGATTAGATGATGGGAAAGATTTAGAAAATAATGATTCTTGTTTAGTCTTTTCCAAATCCTCAAATTCTTTGGCTAGAATTTCCTTCAGCTCATCCACTGATTTAACATTAGTACTATTTAATAAATCAAGTGTTCTTTGTACAAATGCTATATATTTACTAATAAATTTGGGCCTTGCCGCATGTGTTGAATTAGTATAACTGATAATTTGTTCATATGCCTTTTCAACATCATCTGGTGATACTAAGATAGAAATACTCTTTCCCGATTCATCATTGTGAAAAATTCTTGGGAAAATAAGTTTTGCCATAATTTTAATATAATTATTGGCTTTCTCAAGTTCATCTGCGCTAAAAGGACTCCCATTGATATTTCCATTTAATGGAACAGCCATATATTGTCCAGTTAATTCATCAAATGATTTTTTAATACTTTTCACTTCATCCGATCCAGCTAATTCTACTGAATTCCTCCAAGAAATATAATATTCTTTTTTCTCTGGTAATTGGAAAATATCATCTGTGACATGCATAAAGAATAATCCTCTGAAATGATCTTGTCTCAATAACTGATTAACTGCATCTCGCGATTTATCATCAATTTTAAGTAATTGTTTAATTTTCTCTGATGTATGCTCTGACAGAGCATCTCTAAGTTCATTAAGTTCTTTTTCATTCCCCCCACCAAGCTGATTCTCATCTTTCTTAGAAGGGGTGCTGCGGAACATGTTAAAGAAAGAAGAAAATACAGAACCTGTCTTTTTAGCAGTATCCTTGAGTGCTACCTGCAGTCCATTTACGGCCTTACTCATCTTCCCAATGAGTTTAAACTCCATAATACGCTTCTTTGTATCACCTAATACCCCACCCCCAAATTGAGATGAATTGAGCCCTCTTAGGAGTCTCCCATACTTAATAACATCGCGCTGTCGCGAAGCAAGACTGACATTACCGATACGAGGCATTGCTATTCTACTGCTATAAGAGAGTTTTTATTCATGAGATTTTGTGTATTTTATATAAAAATTGTATAATAGATGTATTTTACAATTAAACAGTAAGAGTTCCATGAAATAATTCCCATAAAAATTCATAATCTGGCTGAGTTCCAAGTTCTAAATTCCAACAATATTGCATATACTTAGATAATGCAGGTGGTAATGATAAACTTAATGATTTTTTTGATTTTTCCTTAATTTTTAGGATATTTTTCATTTGCAATCTCTTAGTTGGTGCCTTTAATCCTTGCCAAGGTAGTGAACCTGTCAACATATATATTAAAACATATCCTAAAGACTCCATATCATCTCTCCAGCCATAAACTCTACCATAATGTATATTTATACTCATATATCTTGCTGTACCAACAATTGAACTTGAACTAGAGCTTTCATCATTTTGAGTATATTTATCAATTAAATCCTCCCAGCGTCTAGAAAGTCCAAAATCTAACATATGTACGATACCGGCCTTATCATTTAATCCAAGAACAAAATTATCCGGTTTTATATCTCTGTGAACAAAACCTTGACTGTGAAATTCTTGTAGTATTGTAATAGTTTGCATGGCAATGCGTGCTAAAGTTTTCCATGAAACAGATCCACCCTTGTTTTCGCGCATTGTTGATAATGATGATCCTAAAAGCTCCATCACCAAATACTGATGAAAATATTTACTCCCAGTAATAGCATCTTTATGAACATTGCCGCGACCATAGTAAAAAATTTTTGGAATATATTTCATTTCGCCGTCAATATGTTTATAAATTTCTAATTCACGTTTCATTGTATTTCTTTTATCTAATACTTTTTCTACTTTTATTGCATATTTAATACCAGTTTCTACATCTATGGCTCGATATACTCTGCCAAAACTCCCATGACCCAATTTTTCCTCTATTTCATATTTACCAAATAATCGTGTCATTATATATCTCAATTGTGCTTTTAAGATACAAATTTCTTGAGATCAACCAGACGGGCACAATGAATAGCTTTCTTAAAGAACCAACTGCAAGTGAACCTGATATTATTGATGCAGGGCTTAAGCGCCAATTGTTAAAATTGATGGCATCGAAGCCCCGCGCACCTGTAAATGCTAGTTCGAGGGCCAGTATAGTAGCAATAAATACATTATCTGCGTGGAAGGAATGGGGTATTGAAAATAAATGGGGATTAATTCTAATCTTATCACTTGCTGCTTTCTTATACTATCGCTGGCGCTATTGTCGCAATGATGAAAAACCAGCTGTTCTTGCAAGTGATTTTAAGGTACCAGCACAAGATCCAAATTATTTTACACCACCTACCGCCGCCCCGATGGGCTATGGAGTTCCTGCAACACAGTCAAATGGTTGGAGAGGAAATGGAATGCCAATGACAGGAAATCAAATAGGCCATCAAATGTCTAATTATCCTCTTGAAGTTGAACCAATGGCAGCAAATCAGTTCTAAATTGATATATGATGAAAAATTATCATATATTAGTTAATATATAAATTTAATATGTCTGAGAATTTATTACAAATCTCATCTCCTCAATTCGAATACATTATTATTAATACTAGTTATACTAGTAGAATTGTGCGCCATTATTTGAATCTTGGCGCTTTTATAAATGTAATTACAAATGATCAAACTAATTATAATCTTTCATTGGATATTATTAGAGAACAGACATGTATATTAACATCTGATGAGCATAAATGTAATGGTGGATGTAATATTAATAAAACATGGAAAGTTGGATACGATAGAACATATCCAAATGAATTTATGAAAGATGATTATAAAGGAATATTTGGAGAGAATTCTGGATCATTTATGCCGCTTGCAATTATAGATTCAGTAAATGGTGATGGAATTTATCATTTTGGACATCGCGATACAGATATTATTTTAAAGATTCTTGCAGAAATGAAAATCAATGAAGGTATTGTATTTAAATGTAATAATATTAAGAAAGCTTTTAAAATTATACAATGTATGCAAAATCTTGATTATTGTGATAATTTAAATTTAGGAAATTTATATGAAATGAATATTGTTGAAAAAATAGATGATGGTAAAACTATTGAAGCCATGATCATTAAATTTAATGATTGAAATTAAAAATAAGTTATAATTTAGAATAACTTATGCATTGTTAAGAATGTGTTGGAAGAATGCTGTTAGATTACTATCATTATTTATTGTATGTCTAATTGTAGCCAATATTATACCATATCTAAGACACAAATATAAATATCCTAAATTATTTAGTTCTCCTAGGAATGTTAAATGGAAAACTCCTATTTCTGATTCAGATGATGATATAGTTGAGGATAAATATGATGATGAATCTGATTATAAGGACAATAATAAGGATGAATATATCCTGCCCAAGGATAATAATGAGGATAACTTGGATGCTATTAATGATGAAATTGATAATCTTGTCCCTGAATATGTTGAAGAAATGAATGATTACATTAAGGAAGAAGATAATGTAGGTTCTAGTATTGCAGATATATATGATAATCTCACTAGAGCTCCCGATATTTCAAAAGGAAGAGATATTAAAATGATCTCGGATTCAGCAATTGGGCCACTTGACACATATGCATCTGAATATTCTACCTATTAAAATTGCATAAATATTGAATATGTGTCTAAAAGCTCAGAGATATATAAATAGTAAACCATTACTTAATAACCATATGGATACTGACAATGATAAACATACAATATCTGCAACTAAGGTTGCTAATCTTAAGAAGGCTTTAATAACAGATGTAGGACGATCAGTACAATGGCATCGTATTAAAACAGTGCCTCTTGAAATTAGGGAAGATATTGATAAATTGGCGAATCATCGAGCAATATGGAATCCTGTAGGGGCATCATGGGCAATGGTTTTTACCAGACGGAATAATATTGGATATTCATTCTTTTTACAACGTTCTAAAATATTTCATAGAAATCCAAGATTTATTGCATTTTCTCTCGAAGCAGAAATGAGTATGTATGATGGAACAATAATTGAAGGACAAATGGTATCAGATAAATCTGATAAGGATGGAGATTCTAAACAAGTATTTATTATGCAAGATGTACATATGTTATGTGGCGAGGATATGAGTCGTATTAATTGGCTTGATAAGATGATAAGATTGAAAGATTGTGTTGAACGTAAATTAAAGATGGTCCCTCTCTCTAAAAGTTTTGAGATATCTATTGAAACTGGAACCCCAATGTCAGAACTGCGAAAGATGGTTGAGAAAGGAACAGAGCATATCCCATGGAAAACTAAGGGATTAGTATTTATGCCTCCTAAAAGTGGAACACGATGGAGTTTCATTGATGCAGAACCAGTAATGAAGAAGCCAGAAGAGAAGTTCTCTGTGCCCAAGGATAGTCGTATGGCTATTTTAGAGGTATGTAAAGGAACTATCCAGGATGTATATCAATTGTATGCTAGTGATAAGAAAGGAGTTCGTACAAATATTGGTTTGGCAGGAATACCATCTATTACAATCAGTGCCATGTGTGTTGCCATGTTTAAACAGAGTGGTAAGCGTGACTCAGATACTTTATTAGCTCGTTGTTACTTGGACAAGAATACTGCTAAATGGGTACCATTCGAGTTAGCAAATGGACGTCGTGCACCAGATAAAATATAAAAAATTATTAATTTATTTACTTTTAAATATTATGTATTTAAAATAAAATCATAGACCGATGAGATATGTAAATGAATTTTACTTAGATTATTTATAGAATCTCCTGTGAGATTTTCTCTTTTTTTTGTATGGTATTATTTTTTCGATTGAAAACTCCTTTAATAAACTTTCCTTCATAAAACTCTCCTTCATATCGAGATCCATCTGCAAGATTAACAATACCTTTAATGAGATGTCCGTTCTTTCTTTCTCCTTCATCGCGAGTGCCATTCGCATAGAAGACAGCTCCTTTAATGAGCATTCCATCTTTAAACTCTCCTTCACCGCGAGAACCATCTCTGAGATTAACAATACCTTTAACGAGATATCCATTCTTAAATTCTCCATCATTGCGAGTACCTGTGGTTGCATTAATTGTACCTTTAATGAGATATCCATTCTCAAACTCTCCATGATAACGAGTACCATCATTATTATTGATAGTGCCTTTAATGAAATTTTTATTAGTCCATTCTCCATCGTATCGAGCACCATCAGCAGTATTAATAATACCTTCAAGTAATTCTCCATCATTAAACTCTCCTTCTGCACGAGCTCCATCTTCTCGATTGATAATACCTTTGAGTAGTTTTCTATCTTCAAATTTTCCTTCAGCACGAATACCAATTGCATGATTAATAGTACCTTTAACAAGTTTTCCTTCATCGAACTCTCCATGCTCGCGAGTACCGTCTTCGTAATGAATGGTGCCTTTAATTAGCTGCTTTCTATTATTGAATTCTCCTTCTGCACGAGTGCCATCGGCACGATTAACAATACCTTTAATAAGCGTATTATCTTTGAATACTCCATATCTGCGAGTACCATCTGCATGATTAATAACACCTTTAATAAGCTTTCTATTCTGATACTCACCTTCAGTACGATCGCCATTAGTATGATGTATGACACCTTTAATAAATTCTCCAAACTTCCAGGTACCAACCATGCTACGTCCTTCTTCGCCAATGAGTTTTCCCTCCCCATGCGGTACTAAGTCATGCTTTATTTCACCAGTGTAAGCAAAATTAGGATATTTTTCTAGTGTGATTTTTGTTACCTTGAACACTTTACACTTGCATGTATCGATTTCATTGCAGGCCGCCATGATATGAATATGCTTAGATTTGAGTGTGAAAGAGTATTTGAGTTGTCTGGAATGCTGTTTGGAGCAGCCGAGATTGTAATCTATTAATTATTGATTATTAGTCATCATCAACTAAAATTCATTTCAATTTTTTAAAATACCTCAATAACTAAGAATTTTATATATTATGAAATAATATATAAATGATGTGTAAATGAATGCTTAAATTAATCCTTTTTTTAGTTTTACTTTGGAATCTGAAAAAAATCCATCATGAGATCTGCAGCATCTTCCACAGACATTGATGATGCCGCTGCTTGTTGACTTGATGATAATGCTGGAGATGAGCATCGTTGTCTCTTTCGAGATTCTGCCCCATCTGCATGACTAATAGTTTCTTTGACAAATACGCCATTTAAATAATTTTCGCGAGTGCCAGATGCAAAATTGATAGTACCTTTGATGAGCTTTCTATCCTGGAAATCTCCATCATATCGAGTGCCATCTTCGCGATTGATAGTACCTTTGATGAGACACCAATCCTTGAATTCTCCATGCTCGCGAGTGCCATTTGCATGATTAATGGTACCTTTGAGCATCGTACCATCCTGGAAATCTCCTTCTTGACGAGATCCATCTGCATAATTAATAGTACCTTTGATTATCTTCCCATACCTGAATTCTCCATCCAAGCGATGACCATTTGCGGAGCGAATAACTCCTTTGATGAGCTTGCCTGACTTCCAGGTACCGATCATATTACATCCTTCTTCCTCGGTAGTGATGAGTTTGCCTTGGCCATGTGGAACTGAGTTATGTTTAATCTCGCCAGTGTAGGCATGATTAGGATGCTCTTTGAACGTGATTTTTGTTACATTGAACACAGGACACTTGCAGGTGTCAATTTCATTGCAAGCCGCCATAATTATGCTTGGATTTAAGTGTGAAAGAGTCTTTGAGTTGTCTGAAATGCTGAGTGTGAGATAGCAGAAAGTGTAGTATAAAATGTTAATTTATTTGTCACAATCAGGTGATAATGATTTCAATTTTTCGAGTACATAAATTAAAGCTGAATGTTGATATTATAATAATACATTTAAGAACAATCATGAAATAAATTTTTTATTTTATCATATTTAATAATATTTGTTTCTGTTTTATCATTATGGCCATTTTCAGCAACTTGATAGCTATTGCAATCATCGCACATGAATTTTTCTTTTGTAAGAATGTATGATGGAATGCTCATTGAAGAAAGATTACCATTTACATTTAAATATCCACAATTACAACTTGTACATTTAATACAATTATAACATATTTTTTTAGGAGAACATATAATTTTAGAATTATTCATTATACATTTACTGCATGTTGAAATAATATAAATACGATATTTACTACTTTTGCATACATCGCATTTTCCATCACATAATGAATCGATACAATCCGGATTAAAACATTTAGTACAATGTTGTACCATATTTGTTAATTGTGTGAACATTGTTGTTACGATTTTCCCATGTTCTTTTGCTGTATTACCCATGCATTCTGTACACTGAATATTAGTAGGATCATCCTTAAAATATCCATATGGAATAATATTAGTATTATTATCATTTTTATTATAATACATTTTTTCACAAACAATATATTTATTGTCTTTTTTAATAATTCCATTGCATTTAAATATGCATCCATACATACATACAGTTTTGTAACAACATTTATAACCATAGCGCTTAAGTTCTATTTCAATATAAGTGTTTTCTCGATATTTAATCATTCTTTGTGTATTTATACAATTTGGTATTTTAATTAATGGATAACCTTCTTGAAAACAATGATCACATTTATTTATATTTTTCCCATCATTTGAATATTTGCATCCATAACAAACAATTCCGGGTTTATCAATCAGACATTTTTTACATTTATAACACATGTATTCTTCGAGACGATTTCGTCGTATTTCATGATTATATATAATTTGGCTTTCATCACCATCTATTATTCTAAAAATTATATCATTTTTATCATAAAGGCATATTGCATTTGATCCGCTAATTGCTTTTCTAAAGAATTTTTCAGTATAAGGATTTTTGCAAATTAATACTAAATTATCACAATCTAAAAAAGTTAATACTTTTCTAAATAAACACTCTGGAAGTTTTTTTAATAATTGAAACTGATTATTACACTGAGGAATAATGAAAGACATATTAACTTAGATAAATAACATAATAATTTAGCTAAGATACGCATTACTAATCAATATTTTTGACTTATAACATGATAAATTTAATATAATAACATTAAACTTATTTTAAATGAATACAATGATGCATGAAACATTATCCATACTACCTCGTTTAATTGCCTCATTGCAGATTTCCTTAGATACATCTAGATTCTTATCTTTCAATACAGGTCTACCTGTTTTAGAATCAGGTACCATTCTCTCCATTACAAAATCACTAATATCTGTATTGCTGAAAACATCCCAGATACCATCACAACCAAGCATTATAAAACTATCTCTAGAGGTTATGTTATAATTACTAAAACAATCTGGTTTATGCGATACATATGGCGTGGCTTCAAGATCCCCATATGCACGACTTACAGATAATCCACAGATTCTCCAATCATTTGCCCTATCTAATTCTAATTTTGCAGTTCTATGAATCTTTTCATTATTACCCTTGTAGTGTGCAAATAATGTCATAATTCTATTGCGTTCTTGATAAGAACCAGGTTTATGATCACGAGTAAGCTGAATACCAATATCATCTCTGTTCAATAGAGCTCTACAATCACCAGTATTAATAACTTGGAAACTAATTGAATTATTTTCCTCATTTTTATAGAAAATTACAATTAATGATGTGGTTCCAGATGACTTTGATTCTGGTTTTGCAGAAAGAGCACTCTGTACACGATTAGATATAGTGAGAATATCCTTGCTGTGCAATGGATAGCTCATACTACGATGGGTAAGAAAGCGGCGAAATGTACTTGCTGCTTTCCTAGACATCATTGTCCCCTCAGGGCCATGGCCGTCAAATATCCCTAACAATAGAATTGCTGGCGCATCTCTGCTATTTTCATCTAAGTTATCAAATACAATTTCAGTATCCTGATTTTCATCTCGATGCCCAATAAGCGATGATTTCTGTATAATACGCTCCATTACTAAACAGTTATGAAAAGTTATATAACTAATCGCGAAATTAATTAAATGAATTTTAGTACATTACTAGATTGAATGAATAATTAATAGATATATGTCTATTAAATTTTGCATTATTGTGTAATAATTTACTGGATAAGTGCTATTTGCAATTCAATATATTTACATACTCATAATATAACTTACCATTTTATGATAATCTTGTCCACCTGGATAACTTCCTTTTGCTGGCATACATAACAGTTCTCCATGAATCCATCTTACTCTTTTTAATCTCCTCATTCTGATCTTCTTCAGACAATATCTACCGAATCCTTTTAAGGTTTTATAATTATTACATACTTGTTCATAACTGTAATTTTTACCATAAATGTACCAATGCGTATTTTCATATATTTTAATCGCAGGTAATCCACCTAGACGATGGAGTTTGCCATATATATACCATTTAGCCATTCCATTTGCAAACTCGATGGCAGGTAAATCATTATCGCGATGACGATTTCCATTTACATACCAATGTTTTTCTCCATCTATAAATTCAATTGCAGGTAAACCATTATCGCGATGACGGTTTCCATTTACATACCAACATTTATTACCATTAACATTTTCAATAACATGTAAATCATTACCACGATGCAGTACTCCATTAGAATTATACCATCTCTTAGTACCATATTCATCCGTTTCCATTGTCATTTTTGTTTTGGATTGAAAGAGTGTAATTAGTTGTATTTCTTGTGTATTATTAACTTAATCATAATTATGTATAACTAAGCAATATAACAATCAATTTTTCATACTCATAAAATAACTTATCATTTGATGATAATCTTGGCCACCTGAGTAATTGCCTTTTGGCGGCATACATAATAATTCTCCATGAATCCATCTTACTTTTCTTAATCGCCTCATTCTGATTTTCTTCAAAGAATATCTTACCAAATCCTTTTAAAGTTTTGTAATAATTATATACTTGTTCATAACTGTAATTTTTACCATAAATGTACCACCGCCCACCTCCATCAACATATTCAACTGCAGGTAAATCGCCAAGGCGATGAAATTTATCATGTTCGCACCAAAATTTACCTGCTGTATTTTCTATAGCAGGTAAACCGTTATCACGATGAGATTTTCCATTTACATACCAATGTTTACCGCCATGTGCATATTCAATAGCAGGTAAATCATTGTTTCTATGTAATTTTCCATTTTGCATTGCGCCATCTTTTAGTATCATATTCATCTATTTGCATTGTCATTTTGTATTTGAATACAAGTTGTACTTTTCAGTGTATTATTAATTTATTATTTATATAAACAATATACTAATCAATTTTTTACATACTCATAAAATAACTTACCATTTGATGATAATCTCGACCACCCGGATAACTTCCTTTAGGAGGCATGCATAACAATTCTCCATGGATCAATCTTACTCTTTTCAGTCTTTTTATTCTGATTTTCTTCAAACAATATCTACCAAAGTTTTTTAAGGTTTTGTAATAATTACATACTTGCTCATATGTATATTGTTTTTCATAAATCCGCCATTCTCTATCTCCGTCTGCATATTCCATGGCAGGTAAACCACCTAATCTATGCAATTTATCATTTACCCACCATTCCTTATTTCCATTTACAAGTTCGATAGCAGGTAAATCATTGTCGCGATGTATTTTCCCATGTACGCACCATAATTTACTTCTATCTGCAAATTCAATTGCATGTAAACCATTATCGCGATATATTTTTCCATTTACATGCCATTCTTTACGCCCGTCTGCATATTCACTTGCAGGTAAATCATTATCGCGATGTAATTTTCCATTTATATACCATTCCTTATCACCATTTGCTCTTTCAATAGCAGGTGAATCATTATCACGATGTAATTTTCCATTTATCCACCATTCTTTAGTTCCATCTGCATTTTCAACAGCAGGTAAATCTCCAGCTCGGTGAACTTTTCCTCTTTTATACCAGAATTTATTACCATCTGCTAATTTTATAGCAGGTAAATCATGATCGCGATGTAATTTTCCTTTTGCATTATACCACATTTTATCACCAGCATTGTTAATTTCGACAGCCATTTTGTTTTAGATACAGTGTGTACTTGGATGCAATATTTAATGTACTATAAACCTATTACTATAATAATCTATTAAAGCAATATAAAAATCAATTTTTTACATACTCATAAAATAACTTACCATTTGATGATAATCTTGGCCACCTGGATAACTACCTTTTGATGGCATACATAACAGTTCTCCATGAATCCATCTAAGCCTTCTTAGTTTTCTCATTCTAATTTTTCTAAGACAATATCTACCAAATCTTGACAAGGTTTTGTAATAATTACAAACTTGCTCATAAGTATATCTTTTATTATAGATATACCATCTTTTTCCCCCACTTGCACACTCGATGGCAGGCAAACCGCCAAGACGATGACATTTCCCATTTACATACCAAAATTTAGAACCATTTACATATTCCGCAGCAGGTAAATCATTATCCCTGTGCCATAGTCCATTTACAAACCAAGATTTATCACCATTTGCACATTCAATTGCAGGTAAATCATTATCGCGATGTAATTGTTCATTTTCATTACAGCATGTTTTAGTACCATATTCATCAGTTTCCATTGTCATCTTATTAAATATTACAAGAGTGTATTATATTTACTTAGTTTTACAGTTATAATTAACCAATATAATCATATCAATTTTTACATATTCATAAAATAACTTACCATTTTATGATAATCCTGACCACCTGGATAACTACTTTTAGGAGGCATACATAACAGCTCTCCATGAATCCACTTTAATCTTTTTAATTTTCTCATTCTGATTTTCTCATTCTGATTTTCTTAAGACAATATCTACCAAATCTTGTTAAGATTTTGTAAGAATTAATTACTTGTTCGTATGTATATCTTTTTCCATAAATGTACCAGGCTTTTGTACCATCATAATATTCGTATGCAGGAAATCCTCCAAGACGATGATGCTTGCCATTTGCATACCAACCTTTATTTCCATTTTTCCATATTATTGGTGAAAAATCATCATTACCAGTATGCAGTTGTCCATTGGAATTATGAGAAATTTTATCTCCAAAAAAATTAATATATGAGTATGTCATTTTGTTTCTAAAGTTATTCTTGAATAATTTTTCAAACTGTATTCAATATTTATTATTATTATTATAAACAAGCAATCAATTTTTTACATACTCATAAAGTAACTTACCATTTTATGATAATCCTGACCACCTGGATAACTACCTTTTACCGGCATGCATAACAGTTCATTGTGAATCCATCTAAATCTTTTTAATCTTCTCATTCTGATCTTTTTCAGACAATATCTACTAAATATTGTCAAGATTTTGTAATAATTAATTACTTGCTCATATGTATATTGTTTACCATAAATCCACCACTCTTTATGACCATTTGCAAGTTCAATAGCAGGTAAACCATTAAGACGATGCAAATCGTCATTTACATACCAAAATTTAGCCCCATTTGGATATTCAGATGCATGTAAATCATTGCCGCGATGCAGTTCTCCATTTACATACCAATGTTTTTCACCATTTGCATATTCTATAGCAGGAAAATCATTCCCGCGATGCAGTTCTCCATTTGTATTATACCATCTTTTATTGCCTTTATAATCAGTTTTCATTGTCATTTTGTTTTGGATTTGGATACAGCTTGTACTTGAATGCACTCTTTAATGTACTATAAACTTATTACTAGCATGTTCTATTCAAGAACTTTAACAATCAATTTTTATAAATTAATATAATATATTGTATTATCAGATTCTATTATTTTAAAATATATTTGATATATATCTCCATACATTATTACTGCATTTGGATATTGTGCAGTAATAGCTCGAATTTTTCTCTCTATAAATGCTCTATCAGTTGCAGTTGTGTTAGCCATAACGATCTTGATTATACTAGCTCTGTAAGATGATTTTAGAGAAATAATTGCTATCAATTTTTATTAAGAACATTAAATGAATTATTAGTTATTTAAACTAATAATATAATAATAAATTTTTTATTTATTCTCCAAGGTTGAATTTATTCTTGGCCTTTTTTGGGGTAAAATCATAATCTGCATCTTTATCACTTTGATCATCACCATCATCCTTCTTTTCTGCACTTGTTCGAAAGAAATCGGTAACATCACATTTAACTGCATCCTTACACCACTTTTGCGAGACCTCCTTAGGCTTGAAATCATCTGATACTGGAGAAATATCATCATCTGAATCATCAACATTATTAATGAATTGTTTAATATTAGATACCTTAGCACCACGGCGGCGATGTAACTCTTTTTCAATTACTCTCTCGAATATTAGCTCAGGATTTCTCATAATCAGTGATAAGAATTGACAAACAGGAATCATAATCTGTTTACGGATATAATACATATAATCCAATTTCAATTTATGTTCCTTTACCCAATCAGGATGTTCTACTCTTTCTGATTGAATAGCATCCTTCTTTTCAATACCATTTTTATCGATTCTTACAAACACATAAGGAATACGATCATTTGCGCGGGGAGCATTACCAGGATCTCTTTCAGCCATGCGCAGGGCTAATTGATAATGTGCAATTTGTTCAGGCTTTTTATATACTGATCTGATTGTCTTAGCAATAATAAATCTGGAAATAGGAATCTTATCATTCAGAATCTCAATTAATTTATGCTTAATAAATTTAATAGCCTTTTCTCGACTACGCAATTGCATAATTTTGCGAATAACACCACCGAATACATCCTTTACGATTAATGCATTATCGCGTCGTTTGAGTACAATACCCATACTAACATCCTTATACTCATCAATGCTATCCTCATACTTACGTCCAAGATATCTCTTCTTACTCAGAATAGCGAATGGACACAGAATCTTCTCAAATACAATCTTTTGAGGCCATGGTACACATTTATTAATTTCATCTGCCATGTTTTTACCATATGCCATTGCTTTTTCAAGAGCTGCCCTCCCAGTAAGTGGATTTCCTGCATCATCTACAATTCTAAATTGGATAAAGATCGAATCAGTATCTCCATAAATTACTACAGCATCCGGATAGATTCTGGCAACAATCTTAATAGCCAGATGTAGCATATCTCTACCAGTAGCAGTTGTAGCCGCTGCAATTTCACGATAATAGATGGCACTTGTTCTCGCACCAAGTAACCCATAAAGAGAATTTGCAGTTATCTTGAATGCATTTTGGAGTCCATCTAGAATCTTTTTGCGAAAATCATCAGTTTCAGTTTTCATAAGCCCCTTGGTTGCTGTACGCGCATCAAGTAAGCCTCCCAAAATCTTTGGAATAATACCAAGTTCCATTGTGTAAGGTTTTGCAAACTTAACACATTGAACTGTGCCATCATTATTCTTAATCCATGTATGATAGTAATAATATTCAGGTAAATTTGCATATTTTTCATCCTCTATAATTGTCTCATGTGACATATTTTTATGACGTTCTGAATTTGGATATAATGAGTTATAATCAAGAACAACCGTCGGTGTGAAATATACACCAGGTTTTGGATCAAGGACTGTTGCACCCTCATATCCAACACCAGAATCCTCAATTGGATTACCCTCATCATCTAACACAACCTTCGGTTTTGGTAAGACCGGAATAAGATATCCTTCATCTCTACAGCGCTTCGCTACTAAACTTGTACCCTTAATACCTTGTCCGCGTAGGAAAAGATATGATAATGGGACACTACACACATTACTCATACCAATATTATTATTAAGAACCTGTAATTTGTTAATCAATCGGTTACCAAGAGCACAATCTTGTAAGCAATATTTAGCAATAATTGCCCTAGATTTTGGCCCCTTTTTCTGGAGTTCAAATATCTGACGTGGTTTAATGTCATCCTTGGCCTGAGACCATGTCCATTCGAGATTTCTCTTTTCACCCTCATCATCAGCTGCTGTTTGAATACTATTAAGTTCGGCAACAAGTTCTTCTGATGCAGTACTCCAAATAATACCCTCTTTTGCATCAATACTGATAACAGGGAATTTTTCACCATATGGATTTATTGATATTCCATCATTAAATGATAATGCTATGAAATCCCCATCAACAATACCTGTTGTACTTTTAGTTTTAATTTTTAGATTACAGCGCACTCCATTATGTTTTGGTGGTTTATCAATTGTTTCAAGGGTCAATATTTTTTCCTTAATGAAATAACTAACAACATAATCAAGTTTATAACTTTCAAGTTTATAATCTCTCTGAACTACCTTCATCAAATCAATTTGAATTCTCCCAACCATATCAAGATAATGTAACACATTATCACCTAATGCAGATGAGCTTAGTTTCTTTTCTTTGAGTTCACTTGTTAGATTCTTAATTCTGCCAATATTCTTCATAAAGGTAGAAAGTTCACATTTTTCATGACGATCAAATATATATTTATCATCGAAACCAAAACCATTATAATGTGTAACTACATCTGGATTTTCGCGAGCTAATTCTCTTTTCCATCCTTCTAATAATTTTCCTTCTGTTGGGAATGATTCAACAACTGCACCAGGTATGGGATCACATGAACCTAATACACCTATCCATTTTCTATAGCATTCATCTTCGCCATAGCGAGAATATGTTTGCCCAATCATTGTAATATGATCTCCATCTCTTGAGGCTTGTGGGAAATTACCATCAATACTAGTACATTCTAAATCATAACATGCAATAGTAAATGGAGCAACACTTGTACCTTCTGCTGGATGTAAATGTTTCCAGTTCACTGCAAAATTATGAGTATTTATCGAATCCTTTATTGGTGTTGCTTTCTTTTCATCAATTTCAATCCAACCAGATGAATTCATTTTTCTCAAATGAATAAGACGCAATAGAGGTTCAATATTACTTTCATACAAGGGATAGAGTTTGTCTTGCGGCTGTTTATTGCGGCTAAGAGTACCAATATTAATTTTATTATGCAGAATCTTCTCCCATGCCCGGAATGCCTGCATATTAGTGAAAACTAATTGCATAAAATTAAACTTTTTCTTATTTGTAAATCCTCTGAATCTATGCCGCTTTACTAATTTATAACTTAATAATCCTTCTTTTGCTGCTTTCCAATTACCAAGCCTTTCTTTAATCGTATCAATTAATTGAGTGCCGTGATGACTTTTCCAATTGTCCGGAACCTGGACATAGAAAAACGGTGTAAAACCGTCAACTCTTAAGAATACGCTCTCTGCGCCATCCTCTTTTGATGTTTTTCCAAAAACTCGAACCGCGTAGGTTTTTCTACCTTCCTCATCCTCTTCGTGATAAGGTTGCCAGTCGAGTACATTGAAGCGCATTATATGCTTACTCAATAAAGCAAGCTCTCAGTCTTAACCGATATATATCAATTTTTAGGCCTAAAGCCTAAAAATATTGATAGGATTATTGAATGGTCTAAGCTTTTTAGACATATTAATACTAAGATTACATTTTCCTCTTAATAAATGACCTCAGAAAATTTATCAGCACCTGTAGTATCCCAAGAACCTATAAATACTATTATTGTAGGAGGTGATGGCTTATCCCCAACTGATTATGCTGGACGTATTGGACTTGCAAATTTAGGGAATACATGTTTTATGAATAGTGTTTTGCAGTGTTTGATACATCTACCAGAATTTATGAATTACATTAGGAGTTGGGAATATTTACATGATTTTGGATTGAGCCTTACAAAATATGTAAAAGATAAGAATTTGCCAAATACTGAGGAGAATATTACTGCTATCAGAGATAGGACAACATCTTACAGATTCTTTGAGGTAGCAACATGTATGTGGAAACATGGTGGTAGAATTCGCCCAACAAATCTCCATAATAGTCTTTGTCGCATGCAGACAGAACTTAGTGCTAGAAAACCTTATGAACAGCAACAAGTACATCAATTTAATAAATTTAATAAATTACAACAAGAAGATGCCCATGATATGTTTACTCATATTATTGATCGTCTACATTCAGAATTATCCAGTACTAATATCATTACATTTATTAATCCTGAGCCAGGAGTAGTGGCATTCACACAGAAAAATGATATTTACATGAAATTGATTACAAGTGATGGAATTTCTGAGGAAGATAAACTAGTTGCTACTACGGAATTAAATAAATATCGTCGTGAAAATCACATGGATTATATGGCATACATGTCTTATGAGGCATGGCGCAAATATGTTGAATTTTATGGCCATTCTGCAGTCAGTAATTTATTTGATAGTATTTATAATACACGAGTAACTTGCGTCACATGTAATACTACGAGTAATACTTTTGGGGTCCAGCGAACTCTGGCACTTGAACTGGTTCTTAATGAGGAAAAGAAATGTACAATTGAGGGATGCATTAATAGATTTATGCGATCTGAATTATTACATGGGGATGAAAGTTATAAATGCGAACTTTGTAATAAAAAAATGCCGGCTGTAAAAGAGTATCGTTTCTGGGAACCTGCTAAATATTTAGTAGTGCAACTAAAGCGCTTTAAGAATGCATCAATGGGTGTTGGTAATTTTGTTGGTGAAAGAATTAATACACCAATTTCATATGGACATAAATTAAATATTACTCCTTGGATCTCGCGAGAGAGAAATACTGCTTATACTTATAGTCTCGTAGCAGTATCATTGCACGGAGGTAGTCTTGAGGGAGGTCATTATACTGCATATGCAAAAGTTGGAAATAAATGGTACGATTATGATGATGCAGTAACTCCAGCACCACAAGTTAGCGCAGATAGAGCAATTGGAGCTGATTCAAGTGCATATCTCCTTTTCTATGAACTCGATGAATAAATAGATGCATATTATAAATATGTGCAAAATTGATATTATAAGTTTATAATATCACTTAATATAAAACCTGTATTAGAATTTGGTAATTATCCTGGTGACCAAGATTATCATTTTTTATGAATATGTAAAAAATTGATATGTATTTTACTTACTTATTTTATTTATTTCTTAATAAATAAGCTATTTGTCCTAAATGAGTTATATAATAATTAAGTTCTTGAAAAGATTTTTTAGTTTTGTTGATTATCCATTTATAAATTTAAACAAGCATTGGTATGTTAACGGTAAACATCATCGCGATAATGATTTGCCTGCCATAGAATATGAAAATGGTAGTAAAGAATGGTATGTAAATGGAATACATCACCGAGATAATGGATTGCCTGCAATTGAATATTCTATTGGCATTAAATTCTGGTATGTAAATGGAAAAGTACATCGCTTAGGTGGTTTAGCTGCAATTGAGCTTGCCAATGGGAATAAATCGTGGTACATTTATAATAAACAATATACATATGAACAAGTAATTAGTTATTACAAAATATTAACAAAATTTGGTAGATATTGTCTTAAGAAAATCAGATTGAGAAGACTGAAAAGAATAAAATGTATTCATAATGAACTGTTATGTATGCCACTAAAAGGTAGTTATCCTGGTGGCCAAGATTATCATCAAATAATAAGTTATTTTATGAGTATGTAAAAAATTGATATTATAAACTTATGATATCTTTTAATATAAACTTGTAATAGAACAAAAGACAAGACAATAAATTATAATCAAACTAAAATGTGCGCAGCCAATACGAAGAAAAGCTGGTTTAATGAACATGGACAATTTCATAGAGATAATGATTTACCTGCTATTGAATTTATCAATGGTGATAAATATTGGTATGTAAATGGAATACATCATCGAGATAATGGTTTACCGGCAGCTGAAAAAACATATGGTAAATTTTGGTTAGAATATGGAAAATTACATCGTCTTAGTGGTTTGCTCGCTATTGAATATGTTACTGGAGATGCACGGTGGTACATTTATGGCTCTAATCATAGTTATGAACAAGTAGTTAATTATTACAAAATCTTAAAAAACTTTGGTAGATATTGTTTGAAGAAGATCAGAATGAGGTGATTAAGAAGAGTAAAATGGATTCATAACGAACTGTTGTGCATGCCAGTCAAAGGTAGTTATCCAGGTGGCCAAGATTATCACCAAATGGTTAGTTATTTTATGAGTATGTAAAAATTGATATATGTTTATTTTACTTATTTATTTAATATTAAATAAATAAGCTGTTTATCCTTAATGAGTTATATTTGTGAATTTTTTAGTAAAGTATTTAGGTTTGTTAAAAAGCTTTGTAATGATAAAAAATTATCATTTATCGATTTATATATAACTAAATTCTATAAAAATAAAGATAAAAAAATACATCGAGATAATGACTTACCGACAGTTATAAATGCTACTGGGGATAAATTATGGGAAAATGAACGTGAAGAATGGCACAGAGATAATGATTTACCTGCAGTTGAATTTGCAAATGGTACTAAATATTGGTTTGTAAATGGAAAGTGTCACCGTGATAATGGTTTACCTGCAATTGATTGTATAAATGGAGATAAATGGTGGATTGTAAATGGAGAGCGCCATCGTATTGGTATTTTACCTGCCGTTGAGCTTGCCAGTGGCTACAAAGCATGGTATATTTATGATAGACAATACACATATGAAGAAGTATGTAATTATTACAAAACATTAACAAGATTTGGTAGATATTGTCTTAAGAAAATCAGGATGAGACGATTAAGGAGACTTAGATGGATTCATGGAGAACTGTTATGTATGCCAGCAAAAGGTAGTTATCCTGGTGGACAGGATTATCATAAAATGGTAAGTTATTTTATGAGTATGTAAAAATTGATTGTTATAATCTTATAATATCACTTAATATAAAACCTGTAATAGTACAAAAACAAGACAATAAATAAATCATAATCAAACTAAAATGTGCGCAGCCGATACAAATAAAGAATGGTTTAATAAAAATGAAAAACATCATCGTGATAATGATTTACAAGTTATCTGTTATGATAATGGTGCTAAAAAATGTTATGTAAATGGAAAGCTGCATAGTGACAATGATTTACCAGCAATTGTAAGATTAAGTGGTACTAAGGAATGGTATATAAATGGAAAATTTCATCGTCTTGGAGGATTACCTGCAATAAAATATAAAAAATGGAATTAAATTATGGCAGAAATTATAGATATGGAACAATAATTAGTAGTTACAAAATCTTAACAAGATTTGGTAGATATTGTTTGAAAAAGATCAGGATGAGACGATTAAAAAGAGTAAGATGGATTCATGGAGAACTGTTATGTATGCCTCCTAAAGGCAGTTATCCAGGCGGCCAGGATTATCATAAAATGGTAAGTTATTTTATGAATATGTAAAAAATTGATGTGTGTTTTATTTACTTATTAATTTATTATTTAATAAATAAGTTGTTAATCCTAAATGAGTTTCATAATTAAGCTCTTTAATAAATTGTTTAATTTTTTTACAAATAATCCATATATAGATTATAATGGAAATAAATATTGGTATGTAAATGGAAAATATCATCGCAATAATGATTTACCTGCCATTGAATATATTAATGCTGAGAAAGAATGGTGGATAAATGGAAAACTGCATCGTGACAATGATTTACCTGCAGTTGAATATTCTAGTGGTACTAAAGTATGGTGGATAAATAGTAAATGTCATCGTGATAATGATTTACCTGCAATCGAATTTGCAGATGGAACTAAACAATGGTATGTAAATGATGAACGGCATCGTGACAATGATTTACCAGCAATTGAATGGCCAAGTGGAGATAAAGCATGGTATGTAAATGGATTACTCCACAGAGATAATGGTTTACCTGCTGTTGAATATACAGATGGTAGGAAATTCTATTACATTTATGGAAGTTATCATACATATGAACAAGTAGTTAATTATTACAAAATCTTAAAAAAATTTGGTAGGTATTATCTTAGAAAGATTAGAATGAGGCAATTAAAAAGAGTAAGATGGATTCATGGGGAACTATTATATATGCCTCCTAAAGGAAGTTATCCAGGTGGTCGGGATTATCATCAAATGGTAAGTTATTTTCTTTATAAAAATCTTATTATAATTATAGTAATATGGGGGCATTTTTTTCACCATCAAATGTAAATGGGAATTTGTTTTGGAGGAACAGTAAAGGACAAATACATCGCAAGAATGATTTACCTGCTGCAATTTATCAAAATGGTGACAGATGCTGGTATAAATATGGAAAACTAACAAGAGCTAATGATTTGCCAGCAAGAATTTTATCAAATGGTACTCAAATATGGTCTGTTAATGGAGTATTATATAGAGATTATGATAAGCCCGCAGTTGTATTAAGTGATGGAACATGTCAATGGTACAAGAATGGTAAACTGCACAGAGATGATTATTTGCCAGCTATTAAATATTTAAATGAAGTATGTGAATACTGGAAATATGGAAAAAAGTTAAGTCTGGAAAGATTAATAGAATGTTACAAAATTATAGGCCGATTTGGAAGAAGAAGTTTATTAATTGCCAGATTGCGTAAATATAAGAGAGTGGCAAATATTCATGCAGAATTAATGGTCTTGCCTCCAAGAGGTACTTATTTAGGAGGACAAAAATACTTACATATGTTAGAGAAATATGCCTAATAAAAATTGAAAATTAAATGTATTGCCATATTTATATTTAATATAAATATAAAGCGTCAATAAAGAGTCTCTCTTATCCAATCGTCTTTATTGAAAAAAAATTACCATGGGTGCGTGTTTCTCGCCATCAAATATAAATGGCGATTTATTTTGGAGGAACAGTAAAGGACAACTACATCGTGAGAAAGACTTGCCAGCTGCAATTTATCACAATGGTGAAAGATGCTGGTATAAACATGGCAAAGTTAGCAGAATCAATGATTTACCAGCAAGAATTCTATCAGATGGTACACAAGTATGGGCTGTAAATGGAGTATTATATCGAGATGATGATAAGCCTGCTATTATTTACAGTAATGGTACGCGTGAATGGTATAAGAATGGCAAACAGCATAGAGATCATTATTTCCCAGCTGTTGTAAATGCAGATGGCACATGCGAATACTGGAAATATGGAAAAATAATAAGTCTTGAAAGATTAATAGAATGTTATAAAATCATTGGCCGATTTGGAAGAAGAAGTTTATTAATTTCCAGATTGCATAAATACAAGAGAGTGGGAAATATTCATGCAGAATTAATGGTCTTACCGCCAAGAGGTAGTTACTTAGGAAGACAAAAATATTTACAGATGTTGGAGAAATATGCTTAATAAAAATTGAAAGTATTATCAAAGCTCTATTTATTATATATGAGTAACAACAAGTCTGATCTTATCGTCTTTATTAAAAATCACTAAACTATCATGGGTTTGTGTACATCAAAGGCTAAAGTATCTGATCAAAATCAAATAGAAAATTTACACGAGTACATAGATAAATTATGTATAGAATCAGCAAAGAGGAAAACAGCTTTTATAGAACAATCATTAGTAAATAGCGGTATTGAACAAGCAGATGGCAGTTTCCACTGGTGTCAGTATGGTATATTACATAGAGATGGTGACAAACCAGAAATTATAAATTATAATAATGGAAATATCATTAGTTCATTTTACAAAAATGGAAAATTTCATCGAGATGGAGATTTACCTGCTATTGAAAATGAAAATCTAAAAATGTGGTATCAATGTGGCGAACTGCATAGAGATAGTGATTTTCCAGCAATTGAAGGGAGAAATTTTAAACAATGGTTTAGGAATGGCAAATTGCATCGAGATAGAGATCTACCAGCTATCATATATGAAAATGGTGATCAATATTGGTATGTAAATGGAGAAAATCGCAGAGATGGTGATCAGCCGCCAATTGTTCGAAAAAATAGCATAATGTACTGTTGCAAAAATAATGTTTAGCATCGAAGTGGTGGAAAGCCGGCTATTATTGATGAAGGCGGTGAATTATACATAACTATCTTGAATCAATAATTTTTAATATAACAAAAAACTGATACATAACATCAGTTTAATAGCTAGAATTGATAATATATATAATAGTATCAATATGAGTATGAATCGCCCACATCGCACAACTATAGAAAAGATTGCTAATCCTAAGAATGCACATATTATAGATGAGTTTAAGCGCCTCCATATCTATCTACAAAATAAGATGTTAAAGGAGACTGATCCGCAAAAACTAAGTATATTGCGCTTTAAGATTTCAAGTACTGAAAAGACAATTAAAATTCTTAGTAAATTAACAATTAGAATTAAGGATAGTGATGATTTGAAAAATATTCCAGGTATTGGCGAGGGAACTCGTACAAGAGTTCAGGAAATTTTAGATGATGGTAAATTATCAGAAATTAAAGGTGTCACTAAAAAAGTTGTTCAGAATGCGGATGTAATTATGGCATTACAAAGTGTAATTAATATTGGGGAAAGTCTTGCTAGAAAGCTTGCATCAAATGGAGTGACTAGTGTAGAGGATCTTAAGATACGTATCAAGCGAGGAGAGATAAAGGTTAATGATAAGGTTATGCTTGGATTAAAATATTTTGGCACAGCTGAACCAATTCCTAGAGAAGAAGTTAAAAAGATAAGGGATTTACTCATCAAAGAATTAGCGAAAGTTAATAAAAAGTGCGAAGGCCAGGTATGTGGTAGTTTTCGCAGAGGTCGACATTTTTCAAATGATGTTGATTTTCTATTTGTACACCCAGATGTAGAAAAAACAGAAGATTCGGATCTCCTCCAAAAATTTATTGAGCAATTACATAAAAAAGGATATATTGTAGATAGTTTGACTGATGGTAATCCAACAACAAAATTTATGGGATTTTTTAGAATGAATGGTAAATCAAAAGTTAGAAGAATTGATATTCGTTTTCTGCCATATAGAAGTCTACCAGCGGCAACTTTATACTTTACAGGACCTGGTGATTTTAATCAGAAGATGCGCCAAAATGCAAAGAGAAAAGGTTACATTCTCAATGAATATGGGCTTTATAGAAAGAAAGGTACTGAATTAAGAAGAGTTGTGACAAATAGTGAAAAGGATATATTTAGAATTCTTGATATGGAGTGGCTAACACCAAAAGAGCGCGATACTGCAAAAATATAAATAAAATATTATTTTTTATATTATTTTATAATTAATTAAATAGATTGAATATGATACCATGTTTTATGGGGATATAATTTGAATTGTTGAGTATTATTGCTATCACGCGCCAAAGGAATTACATGCAATCTAATTTCTAACACATCGCCAGTTTCAAGATTTACTGGAAATGAGTGATTTATATTTCGCATCCATTCAGAGGAAGTAGCTGATGATTTAGATGCCTCAATTTCATTTACATTTCTGCCATGTTCTTTATAAATTGATGCACAAACAGAATGAACATTTCCAGAATATGCCATATTATAGGATACCTTATACCAACCTCCTCGTAAAATTCTTATATTATTTAAATTAGTTGAAAAGATGTTTCTATTGATATTTACAATGTATTGTAAATTTGTTAATGGAATTTGAACATGTGCCGAACTATTAGCAATATTAGTAATTATTGGAGAATGTGGATTATCAGCATCAAAATCATATTCGCCTTTAAGTGAAAAACGTTGGCGATTACAACCTGTACATGGATTTAGTTCTAAATTATTAACTGAATGAATAAGTAGTAAATAAATTTGAGATTCTTTATGTTCAATGTTATTTTCATATCGCCAATTAAATTGGGAAATAGATGGGCGATTTGCATAAGATGAGCGATGTGATATTAAACATGTATATAACTCTCCATCTAATATAGTACATGCATCCTTATCAAATTGAATATCTATCATCCATAATGTTGGTTGTACAGACTTTTCTACAGTATCACATTCAAAGAAATCATGACGAGGTGTATCAAGTTCATCTACGTCAGCAGAATTAATAGTAGTAATTGAATTAATTGGGGGTGTGATTGTTACATTGCAATGTTTAGGTTTACATGATTTGCACAGATCATCTAATTCATGTGACTTAATAATATCACTAAAATCAAAATATAAGATCCAATCAGGTGGAGATTCTACAGGATTTTTATTTATATTATTGCGCTGAGACCAATAGAGTTTTGATTTAATACTGACAATATCTCCCTGTTTGTAAGTTGTTAAGCCATTCCATGGACCACGAGGATTTGGAGATATGCCAATAAATGTACTATTATTTACAAGTTCTTTTAAATCTATAAATAAAGCCCAATCGAGAGGACTTGATTCTGGATTAGATCCTTTATTTATACGCAATGCGATGTATACGGCTAATCCAGAATAAACAACATTTCCAACAATATAAGAAATTGTTTTAACCCACCATTTTTTATTTACTGGGCGAAATATACTAGTATTTACTGTATTAGATGCCCCACCTCGTATAAACTGGGCCATTTGCAGCTCCTCTCCTCTACTATTTTGGAAATAAACACTATCTCTATCTAAATCATAAAATATAGTACCAAGTGTGGCGCTTTCACTTGTAACTTTAATATCATGCAAAATAATACGCGAACAATATCCATCTACATTAGAATTTACATTACAGCACTTACAAGCATGATTTGGTACATCGCAATGCGATTTGGCCAGGGAATTATTAAAACTATTATTACAATTATGTGTGTTAGCAGTCATTGATATACCTTTCGAAATTAGCATTTGGAAATCAAATATACTTTAATAAACTAGGTTAAACAGATTATATATAATACCTGGTATAGCAGTAGTATTATATAATCAAACATGTCAGCTCCACCAACTGGTAAAGTAGGCGGCAAAAAGCCTCGCTGGGCCAGAGCCTCAATGGCTCGCAATGAAAAGAATGAATTAATTACCAAAGATAATTATACCGAACAAGGTGCTAATCCGACTTATGGCAGAGTAATTAAGATCCTGGGAGGCCATGATGTGTTAGTATTTTGTGCTTTAACTAATAGAGAACATAGATGTATTATTCGTGGAAAGATGCGTAATCGAGGTTCTGCAAAGATTTCTCCTGATGACATTGTACTTGTAGATTTGAGAGAAATGGAAGGAGGAAAGGGAACTGGTGATATTATTATCAGATATTCTCACGATGAAAGTAATAAATTAAAGAATATTCATGAGGAAGTTGCATCGCTACTAAATGCTTCTAGTAATATGCCAGGCAGTAAAGGTACAAAAATCGATGCTGATGTGGAGTTTACTGATGAGATTGATTTTGAAAATCTCTAAATATTTTTAATAATTCATATTATTATTTTATATAAAATAATAAAATAGCCTTGCAAAATAATCTTTAATTATTAAGATTATTAATAGGAAACATTGTTGCACTTGATTCAGCGAGATCCTTATCATGACCATATGGAGATGAACTTGAAAGTGGTGTACTTTCCCCTTGATCATTTCCATTATCATCTTCATTATTAATATCATTACTCTTGTCCAAATCCTTATCATCAGATAATGATTTATTATCTTTCTTATCTTTTTCAACATTAATTACCTGACGATCGATTTCAGCATCTTCGATATCGAGATCTTCCTCGTCAAATAACTCATTCATTTCGTCATCCTCAATTTCAATATTATCAGTAAGATCATCATTAATTTCCTCTTCAGGTTCTTCATTCACTGGCTCATCCGCACTAACAGTCTCCTTACTTTTATGTGCTATTTTACCACCACTTTGGGCACTCTTTCCGATGACAGGCATAAATGGTACCTCGTATCGAATAGTAGGGAGTATACCAGCAATATTTGATGTTTTCTCATTAGTTTGAGTATTTCCCATTATATTCATGGTTCGAAATTTATTCACCAAGGATTCAATTTTATACCGAAATACCATTATAAATGAAATGGATAATCTTAGCTGGGCTCTTATTACTTATAATAGCACTAATTGAGCTAGAGGATGTTAAAAAGACTAAAAATCTCCCAGTTGTTGTTACTGATGATAATAAACAGATTACTGTAACTGAACTTGAAAGTAACCCAATGATGCTTGCTGACAGTAGCCCAGAATCAATTAAACTATTAGCCGACATTACTAAAACTATAAAAAATTTTGAAAAGGCATTATGGGATCGATTTAGTTCAGGTGATATAGAATTGTTACCCCTAGCTACCTATCTTAATCATTTACATGAAAGAATGGATAAAGTTGAAATATCTGAGGGATTTTTAGAAAAACGTACAAGTTATAGCATTGATAAACAGTACATTATTCTATGTATGAGATCAAAAGAAAAAGATACTTGGGGGCAATTACAGGACATTAATACCATTGTATATGCTCTCCTGCATGAATTAAGTCATGTGGCATGCCCATGTTTAGATCATCCTCCTGAATTTTCCAATATTTTCAGGAATATACTTTATCAGGCAATCCGCTATAATATATGGAAACCTGTTAATTACCATAAAACCCCAATGCGTTATTGTGGCGATGACATAACAACAACACCGATAACACTCGAAGATATGGAATATGCAGTCTCGCGGCCGCTGATTTTACCAATTTGTTAAGAATCTCCTGTACAGTTCAAAATGTACAGGAGATTATCTAGCTAACTGTTAGCTATGGCATCCGGAGGAGCTAAAAAGATACCAATTGAGGTTAATAAGAAAATAGCACCAATTCAGAGTGTAAATTCAAAACCTTATAAAATTCTATGGAGGTTCAAGAACAATCAAGAACGTATTCAATGGAACATGTATATTTTTGTTGGAAATGTGGATAAACGTGTAAAGAAAATCCTCGAACGCATTGCATTATTGCCACTTTATGAGACTCTAGTTGGGATGGATGATAAAGAACATCAAAGTATGCAAGCTATTTGGGGCGAGGATTGGTTTAGATATATATTCCCAACAGCACATATTGAATCTACATTTACATCAATTGATAAAACTCGTGCACGTAAAATTGCCTTAGAAAATGTATTAGGTAAAGGTTGGTTTGAGCGCAATCGTAATCAACCTGGACGAAAAATGATTTACAGTTACGGGGAAATGATTAATGATGAACGAGAACGTAAATCCTTAAATAAAACAATTCATATCAACGAAGATGAAGATTCTGAAGATTATAGAGAAACTACTAAAAGAGTTGATGAACGTGTTAGGGCAGTATTAAGCGATGAACAAATTACTCCAGAAGAACAAATTGGTGGTGCAAAATATAAAAATAGTGTTCAGCCTCGTACAGCTGGATTTCTTGAAACTACTGATGGCAATGATAGTTCTAGTGAAGAAGTTGAACCATGTAGTGTAATAGATGATGTAACTAAAGGACTATTAAAGCGTATTGGTGTACCAGATGATGAACTTAGTGGAGGTGATAATAGTGATGACGGGGGAGATGACGAATTAGATTTACCAACTGGAGATAAAGGTAATGGAGAATTAGGAGAGGATGAAGATGGTCTTTCAAGTATTGGTGCTAATGTATTCGACGATGAAGTTGATATGGAAATGGATGAAATTGAAAAGATTTATCATGATGATATTGATGAAAATGCAAGTAAAACAAATCGTCTAATTCATCAAGTACTCGAAGACAATAATGGTAAATCATCAGGGATTCCTTTTGACACAACTAATAATGATGTTAATTATGATCAAGATCTAGCAAATGTTTCAAGAAAAACTTTTGTCTTTAATGAATTTCTTTATGGTAATGATACGATTAAGTCTATTCGGAATAAGATTTGTTGTTCATTAAAGCAGGATCCATCAATAGATCCATCTGGCTGGGTGCTCCCATCTCGCCAATATCTTTGGTGTGAGTACACTTTTAAGGATAAAAAAGAACAGGTTATGCTCGGGCAAAAATGGATAAGACGTAATGAGATTTTACCAATTGACGTAATTCCAAGTTATAAAATGCATTATTATGAAAAGCTGCAGGGAAATCTAAAAGTTCTAAATGAAAATATGCGCAGAGTTGGTAGTAAAATTAGACGAGAAGATGACGAAAATCTTATTCTCGAAGAATACGACCAATATATGAATAATCATGAATTTTACATGGTTGATCTTTACCATGAATTAGGAAATAAGTATAATGCAAGTCAAGAAGCCTTGCGTAATATGTACGAAGTGTATATTCGTATTTATTTTGGAAGAGTGCACCTTGATGAAATGAAAACAATTATCGAATATCTTGCTGAAAAAAGTGATTCTAAGCAAGAGAAATTACGTATTCAGCAAATGCATGATACATTAATTAATGATATGTTAGTCGAACATGAGGTTATGGAATATGTTGAAAGTGTTCGCAATACTGAAAGAAGTAATTATGTTTCATTTTTTAAAGAAAGATATATTACTCAATCAGTGATTCATGTAAATTTATATGAAGAAAATAAAAGTACATTATCTCATAAACTTGATCTTTATCGCATATTTGATAGTTTTCTTGTTGATGGAGATTATCCATTTGTACAGCGCCAAATGTTGGAGAATGAAAAAACTTGGCGTTTTGATGAAGAGACAATTTATAAGAAAGAAAATTTAGGAGTAACAATGCGCTGGTTTGAAAATGCTCCACATGGATTAAGTTTTAGAATTCTTGTTAAAGTTGGAGATTCGTATAAATATATTTCAATTAACTTGACCGAAACTGGACGAATTGAGTATAAGACGCAGTGGAGAGAGGAAGATATGGCAACCATTGTTGATATTGAAAGAACTTATGATTATGTTAAGGAATTAGTCCATAAGATTAACCGAGAGAACATCACATCTCGAAATAAAATTAGAATTCCCGAAAATGAAGAATTTAGATATGCTTTTATTAATACTATTCAAAAGTTTGAACTCCCTGAACAAAGTTTAATTAAACATAATGATTTATCAGATTTTGCTAGATATTTTTTCCCATATGTTGCATTACAAGTTGAGCCAAGAAAGCGCCAATCAAAACTCCAGCGAGGTAGTGATAAAGGTAAATATGGAACATATCTCCGATATCGAAGAGTTTCTCGATACGACAATCAATTACGGATGGAGCATCGTATTATTTATTTTATTCGTAATTTTGATACTACTGATATTAACTTAGCAACCGAAATAGCAAAACAGTTTAATATTACCGAAATAAAGGCAGCTGATGAAATTGCACGCATTCGAAAAAAATATCCATCATTAAAACGATCCAGAAAAACTCTAAGAAAACTTGAAAATATCCCAAAATATAAACCACCAGGAATTGAAATAGCTATTCAGGGTAAATTACATGAAAAATATAAAATTCGTATTTCTGGTGCTAGAGATCAACAGCAAACAGCCGAACTTGTCGATTTTATGAATGTAGTTATTTATCTTTATTATGAAACATATATTCTTAAAAAGCCTGAGCGCCAGATGATTAAGGAACGTTTAAAGGGTCTTACAGATATTGCAAAGCGTAGAAATCGTGTCGAAGAGATTGTAAGACCTAATATTGATGCTCAAAGTATCAAACAGATTACACAAATGGATAAGAAACGCCTAGCATTCAAACCAGAAGAAGGAGAAAATCAATGGTCGAGATCTTGTCAAAATTCAGGAGATGATAAGAAAAGACAGCCTCAAATTTATACTACCAGAGAAGATCTGCATCGAGAGGGATATCGTCAGGATAAAAACGGAGAATGGATTAAAATAGTTAAGGTAGGAAAGAAAGATGTATCTATTAAGGCTATTCGATTAGTAGACAGAGATGAAGATGGTGGCACTCATGAACGATTTTACACTTGCAATCCTAAAGATAATGGAGATCATATGCATATTGGATTTTTAACTCGAAGTCTGAATCCTTATGGATTGTGTATGCCATGTTGTTATAAGAAAGATCATTCAGTATCAAAAAATCGCGATAAGCGTGATTTCTTTCAAAGTTGTCTTAAGGGAGCTGAGGGAGAAGCTCCTAGTAAAATTACTGGAGATCGTTTATACATTCTGCAAGATACAAATAAGATTCAAGAAGGAAGATTATCTTTTCTGCCAAGATATCTTGATGTATTTTTCAATACGATTTATGGTAATAAGCGCCGCCTTAAAAATCATTATCTAACTTGGACTGATAAGACAGGTTATATTTTCAAATATGGAAGTCGTCAAGAAGAACATCCATTTATTAATGCAATTGCTGCATGTTTTGAACAACCATTAGAAGATATTCGAGGCAAGATGATAGCATTCCTTGAAGCAGATGATGATCGTATTTTTACAAGTCTAAATAATGGTGATATTCGTACACAATTTGGGACACGTAAACATCTAATTGAATTTCTTGGAATGACAACTTATATTGATTGGGATATTGTTGCAGATTTATTAGCTATTCCTGGATGTATTGTACCAGAAGGATTTAATTTAGTAATTTTAGAAAAACAAATACATGTAATTCGTCAAAGTTTAGAAAAAGAAAAATATCGTGAAGATTACTATCCAATTTGTACAAATTCTGAAAATCTTGGTCTATTAAGAGACCCAAATCGTCGTACAGCTATTTTACTGAAAGAGGGTAGACATTATTATCCAGTAGTCAGAGTTGTGAAAGAGGATGATAATAGTAGAGATATTCAGATTACAAGAATCTTTCCATGGAGTGATGCTCGCCAAAATATGATAAATCAATTATTTCGCTATTATCAAATGAACTGCAGTTCCGATACTGTTGAGTTATTAGGAATCCAACAACTCCCAATGGCGAAACATACAATTAATATTCTAAAAGATATTGATCAGGTGAAAGCACAATTTATTGATAAACGAAATCGTTGTAGATATTTACTAACTAAATCTGGAATTTTAGTTCCAACAAGGCCATCTGGAACAGTTTGGAATGTTGCAATTCGCACAGATATGACTAAATATCTCCGCCCCATTGAAGAAACCATCAATAAATATGAAGAATTAAATAAGGCTCTTGAAGAAAAACTCCGCATTCATGTTATGGGTGTTTATTTCGATGAATCTGATGGGGATAAAATTCATATTGTTTCTCTTAAATTACAATTCAGAGATGAATCAGTCCCAATTATTGCTCAATGGGATAGTCGCAAGCGTATTGAGAAAGAATTAAAGTTACATGTTCAAAATCGCCCAGTTCTTGATAAAATTGATCAAGCTATTGAATCTGGTAAAGAACAAATAGATACGCGTATGGTGAAGATGGGGAGAGAGAAATTCGAAAATGAGAGTTATGAATTATTTCGTTTAGAGTTAAGTGATTATTTAGAACGTCACGAAGAATTAAAAATCCGCTTAACTCGCATCATCGATAAAGATACTCCTGATAGAAAATTACGTATTAGAGAATTCTTACTACGTCTTGTTGATACAGGTTTATGGAATCTTTATAGGCGCCATGTTCGCGGCATTGCTACAAAAGAATCATCAACTGAAATCTCTAAAGAGGATAATAAAGAAGATGAATTAGATGAATTAGAAAATATAGAGAGTAATGATCAAAGCGGAGGAGCTAGGGATCGTCTTGCACTTATTCGCCCAGCAGTAAAGGATGATCGTTTAACATACTATCGAATTAATAACCAGCGCAATGCTTGTAGAACTATTGATCATAAAGGTTGCAGTATAACTCCCCATTGTAGTTGGGTTGGTGATCGTTGTCAATATGGAACTACTCGGGATTTATTATTACAATTTATTAATCGTGTTTCAGAAGAACTTGCTAGTGATGATCCGGAATCAATGAAGAAGTTAGAATTATTGCGAGAAGGAGATTATTTCGTATCTGATATTGTTGATTACAATCAATATACTGAGCGTAAGGGTCAGAGAATTGTGCGTAGCACTAGTAGCAATATTACTCGTATATTAGAAGAATTGTTCGGAAAAGAAGCAGTTCCAAAATTAGGGCGCCGTAAAATTATTCAAACTGGAGAAGTTGATTATATTGCTCTTAATATCTTACATCCATCGAGAAATATGGGAGATCATATAATTCAAACAATTCATCCTGGAAGAAATACATTATATAGAGCATATGCAAATGGCTTTTATTGGATTGGTCATGCTTTCCAAGAACAAAGTTATCGTAATTTAGGATTCTATAGTCCATTGCAAACACAGTTGGCTAATTACTATAAAAATTCAGTTGTAAGTTGGATTCGCGATCATGAAAATGAGGAAGAATTGAAAAATGTTATTATTCCTCATGTAACAACATGGATTAATACTACATCTCCTCGCGAATTAGCATTACGAATTGCAAAGAGTTTGGAAATGGCAACTGATGGATGGATTGAATTATATATTTTAAGCAAGTATCATCCATTTCCAATAATTGTATATGATGAAAATAATAGAGTTAAGTACCGATTTCTGAATGGAATACTTTCTGATAAAGAAGAGATTGATCGCAACAAAGCAATTCATATCATTCTTGGTTATCGCGCAGGGCGCAGTGTCCCGGATACAGTCGAATCATTATATTATATTTAAAAGTTAAAGTTAGTAATAAATTTTTATTACTAATTGTTTATTTGGCACTATTCATAAAATTAATTGGAAGAGGATCTTTCTTAGTTAATATTTTTAGACTTTTAGTTGTTTTCAAGCGTGCCGCTGCTATTACTAGAGTTAATACTTGATTAACTTTCCAACCTACAAATGTTAGTATCATGGTAACTAGAGCTATAATTGATAGTACAAATAATCGCAAAGCAATCATATTTAACCATAGCTATATTTTAACATTTTTTATATCTGTAAATTGAGCGAAAGAAGTCAATTATAATATAAAATGGAATAGTTAAAATATTAAGTAATGCAGTCAGAACAGTTCTTATAATAACATAACATGTTATTGCGACAATTTCAATAACTGGTATTAAAAATAATATTGCGCAAAAAGATATGAATAATAAACTTATAAGACTCGAAATGCTCATTATGCAGATAAGTGTTATTAATATTACTATAAATACTATATTTGCGTTCAAATATAGATAAGTATACCTCTGCAATCAAGAAAAACTGGGCGAATAAAATATGCGTTTAAAGTAGAATGAGTGATGGTGAAGGACATGATCCGTCAAAAATGTTATATTCTGGGAAAAAAAGACCAAAGGATTGTACAATAGAAATTCTTGCTAAGGAAATAATTGGGCGTCAACTGGATAATATATCATCCGATCGTAAACTCCAATCAAAGGATATTATGCGTATTTGTAAGAATATCGATCGTAGTATTTTTGATCGTCATGGATGTTGTTTATGGGGAGGTCATGTTACTAATATGAATAATCTTAATAAAGGTAGATATGTTAATTTTTATTTTCGAAGAAAGAAAGTAGCCTTACATAGATTATTATATGTTAATTTTATTGGTAAATTAAATGAGGATGAATATTTAAAATTTAATTGTGATAATAAAGGTATTTGCTGTAACATACGTCATTTGAAAAAATTCAGATACCAAAAAATACCTGAGAAAAAACAAACAAGATCATCTACATCAAGTAAAAAAAGCACAAGTAAATCTACAAATGTTATGGTCATATCCTCATCGACGATGGATGCAGATTGGGAAAAGCATAAACATAAATTAACTTTACGCTTAGATTAAGAAAATAACTAAAATATCTATTGTAATTAAGATGCCTGAAAAAGTACCTGGTGGTGGATGTCCTCGATTTATTTATGTGAAATATGATGAACTTAAGAAGAAAGGGAGAACATTAACTAAAGATGATGAAATCATCAAAAAACGCCCAGCTGAAAGTATTGGTATTGATATCAAACTTGTTTCTTTTAGCGATATTCTAAGCCGCGATAGACATAAAACAGCCTCTATTGCAGAAGAGCTTTAATGATTATAATATTTTAAGTTAATGTAATTAACTTAAAATAGATATAGCTGAATAAAATACCATTCATATATAAGATATATGAGTATAATACCAGATGCTCTTGCATATTATGACAAGATATCAGCAAATTACAAGCCCCTTTTCAGAAAAGTAGTTAGTTATAAACTAAACATGACATTTGATCCAAAAATACCTAATACCATCGATTTTTTCAACAAGGATGGTAAGATTATTGGAAATAGTGTTTATCAGAGTTTAGGAGTCTATAGTGCTCAACATCGCTTATGGGTGTGGGCATGGGGCTCAATAAATCCTTGATAAATTATCAAGGATTTATATATATATATATATACTTATTGTATATACTTATTGTATTTACTTATTGTATTTACTTATTGTATTTACTTATTGTATTTACTTATTGTATTTACTTATTGTATTTACTTATTGTATTTACTTATTGTATTTACTTATTGTATTTACTTATTGTATTTACTTATTGT